ACTTCATGGGCACCGACACGTTTGAAGCCATCGAAGGTGTCATGGCCTACTACAACACTGATGAAGTGGTTGGCTTCAGTATTCCGGCTTCGGAACATAGCACTATTACTAGCTGGGGCCGTGATCTTGAAGTGGATGCATATGAAAATATGCTTAACACCTTCGGCGGACCCGGAAAGATCCTTGCATGTGTGTCGGACAGTTTCGACATTTATGCAGCAACTCGTGATCTCTGGGGTGGAAAACTCAAAGACAAAGTTGAAGCTATGGGCGGCACCTTGGTGGTACGTCCGGACTCGGGTGATCCTACTGTGGTTCCGATTGAAGTTGTCGAAATTCTCGCAGAGCGTTTCGGCTACACTGTGAACAGCAAAGGATACAAAGTACTTCCTCCGAGTGTGCGTGTTATCCAAGGAGACGGGATCAACGAGTACACTCTTCCGATTATTCTCGAAAACCTCCGAGAGGCCGGGTTTAGTGCAGAAAACATTGCGTTCGGTATGGGCGGGGGCCTGCTACAGGCCTGGAACCGTGACACGCTGAAATATGCAATGAAGGCAAGCGCAATCCGTGTAAATAACGGAAAGTGGGTTGGATTCAGCAAAGATCCAATTACTGACCACGGAAAACAATCCAAGGAAGGACGTTTGGGTCTCGTGTATGAGTGTGGCGTCGGAAGCTGTGGTTATCACACGGTTCCGGAAGAAGTGGCTGAACGCAAGGGTAACATTCTCAGGACTGTTTACCTCAACGGTGAAATCCTTGTTGAAGACACTTTTGCTGATATTCGTGCAAGAGCCGACGTCAAAGAGGAAGAATATGTCGCTCGTGAACTGGAAAGGTTCTAATCATGAAAATGTACTTTACAGCTGAAGAAATGCACACGCCCGAATATCTTGAGTATGTACAGTGGATGTCAAATGTTTGGCGTTTAAACGACGAACGCAACAAGCGTATCGAAGCAGAAAAACGTCACCGGCAGCTGATGGATGACATTGCGTGTATTGATGAAGGCGAATACGCATAAGAAAAGAAAGGGCGCAATGCGCCCTTTCACCATATTAGCAATTGACTTACGTGTAACAAAGTCTATAATAGCAACATAAACAAATACAGAGGACACACTAATGGAACTTCTTTCCATTGCACTTGCTACATTGCTGTCATTAATCATGGCCTTTGCTGTAGGTCGAATGGTTCGTTTCTTTTTGAGAAAAGACCACGTGGCCTACAGCTACAAGCTGATGCAAGACCCCAAAACTGGCAAAGTGGTTGAAACCGTCGTTGTCGAAAAATCCAAGTAACATTTAGACATTCAGGAGAAAAGAATGGCCGGAAGCGCAAAACTTAGCCGCCAAGAGCAGCTAGAAGAAATCATCCGAGTCCGCGGGACCACCGCTGCCTCGACCAAGCAGAAAGAAGAAACCAAAGCTCGTGATAGCCGGTTTGCTAATATTGAAAGCAATCCGTTTTTCCAGACGATTTTTGACGAGGCGTTGAGCCCGGAACAAAAACAAGCTGCGGTTACTAAACTGCTTACATTTGCTGGCACCCGCGAAGAAAACCGTGAGCGTGTGAAGGCGTTTGACGTTTTCAAAGAGTATCTGCAAGCCGAACGTGAAGTTATGGCCACGCAGATCATCAAGATGTCGGACACCCGCAACTTTGCTACGCTGAAAACTACTTTTGAAGACATCAACAATGCGCTGATCGACTTCGAAGGTGACATGAAGCCGCTGACCGACATCCTGGATGCCTTGCACGTTCTTCGTGCAGACAACCAAACCCTGGATGCATTCCGTGAAATTAAGGATGAAGAAAAGCGTCGCGAAGCTATTGCACAGCGCGATGCAGAACTGACTGACCAGATCAAGCGTGTGCAAGAACGTATTGACGAACTGAAAACGCAAAACCGCATTGAAGAGCAAAACAAGGGCTTCTTTGGTTTTGGCGGCATCAAGCCGGAGTCGATTGAAAAGATCGCCCGCAACAAGGTCGCTATGGAAAATGCGGCTGCTGAACTGCAACGCATTAGCGAAGAAGCAAAGGCAAATGCTGAGCAGGCGACTGCACAAAACTCTGAGAGCAAGATTACCAATCTTGAAGCCAAAGAGAAGCTGAAGGAAATGCTGAACCTTGCAACCGACGAACATCAGCAACGCAGCAAGCGTCTGATCGATTCGGCTGTCAACTTTGTGCAGACCAGCAAGGACAAGATCGAAACGATTCGTGATCATTTGTCGCACATGGGCGATCAGATTCAGAACCTTGAAGATGCCAACGGACAAATGAGCTTTATCTATGCTCTGCTCGGCGAAGGAGTCAAAGGTGCTGAACAGGAAAACAAGCGAATCCGCGAAGAAGTCGGTAAGGCTGCTCCGGAAGAAAACATGGTGCAGAAACTGCAACGCGAAGGCAAACAGCGCGATCTTGACGAGCATATCACCATGCTGGAAACGTCGGCCGCCGATACTGTTGCAACTGTTGCTGACTTGACCAGCGCAAGCATCCGTATCAAGAACATGAACGATGCAAACAAGCAGCAGATCCAGATGGCACGTGATATGCATGCCCGCGGTGTTGCCGGTGTTGCTGATCGACTCAGTACTGTTATCCAGGCTGTCGGTGCTGCGGCGATTGCCGAGTCTAACGCTATGACTGCGGAAACGCTGAAAGCTATGAGCGACAATACCGACGTTATCGCTCAGAAGGAAAGCATGCGGATCGCTATGGGCATCCAGGATCGCAACGAGCAGATGGTACGTGCTATCGAAGGCCTCGCACAATACGGCGAAGTCAACCGTGTCGCTACCGAGTTTACTCGCCAGGGTATTGCTACGCTGCGTGAAAATCTGGAAGTCATGGAAAAGACTGCTCGTGAGGTTGCAGAAACTGTGCTTGACAGCAAGGCAGTGGTTGCCGACATCGTTATGGGTGAAGGCAAGAAAGCCGAAGAAAAGACTGAAAAGAAAACTGCGCGGAGCCCGTTTGGGCTCGGTGCGTAAACAGGAGAGGACAACATGCAATACTTGATTTCCGGCAACGAACTGCTGGCAAAACACAAAAACTTCCGGCTGGTTGGGCGCGATGCTGATCTCAAGCGGTTGTCCTCGGTGCTGATGCGGAATAAGGCCGCATCAGTTATCCTGGTTGGTCCCGGAGGTGTGGGCGCAAGCACCCTCACTCTCGGACTGCAAGCCGCCAAAGACCAGCCGGATGTGACTTTTGATATTATCAGCAAGCGTCTTTTCTGGCTCAGAACTGACGAACTCTTTACTTCTGGTAATCATGAGGAAATTAACAAAGGGTTCACAAACGTTCTTGCTATCCTCAAGCGAACGCCAGATAGTATTCTTGTTATCGAGGACGTTCGTGACTTTATCGAAGCTGCTCGCAACAACGGTTGCAGCCACTTTATCAACAGTCTGAACAGCCTTGTTAAGAACGGCGAGACCCAGGTTATTCTTGAGACCAAGGATCAGGATCTTGACATGGTGTTGAGCGCACACAGCGACATGCGTCAGCACTATACGATGATTGATCTCAATGAGCCCACTGGCAATGACCTTATGGAAATCGTTCGAGTTACTGCCGAAGGTCTCAGCAACCACCACGATATTCGCATCGATGCGGATGCTGTGGAAACTGCTGTTGAACTGACCAACAAGTATCGTACTCGCGATGCAAGTTTGAGCCGCGCACAGCCGGAGCGCAGCACTAACCTACTGGACCGCGCCTTGTCAACTTATAGACTGGACGCACACAAACGACACCCTAAAGTGGTCAAGATGTTGATCGAAGGTGCGCAGGAAGGTGATCCGGCTATTGTTGCATTGGATGCCGAGTTTGCGAAAACTCAAGATCGTATCAAAGAGCTGTTCCAATTCCAGCGTGATGGTGAACTTGCAGTTATTGATCTCGAAGAGCAAATTGCTGCACAGAAGAAGCTGGAAGCTGAAATGGAAGCTCGTGGCGAAAAGGTCGAAGAAGAAGCCCTGCCCACTCGTCGTATTCAGATGTTCAGCAGCACTGCAAAAGCTGCCGGATTTGAAAGTGCCCGTGTTCGTGCGCTGCGCGAAGAAATTCGCAAGTTTCAGACGGTTATTAACGAAAACCGTGCAGAGTTTGACGTGCTTACGGGTGAGATCAACGATCAGCTGAGCCTTACCAAAGACTTTGTGCTTGCGGAGTTTAGCCGACTGTCGGGTATCCCGGCCAACAAGCTGAACGAAGACGAGCGCGAAAAGCTGCGTAACCTTGAAGCTGCACTCAACAGCCGTGTGTTCGGACAAACCGAGGTAATCAAGAAAATTGCAAACGCAATTAAGGTTGCACGTATCGGTCGTCGTAACGGCAGCAAGCCGCAGGCTAGCTTCCTTATTATGGGCCCGAGTGGTACCGGTAAGACCGAAGTGTGTAAGGCACTGGCACATGCACTGAAAGATGATGAAGCTGCACTGACTCGCTTCGACATGAGTGAATACATGGAAAAGCATTCGGTTGCAAAACTGATCGGTGCTCCGGCTGGTTACGAAGGATCGGAACGCGGTGGTATCCTTACCAACGCAATGCGTCAAAACCCCAACCGTATCATCCTTTTTGATGAAATTGAGAAGGCTGATCCGGCAGTGTTTGACCTGTTCCTGCAAATCCTGAGTGATGGTCGACTGACTGACAACCACGGGCGTACGGTCAACTTCTCGGAGTCGATGGTGATTATGACCACCAACATCGGCCAGCCTTACTTCCTGGATGTTGGGCTGACTTACACGGAAGCAGAGGCTCTTGCAAACGAGGAACTGGATAGAATTTACCGTCCGGAATTCCTTAACCGTTTTGCCGGTCGCCAGAACATCGTCTGCTTCCGTAGACTGGAACTGGACAGCATCGAGAAGATTGTCAAGCGCGAACTCAAAGATCTCAATCGTGCATATCGCGAAAGCGGCATGGATATTGTGGTCAGCGATGCTAGTGTGAGTGCGTTCTGTGCAGATCATTACGACCCACGCAACGGCGCCCGCGGCCTACAGGGATATGTGGTAAGCAACATTGAACCGCTTATTGCAGACTTGATCCTGGAAAACCGTGTGCAAAGCACTAAACTTGAACTCGTGTATAACACTGAAACCCGCGAGTTTGACTCGATCTTTTCCTAAAGGGGACTGACATGAAATCCGAAGAACTGGCAAAGAAAGCCATCCGTGACCTGGAGCAAGAAGAAGCCGAACGTGCCCGGCTCCAGGGCATCGGAATAGTTCCAGAAACTGCTCGCCGCTGGTGGTCGTTGACACGTTTTTGGTATCAGTTTGTTGCCAGTTTGACAGTATTTTGGCAACGCTTTATCTATCCGTTTTATAGCTGGGCATACTGGCTGTTTAAATTGGTGTTCTGGCAGCATTTTCGTTGGGTATGGGATCGTACCGTTTACAGCAAAAATGCCGATGGTGAGCGTCGTTTTTCAAAAATACGCGGTGCTGTGGTAATTGCAGCGACAGTTTCAGTGTTGTACCTGGGCTTTCATGCAATGTTCATTGTATTTGATGCTACCATTTACTTGGTAACTGGAAGAACGGACGAGTTTGTGTATCTTTCCAATGCTGAGGAGATTGCACCGGATTCGAACATTTTTTCCGTAAGAGGGTGTTTGGCTCCAGCCGCTGGTGAATCGTTCAGCTGTGGTGCCGAAGATAGCTTGTATTTTAGAATTTCGCCCAGCAACTTTAACCATGTGTGGAGTTTCTTTAATACCGAAGCTTGGTTGTTTTATCCGGAAGAAGTAGCAGCACCTATCGCACCCGGTTGGCAACAGTGTACGATTACCAGTTACGGCGTTAGACTCAAATTCTTGATGCGTAATTGGGACATTTATCCTGAGCTGGTTTCCGCAAGATGCAGCGCAATTCCCGGAACTAGCGGTTGACAACGCACACGGCTCGTCATATACTGTCAAGGATAACAGGAGACAGAGATGAAACGAGGCGAGCTATTAAGTCGTATGCTGCACATTGCAACCAATGCCCATCACGGTCAATTTGATCGTGGTGGGAAACCCTACATTTTGCACCCGCTTAAGGTCATGCATTACCTCAAGACCGACGACGAGGAATTGCAGTGCATTGCGCTGGGCCACGACGTTGTTGAGGACACTGACGTTACTTATGCAGACCTGCGCGAGGCGGGCATGACAGCACGTATCCTAGAGGGCATTGCAGCACTTACTAAACTGCCGGGAGAGACGTTAGACGAGTATAAGACACGCGTCTTTGCAAGCAAGGATGCCATGCGCGTCAAGCTGTGCGACCTGCGGCACAACACAGACATTCGTCGCCTCAAGGGCGTGACTGAACGAGACATCGCTCGTACTGCAAAGTATCATCAGTTTTATCTCGAGATTCAAGCACGTTTAGCTGATGTTGATGAAAAAGCTGTTGACTAATGTTGCACGATCCCTTAGTGTAACCTTAACAGCAACAGGGATGCGTGATGCGATCGGCAAAGGATATAGCAGAGCTCGACGAACAGATTCGCCGAGCACAGTACCAACTGGACTCGCTCCGGCGACGGCGTGACCGCTGGATGCAAGAGAGAAACGATTTTAAAAAACTGATCTATCGTAACCGTAAAAGAAAGTCGGAGGCACAAAATGCACTACAAGTTTCCTGAAATCCGCGTCATTGAAGACGTGCTGCCTCACATTGAAGGTCGCGAAGAATTCGTAATTGCCGAACGTGATTACGGTACCGTAATCAACTATGCAGTGAGCATGGAGGATACTTTTCCTCCAGTAAATGTTGCAGGCGGAAGTGCAAAGATGCGAGCCGAACGATCGCTTACCAACCGCATGCGTCGTGAATGCCGTGGACTGATCTTCTATCCGGATGGTCGTATTATGAGCCGTCCGTTCCACAAGTTCTTCAACGTGAACGAACGCGAAGAAACTCAGATGAATCGTATCGATCTGAGTCAGCCGCATGTGATTATGGAAAAGCTGGACGGCAGCATGATCCGTCCGGTTGATGTTGGCGGCAAAATTCGCCTCGGCACCAAAATGGGCGTGACCGAAGTATCCATGAACGCCGAAACCTGGCTGGTAGCACAACCGGACTATGACCAAAAACTCATGTTCCTCGAAGCTATGATGGCCGGCAACCGTACTCCGATCTTTGAATGGACCAGCCGTAAGAACCAGATTGTTATCGACTATGCAGAAGATGATCTGATCCTGACTGCTATTCGTGACAATCTGACCGGAGAGTATGTCCCGTTCAATCGTCATGTTCCGTTCAATATTGTTCCGGTATACGGCAGCGTAGAAGGCAACCTTACCGACTACATTGCTCGCGCTCGCGAACAAGAAGGACGCGAAGGTGACATCATTCGTTTTGCGGATGGGCATATGTTGAAGATCAAGAACGATTGGTACGTTCGCATTCACAAGACTGTGGATCGTATCCGCTTTGATCGTCATATTGTGGACCTTATCCTGAACGAAGAAATTGACGACGTCCTGCCCATGCTGCCGCAGCATGAAGCCGATCGTGTTCACAGCTTCGCTCAGCGGTTTGGTGACCGACTGCATAAGGCAGTGGAAAGCTATGAGCGTTACTGGAACACTGTGGTAGCCAGCGGTCTTGATCGCAAGCGTTATGCGCAGGAGTGGATGCCCACTATCAAAGGTAACGACAGTTTTGCACCGCAGTATGTATTCGGACGTTTTGGCGGCCGTGACGGTCGTGAAATGATTCTTGATCATATTCGCAAGCATATCACCACCAACGTCAAGTGGCGGGAATGTGCGCAATGGCTGGGCATTGAATCTGAAAATCAGGAGATCACGGAATGAAAGTATCTGAACTTATTGAACAACTGCAAACCATGGACCCGGACTCAGAAGTAATCCTGCAAAAGGATGCCGAAGGCAACGGGTACAGCCCGCTTGAGGGCGCTGATGAAAACTGTGTATACATTGCCGAAACCACTTGGTACGGCAGTGTATACAGCACGAATTGGACACCTGACGAGGCGGATATGGGCCCGGACGAATGGGCAGAAATACTCGCCAAACCTCGTTGCGTTGTGCTGTATCCAGTGAACTAAACTAAACTAAACGAGGGAATGATGGCCATCGAGCTCTACGAAATCAAGTCAAAAAAGCATATAATTAAACTGTTGCTATCAAATGATTGGCGCTCGTTGACTCCATGGAAGCATAACGAAATAGTTCAACCATACTTTTCAAAAGTATCTGAACTTAGCGAAAGCAAATTGGTTCATTTTACTCATTGGTACATTGGCCCATTTGCGATCCTTTCGGGAAAATGGGTCGCACGGCCACAAACTTAATGCAGTAACGATCTAACTGTTGACAACGCTGCCGGCATCTGCTAGGTTAACTTAAACAAGGAAAGCCTATGACACAATATACCATGCCCCGAGATGGGATTGCAAGCGATATGATGTGGGATGCCGGCCGCGGTGGGTACAGTGCATGGTTACACTGTGACTGCGGTATCGATTGGAACCCACCCGAAGACTACGATGAAGAAGAGTGGGAAAGCAGTCGTTGGTTTCGATATGTTGAAGTCGAAGGACATACTTTCGTAGAAGAATGCGAAGAGTGCTGCAAGAAGCTGGCTCGCTATGAACAGTGGATTTGGAATAACAGAGAACTGATTCGTGACTATTTGAAGATTCGTGTAGATCAACAACTCAAGTGGGCTGAACAGGAAAAAATGCTTAACGACATTGCCGGAATCGGAAGGAACAAATATGCGTAAACTTGCCACTATTCGGCGTATCGCCGACATTCAACCTATTGAAGGCGCCGACGCCATCGTGGTTGCCACTGTTGACGGCTGGAAAGTCGTCGTCAAGAAAGATGAGTTCAAGGTTGGTGATCTTGCTCTCTACCTAGAAATTGACTCATGGGTTCCTCATGAACTTGCTCCATTCCTCTCGAAAGGTCAAGAACCTCGTGAATACAACGGTGTCAAGGGTGAACGTCTGCGGACTATTAAGCTTCGTGGACAAGTTTCGCAGGGGCTTCTACTCAAGATTGACGAAACTGTTCGTGAACTTCCACAACAGTTTATTCAATACCTTCCCGGAGGTTATGTTCAGTTTGGTGATCTTGAACCAGTTAGACTGTTTGAAGTAGATACCGATCTTACTGAAATTCTTGGCATCCAGAAGTGGGAAGCACCTATTCCTGCTCAGCTTCAAGGTCAAGCTGCTGGCACGTTCCCGACTTCGCTGATTCCCAAGACCGATCAGGAGCGGATTCAGAACTGCTTTGGCGACATCCAAAAGCGGGCCAAGCGGTTCGCTACGGAGAAGGTCTGGAACGCCGAGACTCAGACTCTTGAAGAGCATCCGGTCGTCGTGCCAGAAGACTTCAAAGAGCCGACTTACGAAGTCACCATGAAGCTCGATGGCTCAAGCTGCACGATCTTCCGTTGGGAAGGCGAACTTCGTGTTTGCAGCCGGAACCTTGAACTGAAGATCAACGAAGAGAACAAAGACAACACCTTTGTAGCTATGGCCCTGAAGATCGGCGATAGGATTCCGGATGGTCTTGCTTTTCAGGGCGAAATCATGGGGCCGGGCATTCAAGGTAACCGTGAAGGCTTCAAAGAACATCGATTCTTTGTGTTCGACATCTTTGATATTGCAAAGCACACATACCTCGCTCCAGGTGAACGCCGCAGCGTCTGCCACATGATCGGTCTTGAACATGTTCCGCTGCATGGTACTAACTGGAAAGCACCCGTCAGTGTCGAAGAAGGTCTTGTTCTTGCAGAAGGTCCGAGCATCAACCACAAGGTCCGCGAAGGTCTTGTCTGGAAGTGTAACGAAGACCCGAGCTTCAGCTTCAAAACTATCAGCAACGAGTTTTTGCTCAAAGGAGGCAACTAATGTTTAAATATGACAGAGATCGTGGGGAACTGGCAAAAGTCGGAGATCGCATTGAATTTTGTCATACTGCCAGCAGTATGGATGGGATGCAAGGCCGGATCGGCGGCTGGGGTGATTACGCAAAAACAATTGCCCTAGTTATTCTCGACAAACCGGGCTATATATACGATCACGAAAAACTTGAAGTGGTTGGTATGCCAGTGGTATGTTGCCGCAAACTTAAAGAACAAACAAACACATAACAATGAAAAATGCAGGATCTTTTGGAAAATTACTCTCCTCCGTACTCTCCACTTTTGGTGAAAAAACAGTGTCTGGAGAACCCCCCACTGAGAGTGATACTCAAAAATCTGTTTTGGAAACGAAGATGGGCAACGACGTAAAAACCAGTTTTGTTACAAGAAGAACCACGCATTTTTGCCCCAGTTGTGGATGGTGCGATAAAATTGAATGTACACTGGAACGAAAAGAATACGTCAGCACATTCACTGGTGAAAAAGAAGTTAATTTTTATCACATTAAACTTGACAAACCCGCAGAATGCCCTAAGTGTAAAGGTAGAACTGCACTGCCTTTAACGCAGGGCAATGTAATAACAGCGGTAGAGTACCTGTTAAGAGCTCTACAGTAAGGAAAACAATGTTAACAAGAATAATCGGAGACGTCCACGGTCTCTGGAACGACTATCAAACTGTAATCGCCGACTGCGATCGTAGTATTCAGCTGGGCGATTTCGGCGTCGGTATGGGACAAGGTGATTATTGGCACGATCGTGTAAACGACACTATTGGTGGAACTGGCCACAGATTTATTCGTGGTAATCACGATAATCCCAATCAGTGTCCTAAAATGCTTTCTTGGATAGCAGACGGTACAGTAGAGAATGATGTGATGTTTGTGGGCGGTGCCTGGAGTATCGATGCTGATTATCGTACTCCCGGATACGACTGGTGGCAGACTGAGCAACTTAGTTCTTCTGAATTTGAGCGTGTACTTGATACATACCTAACGGTCCGTCCGAGAGTTATGATCACTCATGACTGCCCAACACTCACTGCCTATCGCATGTTCATCCGTACCGGCAAACGTGTTTGGGGCGGCCAGCCAAAATTGTACTTGACACGCACGGGAGAAATGCTGCAATATATGTTTGAGCAGCATCAGCCTGAGCAGTGGTACTTCGGTCACTGGCACTACACGAGCCGTGAGAAGATTGAAGGAACAGTATTTCAGTGCTTGGCTGAGCTTGACTACATTGATGTGGAGATTTAAATGGCCAAACGTAGAATAATCATCAGAGAATTAGACATGGATAAACTGTCAAAAAAGTTTATCCAAAGTTACGAGCGCATAAGTTTTACTCCGCTCAACCGAGACTATTTCGAACGCCGTAGCACATATTTTGCTCTCAAGGGCAAACAATACCTTGCAGATCAATATGCACACTACGAGTATCCGGCAAACATGCTGGGTCGTTTGACTGCGTTTAAATTGCACAACACCCAATATCCGTATTGGCTGGTCCGATACAACGATCAGGGTGAGATGCTGATACGTGCTGGATTAAGACAACCGGAATCTCGTTTGGGATTCATAACCTGTGTGGAGAAAAGCTGATGGGAATTGACGTTCATGTGTATACCGTTTACGGTGTCCAAATTCCAATGAACGAAGAATTGATGGATCACTATGATGACATCTACAACGACTGTACCGCAGATATGATTATCGACGGTATGGGTGGCAAATACATTATCCTAGGTAGGATCCTTTTCAGTAGCCCAAATTTCCGTTGGGACGACGGTGATGGTGACTGCCGTAAAGAAATTCTTCCTGAAGAACTTCCGGAAATTGAACGCGAATATCGCATGGATTTTGCGCGGTGGTTTCCGGACTTTACTCACCTGTTGGAAGACCGTTTTCGTCTAATGACGCTTACACACTATAGCTGAAAGGAACGGCATGGAACCGAGACTGTATATTATCATGAGGGAAGACCTGCAGGACATGAATCCCGGCAAGGGCATGGCTCAGGCTGCACATGCACAGGCTGACTTTGATGCTTATGCAAAAAATTTCATGAATCAAGATGAATTCCGCGCTGCATACGTGAATTGGTGCGAAGATCGGAATTTTGGTGTTACGCTGGTTCTCAGCACTACACTGAATCAAATGCACGACATTCGCACTCAAATCAAACACAGTGATCTTACTGTTGATCCCACGTATCCGTGGCGCAACTGGTATGGGAAAATTTTTACTTCGAATGAAGTAACTTGCATGTGGGCTTTTGTCTGGGAGGACGCCGAACTGGAATACATGCGCCAGTACGATTTGCACAAATAGGAAAAAATGAGAAACATAAACATAGCCGAAATAGCAAAAATCAGCAGGAACATAAGCGCAGTGGCCCGTACCTGGCCTAACGATGCAGAAAGCAACAAACTTGCCAGACTTTCAGACAAATTGTTGTTGTTGCCAAAAGTTAAGTTGGATGAAGAAGATTGTAAAACCATTGAGTTTTACCTGAGCATCAAGAAACGCGCCAAGTAATCAAACTTGGCGTTGACTGCCCTATGAGTGTATGCTAGATAGCGCATAGCATAGGAGAATGTAGATGCGCAAGCCACGTAAGCCCAGAGGGCCAGCAAAAGTTAAAGCGATGGCCAGGAGCGCCGTTAAGATTGGAAAGAGGCGAAAAAAATAATGCTAATTTGTTTTGACATCGACGGAACTCTCGCAGACTGTCGGCACCGGCTGCATTATGTTCGCACAAAGCCCAAAAATTGGGCGGCTTTTGACGCTGGTATTCCGCATGATACCTTAATCCAGTCTACTGCGGAAGTGTTCCGTCAAATGACTGATGCTGGTCATGCTGTTATTTTGGCCACTGGCAGGAATGAAGCCAGCCGTGTAGCTACTGAAACCTGGCTGGCCAACAACCGCCTTCGTGGCTACTTGAAAATTTACATGCGGGCGGACGGTGACTATCGCGCCGACGACATTGTCAAAGGTGAAATGCTAGAGCAAATCATCGCTGACTATGGACAAAAGCCGGACATGGTTTTTGACGATCGCCCGCGTGTTGTTCGTATGTGGCGTGATGCCGGAATTTGGGTATTTGATTGCAACCAGAGCGGGGCGGACTTCTAATGCAGCTAATCATAGCAATACTGGGGCTCGGTAGTTTTGCCAGCGTGTTTTTAGGGACAGCAATTGGAATCTTGTTTTTTGGATTTGATATTGGATTGCGAATCCTTGTTGCAAGTGCGCTGGTGCTTGTGATGTGTGTTATCGCTGATAAAATCTTTAATTTAGGATAAGCCATGCACACTCTAACTATCCCTAATCTTGACGACTTTGCGGCAGACCATGTAGCGGAAATCTTATCCGAGTATAAGCGTAAGATGCTCGCAAAAAAGTTGGAAGCAATGGTGGAAGATTATCAAGACGGCGGTGGCCGCGCTGCCTGGTACGACGAACATCTTGAGTGGCACGAATCGATTATGGCTAAAATTAGGTGGACAAAAGAATGAAGAAAGTTTTACTTGAAGTGACAGACAAAGGTGCCATCTACATCGATGACACTAGAATTACAGATCGTTCAACTAAATGGGGAGTGCATACTACAGTGTTTTCCACTGTATGCAATCGCGAAGATGTGCTGGATGTTCTAGTTAAGAACGGATTTAGCACCAAGCGTATCGATGATCCGGTGTACATGCGATGATTAGATTCAGTTTCCGTATCCGAAATCCGTGGGGTCGAGACTTGCCGCACCGTGACTACTTTTATCGTCATTGGCAAGTTAGCAAAAACAAAAGTTTTGAAATACAGCTCTTTCGCGACAGCTTCTACGACCTTTTTGAACTAAACCTGGATCTCAGCTGGCGTGGCGAGGACCATGCTGGCCCCAGTTTGGAAATTGGTATTGGAAAGTATCAACTTAACATAAAGTTGTATGATCACCGACACTGGGATTACGAAAAGGGCACCTGGGAAGTTTACGATCCCGATCAGCCCAACAACTGGGATTATACTTAACTGAAACAGTTGCTTGACACAGGGCCTGCGGCCTAGTATAGTATGCAAACAAACACAGGACAGGAGTTTAGAATGTCTGTAACTGATCAAATCCGCCGCGCTGCACTGCAAATGCGTAAAGACCGTGATCCGCTGGCTGTTAAGCTGACCTTTGCAATCAGCGAGATCGACAAGGTGGGCAAAAACGACGGTAATCGTGCTACTACCGAAGACGAGGCGATCAAGACGATCCAGAAAATCATCGCTACGATCGACCAAAACCAGAAGCTGGTGGATGCCGGGTCTGCGGTTGCCGAGGACCTTGCTCGTGAGCGACAGATCCTGGAAAGTTTCCTGCCGCAAATGGCTAGCGACGCTGAAGTACGCGATCTGCTGCGGACTGTCATCGGAGATGAAAAGCCCAAGAACAAAGGCATCGCTATGAAGGTCATTCGTGACGAGTATGGTGCCCGTGTTGACATGCGCCGCGCTGGTGAAATTGTAACCGAACTCTACGGGATCTGAAGATGACCTACTATGCCCTGCTGTATTTTATCCCGGCACTGGTTGCCATGGGTATTGCAAAAGTTTACTTCAATTACACCATTACCTGGCGGGAATTTGCCATCCAGGCAGTGGGAACGCTGGCAGTGATTTTTGTGCTGTTTCAAACAGCAGGGTATAGTATAACCACGGACACCCAACTGGTGAACGGTGTGGTTACTGATTTGCGTCCTATCCAGCAATCATGTCCGGTGGGTTGGCGAGACTTCCGTGACGACTTTTGCACGGAATATACTACCCGGACAGTCAAACGTGGTGAAAGTTGCAGCACAAGTAGCAACGGTACACGGACATGTACACCGATCTACGATACAGAATATCGCTATATTTTTCCCTGGGAACGCAGATATTTTGTGATTAGCGATGTCCCGCAAAACTTTGAAATTGATCGTGTAGATCGTCAAGGTGTGAATACTCCGGAACGTTTCAGCCAAGTGCGGTTAGGTGATCCGGTAACTGTTAGCCGCAGCTATACCAATTATATTCGTGGAGCCAGCGCGAGCCTGTTTAACGATGGTGACCCAACTGGCGTGGTTCCAATTCCCTATCCGTGGGTCCAAGATTACTACTATGCAAATCGTCTCATTGTTGATCAATACAGTATCTCAGAAGACGTTCAGCGGGAATGGAACCAGCAACTTGCACAACTTAACGCAGACATCAGAAAAACTGGCGCGAACGTTATTGTTGTGGTTACCGGTAGCGACGAGACTTTTGCAACTGAACTAGCCCGTGCCTGGGAAAGCCACAATATCAACGATGTTGTCGTGTCAATCGGTATGTCCGCTGACCGTGTGGCTTGGGTGGACGTTCGTAGTTGGAGTGCAACCAGCCGTGTTGAACTTGAAATAAAGAATCGTATTCTTGAGTTGGGGACCCTTGACAATGCTGCAATCAACGCTATTATACAGGACAGCGTTGAACGGCACTATACCCTACAAGACATGAAAGAGTTTGAGTATCTTGCTGATGAAATGACTCCGCCCACTTGGGCAATAATTGTGGCTGGTATTCTACTGTTGATTGTCAGTCCGTTTGTAACCTACTACCTACATCGCAACGATGTAGCTTAACCGAGAGGAAAAAATGAAGGCACTTATTGTTACTGCTGTGATTCTGGGTGGTATCGTTGGCACTGTTGCTATCAGCTACATCAGTGCGTATAACACCGCCAATCGTCTTGAACAGCAAATCCAAGCTACCTACGAAGACAACCAAAACGTGCTCGCACAATATTCGAATCGTATCGCAGAAGCGGCACAGGTTCCGGCGATGCAGCGTGACGACCTGACCGCGGTTGTTACTGCGGCGCTGGATGCACGATACGGGAACGAGGGGTCGCAAGCCATGTTCCAGTGGATTCAGGAACAGAATCCCACGATTGACAGCACTGTGTATGTCGAACTGCAACGCATTATTGTTGCCGGTCGTCAGGACTTCCAGACTGCACAAACCAGGCTGCTGGATCAGAAGCGTGTCTATGAAACTGCACTGGGTAGCTTCTGGCAAGGTACCTGGATGGGAGTTGCCGGATATCCCAGAATTGACCTTGACGAGTTTGGAATTGTCACCAACGCCAGAACCGAAGATGCTTTCAGAACCGGACAAGAAGAAGCAATTCAGCTTCGCTGATTTTGAAAATTAGACAACCAATCCTGCGCTGCTGGCGATGCCGGTGGCGCAGATAGCCATCGGTTAAACTGTTTTTGAACCTCGGAAAGATCCGGTAGTCCGTCGCCATTGTTGTCAACCATTATAAAGTCAGACCCAAATTCCAACTTTAGATCACGCGCCCCGTATTTTACTTCATACCACATATCTTCTACATGATCCGGTGGTATAATTCTTCCAAAATCTGGACCGGGAGTCACGGCACGTTTTGCAGTCCTACTAAGACTTGTTTCAAGATCCACATTTACAAACAACATCATAGTATCATAACCGAGCTCTTCCAATTGTTCCCGTACGTCAACTATGTCCTGTGGATTTCTTCCAGTTCCGTCAATAACCATTCCGATTCTGCCGTCCATGAGTCCTTCACGATGCTTGCGGGTATGATATCGCAACTCTTTTCTACTAACACCAGTTTTTCCAGTTTTTCGATACATTCTACTAAAATTGTCCATATCAACAAACCGCAATCCAGTACCGCCGAACAATTTACGAGCAATGGTTGATTTGCCGGATCCGGCTGCACCGGCCAGGAATACTGCCTTAAAAATATGTGGGTCGTTTGGTCCCTCAAATAAATGTCTAAGTCTCATAACATATTTATAATTTTGTGCTTGACAACTGAACAAATTTTGCTAACTTAAACACAAGAGGTACCTTAATGGACGAAAAATTAAAAGATCGACTTCGTGGAATGCTTGTGGGACTTGCAGTAGGTGATGCTGTGGGCGCCGCAGTTGAATTTAAAAAGAGAGACAGTTATCCTCCGGTTACAGATATGCTGGGCGGCGGACCGTTCAACTTGCCAGTGGGATACTGGACCGATGATACCAGCATGGCTCTTTGCCTTGCCGAAAGTTTGAGAGACTGCGACGGTCTACAACCGGTTGATCTATTAAATCGTTTTACAAACTGGTATCTTCGTGGACACAACAGCAGTACCGGTGTATGTTTTGATATCGGGATGACCACTGTTAACGCTCTGGAAAACTTTATAGAACGTGGTGCTGTTGAAAACAATGCAAGTAGAAATTACAGCGGAAACGGCAGTATAATGCGACTGGCGCCGGTGGTTTTGTATTACCACGAGGATCCAGATTTGGCTGTGAGCATTGCGGCGGCGCAGAGCAAAACAACCCATGCATACAGCCTTGCCGTGCATAGCTGCGAGCTTCTAGCAAGCATCTTGCATCGCGCCCTACACGCTACTAGCAAGGAGGCGGCACTAGCTGTCAAGCCCGCAGAACACTGGGCTGACGAGGTCAAGCAAATGACCAACCGGGACCTGTGGTCAAGAAAGCGCAACGATATTCGCAGCAGCGGATATGTAATTGATACGTTGGAAGCAGCTATTTGGTGTTTTTATAATACCGATAGTTTTGATGAAGCCGTGTTGCTAGCCACAAACCTCGGAGATGATACCGACACTGTTGCAGCAGTAACCGGGCAGATTGCCGGTGCATACTATGGACTCAGCGGGATACGATCCGGTTGGCGGGATCAATTGTATGCGCTGGATAAAATAATAAACTTGGCTGATGACCTAACGAGGGATTGACATGACGTTGTATAACAAGTATGTTGTCGTTACTACCACAAGCACACACCGTATGCGCTATGTGGTACCTATGGACGACCTACAAGCACTAAACGTTGAAAAAACAGTTCAACCCGAATGGGCATTGGATAGTGTGACTTGTGAAGAAGTTGAAGAATTCAGCCAAAAATGGTTGGGTGAGCAAATTGTCGATTACGAAGTAGTAGACCAGGACCGACTCATCGAACTTTTTGACCGTGACAACGATTATCTTAGTCAGTGGACTACAGAACAGAAAATTGACTACATCCGTAAATGGAAAAAAGATAATCAAAAAAGATAAATAAAATGTGTTGACAGCTAAATAAACTTGTAGTATGTTAACAGAGTAAGTTAAAACAAACAGAAAGAAAGACAACGCAATGACCACCATGTTTAAACATGTCAATAAAATTGAGCGCATTAGAATGCGTCGTGAGTATTGCTTTGGCAATCGCTCTGGAGGTGGAACCGGATGTTAACTTAACGTAACATCAATAGGTTTAGGAACCCTCCGGTAGCAATACTCGGAGGGTTTTTTTATTCAGTGCAGATTGGAAACGAGGTCCAACCCAAGCACTTTAAAAAACGGGGAACGGGCGGGTTAGTGGATGAAACGTGTGGCGATAACACCGGAGTAAAATACTAACAGGCATTTATCAAACACACTCGTCCGGCGGCCTTCGAAGCCGAAGCGGGCGCATAGCGTAGAGTGTGTTTCATAAATGCAAATACATGGTCAATTGGCAGAGTGGCTTATGCCGCGGATTGCAAATCCGCTTAGAGTGGTTCGATTCCACTATTGACCTCCATATAACGGTGCTGTAGCTCAGCGGGTAGAGCAGTGGACTCATATTCCACGTGTCGTAGGTTCGATCCCTACCAGCACCACCAAACATGGCCCCATCGTCTACGGCAGGTTAGGATACTAGACTTTCAATCTGGAGAAACGGGTTCGATCCCCGTTGGGGCTACCAAACACAAGAGGAACTGAAAATGGCTGAGTTTTGTTTTATCGGTAAAAAATGCGAAGAATCAGACAAGACAATGCTGTTTGCAGACACAAATGTCCTGTTGCCGATTCTGGAAACAGAGACAAATATGGCACACTTGCTGGCTAGAATTGGTAAATTCAGTTCAGTCAAGGATGCAAAGCGCAACGGATGGGATCGACCAATTCCCACTGGTTGGGCCGAGTTTACTATTGGCAAAGGCGCTAAACGAACAGACGTGTACATTTGGAATCCCACTTGTACACTAGACGAGTTCGACGAAGAAGAATTTGATAGACAAAATAACATAATTTAAGGGTCGTATGCTACAAGGTGTGGCAGCGGATTGTAAATCCGCCGGGTTAACTCCCATGCTAGGTTCGATTCCTAGACGACCCACCAAATAATCCCCAGGTAGCTCAGTTGGTAGAGCACGTGCCTGAAGAGCATGGTGTCGGCGGTTCGATCCCGTCCCTGGGGACCATTAACAGGAGTAAAAAATGACTGGATCAAACAGTTTTTTTTCATTGCTGTCAGAACAGCAGATGGAGCAGATTATACAGAATCCCGGAGATTTTGGAGTTACTGATCCAGAATATCTTATAGTAATGAACCGAGCAGGAAGTAGAAAAAATGAAGACGACCGATCAGGAGACCGAGACGATACTGTTGACTCAGGAAGAGTATGACCGTATCGTAGAAGCGTGTAACCGACCACCCGCGCCCACAGCGGCACTGATAGCAGCTATACGCAAATACAAGGAAAGATTTTTAGATGAAACGAAAACGTCAGAAGATTCCTAAACAGAGGAATCCGTTTGTGGCCGCAGCACGGTTTCGAGTTGCGGGCGCACACGATAAACCATATAAATCGAAACGCAAACGTGAAAAGCAAAACTTCACAGAATTCATTAGGACCGGTGCCCGAGAGGCCGATGGGGACAGACTTTTAATCTGTAGCAGCAATGCCAACGTAGGTTCAAATCCTACCCGGTTCACCATTATTTCGATGATACGCTTGTGCTTTTGTTGGGGAGCGAAAGTGCCCTGGCTGGGAGAGCGAGCGTATCTTCCAAATAATGCGCCGGTAGCTCAGTGGTCTAGAGCAGGGAGCTCTTAACTCCAAGGTCGTGGGTTCAAATCTCACCCGGCACACCAAAAATTTCTGTCCCTTAGCTCAGGTGGTTAGAGCACAGTCCTGATAAGACTGGGGTCCTCGGTTCGACTCCGAGAGGGACAACCAAGTTAGGGCGCGGCGATCGTCCATGTCAGCGAACCTTTGTTGCCAGTAACTTCCCAACCCACGCCGGGGTGCGGAAAAGTGCTGATAAGATTGAAGTTTCGTCTAAAGGATAGGACACCGGCGTACAGCCGGCGATGGTGCGTTCGAGTCCACCAGCTTGTAGTTCGCTGACAAAATATTATGCGGATCGGTAGCTCAAGAGGTAGAGCGGGTGCCAGGTTGAGGCCTTGCGTTGTTGGTTCGAGTCCAACCTTATCCGCCAAATTTAGCCCTCTCCGCTGGGCCGGCTCAGGCGTCCTAAGCCCGGATCGGTAGGTTCGATTCCTACAGGGGGCACCAATAGAGGAGTATCGGTATGCAAATCATAGGTTTTAAAAAAGGCGCAAATTCATATAGTGCTATACTGTCTGTGAGACAGCACACTGGAATGAGCCTTGCAGAGAGCAAGAAACTTATTGAACGAGTTTTAGAAGGGCAAGTTGTAAAACTCGACGAGGACTTTGTTCTTAGAGAAGAATTGACTGATCACAAGTTCATTGTAATCTAATAATGCTGGTTTAGTGTTAGCGGTTTAGCACACAAGATTGTGGATCTTGTAGCGGCGGGTTCAAATCCCCCAGCCAGTTCCATGCAGCCTTAGCTCAGTGGTAGAGCGCTGTCCTGACTCGACAGATGTCGGAGGTTCAAATCCTCCAGGCTGCACCAGAGACTTTCACATAAATAATAAAAAAGGAGTCGCTGTGTTTAGATCATTACTGAATAAATTAGACAGTATTAATGAAAGTGCAAATACTGTTCTCATAGGTTATATAGATGAATTTGCAGACGGTGATGTTTGGTTGATTAAAGCTGCACCGGACGTTGCAAGAACATTCATGATGCTTGCAAATGCTGTTGAAGATGAGTCAACCAAGGGTACCGAGTATGACCCCCAAACCGGTGTTATGGGCAAAATACATTCAGAACTCGGAAACGCCAATCCACCACAATGGGTACCGGTGACGGGAAACCTGCCACCAGAAGTCCAGCAAGAATTGGAAGCTGTAAGACCAATAAACGCAGCGGTGGTCAACAAACTAAAAAAGGTGACCGGAGACATTCAAGAATTTATGGCAGATTTTGTTTGGGATCTGGAATCCTCCGGTCGCGCTATGATGACCGGTGCCGAAGCCAACTATGTTGGAAAAACTATTCAATTTGCCGATAATCGATCGATAAATTAATACTCCCGTAGCTCAGTGGAATTAGAGCGTCGCGCTACGAACGCGAAGGTCAGGGGTTCGAATCCTCTCGGGAGTACCAAATATAAATACTGTATGCGATTACGTGAATTAACCGGATACAGAAAAAACCCAGCGTATGCTTCTGCCCAAGAGGTCTTGGGCGTAGAAGATTACGTCAAACAACTACAGCAGCGTGGATTTGAGTTTGAATCTTTGGGGAGCGGATTATATGCCCATGTGTTGGCTAAACCGGGCGCCGATTACGTTGTTAAAATTTATAAAAACGACGCCGGTTATGATCAGTATTTACAGTACATTATGCAGCTACGCGGGAACCCTCATGTTCCAAAACTTCGTGGAAATATTATAAAACTTCCCAACAACTTTCGCGTAGTGAGAATGGAACGGCTTGATAGTTTTGATCCGCGCAGCACAGATAATCGTAATGTGTTCAATATGATCGATTACATACTCTCAAATGATGGAAGAGATCGTGACCAGTATCAACGAGTAGTTGCTGATATATCAAGGTCTTATCCAGAAATCATGGCAGTATTGGAAAAATTAAAACAACACGGGCAATATGATTTAGATTTCGGAATATCAAATCTTATGTTTCGTGGATCGGTTCCAGTTATCACAGATCCATTGGCAATAGACGATTAATCGTATTGTTGCTTGACAACAGCAACACCCGGCACTATATTACAGTTAACAAAGGAGACACAGATGTTTACACTAGCAGTTGGAATCGCTATCGGACTGGGTATTGGTTGGAACCTTCCTCAGCCGCAATGGGCAAAAGACCTGCAAGCAAAAGTTACCAATCTTTTCCGGAAGTAAAAGATGAAAATCCAATACCGCAAGGGCAATCTTTTCGAGACCGACATCCTGCACATTGCACACGGTTGCAATGCCCAGGGCGTTATGGGTTCAGGTGTTGCACGTATAGTTCGTGACGACCACTTTGACGCATACCGGTTTTATGTTGAGCAGTACGACGAGCATGGCCTCAAGCTGGGTGATGTACAGTTTGTACCTTCAAATGGCAAAGTAATCATCAACGCAATTACTCAGCATTTGTATGGTCGAGACGGTAGTCGTTTTGTGAACTACGAAGCAGTGGCTGATTGTATGCGCACCATCAACAGCGTTCTTCGTCAAAGTGGTGAAACGCAGGTTGCTATGCCGCAAATCGGTGCTGGGCTCGGCGGCGGGAATTGGAACATTATCAGTCAGATCATCGAAGATGAAATGACTGACGTTGAACCAGTGGTTTACGTGTTGTGACCACTGCACTTGACCGACGTGCCCTGATTGCAACTGTGTCGGAGCCGTTAAAACGGCGACTCCGAGACCGCGTTAGAGAATCTTTGTCTGATGCAATGTTTTGCACACGGCACTGGGATGCATGGGTGGTTGGTACTATGAGTGCAGACGATTTTGTACTCGCAAGTGAAGAAGATGAGTTCGTAGAAGAACTGGTTGACGCAGTTCTAAATGAATTACTAAATGACATGCCTTCGTAGCTCAACTGGAAGAGCAAGGGATTTCTACTCCCTAGGTTGTGGGTTCGACTCCTGCCGGGGGCGCCAAAATAACGGAGACGGTAGCTCAGCAAGATCACCAATCTTGAAGTTGGTCTGGGTAGAGCGGGCAGGCTGGTAACTTGCCGCGTCGATGGTTCGATTCCATCCCTCTCCACCAAATAAAGGAAACGAAATGAGATACAGAAAGTTTTACGACGACTTATGAGCTAATAGCTTATAAGGAGTCAAAATGAGTAGAACGTACCGTAAACCCAAGTTTGATCATTCCAAATCGGAATCTCAATACGTGGATGAGCATATAAAAGATCTGGCGCTTCGCGCCGCCAGATATCCTGGCATGTATCACCGTAAAAAAGTGAAGAAAACTCAGGAAGAATACCAACACGAAGTTGCAGCAGCAGAAGCACGTTACGAAGCTGACTGCCGGGTAGTCCGCAAAAACTATTGGTTTTGTTGGAACAATCCCGAAAGCATTATGTACAGTTGCTATGTTCGTGCATTGCCCGAACGTTATCGTTATTATGTTAGCAAGTTCCGTTACGAACCTTGTGACATTGATTGGGAAGCAGAACGTGACTGGGCTCGTCGCGAATTTGCAAAACGTACTCGAGACGGATACGGCAACGAAACTGGCTGCAACACTGCTTACAAAACTCTCAGCAAAGAGACTGTTCGCAACGCTGTTCGTCAGCTTGAACGTCGTGTCCTCAAAGATCAAGACTGGGATTATCTTCCCTATCCCGACACCTATCTCGGTAAAAAACACATCTGGAGTGTCTGGTAAGATCGTAATCTTACTTGACACACAGATATATCTACACTATATTAACTCTAAGAAAGGTGTGGTGCTATGAGCAGATATCTAGTTTTTTTAGACATCGACGGCGTCTTTACCAGCAGCCGTGTGCATTATGCACATAACGCCACTTATGAAATGTGGCATCGCTTTGACCCGGTTGCTGTTGATTTCATGAACAAACTTCACGACCGTTACCCGGTTGAGTTTGTTCTTATGTCAACCTGGAAAAATTATCTCCGTAACGATGACAATATGGTGCTGCACTGGGTCTCTGCTGCCTTCGGCAACAGCGGCTTCCGTGGAAAACTTGCAAGCCCGTGGAAAACTGATCCGGATAACGTTATCTGGCAACGTGCAGGTCTTAATGACCGCGCACACGAGGTTCAAGAGTACCTTGCTAACTACGGAACTGACGTGCGTGACTTCATCTTGTTTGATGACAACGCTTATCGATTTGACGAAGTGCTGGGCAAAAAACGCCTAGTACGAACTGATCCAGAAAACGGATTGCTTTACAAGCATATGAAACATGCTATGAGCATTGTTGGACAATGGAACGAGAGATAATGAAAGTTGGCGTAACTGGTACCCGTTCCGGAATGAATGATGAACAGTTTCGACTGGTTAGAAACTATCTAACCAGTCGAAACGGCATCACAGAATTGCATCACGGAGACTGTGTGGGAGTAGATGAACAGGTTGCTATATTGGCTGCGGAAATGGGTATTAAGGTGGTCTGTCATCCACCGATTAAAACAGAACTTAGGGCGCACCACCGATCAGACGATTTTCGAGAACCACTCAGTTATTTCGCAAGAAATAGACAGATAGTCAATGAGTGTGATGTGCTGTTAGTTGTGCCATATCAAAATTCGTGGCAGAACAACGGCGGCACTTGGTATACGCACGACTATGCGAAGAAAACCGGCAAGCCAACCATGGTATTTTTTCCGAATGGGACAACAAATGTGCATGATTGATTTTGATAGTGACAGCTATGGACGAGAAATTCCGGAACACACTAGAAAATCTCTAGATAACTATCTGGTTTACGGATTACCGCCCGGAGGTTTTTTGACAAATGTGTTGTGCAACAACCTTTACGGGGCAATCACCAGTGCTGATCATATTAACATCCAGCGACTTCCGGATATTGTTCGTTGGCTCAATTTCAATGCGCCAGCGCACAGCTATGGACACCCGGAAGGTATGAAATACTGGATGACTGATCCGGATGGGATGCGCAAACGTTACGCAGAACGAGTAGAAAAAGAATACACATGGAGAGTGTTGCGCACTCGAGGAGAACCTTACGATGACCTACACTGATAATCCAATCGGAGAACTTGCCGCAGTTTTGGCACATGCTGAGTACGCGGGATTTTCCGAGATTGAGTACGACTCTCGTGATTGGGAAGAATTCCGCCGAAGTGGTGATAAGAACGCCACCGTTAAGAAAACACGTCGTCACACCACTCGTGATTTTTCCGTAATCGGAATGTTCCCACAAACCTGGGGCAGCACAGCACTCGGGCACGGGGGCATCGGAGGCGCTGCTGTGAGCACGGCATATACTGTGGTTCTCAGCAGCAACTACAACAGAGAGTGTTTGGTCTATTTTGGGGGCCAACTCGCGTACAGCGTGGTAAAACCAAATGAAAAATTTTGGGAAGACCTAGCCGAACGCAACATGACGGATCGTGCAAAGTGTTCACGATATATTGAAAAGGAGGCTGCATCATGACGCCAGCGCAGGTTAGGCGTAAATGGGCTAGTATCGATCGCAGAGAAGAACGTTTAGCCCATGAACTTGCGAAGTTGCAGGCATTATGCACTCATCCCGGTGTGACTAAAAAATATGACAGCAACACCGGTAATTATGACCCTAGTGCTGACAGTTATTGGATAGATTTTTTCTGTCCAGATTGTCGCAAAAGATGGCGAACTGACCAGTAAATAACGACTCATACAGGGGAAAATAATTGGAATTTTTAACACTTCTCTTTCTAGGCACTCCGGTGTGGATGTGGTTGCTGTTTTTGGCAATCGTCCTTGCACTGCTGGTTTTTGACCTAGGTGTTTTGCATCGAGATTCTCATGAAATCGGTGTTGCTGAAAGTCTAAGACTTTCAGCGGTTTATATCGCAATAGGACTGGCATTTTCCGGTTTTGTCTGGTATCAGATCGGTGCAGTTCAGTCATTTGAATACCTAACTGCTTTTGTTGTAGAGAAAACACTGGCGCTCGATAACATCTTTGTTATAGCTCTTATTTTCAGCTTCTTCTCTATTCCAAAAGAATATCAACACCGCGTTCTTTTCTGGGGTATTTTGGGCGTTATCGTCCTTCGTGGTATTATGATTGGGCTGGGTGCAACGCTTGTTAGCCAGTTTGGTTGGATACTTTACATTTTTGCTGCGTTCTTGATCTTTACCGGCGTCAAGATGTTGTTTGTAAAAGAGTCCGAAACAGACTTGGAAAACAATCCTGCCCTAAAGTTCATGAGGGCAAAATTCAACGTAACCGAACGACTACACGGCAACAGTTTCTTCGTAAAACATGCCGGCAAATGGTTTGTGACTCCGCTGTTCCTTGCACTGGTTCTTGTTGAACTTGCAGATTTGATTTTTGCAGTCGATAGTGTGCCTGCTGTTTTTGCTATTACAACAGATCCGTTCATTGTCTATACCAGCAATATTTTTGCAATACTCGGATTGCGAGCCTTGTACTTTGCTCTTGCGGCGGTACTGCACAGATTTGAATACCTAAAAACAGCACTGGCTATACTTCTAGTGTTTATAGGAAGCAAAATCTTTATAGCCGATCTTCTTGGCTTGGCAAAATTTCCACCGGAGATATCACTGGCTATAACCTTTGCTATCTTGGCTGCCGGAGTCATCTACTCCCTGATCAAGACCAAAAAGACAAAGACCGAAGTAACTGTTGACGACTAAGGATACTGCTATGAAACAGATTATTGTAATGAGAAAAGATCTCAAGATGCCGCGTGGTAAAGAGATCGCGCAGGGCGCACATGCAAGCATGAAAGCCACTCTTGTGAACTTTGCTGACCCGAGAGTCAAAGAATGGCTAGAAGGTAAGTTTACCAAGATTGCAGTGGGTGTCAGCAGCGAGGAAGAGTTGCTGGACGTATACAATCGCGCCCGTGCGGCAGGGCTCATCGCTGAGCTTGTCACGGACGCAGGCTTGACTGTGTTTAACGGCACGCCCACCAACACCTGCATTGCTGTGGGCCCAGACACGCACGAGCGTCTGCAACCCATAACCGGGGATCTAAAACTGCTGTAATGGCATAAATACTGTATGTTGTTACGTGATATCATAACCGAACTAACTTTCCAGGGCAGACCCTGCACCAAAGATTGCAGTGGTCATGCCGCTGGATATCGCTACGCTCGTAGTCGTAATAAACTGGATCCATGTGACAGTTCCAGTCCCAGTTTCAATGACGGATGTGATATCGCAGCCACTCAGATGAAGGCGAACAAGATAGTTCGTCCTAAAGTTCGCGGTGCCGGTGGACGGTTTGTCCAGAATCCTCGACTTAGATAATTTTTGCCTCCGTAGCTCAATTGTATAGAGCATCGCGCTTCGAACGCGAGGGTTGTGGGTTAGAGTCCTGCCGGGGGTACCATTTAGAGGAAGTTACATGGGATTGTTCTGTATTAACACAAAAGGTACAATAGAGGGTGATATTAAATCTGCTATTTGTAACTTAGAACTTTTCTTAAGCGACAAATGTGACAAAAGAAGTGAGTATCTCCTTACTACTTTTGCGTTGAAACAAATAGAAGATGCCATACAAAAACTTAAATGATTATATTAAGGACAATTGCCGCCGTGGTGTAATGGTAGCCACGCAAGCTTGAGGTGCTTGTGACTTCGGTCGTGGGAGTTCGAGTCTCCCCGGCGGCACCAAAAAACCGCATTGACATATGTTGCTAGACATGCTAGGTTAAGCTAAACTAGGAGACAGTCATGTGGAATCTTTTTATTGATGACGAGCGCAATTTGCAGGACGTTACTTGGGCCCCTCGCCGTATGCAAGAGCGTTATCGTGAGCAGCAGTGGACAGTTGTGCGCAATCGAGATCAAGCAATTCAAGCCATAATCAATCATGGATTAATTGCTCCGAACTTCATTTCTTTCGATCACGACCTCGGCAACAACGAGCCCACTGGCTTCAATATTGCTCAGTGGATTGTGGACCAGCATATGGACGGGAACCTCGAAATTCCTGCAGATTTTGATTTCTATGTTCATAGCATGAATCCCGTGGGCCGTGAAAATATCGAAAGATATTTGCGTAATTATATCCGCCATCTAGAGTACGACGGCCAGCGCGGCCGTCGTGACAACATGAGCGACACTGGCGACTTGGATTATGAAATCTGAGAGTATAACAGACGACATTATAATGTTTGAACGGCGACGGGCCGGTTATTATCATGGCTTACTGTCTTGGATTGATCAAAACATGGGCAAAAAAGATGTCGACTACCAACTGATTTTTATTGATTACCAGTGTGCTGGTATAAAAATATTTGACGATCACAAACGCACGTTGTTTATGCTGAGGTGGGGCTAACTATGGAAGACAACTGTGTTTTCTTTAACATAGATGCGTCAAACTACCAAGAAGTGTGCGACTGGTTGTCATGTAGTGTTGGCCAGGCCGGTAAAGACTATGATTGGATCAAAATTAGAATGAAGACTCAGGGAATTCAGGTATATGATCCAAAAAAACTAACACTGGTGCGATTGAGGTGGGGATGATACAATATCATGGTTTACGGGCCAATAGCCCTATTTACCGTTCTTGGAAACGTGCTGTTAACGAGTCTGTTCACGTTTTAATAAAAAACGGTGGGCTCAACGGCACTAAATCCGTATATCGGTATCTTGAAGAAACTTATAAGTGTAAAACACTTCACGTACAAAATCATACTATAGTCAAAACAGTCAGGTATGTTGATTTGGAGTTCCCCGATGAAAAGTATGTTACGCTTTTTATGCTGAGGTGGTCATGAAAATCTGCTTGGGTGATGAAGACGATCCAACTGTTCGCGCGCGGGTTGCCTGGATAAGAAAAAATTTGGACCCTAGTGCTTTTAAAATTACATGCACTGGGTTCATATACAATGACTACTATGTGCAATTTAGTGAAGAACGGTACCATACTCTGTTTTTGCTTGGGTGTCCGAATGACAATACTAGATCCTGATTTTTTAGATCGAGTTTATCAAAAGTGGAAGTACGGAGACAGTTTGGCCGATACACGTTGGCCACAAAAATATCAATATCCCAACACTACCAAAAATCAAAGATTTGAAGACTGGCTCTGGACTCAGGGATTTACTGTTGTGCAAAAAAATAAACGACGCTACCTCAAGTTTAGTGGCGATGAACGCTACTTAACAATATTCATTCTCAAACACGGTTAACGACATGATACCAACACCAACTCAAATATTTTTACCCTGTGGAAGCACAGCTGAATTCGATATCCCCAGTGAAATGGGTTATCGCTGTACCAGTTGTTTTGCAATGGTAGGCAGCATCGGACAGCCACGGCAATGCGTTGAGATCGCTGAAATGTGGAAAAGTCTTGAAGCAATGGGAGGCCAAGGCTGGGACTTTCGGCGCGGTGGACAAAAGCGGGCAACGGAATGTCAGACGCAAAAGTTTTAATACCTATTATACGCAGGGTGATGCCAACCATAATTGCACAAGATATCTTGGGCGTTCAACCCATGACTGGTCCGATTATAGATATTCTTACCAGCAAAACCGGTTACAGCGGAAGGGTTGTTCTAACGAAGTCGCATTTTGGTCATTTCTTAAAAATTTACAATCGCCGTATTGCTCATCATCCGGATTATATTACGTCTCTGGGATACGAAAAATTCCGAATCCGTTACAGCGATGTAATTGAAGCAAAAGAATGGTGTCGGAAAACGTTTAAACCGGGCACATATATTCGCAGCATGAATGACTTTTGGTTTGCATACGAACGCGATGCACTGTTGTTCAGTCTACGATGGCCCCAAACATGAAAGATATAAGACCCCGCAACCCATTTTTATGGATAAAATATCTGTTACTTGAACGCAGTTGGGACCGCGCGCTCGAACGGAGCGGTTGCCAGACCTGGGAACGTTATTTTAGGAGATATGATCCTGATTTTAACGAGCGTGGCGATACTGTCAAAGACCAGTTATTTGGATATCCGTATATTGCACATGTACCGTATCGCAATCTTGATTGGAATTTTGATGCTATGTGGGGTGAATACTGGAATGGTGAACGTATTGCCAATTGGTGCAATCAAAATTGCCGAGGTAAATTCCGTTGGCATTGGGAACGTGTAATAATGGACCACGAAGGACAATACCTTCCCAACGGAATCGGTGGCAGTGACGAATTGTTCTTTGCTTTTAAAGACGAACGAGACTATATTTTGTTTTTGTTGAGGTGGTCATGATAAAAGTAACGAGCGGGCGATACTTTGCAGATGTTCAAGAAAATCAAAACTTAAATCGCTATCTTAAAGAAAATCCCGAATCGGATAGCATTTTTCGTGATTATATTAAACAAAAGTTCGGTGCAACTTTTGTATATGAAGTTGACTTCGCTGAAGGCAGTGTGGGGTATTTTCTTTTTGAAAATGAGCGGGACGCTATCATGTTTATTTTAAGGTTCGGTTAATGAAAATCACTCGTATAAACAAGATGCGGTTGTCTGATCCCGACACTGGATATTGGGCAGAATTTGACTGGACTGCTAGCAAAGTATGGCATTGTAAACCCGGTCAGGCGAGCGAAGGATTCTTTGAAAAATATCCGGATATTAGGCGAGTGCAGAGTGAGTCAGAAATGTTGCTAATGATGTTAAAGTATACGGGGGAGTGATGAGGTGGAGTGAATGAAAATAGAAAAAACAGTTGTACTAGCAAAAAGCAGAACTCTGAAAGCAACTTGGACCGTCGAGAAGGCAGATGATCTTTACACAGAAATAAACGACAATCTTGCCAAAATATTACAAGAAGAACTTGATCGAGAAGTCTTAAGAGAAGTCGAAAAGGCTACACTAAAATCTCAAGGTTGGACCGAAGTAATACAGCATACTAAAGCAAAAATAAGCGATGAATGGTGCAGACAATTTATTAAAGACGAGTATCGAATTTATAGTAACTGTTGGTATTTTAAAGACGAACGAGATGCAACATTCTTTAGCTTAAAATGGAGCAGTGCAACCCAATGAAAGACCCGAAAAGCCTAGCAGACGCTATGAGAGAACGTGCAGCGTTCCTCAATGCTCGCAATTCTAACTCTTATATGGAATACGGTTGGGGAGATCAAAACAGTGTGATTGCAGCACTGTACGAAATGGCTGACGTAATTGACAGTTGGAGTGGCGAATATCTTAGCAAAGAGTTGACATACGAAGAAAATCAGCGGAGACGCTGGGGCGGTCACTGGACTGAAGAACCCAGAGAACCCATGACTATGGAAGAACGCCGCGCCGCCGTCAAAAAACCTGTTGACTTCCCGTCACGCTGACACTAGACATACTGAGTAATTTTAACGGGGGCCAAGCCATGCCAGCGATTCAAGTATACAAAAGCAACGGAATTATGATCCCGGTTGACGAGGCAAAAAAATCTCGGGCTTACATTTGTCCTTGGACCAAAGAACTCTACGCGACAAAACGCAGCTACGTGGCCCATTTGAAATCACTCAGAACATCTCGCATGCACAAGCGAGCTCGAGACCTTGCGTTCACGCGTCGTCTGCAAGGACTGTGGGATCAGCCAGACTTTATGAGCGTTATTGAGTGGATTGAAGCAAATCCGGATGTCTTTTGGACTCTCGCAGATCGCAATTGTTGGCATAGCGGAAAGACAAAATGGGCCAAAGTCCGCGACGAATTTGGAATAAAAATTCAATATCTTTCACTGGACTTTAGCGAAAGTATCAGCAATAGCCATAGCTGCCCGCACACTGGTGTTACAAACTGGGGTGGAGATAATAAACTGCCGGACGGTTCACCGGCACCGCGCGGCTATCCGGGGTTTGGCGGAAGGATTAGTTTCAAACTTACCCACGATACTCCGAGTTTTTGCAGCGATATCTTCAAGAGCACTAGAATTCATACCGGTACCGGTGGCGGTGGTGGCAACAACATCTACACTTACGGGGTGAGTTTCTTCTTGGACGATTGGCCGGGTATTGCCAAGACTCTTGAAGCCGAAAAATACGTACATGACCGTGCGCAAACCATTGCTACACTGAGCAGGAAATCCACTACACCTTTTAAAAAGAGCTTCTCTTACGGCAAAGATCCTTGGAAAACCCGTTGACAAGCTAGTGCAACACTGTTACTATACAACAAATAACACGAGGTAACGCCATGTGGCAAGATGAATATTTAAATGACATTTGGCGGCATGGTTCGAGTGACCGCGAGATGTGCTGGGACACTGTGCGCTTTCTAGGAGATAAGAAGTCGCCCCCAAAAGAATCTACCGGAAAGTTTTCGGTAGGTGACTCGGTTAGGCTGCGCCATGGCCGAGCTATGATGAAGATCGTAAAGACCCGTGGTCATGCTGTGCAAGCAGACTATGTGAGTCGAACCCGAGCAGGATATGCTGGATGCCTCAAGTGGCGGCCAGAAAGCGACTTTGTGTTTTACAGCACACCCAACAACGACGAAACTGTTATTGAAACCGAAGAAAGGAACACTGACATGAAGAACAAACTGTATCAAACCCGAGAAGCCACCCCTCGCTTCGGTACCATGCTGGCTGTTAACAGCCAAGGTAAGCTGGTCCTGGAAATGAAGGGCACTGGTGAAGTGCTGGCATTCGACAAAAACGAAGTTGACGTTGTTATGCCTTACACGTTTGGTATCCGTTTCCCTAACAACGGGACCGAGTACCACTACCTGGGCGTCGAGGGCGACGTCGAAGTCGGCGATTATGTTATCCTGGATAACAGCCCGGTTGGCAAGAGCGAAATCGCTCGCGTCACTTCGGTGAACACCCGTAGCGAAGCTGCTACTGTGGCGTTCAAAGGGGTTAAGTTGCTGACCAAGCGTATTGGTGAATGACATGCCCGCAGAGCATCAGAGACCGGACGGGTTGTATCGGGGATACTATTGTCTGACCTGTGGTGCTCCGGGACTTAACATGGTGGGGTCCGGACACGGTCCGGGCCTTTGCCAACCCAATCCCGAGTTGGTTCGTCAACTCAGAGAGTTAAACAAACCGGAGGCTAGTAGAGTGGCAAAGTATGATTATGGTGGTGGATGCCCGTGCGGTCTTTTTGCAGAATGCATTCCATCTTGCGAAAATTATGAGCCCAAAACTCTCGATATCAACAAACAACCCAGCCTCGGTGATCAGCTAAAAGATATTCTTGAAGAGCTTGAAGCTGCAAAAATCAAAAGTCTAGAAGAAAAAGCCAATGCCGACCGGGAAAAAATCCGCAAACGTCGTCTTGAGGTTTATAACTTTCTCAATGACTTTTACGGTTATGTGGTAAAGTCGATTATGCAGGGTCGCGTACCATTAAAGAAGGTCAAAGATTACGACATGCAACAATGGATCCGCAATGCGCGGGATGGCAAGGCTGAGCATCAAGACATATGGAACGAGCAACAAAAGCGACTCAGTTTGAATAAACTGGCGTATGTTATTGAAGAAGCGCATGATGGCATGGGCATGGAATCGTGGATCAACCTTAGTGTGGCCCCAAGAATCGGAACTTACAGATCATCTGAAAAAATCGGAGAAAAAACGTGATCAAAAGAATTCAAAACTTTCTTATTTTTGTAGGGCTGCTCGTCGTAACCAGCATGCTCGGATATCTGGGTTATGTACTGTACAATTTTGAGCAGCCTACTCCGGAACAGATTGCCCAACGTGCTGCCGAACAGGCTGAGGCATCACGCAAAGCCACAGTAGAATATCTGTCAGGTATCGAGTTTTTCCGAGACACTACCACCGGTCTGTGCTTTGTTTATATCAAAGGAACCCCGCATGGACTGGGACTTGATGCTGTCGACTGTACGGCTTTATCCAATTCTAGCATTACCGAGTTTGCCTCCCGGACTAAGTAATGGATGAAGAGAATTATTGCAGGTCCGTGTCAACACGAAAGTTTTGACCAATCATTAGAAATTGCGACACATTGCAAAGCCGTATGCGAGTCATACGGCTTTGAATACTATTTTAAAGCCAGTTTTGACAAAGCGAACCGAACCAGTATTTCCGGTAAGCGTGGCCAGGGTCTTGAAGCCACTATGGCAGACTTCCGTAAATTAAAAGAATATCTTCCGGGTTTAAAAATCCTGACTGACGTACATACGGTTGCACAGGTCATGTTAATCAAGGATGTATACACAGACGAGGTCGACGTTATACAAATTCCTGCGTTCTTATGTCGGCAAACCGATCTTATAGTAGCTGCTTGCAAGTCAGGTAAACCGGTCAACATTAAAAAAGGACAATTCCTCGCACCCTGGGACGTTGCAGGTATACTTTCAAAAACCGGGACCGCGGAAGTTTGGATAACTGAAAGGGGTACAAGTTTTGGTTATAACAATCTTGTTGTTGATTTTACTGGTCTCCAGTATATGCTCGATAGTTATGATGTTCCAATTGTTTTCGATGTTACTCACAGCGTACAACGACCCGGAGGTAACGGCGACTCAAGTGGTGGAAATCGCGATTACGTCCCTGGCTTGGCTAGGGCTGCTAGCGCTCTTGGTATTAGTAATTTTTTTATTGAAACCCATACTGATCCTTCTATGGCTCCTAGTGATGGCCCCAATATGATCTATTTAGACAAGTTCGAAAGTCTAATAAGTAATATAAAGGAGTTTAACTATGAAAGCAGGAAAAATATGGGGCACAACTGAGCTTGTCGAAGCAAACGGTGTTTTAGAATTTCACAGAATAGAAATGAATGCCGGTGGAGTTTGCAGTAAGCATCTTCACGAGTATAAATGGAATGGATTTTTTGTCGAGTCCGGTCGCATGATTGTGAGAGTTTGGCAAAAAGACTATGATTTGATTGACGAGACTATCCTGGGACCAGGTGAATATACAAAAGTAAAACCCGGAGTATATCACCAATTTGAGTGTCTTGAAAGCGGCGTGGCATTTGAATTGTATTGGGCAGAATTTAGCCATCACGACATAAAACGCGAAACAGTGGGGTACAAAAATGACCATGAAACTAAAGAAATTCAACATCCGTTGGACCGGGAATACCGTCCCGAACGATGAAGAAGTAGCACAGACTATCCTGGAGCTCAACAAAATTGTTGACAATCTTGATGAAGCGTGTAGTCTAATAACACATACTGTAATTCTTACAGATGACTTGAACGGGCCATCAGTTCATGTCTACGGGTTGCCTGAAGATAAAGAAAATCTATATGCAACATTTAGCATGACAACTGAATGGTCAAACATTACGGGCGAAGAAGATGAGTGACTCAACATACAGTCTTGAAAAAGAAATAAAACATATGATCGATAGCCGCCATTTTCCGGATAATACTTGTCCGGCTAGTCGGCACGTTCAAATGATGGCGGAGTCCCTGGCATCGACCGGTCGTTATCCGTTGTTGGATGATGACCCGAGACATTGTGCGGGTTCGTTGACATCTGTGGTAAGCAGTTTGTATCAAACAAGAAGTTTCCTTAAAAGTCTCGGTTACGACTGGACAGTTGATGGGGATGGAATTGTAAAGTGGAAGAAGAATGAATAGAAAGTAGATAAACGAGGAAGTAAAAATGTTCACACAAAAACAGATAGAAGATATGGTAGATTTATTGGCAGTGTTAAACTCCAATACAAAAATCTATCTGGGTTGCGACAGCGTAAGATTCCGTAAGGACGGGCGCTGGTATGCAAGATACGCGACAGTGGCTATAGTCCATATGAACGGTAATCGCGGATGCCGACTCTTTAGCACAAAGTCAATTGAACCTGACTACGATCTAAAGAAAAATCGTCCAAGTATGCGTCTTATGAACGAGGTCATGAAGGTGTGTGAACTCTACACCCAACTTGCACCATTTATTGATGAGTATGATGTAGAAATACACATTGACGTCAACACTGATCCCAAACACGGAAGTAACTGTGTCGCAAGCCAAGCAGCCGGTTATGTGTTGGGAGTCACTGGAATTGAGCCTAAACTCAAACCAGATGGTTTTGCTGCAAGCTACGGTGCCGACGGTGTTGCACACGGTCGTGGAACCGTCGATGCTTAACAATGGTGCTGGGAAACCAGCACCATTTTTAATAAATAATATATGAGACGTGTTTTGTTTTTTATAACATTGATATTAACCTTGCTATGGCCTGGATCAATCCAAGCAGAAACAAAACCTCTCGTTATATCATATACTTTCGGTATTTTTAAAGAAGAAGACGCTGTGGTTTTTTACGGAGAAATCAGCGAAAGTGCAGCATTTTCTCTAGTAGAAGTATTGAGCATCCAAAAACCAAAAACACTAGTGATGATAAGTCCCGGTGGCGAAATGAATGCATCGCTCATTATAGGAACTTACTTAAAAAATTCTGACGTTGAGGTTTTAATAAGAGAAAATACCGAATGTATAAGTGCATGTGCCTTTGCAGTTATGGCATCCAAACAGTTACAAGTAAACGGAAACCTGCTTTTTCATACTCCGTACTTCCCAGTCGTGTCAACAGCTGACTCACTTAATGATCTGTTTTTGATGTCCAGCATTTCACATGTGGCATTAGTTGAGTGGTTTTTGGCCAACGGGTACACTCTAGAATTTTACAGAAGAATTTTAGAAAATACTTCAAACAAAACTTTTTTAAATTTTACTAGCACAGACGATTTATTAAAATTCAAATCAGATGATCCTCTCGCTGTATTACCCGATGGCGAAACCCCGTATACAGTCGTAACTCTTGAATAATTAACAGTTGACGTTGCGGCAAGCTCGTGCTAATGTGTCCTTGACAAGGAGAACTACATGCGCACACAACCTGACTGGATTATTCGTCGGCTGGAAGAACACAACGGCCGTCTGGAAAAAGAAGCTATTCTAGCAGAGGCGGTTGACGAGGGACTAACCGAATTCTTTGAAGGAATTCGTATGGCTTTGGATCCGATGATTACTTTTGGTGTGAAGCAAGTTCCGATCAAACACGAAAACGCGGGGCAGGGGCTTCCGTGGACCGTGTTTCGAGAGCTGGCAAACGATCTTCAGTATAGAAATCTTACCGGTAATGCCGCTCGTGATGCTATCAAACTGGCCATGGATGTTGCTACCCAAAAGCAATGGAACGATTGGTACCGTAGAATCCTTATCAAAGATTTGCGCTGCGGCGTGAGCGAAAAGACTGTCAACAAGGTCACTAAAAAGCATCCAGAATATCAAGTTCCGGTTTTTGAATGCCAGCTTGCACATGACAGTGCGAACCATGAAGGCAAGATGACCGGTAAGAAGCAAATCGAAGTAAAGCTAGATGGTGTTCGTGTGCTTACTGTAATTAATGATACACACGGCAAAAGCATCGAAATGTTTAGCCGCAACGGCAAACAATTTCACAATTTTGATCACATCATTGAAGAAATTCGCAGTGTGCTACAAGAATCTCCTGCTCCCTATCCCCTGGTACTTGACGGCGAGATCATGAGTGCAAGCTTTCAGGATCTCATGCGGCAAGCACGTCGAAAGAAAAATGCCGACGCAAAAGATGCCGTGCTTAATCTGTTTGATGTGATCCCACTTGGATCTTTCAAAAACAAAAAGTGGAACAAGCCTCAAAGCTTTCGTAGTGAAATGATCAGTGCATGGGTTGAAGATCATGCAGATCGGCTGGAACACGTGGCGTCGCTAGGCTGGGAAACTGTTGACCTAGACACTCCCGAAGGCTATCAACGCTTTGTGGAACTCAATAAGGCGGCTGTAGCGGGTGGATACGAAGGCGTTATGATTAAAGACGTTGATGCGCCGTATGAGTGCAAACGAACTGCAAGCTGGCTCAAAGCGAAGCCGTTTATTGAAGTAACACTGGAAATCATAGCAGTTGAAGAAGGAACTGGAAAAAATGCGGGAAGACTCGGGGCTCTGGTATGCGCTGGGGAAGATGACGGGAAAGATATTAGGGTTAATGTTGGTAGCGGATTCACAGACGATGAGCGTGATTCTTTTTGGCGTGACCGTAATCGTCTTGCTGGATCTCTTGTGGAAGTTAGGGCTGATGCAGTAACGCAAAATCAGGATGGAACGTATAGTTTGCGTTTTCCACGTTTTAAAACATTCCGTGGATTTACACCTGGAGAAAAACTATGACAGAATTTAGACCATACGTATATTTTTTATCAGTAAAATATAACGACAAAAAAGAAATTGTAACAGATAAGATCAAGTTTTATTTAGACGAACAGGATCAATGGGAAGAACAACTTAACTTAGTAACAACAAATGAGTTTGCCAAACAGCAATTTTGGAAGTCAGTCAAACAAGCACTGGATGAAAAACTGTGAGTTCTAAAACAAGCGTCGAGTCTTTAATAAAATGGACCATTGACAATTACGGCAGTCTCCCCAAAGGAAACTGGGAATTTGTTGGTGAAAAGAGACTTAAGGTCTTAGAAAAAGGTCATACAAAAGCTAGTAATTGGAAACGTCGGGCAATTAAAAAAGACGGAACTCAGTCATACAGATTGTTCGAATGTACTGAATCATTGTTTACATCAGAATTAATGTTTCTTGTCGTTGAAGATGATGCCGATTTTACATATGAACACATTATGGCCGGAACTAGAGAAGAATTTAAACATTATTTCAATAAAATTGGCTGGAATTGGGGAGGGTGGGACTAATGAAAGTAATAGCATCAACCAAAGATGGGTTTATTTGTGAAATGAGCCGGCGCGAGTTGTATAAAATCTTTAATGATACAACTCCCAACATCGGTGACGAAAGTGATTTAGAAAAACTATTCGAAACACTTGCTGCATTGCGCAATTTAAGCAAAGGTCAGTTTTCCTATCTGGCAAGTAATATAAGAGATTTACAAAAGAAATTTGAATCCGTCCAAGATGCATACGACAAGTTAATGTTATTGGACGAGTTACGCGCCGCGAGGGAAGATGAGTAAAGATTATCAATATGCTTTTATAAGTAGATATCAAGTATTGGATATTGAAGTAGACACGAATCACGAGTTTTATGTAACCAAAACACATAGTGATGATTTTCAGGTGGAACATGAAGTAACGATAACCATGCTCCAGTCCAGTTTCACAAGACTAATCAAAGATTTTTCTGAAGCCGATCGGGAACGTATACGACGAGAAAGATGTCCGGCAGCACAGGCGGCCTATGAACGATACCGCCAATTACTTGAATTGATTCCAGATAATGCTAATACGTAAGTCTTATCGCGTCCCACAAGACAGCAGGTTGGTTTCTGAATTATCACAAGAGCTTTTTTATCAAGACCCAATTCAGTATCTAGCCAAACACGGTTCATTCATAAATTACGATATACACCCTGTTCAACATACATACGAATACGACATCGTATTTGAATTTGACTTGCCTGAAAAGCATGTTACATTCTACAACATAAAGTATGGTAACAAATAAATGGTAGCAAAAACAACAACAAGAAAAAAGAAGCCGGTCCGAGCAACACGCAGGTTAACCGGTTTTGCAGCAATGCCAACCGACAGTTTGGACAAAGCAAAGCACTACGTTCATTACGAAATTGAAAATCGAGAGTACAGTAAGGTATTCAAAGATTACATAAAGAAATTCTATTCTAAATCCGAGTATGCAGCAGCTATGGTGTTGCCGGAATGGAAGTTTACATATGCAAGTCATTGGGCAACTTTTGCGTTTTGGCTTACTCAAGGTTTAGAAATAGATGAAAAGTCCAAAGCAGCATTAGAACGCTACTGCAAGCAGTTGTTCGAAGAAGGCGCTAAGGTTCTAGAACAGAAAAAGGACGAGCAAAAAACAAAAATTGCTAGTCCGATTATGACTATTCAGGACAGAGTTCTTGAAAAAGCTAAAGAAGTGGCTGATGACATAGATGAGTGGTTAGATGGTTTTATTAGGGATCCTGGGTCTTTTGATCCTAAAGGTTTTAATGTTAATGATCATTTTAAGAAAAATGAAATAACACAGGCACACGCGAGACAAATACTCAAGTTCTATCAGGGAGAACTTGAAGAGGCGCGTCTTGTGTTGAACATGCCCACAGCCGCAGCAGTTGCTAAAATCAAAGATCCACGAGAGCGTGACATGGCAGAGCAACTGCGCGAGGGCTACGCACACAGGACTAAAAAGACTAGCCAAGCATGGCTAGAGGCCCTAGAGAGCGTTGTCAGCGCCTGCGAGCTCGTGATAGGCATGAGCAAAGCAGTAAGGAAGCCCAGGGTTAAAAAGCCTGTCAGCAAGGAAAAGCTGGTGGCAAAAGTCAAGTATTGTGCTAGCGATACCAAATATAATATCGTCAGTGTAAATCCTCTTGAACTGCTGGACAGCACCGAAGTGTGGGTCTTTAACGTTAAGACACGTAAACTCGGAAAATATGTTGCAGCTGAAGATTGCAGGATCATGACTGTTAAAGGTTCAGCCCTAGTGGGATTTGATGAAGAACTGAGTGTCCAAAAAACACTGCGCAAGCCGGATGAAACACTGAAAGAGTTTAAAGCAGCCGGTAAGATAAAACTGCGCAAGTTTATGGATGAAATCAAAACTACTGACACAAAGCTCAACGGAAGACTTAACGAAGAAACGGTTATACTTAAAGCAGTACATTAAAAATCAGTGATTCCGTATTAAATATTGATATGGAAGAACTAGAAAATAAAATTCAAAAAATCCCAGAACAAGTGCGTAAGTGGATAGCCTACGCGACAATTACCCCGCCAGCATTTTTGCTGATCGGGGTAATCCTGTTGGTTACTGACACAATAGATTTTGGATTGGTTTTTTGGATAGGTTCATCCATATTGGGAGCATCTATGTTTGCCTGGTGGCTGTGGATTTTGTACTCCATAATTAAACTTACTGATTATCTTCGAAATGCACACAACGGAATAAATACTGCAATTAAAGAAATCGAAGAAATAAGATCAATTATGAGACAAGAAGTAATAGATGACCAGGACATTTAATGCAGTACCGTTATTAATTTCTTGCATGTCGTTTGCGATACTGATCTCGTTTGGAGTAACATATTTGAAATTTTTAAATATAGATCCAATAAACCATACAGAAATGTTCTTCCACGATCGACTAACTGAATCTATTCTAGAAATCAAAAAAAGCAATTATTGTACTGTGGGATCGGTAATTATGTTGGCAGAAAACAAACCGGTCCCGGTAACAAAGGTAGATGATCAAGGTACCAGTATATTAATATCAATAGCAGAAACAAATTTTACAGAAACATTAAATATATCTGTAGAATACGAATGTGAATTAATGTGGTTAGAAAGAAGTGGTGATTTATTAATAGCATCTTCTTCAAATAATGACTAGACTTTTTACAAATCCTATGCTACAGTTTATGAATAGTGGACTCGGACGCTCATCCCACTTTAAATACTCTGCGTGTCATCAAACTTACTTCATGGAGGCAAGAGATGGCAAGATTTGAACCAATTACTTACAAATATGTTAGCACAAAAGAATATATTGATGCATTCCCGTGTGCTTATAGACAATGGCGGGCTGACAGCCATTGCAATACCATTCATGGCTACAGTTTTAGTATGAAATTTTATTTTGGAACAAACGACTTAGACATTAGAAACTGGGCAGCAGACTACGGCGGTCTAAAAGAATTAAAAAAGGTATTGGAAGACCAATTTGATCACACACTTTTGGTTGCTGAAGACGATCCCAACATGGACATTTATCGTGAACTGGAACGTAGAAAGATGGCCAAACTAACTGTATTACCCAAGTTGGGCTGTGAAAGTTTGGCTGACATGCTCTATAAGTATGTAAACGGCGTGTACATTCCGGACATGTGGGGGCCGGGAGAAGCCGAACGTTTGTGGTGTTTCCGTGTTGAAGTTCGTGAAACTCAAGCAAATATGGCTTTCCGCGAAGGCCATCGTGAATGGAACGAAAACCTTCTTGACTAATCACGTAGTGTGCCTCAAGTGGGGTACAAAATATTCAGCAGACTATGTAAATCGACTGCACAGTATGGTAGGGAGAAATTTGTCCCTACCATATCAATTTACATGTTTTACTGACGACCGTAGTGGCATAGACCCCGCTGTTAGCGTATACAATATACCTGATATAAAAGTAGCAGGATGGTGGAACAAACTGTGGTTCTTGAGTAATGACTTGCCGTTAAGCGGTTCTATCCTGTTTTTAGATTTAGATGTAGTGGTGTTTGGATCACTAGATAAGTTTTTTGAATACAAGCCCGGAGAGTTTTGTATTATAAGAGATTTTACCCGTCACCAAATTCCGTCATGGAAGCGTATGAACAGCAGCGTATTTAGATTTGAAAGTGGGCATCATTCAGAGGTATATGATAATTTTACAAAAAACAAAACATCGTATACAGCACGGTATGCCGGTGATCAAGACTATTTGTATGATCAGATTAAAGAATTTGAGTTTTGGCCAGATGAATGGGTCATGAGTTACAAATGGGAAATGCGCAATAAAACACAGTTGGTAAAAACCACTAATGGTTTGAATTTTCTCGTAGACGAGCCACCAAAGTTTGGCGACGATACCTGTATTGCAGTTTTTCATGGAAAGCCAAATCCTCATGAATGTGCTGATTCATGGGTGCAGAATAATTGGTGTTGACAGTGTTAAAACTTTACGCTATTGTTATTGCAAATGCACACAAAATCTATGACCCCAAAACAGAAAAGATCTGAAATTAAACGCATACTCTCCAAGTTAGACGAAAGTAACCGTTTGGTTTTTAAGAGAATGTACAGTCATACTGACCTTGATCGAGACATCGATCAAGTAGTTGACAACATGCCCGCACGGCAGTTAGACTGGGCGTTGCAACAGTGCAAAAACAGCTATCATCAAATTTTTAAAATATTGGCAGGACGAGCATGACACGACGTATCGGATTCGCATGTAAATACATGCATCCAGACCAAAAGCAGCCAGTGAAATTGCTGGAAGAAATTCAACGCAACTACTCTGAAAAAAGCACAACTGTTGCTTGGATGAACAGACAGAAACGTTCCGTAGCGGAGGATAAACTATGGGAAATCATGAAACACAATGCGCAAGCCGCATTGAATTTAGTAGAGTATGTGGGGAGTTTGCCTGATGGTCTTCGGATGGTCCGTCTCGGTTCTAACCAGCTTCCTCTTTATACTGAGTCTTCTTGGAGTTATTTCTGGCGCCAAAGCGATGTCAAAAGGTATTGTGAACATGCGTACAATCGTGTGGGTGAGGCTGCACGGCGCCTTGATGTTCGCCTGTCTATGCATCCTGGCCAGTTTACTGTTCTCGCAAGTGATAATGATGATATTGTCGCTCGTAGTGTAGAAGAATTTGAATATCATGCTGACCTTATCCGTTGGATGGGTTATGGCTTGAAATTTCAGGACTTCAAATGCAACGTTCATATTAGCGGCCGGCGTGGTCCTCAAGGAATCATCGACGTATTGCCACGTTTGAGTCCGGAAGCACGTAACAGTATCACTATCGAAAATGACGAGAATAGCTGGGGCATCGATGCAAGTCTTGAACTTGAGAAGCATGTTGCACTGGTATTAGATCTGCACCATCACTGGTGCAACAGTGAAGGAGAATATATTGAACCAGACGATACTCGGGTTGCTCGTATTGTTGATAGCTGGCGCGGCGTACGCCCTGTTTTTCATTACAGTGTATCAAGGGAAGACCAGTTGTCACAACATGATCCTAGTGTACGGCCCGATTTTGCCGGACTGCTTGCTACCGGACACAAAAAAGCCAAACTAAGGGCGCACAGCGATTACATGTGGAACCATGCATGCAATGAATGGGCTCTGGGATTTCTAGAACATGGTGATATAATGGTAGAGGCAAAGATGAAGAATCTTGCCAGTATAGCGTTATACGAACAGTATAGAAAGATGTAATGCAATGGGTATTGAATCAGCCATCCAATCTATAGTCGACCCTAATGGTATTTTTGAATACGTTACTGAAGTTGAAATAGTCAAAGAAGGACGAATTCTAAATCCCTTTGCAAAAAATTTGTTGACCAAAAAATCAATGTTCTTACGGCGCGGGCTAACTGTTAGATACACTTACAAGTGTCCGGTTCCATATGAGTTTAGCAGTGAAGGCTATGACTATGCTATTGGAAAAACGACAATTTATTTGACTGATCGGCAGTTTGTTATTTTATCTCTAAAACCTTGACATTAAACTGCCAAAAAAATAAATACTGTATGAGTTATTTAAATCGCATGTATGGTGCGTCGCGACCAGCACAGCCCGCGGCAAATTCAAATAAAAATCCAAACCGTGTAGCCGGTGGGTTGCGCGGACAGGGATCAGATCATTACACACTACTTGGTGAAGACGGTACTGAAAGAGAAGTACCGTCTAGACGTTATGTACAAGCTCTTGAAGAAAAAATTAGACTTCAGGACGCTCGTATATCTGTACTAGAAAAAAAACTGCGCAGTGTGGGTAACGATCAACGCAACATAGCGTTAGTTCAAAAAAATATAGCAGATAGTATTAATCGGCGTTTTGATACATGAATTGGATAGAAATAGACAAAATTTTATTTGAGCTTTATGATAAATACTATGCAACGGACCCCAAGAAGTTTTACGAAACTTCTGCAAAGAGGTTTGGCTGGGATGCAAAGCAGACCCGCACAAACACAGATTATATCATAAAAATAAAAAATAAAAAGCTATAATCTACTTACTGGCAAACTACTACTAGCCAAAAGATCCCAACTCTTTTTTCGCTCAATGCTTCGGCGTTGGGCGAATTTTTTTGAGTTGCAGTCCGGACAAACATGAAAATAATTGTTGCTTAATCGTTTAGGGTCCATTTGTTCTCTGGGTCTGGAAAATTCTCTGTCACAATTGTCACAAATAAAAAATACTGTACGGCGTGACCGTTTATAGGTATGAATATTCCCATTTTTACTGGTTCTGGTATATTCAAATATTTGACTTTCTTCACGAATAAACATATAATTATTTATTAGCATTAAGGTTGTAGAATTTTACGCTAAATATCAAGAAGGGGACAACAATGGATATTTGCAAACTGACTGAATCAGCAAAAACACAAATCAACAGACTCTGCGAAGATCACGGAGTATATGCAATAAGTTTAAACTTAAAAGGCGGCGGCTGTGCAGGATTTGAGTATGACTGGGGCACCGTTGAAAAAGCGGAAGATGTTGAAAAAAATGATGTTATTGTGAATACTGGGTCAGGAAACTTTGTAATAGGTGCATCCAGTTTGATGTTTTTAATCGGTACCGAAGTAGACTATGTCAAAAGTTTAATAGGTAGTAATTTTGAAATTAGAAACCCCAATGCAAAGAGCAGTTGTGGTTGTGGTGTTAGTGTCAATTTTGACATGGATCGCTTTGTGCAAGTTTAAATCGGAGTAAGAGTATGGCTAGACAGGAAGTTAATATTGGTATCGAAGGAAACGACGGAACCGGAGACAGCATTAGAGAAAGTTTTCGCAAAGTAAACGAAAACTTTAAAGAACTATATTCGGTTTTTGGGCAAGGCGGAAACGCTAGTGTTGGAACTCTAAAGGGAACCGGAGTTATAGCATATAACCAAGAAGTTTCTCAAAAAATGCTATCCGATGAAGGTAGAAACGTTGGGCCATACAGTTTAAAAACAATATACGAATCAGCTTACGGTGAAACAGTATCAGATTCTCAATTTTTAATAAACAAAGGATTTTCCGATTTAACATACGTCAAAACTCCGTATGCATCATTCAGCGCATTGTCACTTGCGACAGTTCCCACTACAGTAAATTTTATACAAGTTATTTCATCAAATAAAGTTTTTAATTTAGTCCGTGACGGTACTGGCGCATATTCAAGTGCTGATGGTGCAAAATGGAAAGTTTTGAGTGTCGCAAATACCGGGCAGGCCGCAGCGTATGGCGCCGTTGGAAACGGAATTGTAAATGATACAAGTGCTTTCAATAGAGTACCTAGAGGGTACTCTATTGATTTACAAGGAAAATCCTATCTTGTAACAGCAATACCCACACACTTTACAGGATACAATGGTATTTGGCTAGTTAACAATGTTGCATATTACGCACCTTCAAAGCCAGAAACACCTTTCACTGGTGAAGCAGTTTCACTAAGATCTTATCCATACGAATTTACTTTTGCAGGTACAGCATTTGATACCGGATCTGATGAGCTACACTTGTTTGAGATTGTAGGATCGACTCCGGACTACTCAAGAGGTTCGTCAATATTATGGAGTGTTTCTAAAGATTTTGGGCTGACAACAACCGGAAGAAAAACTATTTTCAGCGATGAATCAAATCCAAAAATACTGTCAGCTGCATTTGGTTTGATGAACAGCAACAGAATCGGGGGAGTTATAACTACCGGAACTGACGGTACTGGTGGGCCGGATCCAAGAAAGCAATGGTTTGTTTACAGTGATAACTGGGGCAGCACTTGGGCTAGAATACAATTGGGGACTGGAACTGGTAATCAACCAATATTTACAAAAAAACATCGCGTATGCGGACAGTTGATTCCGGGATTTAGTGGAAACGCATCTGATTGGATGGTTGCATCATATGATGATGGCGTCGGGGCTGCTGTATTACGAACACAGGACAACGGTGTTACTTGGAATGAAGAGTTATTGAATGGGAGTCAAGGTTTGCCGTTAAACGCTGTTCCAGTAGAACCAAGTATAGTCCAAATACCCGGATATGGTTGGATGATGTTTACTCGCGTGGGTGGGTCAGCATCCCCGTATCCAATGTACGTGTCGAAGTCAACTAACGGAGCGATAGGCACTTGGACCTCATGGCAGAGTACCAAAGTTCCATTAGGAGAAAATCCAGTTCATTCATTATATTATGGTGGAAAATTACATTTATTGATAACCGATCGAGACAGGTTTGTTGGCAGCTTACCGGATAATCATTTATTTTGCATTTCAGTTAATGCTGATGACGTGTGGTTAAATGCTACGTCCCTTGACAGACGACCAAGAACAACCGTGGCAGTTTTGCCCGCGTCGGCTATGGGATATTGTCATTCTATACAATTAAAACAGAATGAAAATGATACCGTAGCACCGTATATACATTTCTTAAAAGCCGGTAGCGGACCGGCGGACAGCCGTGGATCAAACTCACAACTAATATGCATAAGTCAGGGAATAAAATTAGTAAAACCTGCCCAAAACCAATGTGTGCAAATACTAGACAATCCTGGTTTTAGGGAAAATTCAAGAGGAACTAGCTTTAGCACTTCTGGAACAACAAATATAAACATTTCTGACAGATGGGTACTTCAACCGTCTGGTATGTCTATTACTGCAACTATCTCAAATATAACTGAAACAAAGCGTGGCATATACACGCAATGGTCCAAAGAACTATTACTGAATGGCAGTTCTTCTAACGATTTTACAGGCATAACACAAACTTGGGTTGGCGCTGATGCCCGAAGAGTAGCATCATTGATAGACCGAAACGTCATGACATACCGAGTATACGGATCCGGCGAACCGCCAACAAACGGTATTACTTTTGGTTTTACGGTAAATGGAGTTACTGTTCCGGTTAGTGCAAGTGCAACAACGGTTCCGTCATTTGCTCGCGGATATTGGATGATTGAAACCACTGCGGCATTGGGCTCTCTCGGACCAGACGGCGGATCTCCGATCGATATAAATGACGTCACTAGCCTTATTTTTACTTTAACTACCGGAACTCAACAAAGCATTTGGTCCAATACAAAAATTCATGGAGTAACTGCGTGGGCTGGCCAAAATCCTCCAGAGGATAAAACAATAGTGGATGCTCGCAAATACAACAACTATCTATTAAAATGGTCCGGAGCAAACACTAGAGTGGGCACCGGTGTTGTGAGAACTAACAATACATTCCGAGTTTTAATACCCAGTGATATATTCCTGGTCCCCAGTGAAGTAACTCTCGGGTTAGAGATATCTGATGTCAACGACTTTTCTATAGAAATAGACAGTGATGGGGCATCTATACCTGCAAGGATTCCGATAACAGATTTGCAACTCTTGGCACCCAACAACGATGACGGAAACTTTATACTCAACGTTACTACTGCGCCCGATGCACTGTTGGGTAAATCCTGCGGACATTTAGAAATATCTAACTCAAATGGCTGGCTTGTCGTCGGCAACGGTTACTGATAAATATATTGATTGGAGAATAAAATGGCAGTAACTCTTATTAATTTGGGTAACTATGCAAACGATGGAACCGGCGACGATCTTAGAACTGCATTTGAAAAAATAAACGCAAACTTTTCATTTTTAGAACTTGAGAAAGTTTCTGTGTTCGGCAATACTGTAGCACCCGGTGCTACAGTATTTAAAGACAGCGTAGAGAATACTATTAATTTTAGAAGCATTGTCCCGGGTAATACCAACATAACCATAGAGCAAACTGCTGATACAATTAGGATATCAGCAAGCGATGCTCCGGGTACGTTTATTAATGGCAACACCGGATCCCTAGTTCTTGTGCCAGGGTCAACTTATTCACTGATTGGTGGCGAAGGGATCACCGTCGACGCCAATCCATTAACTAACAGAATAACTGTTACTGGAGGGTTGGTAAATGAAACAAATCCAACCCTTTCTCAAACATTAAATGCAAATCAAAATGACATAATAAATGTTCTAAGTATAAACGGAGTGCCGTGGGATCAGACAGTGTCAAGGTTGTTTGATTTAGACTTAGGCCCCATTGCTGTTAATATTCAAAATATTATTGATCTTATAATAAATCAATTTGACATTAACATGGGCACAATACTTGAACCCAACAACGTTCTTATAGACTTGGGCGATACTGGGTCGTTTATTTAAGGATTTGTGATGGCAGACTTATGGACCGTAAAAAACGATACTGTGTTGGCTAACATAGAAGAACGTGTAAAACAACGTATCAATCTTCCGTTGTCTAATAACAACGCAACGACAACACTGATATCCGGTAAGTTACCTTCAGGATTGCGCTTAGAAAACAATCGCATCGTTGGTACAGCGTTAGAAGTTCCAAATGTAAAAAAGTTTAGATTTGTGATACGAGCAAAACTCGGGACAACTGTTGCAGATAGAACTTTTTCTATAATTGTAAACGGCGAAGACGCCCCGGTGTGGATGACACCGGAGGGGCTGCTTCCAGTAGGTGATAACAATCAATTTTTCATACTTGATAGTTCACCTATAGATTTTCAACTTTCAGTTTCAGACACAGATCTCTCGGCAAATGAAAAAATTACTTTTTATATGGGACGCGATAGCGGAGAATTGCCACCGGGAATAACGCTCACGTCAGACGGGCGTCTTGTTGGAATTGTAGATCCACTATTGTCTTTAGACACAGACGCTGGTGATGGTGGTTATGACACAAGTCCTTTTAGCAAATACCCGCTTGACTTTGGTGTAAACAAAAGTGTGCAGGGTATAGACAGTTTCTTTTATGACTTTACAGTATATGATTTTGGGGTGTCCGCAGTTACTCCGCGAAAGTTAAATCGTTATTATCAATTTATAGTAACTGCGACCGACGGCGTAACTGAAGTAAAAAGAACTTTTAAAATATACTTAGTAGGTGACGATTACCTAAAAGCCGACAACACAATCATGAAGGTGGGAAATGGTATTTTTACTTCTGATGCTACAAATATCAGAAGACCCGTGTGGATTACTCCATCAAACTTAGGAGTAAGACGTGCTAACAATTACGCCACTGTATTTTTAGATATAATAAATCCACCCACACTATCCGGTATAGTATTTTATAGAGTAAGTGACGTTAACGACGACGGGTCCCCGAGCGAAGTGCCGCCGGGGCTAGTGTTAGATAACCAAACAGGCGAACTTTTTGGAAAAATTCCCTATCAGCCAGCAATATCTAGAGAATATAAATTTACAATAACTGCTTCACGTTATTTTAGTGATCTTGATAGAGCATTTATTTCCGGAAATTTTTATGAAGATACGCTGGTTGGCGGTCGTAGTGTAAAAATATACAAGTTACCGGAAGGCGTTGATGACGGATTAGAAGACCTGTACTCATTGGTGGGCCGTTCAATATCTATTGAACAACGGCTGTACACTGTGGAGAATGTAATAAAAGGTAATCCGTTATATGACGAAATAATACTAACGTCAAATCTCTTACCAAAAAGAAATGTAGACAGTTTGGTGTTAGAAAGAAGTGCAACAAACCAAAATTACTTCTTTGTTGAACCCATATCTGACTATTCTAAAAATTCATATGTTGGTAGAACTATAAGACCGGCTGGAGTAGAACCATTCCAGATAGAAAATGTGTATCCTTATATAGAATGGGAAATTGCCCCAGTAAGTGGATCATCATATGTTACAATGCCCGGATATCCCGGACAAAACTTAAAAACAGTTTTGGAAAATGTATTAAAAACTTCACAGTATGCGGCATATGCAGAAGTAACCTATAACTCAAATAATACAAATCAAGCCACTCTTATAAAAATATTGATACCGTCAACTGCGGCAAATCGTTCACTAAGCAATATACAAAGTTTGTTTGTTTCTAACAACTCAACATCGGTAGTTGTAAACACTCTTGCAACACCCGATCGAGTTAAACTGGTTGACGGCGATGTTATGTCTGGAAATGTTCTTCAAACATATCGCCTTGCCGTATTAAAGGGAAACAGTTTTAGTGAAGAAATAAATGTTGCACAACTAGAGACTGCTGAGTCGTCAAAAACGTTTACGCTCACAGTATTGGGTGAAATAGAATCTACAGTAAAGTGGTTAACTGCATCAAATTTGGGATCGATCATAGCAAATCGCCCGAGTACACTTAACATAAAAGCCGAAACAACTTTGGTAGATTCAACGTTAAAATACAATTTAATTTCCGGAAAACTGCCGCCAGGATTGCAATTGCTATCAAATGGTGAAATATCTGGAAAAGTTGTTCAATTTGGTTCAGCTGAAATACCTGGATTAGTTACTTTTGACAACGGTACCACCACATTTGACGGGGGGTCTGCCACATACGATCGCGTTTACAAATTTACAGCCATAGCAAGAGATAGATTTGGGTTCAGTGCAGTGACACGCGAATTTACTATAACAGTAAGCGATATAGACGACGTACAATATAGTAACATATACATGAAACCGTTGTTAAGTCAAGCTCAACGAACTGAATTTGAAACGTTTATCAATGATGTGTCGGTATTTGATCCCGCACTTATCTACCGACTAGGTGATCCAAATTTTGGGTTACAAAAAGAATTGCGCACACTTGTATTTGCTGGGATTGAAACAAAAACTTTGGATGAATTCCATGCAGCAATCGCAAAAAATCATAAAAGAAAGCGGTTCAATCTCGGGGATATAAAGACTGCGGTTGCCAAGGTACCGGGTTCAAACACCGTCGTCTATGAAGTTGTATACCTTGAATTAAAAGATCCCAAGATGACAGAGCGTGGAAAAACAAAATCCACGTTTAATGTTAAGAATGCTAATCTATTGACTATCGACAACAAGAGAAATATACCAAAATTTGAATTTATAAACATAAATGATAATACAATTACTGTTGATAGCAATGCCGTAAATGCTGGTCAAAACGCAATAACCAAGTTCTTTATGAGCAGTTTAGAACACATGCGAGATCGAATTTCAGAATCTGGAAAAATTGGACGTCAGTTTTTGCCATTGTGGATGAGAACACAACAAACCGATCAAAGTGAGCAAGTATTTTATGTGCCAGCAGTACCGTTGTGCTATACTTTACCAGGACAATCACAGACGATTTTAGAAAACATAATAAACAGCGGATTTGACTTTACCAAAATAGACTATGACATAGATCGATATATTGTCGATACTGTGACTTCAAATGTTGGCGAAAGATACATTATGTTCGCTAATTACAAATACAATGCATAATTAAAGGAAAAATAGTATGAGCAGTAATATCGTTTTTAATAGTATAGACGCAAACTACCCAGTTGCCGGGGTCGATAACGATACCCAAGGATTTAGAGACAACTTTAGAATAATCAAGACCGGTCTTGAAACAGCGAATACCGAAATAACCAGTTTGCAATCAAACACTGCTAAACTAAATGCCAGCAACAACTTTAACGGTAATGCTATAAATGAGGCAAGATTTATTGCATCTGGTGACACTGTAAACAATAAAAATATCCTTTCAGGTAATACTGAACTTCCATGGAGCCAGGGTGGATATTTTGCAGCAGTGCTTAACGGCAACCTAACGCTTACATTAAGTGATTGGCCAGTAACCAGCAAGGGCATTGCTGCAAAAATGTACGTACAAGTGAGTGCGCAAGGTGCAAACCGTACACTTACGTTTGCCGTTCCCGGTGTTGGTGTTATAAAGCGATCTGGATTTACTAACCCAGTAACTATCAATAATGATGGCTCTATTAGTATATTTGAGTTCGTGAGTATCGACGGCGGCGCGACGGTTCTTGGAAGACTGGTAGGAACTTATCAATAATGCATCCATTGCTCGGCAGTTTAAAAAATTTAACAGACTCTCAGATAGAAGACAAATTAAATCAATTAACACGCAATTACTGGATGACTGCTAATCCAGAATTGCGTGAACAGATAGTTATGATGATGGATTCATACAGAGATGAACTTCAAGAAAGAAGAATTGAAGCTCGTAAAAATAACTCAGACGATAACGGTCAATTTGACAATCTTATAAAAGTAAGCTAAAATACTTGTATGGATATAGACAAGTGCGGATTTTCAGTTTTTGACAGCAGTGACCTGATGCAATTAATGTATCAGGGACACTTTGACAAGATAACAGAACTATTAATATTGAAAAGTTCTGAAACTGAAAAGTTCAATCAGATTCTTTTTGAAAGAGAATCTGATAATCTAAATTTGTACACTGAGTCAGATCTTTCTGATTCTGAAATTCAATACATACACAAACAGTTACAGCAAGAATGGTTTATTCCTGAAGAGTATAAAAATATAAATCTCAGTGACCGTCTTCTCGAACAATGCAACACTGAAGAGGAAAAAGCAAGAGTAATAGACGAACTAGCAGAGTTCACTCGTCGTGATATGCTAATGCTTTTACGATTTATGATCTATCTTGTCGACTTTATGAAAGAAAACAATATAGTGTGGGGAGTAGGTCGAGGATCAAGTGTTGCAAGCTATGTGCTATATTTGATCGGTATTCACAGAGTTGATAGCATTAAATACAATTTAGACTTTAAAGAATTTATGCGATAATAAATATAACGCAAAGGAGATTAACATGCCAACAAAGCAACCTCAAAAAAAGATATATAAATCTGCAAACGGAAAAGTTGTAGACTTAGATCTTTTGATTACCAGAAATGAACTGGTTCCAGCAGTGGGCAATGCCCGTGTAAACGCACGTGGTGACGAGCTCGGCCCGGGCGGAAAAATCATTAGAAAAAAAGAAGATATTTTAAAAGATTACTATAATCAAAACAACATACTTGTTAACGAGCCCATACCTGCTCCAAAAGATCGCCCAGCCTCTCAACTAGAGCCCGATGCAAATTCTGGTTTAGATGAGGATGATTGGACCGAAGATGAAAACGGAGATTTTGTTAAAAAATAATGTATACGTATAAGTGTGTTATCAAAAAAATAATTGACGGCGACACTGTGGATGTGGACATCGATTTGGGCTTTGACGTCTGGTTAAGAAACCAGCGACTTAGAATTTATAATATAGATACTCCGGAATCTCGTACTTCAGATCCCGTAGAAAAAATTTTTGGTCTAGCAGCAAAATCAAGAGTCGAGAGTTTACTACTGATCGGCGAGCAATATATTATCACAACACATATATCAGGTACTAAAACAGATTTAAAAGAAAAATTTGGTAGGATACTTGCAGATTTCAAGTTACCAGAAAACCAAAAAACACTTTCTGAAATTTTAATATCAGAAGGCTTTGCAGTCAAGTACAATGGCGAAAGCAAAGAAGATCTAAGGCAACTACACGAAAAGAATAGAACTAGGTTAATAAACGAGGGTAAAGTTAAAATATGACAAGTTATATTGAAGGCAATTTGACACCAATACGCGACCGTGTTATAGTAAGTGACATGTATTTTGGAGAACAAAAGACTGCTGCTGGATTAATTATAACCAACGACGATGGAAACGTCCGTGGGATATATCCACGTTGGGGTCGTGTGTATGCAAAAGGTCCGGAAAACACAGACCCATATCAGGTAGGTGACTGGATTCTTATCGAACACGGAAGATGGACCCGTGCTTTTAAAATGAAAACCGATACTGAAACCGTAGAAGTTAGAATGGTTGAAAATTCCAGCATACTAATGTATAGCGACACGAAACCAGAAGGTGTGCTTATCGGACGCAGCAGTGTTGCTGACTTCCAGGCAGACACTGTAACTCCAGAATCTTTTGCAAGAGGGTAAAACTTGACACAAATAGACTTAAACAGATATCGCGATTTTGTGAAAGAAGTCACTAGCGATTCATCAAATGACCTAGAAGTTCTAATAAACAGACTTCGTGAACTAAACCAAACAGTAAATATTTCACTGCTGATGACCGGCGGCATCGGCTTAGCCAGTGAAGGCGGTGAATTTGACGAGATTATCAAGAAGTGTGTATTCCAAGGAAAACCGCTTAATGAAGAAACCATCTTCCATATGAAACGTGAACTTGGTGACATTGCTTGGTATTGGGTTAACGCTTGTCGCGCAATCGGCGTTGATCCGAATGAAGTGATTGCCGAAAATGTTCGCAAGCTCGAGGCCCGTTATCCGGGCGGACAGTTTGACGTTTATTACAGTGAAAATCGCAAGGAGGGTGACTTATGAATACTCGTGTACTAACCGGAGCAATCTATGACGATGCGCTCCGAACCTTTATGCTTGCCCTATACAACTATACTGCTGTCGGTCTGGCAGTCAGTGGGGCAATCGCATACTTTACTTATGCCAGCGGATTGATGGCAAGTATGGGGCCACTTATGTGGTTATTTGTGTTTGCACCGTTGGGTCTAATATTACTATACAGCTTTGCTGGTCGAAACTGGAGTTTTGAAACCACAAGGTTATTTTACTTTGCGTTTACGGCACTAATGGGAGTCAGTTTAAGTACTATCTTCGCCATATACACAGCCACTAGTATTGCACAGGTGTTTTTCATCACGGCTGCAACCTTCGCTAGTGCTAGCCTATACGGATACACTACCAAAAAGGACCTCAGTGGATGGGGTAGTTTCTTGCTGATTGGTTTGATAGGCATAGTGATTGCCAGTATTGTGAACATATTCTTGGCTTCTACGGCACTGCAATTTGCAGTTAGTGTTGTTGGTGTCTTGATCTTTACAGGGCTAACAGCCTATGACACACAACATGCAAAGAGTGTGTTTGTCAGCGGCCAATTGGATTCTGAACAAACTGCCAAGTTTGCAATCGAAATGGCTCTTAACCTGTATCTTAACTTCATTAATCTGTTCCAAATGTTGTTAAGCCTTCTAGGGAACAGAGAATAAGGAAAATTATGGATCCAATTATAGGACAACTTATAGAAACAGCGTTTAACTGGGAAATGCAAGGTTGGGCAATTTGCGACGGGCGCTTGCTGCCAATTAATCAATTTGCTGCACTTTATTCGTTACTGGGGAACCGGTACGGTGGAGATCCGAGATCAAACTTTGCTATCCCAGATTTCCGCCCACGTGACGAAAACGGGCACCCACTTCCCTGGGATCCTAACAAGCCAGTAAAACAGATTGCGCTTGTTGGAATGTACCCGATGCGTCCTTAAAAAAACTTTGACTCCTTGTTGATTTGTGTTATTATAAAACAAATTAGCAAGGAGTTTTCTTTTGGCAACACACGTAATGATCGACTTGGAAACACTGGATACCAAGCCAAGCGCATCGGTACTCACATTGGGTGCAGTAAAATTTGATCCGTTTACATTTAACGATCCGCACAGCGAATTATACATAAAATTAGATCTTGACGAACAAGATCGGTTAGGGCGTTCAGTTAGCGACAGCACTATTGAATGGTGGGGTCAGCAAGATCCCAAAATACAAGAAGACGCTTTTAGCGAAGACGGAAGGGAATCAATAACTTCAACTCTCGCACAAATAAACCGTTATGTGGTCGGCGCGGATGTTATCTGGGCGCAAGGTTATGGATTCGATATAACCATATTAGAAGACATTTACCGCCAAACTAAAACGCCATTTCCCTGGGACTTTTGGAGAATACGCGATAGCCGCACACTGATTTCACTTCTTCCTGAAGACCCACGCAAAAGCATGCAGTCCGATTTACACAATGCACTTGCTGACGCATATTATCAAGCAAAAGCTGTACAAATAGCTTATAACCAGCTGGGTATTAAGAAGTGAAGTTTGATGGTCAAATATTTGTAGGCAACTCACAGCAGTCGGTAAAGTTTTATCGGCGTACAATTATGGGAGTCATCGAGCAGGGAAGAGAAAAGAACACTATTCGTAGATTCCTCAAATCTGTGCAAAATGGGCACATGGCCTGGGACGAACCCTCTCAAAAACTGTTTTACCGTGATAAGGAAGGAAAATTATACAAACTAAATTTTGAACAGGTGAACGAATATGATTACGAATAAACTACACGAACTAATGGCTATCAGTGCAGAAGAATGTGGTGAACTCACTCAAGCCTGTATAAAAGTTTCTAGAAAATTTGATAAAGTCGAAGACGTGACTGGTGAGCGTCGTGAAAAACTTATTGAAGAAGCCGGAGACGTTGCATGTATGATAGAGCTCATGGTCGAATGGGGCTTGTTTACTGAAGATGAGATCCACCAAAGAATAGCTTTAAAAAGGGAAAAACTTAAAAAGTGGAGTAGTTTGGACATAAAATGAGTGAAGTTGATAGTATTTTTGCACTTTTTGAATCCTGCAAGTGCGAAGCAAAATATACCATTGAACGTCATGGTGCTGGATATGCGCTGTATCATGGCCGATGCGGTCACCGGCACGGATATAATTTAGCCAATATGGTTGAACCGGCATGGAACTTTGACCCAAAGCACATCGAAATGCTTATTAACTTGGGCGCAGCAGAATACGCTAAAAAATTCGAGAAGGGAGACCAAAAAGAATGAGTTTGATAAAATACGCAGAACAAGAGCTGGATATTATTGGTCTTGGAAAAAATGACCCCACCGGTGAAAGCATGGACTATCACATGCGAGAGCATATTATGCAAATGGTTCGTGCTTTTAGCGACGAGGGTCACAGTGGGTTTAGTGCAAACTATGCGTTGAACATCTTAAAACGAGTGCTATCCTTTAAGCCGTTAACGCCATTAACAGGCGACGATTCAGAATGGAACCATGTTTATGACGACGACGAAGGGTTCCCGGTATACCAAAATCGACGAGCTAGCGATGTGTTTAAAGATCGCAACGGAGCATATTGGGGCAGTGGGCGGGTATTCTGGGAATGGTATTCAAGCGATGATATAGACGACGGGAAACCGTTTAAATCTTACTATACATCAAAAAACAGTCGAGTACCTATAGAAAGTTTTCCGTGGACTATGCCAGATGAGCCAGAATACATCGAAGATAAGGGCTAACTTGTTTGAGAGACTTTGAAGACCTGTTATCCAGCAGCTATTTTACTTTTAAAGAAGACAGAACCATCACTCTTTGTAGTAGGTGTGGGGGGACTGGTTTTTACACAACTGAAGAGCTCGTAGATTATCACCGAGGTGACTACGAGACCACTAGGCACTCGTGTGAGCACTGCAAGGGTGATGGTAGGATGGTATCAATCAAACGATACATCGACGTACGGTTACGGGAAGATTCTAAAACTGTACCATTTGTGGATTTTACAGAAAATCCACATGACTCGTATTACAAGTCGGTAAGAGTTCGTTTGGATAAATCAAACGGTTACCTAAATCATAAGTATCCTGAATTAAAAGAGCACTCATACGAACGTTACGACAAGCTTGTGGAACAGTATGAATTACTTGAAAATATGAAAAAAACACAGACAAAGGATTAATAATGCGTGAACTTTGGACAGAAAAATATAGGCCAAAAACTGTTGACGGGTACGTCTTTAGAGACGACGTTCAGCGAAATCAGATTGCACAGTGGATTAAAGAAAAAAGTATTCCACATTTACTATTCAGCGGAAACGCGGGTGTCGGAAAAACCACACTTGCAAAGCTGCTGTTTAACGAACTTGACATAAATCCTTTGGATATCCTAGAAATAAACGCAAGCCGTACAAACGGTGTTGAAGAAGTCCGGGATCGCATAGTTACTTTTGTAAGAATGATACCGTTCGGTGAATTCAAAGTAGTACTATTAGACGAAGCCGATTATCTGTCACCCAACGCCCAAGCAGCACTGCGTGGTGTGATGGAGGAATATCACAGCACTGCGAGATTTGTGCTTACTTGCAACTATCCAAACCGCATAATTCCAGCCATCCATAGTCGCTGTCAAGGGTTTCATATTTCCAAAGTAGATCAAACTGAATTTACTGCCCGGGTTGCTGAGATATTGATAAGCGAAAATGTAACTTTTGACTTAGACGTTTTGGATACCTATGTTAAAGCCACCTATCCAGACTTGAGAAAGTGCATTAACATGGTTCAAATGAACACTCAAGACGGCAATCTCATAGCTGCAAACGAAAGTGATGGCGGTGAGGATGATTGGAAAATATCAATGGTTGACCTGTTCAAAGCCGGAAAAATTTCCGAAGCAAGAAAGCTGCTGTGCGGTCGAGTTCGAAATGAAGAAATGGAAGAAATATATCGTTGGTTATACGACAATATAGAAATATTCGGTGATGAAAAGAAACAAGATAACGCAATTTTGATTATAAAACAAGGTCTTGTTGACCACGCATTGGTTGTTGATCCAGAAATAAATTTGGCAGCCACTCTTATCAAACTTGCAAATATGTAAGGTTACAAATGATCAGAGCCATACTCGCACATGATGCATATTGGGGCATAGGAAAAAACGGTGAACTTCCTTGGCCAAAAAATTCCGCAGATCTAGAGTGGTTTAAAAAGACCACTCTAGGAACCGCAGTGGTTATGGGCCGTGGTACTTGGGACGGCGGTATGCCCAAACCCTTGCCGAAGAGACGTAATATAGTAATTACAAATCGACCAATTCCCGGAGTAGAGTGCTATACTCTCCCCGAGTTTAGGTCGATGTATACTCTAATTGAACAGCCGATTTTTATTATAGGCGGTGCCGGATTGATTGAAAGTTGTTTAGACATGATAGGGGAATTATGGTTAAACAACGTGGGCGGTGTGTACGAATGCGATACATTCTTACCAAAACAAAAAATAACCGAATTATTTGAACCGTCAAGCACTCAGTCTACAGACTTTGGGCTAATTACCAAATGGACTAAAAGAAAAAAATGAAACAATATATGGATGCACTAGAACACATCTTAACTCATGGTAACGATCGTGACGACCGAACCGGTGTAGGAACACGCGGCGTTTTTGGTTATCAAATGAGATTTGATTTGCGAGATACATTTCCGGCTGTTACTACCAAAAAGCTTGCCTGGCGGTCTGTTGTAAGTGAATTGCTGTGGTTTTTAGAAGGTAGCACTGACGAACGCCGTCTTGCAGAAATACATTACGGGAAGCCTAGAGAAGAATTGGTGGGTAAAACTACCATTTGGACTGCAAATGCAGACAGACAGGGCCGGGATCTTGGTTACAAAAATACAGACACTGTTAAAGACCTCGGACCGGTATATGGTCATCAATGGAGAAGCTGGGATGCAAAGATTGGTTACGTTGACCAAATAGCCCAGGTGCTCGAAGGGCTACATTATGATCCATATGGCAGACGCCACATTGTAAGTGCCTGGAATGCTGATCAAGTTCCGGTTATGGCATTGCCACCGTGTCACACTCTTTTCCAATTCCATGTACAAGGTGATGAACTAAGTTGCCAATTGTATCAGAGAAGTGCAGATATGTTCTTGGGTGTGCCATTTAACATTGCATCTTATTCATTGCTCACGCATATGTTTGCGCAGATGCTAAACTTAAAAGTTGGAGATTTTGTTTGGACTGGCGGAGATTGCCACATTTATCAGAATCATTTTGATGCCGTAAAACTGCAACTAACTAGAACTCCGGACCGTGGCCCCACACTCGTGATGCCGGAATTTAAAACTTTAGATGAGTTAACCCAAACAAAGCCCGAAGACTATCGTTTAGAAAACTACAACCCACAAGAAACTATTAAAGCAGATATGGCAGTATGATGGGAGCAAATTACGGGTACCAACCGCAGCCACATTCAACAGAAAGTAAAAAATATGCATGGTTCCCCACTAAAACCACCAGTGGAAAATGGCTATGGTTTCGGGATTATTGGCGGGTATCTATTAGAAATTCTGGACCTTTTGGTATAGTCCGGTATGACAATAAAATAATGAATGAAAAAGAATACGTTGTTTATATGATGAAGACTCCAAAATTAAATCCCAGACCCCCAGTGGCCAAATCAGGGATATATTATTACGGAAAATTTTGATGTTTTTGGTATCAATTACAGACCTCACTGTTAAAGAACAAATGAAGCTGGGGGCGCCTACGGTAAAGCGGGATTTTCAAAAAGGTTGGGAAATGAGCCTTTACATGCAGAACGTTCTTTCAAAGTGCAAAAAACTCAATAACGACTCAACCGTATATTGGCACACAAATCACTTGCAAGTTCTGCTTTGGTTTAGTGACGAAAAATATTCAACTATGTTGGAGTTAATGTAATTAAGGGGGCTTGCGCCCCCTTAATTATTCGTCTCCGTATACTTGGAGGACTTCTTTTACAGCTTCGTGACGTTCGATATCGCGTTGGCTGAAGTTTACAACATCAATCCTGTTAGCTTCAAAGTCACGTAAATGGCTTACGAAGTCAATCAAACCGTTGTCTTTAAGACGGTCTGCTTGAGCAAGGTCGCCGGTTACAACCATTTTTGAACCGGTACCGATTCTTGTAAGTAGCATCTTCATCTGGTTGGGTGTCGCGTTTTGCATTTCGTCTGCGATAATAAACGCATCCTTAAATGTTCGTCCACGCATGTAAGCTAATGGAGAAATTTCAATAACGCCTTCCTGGATCATTCCCTCAATTTCGTTTGCGTAAAAGTATTCTCTAAACACATCGAAAATAGGTCTTGTCCAAGGAGCCATCTTTTGTTCCAGTGTCCCGGGTAAAAATCCGAGATCTTCGTCAGCACTTACTGCTGGACGTGTAACAACGATGCGGTCAATTTGCCCCTCTAGAAACAATTTTACTCCCACCTGGCAGGCTAGCATAGTCTTACCGGTTCCCGCTGGACCAATCCCAAAGACAATGTCTTTACCCGGATCCAACAGTTTTAGGATATAAGTTTCTTGACTTCTATTACGAGGTAAAATGTTAACATCTCGACTCTTTTTTGGAAGATAACTATTGATTTTTACAACATTAGTGTTACTAGTGTTGTTATTGGTTAATGGCCGTCTGGCTTTCTTAGCACCCATTAAGTCCTCCTAAGGTATCTAATCAGGGTTTAGCATCTTTGCAGAGCCAATCCCTGCACTATTATTTACCTCCGGTCCCCTAAGTTAAAGCACGTATATTGGATTTATGATAAATAAGATATACTAGCAATGGAGATAACATGATAAATATTGTTTGGAAAATTGAAAAACTCGAATGCATAAGAGTTTTCGAAACCAAAACCAATGTAGTTTACCGGATTTATTACTCGCTTACTGCAACATTAGATCAGTATAGTGCGAGTTACCAGTCAACGAGAGAATTGGGGTTTGACCCAACTGCAGAAAATTTTATAGAATATGAAAATTTAACTGAAGATATTGTTCTTGGATGGTTATTTTCGTCGTTGGGCGCAGAACAAAAACTTGAGCTTGAAGCTGTAGTATCAGACAAAGTTTCAGCGCAGGCTACTGCACCCATAGAAGTAAGAGATCTTCCGTGGAAAAATGACAACGTCGACCCTGTTGAAGTTGTCGCTCCACCACCACCTGAACCAGCCACAAACGAGGCTGTAACAGAACTAGGGCCCGTGTTTCCAGAATTAGTATTAGATCCGCCACCACAAGATCCTGCCCCGTCAACCGAAGAAAATATTTAATAAGGTGCCCCAATGAGTAATCTCGATGTCTTAGACGTTTTAAAAAATATAGAAAACATGTATGAAAACAATACAGCATTTAATGTATTGAAAGATTTTGAACGTGTATTAGACGAACTCGATCTTTATGTTTATAAAAATTGGATGGAAGGCGAGTTGGCTGCTGGCCCGGACATTGACAGACACTGGATAAGTTGCAAGTTTTTCTGGAAAGAAGACAAGATGCCAGACCCCATGGGCGGCAAACGGTTAACAGATTATGATTGCAAAGTAACTTATGAAAAAACATACTTTATAAAACCTAAAAAAATAGAATCAAAGGATGATTTTAGACCAGGTACAAAAAAAGGAAAATTGGAAGCTGAACCAATTTGGGTTGTTGAAATAAAAATGCCAAAAAATCTCATAGCTGATTTTTATGACAGTGAGATTGAAGATTTAGAGCTAAAATCCGAAGATACTCCAGGAGTTGATCAAGAAATGCCAGTTGAAGCACAGGCAGCTGAACCAGCACCACAACCCGAGATTGCCCCGGAACAGGGAGGAATTCCACAATGAGTTTACGTCCGGGAGATCTTGAGTCGTTAATCAATGGTGTTTTTGAAATCGACGCATACAAAAGCAAAATGGGCGACGACAAGGATGTAGTGGTCATGAGCTTTTCAATACAAGGAAAAGCGCCCGCAGAAGACCTAGTTAGCTTCGTAGAAAAAGGCTATAAATTCGTTCTTGATGCCGACATGGCCGCAGTGAACGACGACAGTTCTGATCACCGCGTTTATATTGAATTAGACCGTGATTCTAATGTTGTAGACAACATACTAAACATCATGGACGGAATCGGGAAACTATCAAATATAAATCCTTTCAAGTTCCGCTATTATAAAAATTTCAAGAGCTATGTTCTTGATAGAGAAAATTTAGATAAGATGGTTCCAAAGTCTGCAGATGAGTATGCATCTTCAGTCAACGAGTCAAGTATTAACAATTTTAAAACCTTTTTTGATAAAAGCGCATTAGAAACTATTAATTTAAAAGGCGATACACTTACTGTAAAAAAAGCATGGGCCGATCCTGTTCAATTTGAAATTGTAAATTTTGGTCCATATGCGGAAATTCAGACAGCTATTACTGAAAATATAAACATAAATGACTACGGTGAAGTTATATTTTTAACAAAATATTTTGGTGATTACAACATCACAAAATACGGCAAAGAGTTAGTTTTCGAAAATAAAAATCATTTACTTGTACTAAAAAGAATATAAGAAGTGGTTTAAATACATAGCAGGCGGAAAATGCTATGGAAAACGAAACATACAACGACACAGAAGCTGGAGACAGTGAAAAAGAAAAGTTAAAGGCTATGGTGCCTATACTTTCTAACACCAACCGCAATTTTATTAATACAACATGGAGACCTATGATGGCATGGGTCTACATGTTGGTAATACTATTTGACTTTATTGTATTTCCAATATTTTGGTCTAGCTTACAAGTATACCAAGGAACTCTCATAACCATCGCCTGGGATCCTATAACATTAAAAAGTGGTGGATTTTTTCACTTGGCAATGGGCGCAGTGTTAGGTATTACGGCATATGGTCGTACTAGAGAAAAACTTGAAAGTAAAGATTATTCAATATAAATCACGTAACTAAACTGCCGCAGATATATACTGCATGAACCATTATGATACACTGGGCGTACCAAAAAACGCTACCCAAGAAGAAATCAAACGAGCATACAAAAAGCTAGTCATGCAACATCACCCGGACCGTGGCGGTGACCATACGAAGTTTACCGAAATAACTGCTGCATATGATGTGTTAGGGGATCCTGCAAAAAGACAAGAATACGATAATCCACCGGTTGAAAACAACTTTCAATTTAGATCCGGTGACTTTGATGTTAATGATATCCAAGACATTTTTAATCAAATGTTTGGGAGAAACATGCATCGTGTGATTAAAAAAAACAAGGATGTTCGTATTTCAGTAAATCTTACATTAGAAGATGTTGCCGTGGGGAAAGAAATAGTAGCCAGTTATCATTTGCCAAGTTCGAGATTGGAAACAGCCACAGTTAAAATTCCGCCAGGAGTACGAGATGGCGAGACTGTTAAGGTTGTTGGTCTTGGTGATGATAGTATAAAAAACTTTAATCGTGGCGATTTATTAATATTGATTAGAGTATTACCGCACCCTAAGTTTTCTAGAGACAACAACAATATTTCTTTAAAATGCAATGTGGATGTTTTTGATTTAATGTGCGGCACAGAGTTGATTATAGAGGACTTGACAGGCCGCGCTGCTCGCGTTAATATTAAAGCAGGGACACAGCCTGGCACAACCTTGAGTATAAGTGGCCATGGTTTGCCAGATGTGAGGTCTGGGGTAGTTGGTAATTTGTATGTTCACTTAAAAGGAACACTACGGCCAGTTAACGATCAAGAGATTATAGAAAAAATAAAAGAGTTAAGAGATGCAATTAATAATAGCCCCCGATAAAATTTTAGAAACCCCAGTAGTTAAATTTGATTACGACAAATACGATGCTCCGACCGTTTCATTACAAATGGCCACCGTCATGAACAGCAACGGCGGCCTTGGCTTGTCAGCCAATCAAGTGGGTTTGGATGCTCAAATATTTGTGATGAAGCCGGTTATTAACAAACAAATAATGTCAATTAATGGAGCCGTAACCGTTATTAATCCGTCAATCAGCGCAATATCGGAAGAATTAGAGACTCAAGTAGAAGGTTGCCTGAGTTTTCCAAATATATACTTGCAGGTAACTCGACCTAAAAAGATTTTAGTTGAGTTTGACACTTTGACACCTGACGGGAAAAGTGTTATACACGTAGGGCAAACGTATGAAGACATAGACGCGAGGGTGTTTTTGCATGAATATGATCATCTAAGTGGTGTATTGTTTACAGACAGGGTATCTAGAATAAAACGACAGATGGCTCTGAAGAAGCTTGAAAAAAACAAAAGAAGGAAATAAAATGGTAGAACCCAGCAAAGAGTTACAACTTGTCTTTGATAAGGCAGTTAACGATGCTAAGAAACTCGAACACGAATACGTCACACTAGAGCACCTTCTCTATGCTATGCTCTGCGAAGTAAACTTCGAAGGCATGCTTAAGACTTACGGAGTCGATGTTGAACTCATCAAGAAAAATATTGAGAACTATCTCAAAACTAAACTTGATGACATCAAAACTGACATGCAAAAGTACAAGCCCAAAAAGACACAAACTGTCGAGCGGGTGTTGAATCGCGCATTTGCACAAATCCTGTTTAGTGGTAAGACCGTTATTGAGATTCCAGATGTATTTTTGAGCATGCTGAGTGAAAAGCGCAGTTATGCATGTTTTGCGCTGGAACAGGCCGGTGTCAATAAAGAAAACTTTGTTGACTACATCAATAGCGAATACAGTGCTGCCGGTGTTGAAGAGGAACAACCAGAAAACCTCGGAAATGCCAACAAAGCACTCAAGATGTTTACTGCTAACTTGAACGAAGACGTTAAGCGCGGTAAGATTGACCCGGTTATCGGGCGCGAAGAAGAAATCGAGCAACTTGCTTTAACGCTAGGTCGCCGAAACAAAAGCAACGCAATTCTTGTTGGTGATCCGGGTGTTGGTAAAACTGCTATCGCAGAAGGTCTTGCATATCGCATCGTTAACGGCGACGTTCCAGATTTCTTGAAAGAGTATAGTGTTTATACCCTGGATATTGGCAGCATGTTAGCTGGCAGCAAGTATCGTGGTGACTTTGAAGAACGCTTCAAATTGGTTCTGCAGGCACTTCGCAGCAAGGGCAAGACCATCATGTTTATTGATGAAGCCCATATGATCAGCGGTGCTGGCGCAGGCAGCAGCAATAGCGCAAATGACCTCGCAAACATGCTTAAGCCTGCACTGAGCAAGGGCAACATCAAAGTTATTGCAAGCACCACGTGGGACGAGTATCGCAAGCACTTTGAAAAGGACCGAGCATTGATGCGTCGTTTCCAAAGAGTAACCGTAGATGAGCCAACCGCAGAGACAACTGTGGAAATCCTCAAAGGACTGAGAAAGTATTATGAGGAGTATCACGATGTTGATATTACTGATTCGGCCATCGACGCTGCCGTCAAGCTGAGTGTAAAATATCAGACTGACAAAAAGCTGCCGGACAAAGCCATTGACTTAATCGACATCGCGTGTTCAAGATTCAAGGTACAGAATCAGACAGCAAACCGCATTGTTGATGTTGAAAACGTGCAAAATGAGCTTGCAAAAATGATCAAAGTTCCTGAAGCACAGATTAAGGAACAAGAAACTGAAAATCTTGTAAACCTTGAGCGCAACCTCAAAGGCAACGTATACGGGCAAGAAACTGCAATTGAGCAAATTGTTGACAAGATCCTGGTTGCACAAGCCGGTCTTAAAGCAGATAACCGCCCGGTTGGTAGCTTTGTGTTTATGGGCCCAACTGGCGTTGGTAAAACTGAACTTGCAAAACAACTTGCATCAAATCTCGGTGTTAAACTTGTACGGTTCGACATGAGTGAGTATCAAGAAAAGCACAGTATTAGTAAACTTATCGGTAGCCCTCCTGGCTATGTTGGGTTTGAAGATAACGCTGGCCAACTTATTACTCGCCTTCAGGAAAACCCCAATTGTGTACTACTGCTTGACGAGATTGAAAAGGCCCACCCTGATGTAAGCAGTGTCTTGTTGCAGATCATGGACAATGGCCGCATTACTGGCAGCAACGGTAAGGAAGCGGATGCAAGAAACTGTATCTTAATTCTTACTACCAACCTCGGTGCAGCAGACTCGGAAAAGAACGCGATTGGGTTTGGGGACTCTATGGAAAAACAATACAGCGATGCCGATCTCAAGAAGTTTTTCCCGCCAGAGTTTAGAAACCGTCTAGATGGCGTTGTTACTTTCGGTAGACTCGATAAGGTTACTATGCTCAAGATTGTTGGTAAATTCTTAAAGACTCTCAAGGATCAAATCGCTGACAAGAATATCACAATGTCTATAGACGATTCGGCTATGGATTACCTTGTAGAGCGTGGATTTGATCGTAAGATGGGTGCGAGACCTTTGCAAAGAGTTATCGACAACGAGATCAAGCGGCCGCTGTCTAGAGAGATACTGTTTGGTAAGTTGCGTCACGGTGGCGCAGTAAAAGTTACTGTTCAGGGAACAGAGCTTGTGTTAGTTAGTGAGTCAAACAATGTTGTCGAAAACGCTTAACTCAGAAAAGCTTTTCTATAGCCAATACTTGTACAAACTCCACATACGAACGCCACTGTCGCATGTAATGAGGTCACACCCCACCCGGGGTGTGACCGCCGGTGCTCTTAACAGTTTGAAATTAGTTATGGGCAATAACGACACTATAAAAGTAGGAAGGTTCAAAACTGCCTACCGATCTCAAATTGAGGACTGCGATAAAATAATCGAAAATCTCAAGGGAAAGCAATCTGAGTTTAAAGTGCGCTGTGAGATGTATAGTCTGATAATTTATACAAACAATCTAAGTTTACTAGATCAGATTGCAAAAGACACCAGTATTGATACCCCTTGTGTATTATGGGCGCCGGTACCGGGATCAGAAACATTCCTGTCTGGAAATATAAACACAATTGTTTCCAAAAAACCATCAGCATACGAATACAAAGTAACATTAAAGTACGGCTCGTCTGCTGTTCATAAAACTGCCCTAGCAACTTGGATCAAAAATAATCCAGACAAAGCAAAAGCTGGCTCAGTTGTTTTACGCAATTTAGAAAATGATTATTACGTTGGTGGTAATTATTTTTATATAAAAAACACCAGTTGCCTTTCAATTATAGAAATGATCATTGGAAGCGGAATTGGCAAAATTGAAAAAATTGTCTATATAAACGATATTGATAAATAGTAGTATGGCAAACAGTACTACTATTTTATCTTTGAAACCACACACGGGCACAGGTGCCCAGCAATTGACCGGAGGTCAATATCGTGGATCCGGCTATTACGGATCCACGAATCGCCTGTATTCATTACAAGTTAACATTGAAAACTTTGTTGGACAAGTGAGATTACAAGCGTCACTGGAATCTGCTCCTGGCGTTAACGACTGGTTCGATGTACCATTTAATCAAGAATATGAATACACTATGGACACCACTGGTTTGGTAACACGTTTTCAAAGAACTAGTTTAAATTTTGCCACTTCAACTACTGGAGTTTTTGGTTACAATTTTGCTGGAAATTATGTATGGCTGCGAGCTAAAATTGATAACTGGACTGCTGGAACCGTAAACAGTATTATTTTAATGAATTGAGGATTTGAGAATGGCAAAACAAACAATCAATGTAGGGTCAGGCGATCAATCCGGTGATGGTGAAAGCATACGTTCGGCATTTGTAAAAATCAATGAAAATTTTGATGAGGTTTACGATCTTTCAGAAACTGCGATTGATTTAGCTGAAAATTACAACACTGAAGTTAATACTAGAATAGACGAACTTCAAATACCAACAGACGTATCAGATTTGACTGATGCACAGGGACTGCTAGATACCGACTTGACCGGCTATGCTACTGTTGATCAGATACCAACAGACATATCAGACCTAACTGACAGTCAAGGATTATTAGAACCTGACTTGACCGGCTATGCTACTGTTGATCAGATACCAACAGACATATCAGACCTAACTGATACAGAGGGATTACTAAATCAGGGAGGCGGTGGCGCCGGGCCAGTTCAACCATATTTAGAGTTAACAAACAATCCTATTATCACTCTGCCCCCTACACTGGGAAATCCGGTTACTGTGACCGCAGAAGGGCAGGGATTTAATGCCCAATTTACTGTAATTATCGGTGAAGGCCCAACAATAGACTCTATTATCGTAACTTCGCCCGGTAACGGTTACGTTGCTGGTCAACGTTATAGAATCTGGAGTTATTACATTGGTGGACCAAACGATAACAGCAGCGTCGACTTTACTGTCGAGACTGTGGGTGAGCTCGGAGAGATATTAACCATAAGCAACGCTGCATTTGTTGGTGTTGCATCAAATACTCCAGGAACGTATACTAACGCAAGTATTCAATATAGACCCTACGTTTTTGATGAAATTGGTCCCGGATTGATTTTAACACGCGGAATTCAACAGGGAATTTATAACAGCGCATCTGAACCAGAATACGACAACAGCTCTTATGTTAGCCCATTGGGAACAACATGGAATTCAGATGGCTGGGCTGATTTAAGCGACATAAAAACCAGATCTTACAGCAACTGGCGGTCAGCCTTAAACAACCAAGTGGGCAATAACATAATCGGTTCTGAGCTTGTAATGCATGATACTATCAATGACAAATATTACAAGTTTGATTTTACCCAATGGGGCGGTAATAACGGTGGATATTCCTACACCCGAACTGAAATAACTGATCTTAATTATTTTCAAAAAACCGACTACGGTAACGAAGTTGATGTTATTGTAGAAGACGACGGCGCTGGCGCTGGCGTAGGGATTACCCGTGGTAATAACAACAGCATCTATAACCCGTACAGAGAGCAGGGATACAACGAAGAAACTAGCCCTGCAGGCACTCTGTGGAACATAGACGGGTACGACGATCTTTCCAACATTACGACAAGAACCTACTTGCCATTTTATGCTGCTTACAACGGTAACCTAGGAAACAGGGTTCCCGGTTCTAAATCTATTATGTATGTACCGGATACTGGAAAATACTATGCGGTAGAATGGACTAGTTGGACTCAGGGCGGTAACGGTGGCGGATTCAGTTACATTCGCAGAGAAATTGACATTACAAAAGTCAACGAGGGAGTTAAATTTTCGGATGGTACAGTACTCAAAACAGCTACCGGAATCGGAAGAGTAAAATCTACAGCCAGTGGTAACCGAAGAATTGAAGAGGTATCTGGTAATAAAACTATTTCAGTAACAGAAAGAATAACGCAACCGGTTGTACAAGGCGCTAGTTTTGATAGCAGATTTGATTATTACATCTATTTGATATGGGATCAAGATTTATATAACTTGTATGATGGTCCAACAAATTTTGAACTTGAAATAAGTTTGGATGACATCACCTGGTACCCAGCCAGAGTGGTAGGGTCCAGCACCAATAACTGGTTACAAATATATCTCGTGGGAGATCGTTCGGTTACGATTAATACAAACGATCCTATTTATTATAGAGTAAGCACCGGAGCAGAACCGGTAGTATGGTGGAATAAAGCTGACCTACCGGGTGGGGCTGCTGATTTTAGAGGAGCAGTCATAGACTACCATGCGTATTCTGGAGAGGCAACATGGATTGGAACCATACACATTGTAGACGACAGTGGTGAAGAACATATAAGTCACACCGAAGTAAGCAGTGGTAGCACTGACGCAGAAAATGACGATTTGTGGTTAGTTCAAAACGAAGGCACTATCAGTTATCGTAGGATTGACGGGGAAGCAAAAACTCTCAAAGTTCACTGGACTGCTAAAGTTTTCTACGGTTCAGAGTTCTGGGATTAATAGGAGTTAAATATGACCACCATAAGAAGAATTAACGTAAGCCAAATAGACGGAAATGACGCTAATGCAAACGCTACAGACGAAGTAAGACCGTTTGGAGAAGTTGGGTTTTTTATAGACACTAATGCTAATCCAAATAAGCTGGTTATGCTTATGTTTGATGGACTGAGGACTCATGTTAAAAGCAAAGTGTTAGGTCCGGGGATTTTATACGGAAGCAATGCTAACAGTGCTGATCAATCTGGTCTAGATACCATACGACTAGTTCCAGACTCCGAACTATACAACAATAATAATACAGATCAATACATAATAATAGAACCTACTTTCCCGAACCACATACATATTCGCGCAGGCGGTTCTCAAGATAACAGCATAGCCGATCTCTTCCTAGGTGGAGAAACAAGTCATTTTAGGGTTTTAAGCGGTTCAAACCCCCCGGTGAATATTGCAGCGAATGGGAATACCTGGCAGTTTTCTGCAGACGGGTCCATGTTGTTTCCAAACGGAGGATCGGTTCGTATCTCGCCTGCTCCGGTTACGAGTAAGGGTAGTGTTAACGATAAGGTTGGAACAATAGCATTTGACTCGTCATATTTTTATTATTGCACTGCGGATTATGTTGACGGTGTGGCTGACATATGGAAAAGAGTTGCTTGGTCTGGCGACACCTGGTAAATAACGAAAAGGCTTGACATGGAACATTTTGTAAGAGTTATATTTGAGAAAAAAGATACACTGACTGAGAATATAGACAGTTCTATATTTCCGGAAAGTCAACTATTTGAAACTGATCAAGGAGCCCAGTGTTTTTATATTCCGTTACCAAGAGCATTAAGCGAAACCGAAAGCGACGAGTATGCAAACAAACTAAGCACTTACCTTTTTGATAGCGGATTTAATGACTTTGATATTGAATTTAGTACAGACATGGATGAAGATATCGAAGAAGAAACATACGAGGGTGACGACTTTTTTGCCGAATACGGTGTAATGTGGTTTAATGAAGATGAAACTCTCGACGAGGCAGAATACCAAGGTCGCTCAGTCCCGTTAGGTAAACCCATGCGTGGCGACGTAAAAAAATTCAAAGTGTATGTGCGGAAACCCGGTGGCAATGTTGTAAAGGTTAACTTTGGTGATCCAAACATGAGAATTAAAAAGTCCAACCCGGCGAGACGCCGGAGTTTTAGAGCAAGACACAATTGCGATAATCCGGGACCACGCCATAAAGCCAGATTTTGGAGTTGTAAGAAATGGTAAAAATAAACGAGTTTTTCGGTAATACTCGCGAAGACGAACCGGTGTTGAATTACGACCCTGGCCAAGATTTAGTTATATTCATGCAAAACGACCGTATGTTTTATCGCAAGCACTTGTATCCAGCATTGTTGTCTCTTCAAAATATGAAGAAGACAAACAGAGAAATAAACACCCAGTCACTACTTCCAATCGTGGATCATGGAATAAAAGTATATTGCAAAAAATTTAATATTCCACATGATCCTGAAAAAATATTTGACAAACATACTAAGATGCAAGTAATTAATGCACTACTCAACCCTGAGTCAAGTATGCCACCACTGGAGAACCCATGACCGTAAGACTTAAAAAAACAGCAGTATTTACGTTCGGGAGAATGAACCCTCCCACTACCGGGCATTTGCGACTTGTAGAATTTCTATGCAAGCAGCCCGGCGACCACTATGTTTTTTTAAGTCACAAAACACATCCAAGAACTGACCCGTTACCGTATAACATAAAAAAAGAATTTGCTGCTGAGTTTTTTAAGGGTGTAGTTGTGGGTGACGACCACGCATCAAACATTATTGACGTGTTAAAACTTTTGGAATCAAAAGGTTATACTGACATTGTGATGGTTGTGGGATCGGATCGTGTAGAATCTTTTGATATACTTTTAAAAAAATATAATAACCATGAATATAGCTTCGACACTATATCAGTAATCAGTGCTGGAGATCGTGATCCGGATGCCGCTGATGTTTCTGGCATGAGTGCAAGCACACAACGACATCTTGTTCGCATCGGCGATCGTGCGGGTTTTGCTCGCGGAGTACCAGACGATAAGTATACGGACAGGCTTTTTAATAAATTAAGTGAGTTTATACGATAATGGACGAACTTGATTACATTAAAAAACTAGCTGGCATTAACGAATTTAAAGGATATAGTCTATACGACGGTTCAAACATATCAGTTACTGGTATGGAAAAGAAACGTTTAGAAAAAGAAATGGGTCTAAAACCCGGTGATCCTGAATGGTTTAAGTTGTGGTTTAGCTTGCCTTACCTCAACGGACCAGTGCAATTTAGAGGTCGAACAAAATGAGATTAAGAGAATTAATAACAGAACGAACTGAAGGCAAGCTAACTAAACGTCAACAAATGCCTACTCGTGGTGTACACACATACAGCGATGCTGAACATATGAACAGCGACTACGTACAATACCGTCTTATGATGGCATTAGCGTGTGCTGATGGTACTAATCCTATTGATATTGATCGCAAAAGTTGGATCGGTAAGAGAAAATCGGCGCATCCATATTCAGAGTTAGAAGCAGAAATGCTAAAACATGCTTACAAGGCAGCCGGGGCAAGCCATACTGACTTAAACAAAGGCGATATGAAAAGCAAAGAACTTGATACTATAAACAAAACTAGCCCGGTTGCAAAACCAAAAAGAAATCGGTATGGTGTCTAATGAGGCTGGACGACCTTTCGGAATCTAAAAGTAGCAAAAGTGAGGCCGGCTATCAGGCTAAACCGCATGCTGGGCAAAAGTGCATTTATTGCACTATGTGGCGAGATCCTGATCGGTGTACCGCAGTTGCTGGTAAAATAAGTCCTGAAGGATGGTGCAAGTGGTGGCAGGGCGGCGCTCGTGGAAAGCACGGACGAATAAAAGAAATAAGAATGATTGCCGGGGTCCCGGACGACATTGATTTTACCCAGGACAGCCAAAACCAACAGTACTTAAAATCTCTAGAAAAAACTCCCTACACTGTGGGTGGATTCGCTGTTTATCACAGATTCTTAAATCAAGAACACACTTTTAACATAATTGATGATAAAAGCAAGCCAATAAGAATACTCGGAGATTTGACCATGTCTCCATACGAAAACGGATTTTACGAAAGTACAGTTCGTTTTAGTAAAGAACTACGTGGACGCGGCCTTGCATCACAGTTGTATTCAATAGCCATACTCAAATACAAAATTAAGGTCATAAGTGATAATCAACAAACCCCCGGTTCCAAAAAACTATGGTACGAGTTAGTAACAAAACATCCAAATATATACACCTATATCATAGACGAATACGAAGAGACCGTTCGACCGGCAACTGCCGAAAACTTCCACGAAGCATATTTGGGCGATGACGAAGAAATACGCATAGCTGCCACTGCAACTCGTATGAAAACCAATATGAACGAAGATGGTAGAATTGTTCGGGGCGTAAACACGACCGTTGATGTTGGGGTAGACCAAACACGAATCGAAGCGGCAAAATTTGGAAACCGTGTAACTCGTGACGGATTTCCGCCAGCATTAAGAAGTGACGGCAAGCGGCAGACCATAGAAGAACGCAGGGCAGATCCAGTTGATCTTGCAAAACGTACCGCCAAAATTTACGGTAAAGAAAAAAACTACGGGTACGATCGTAGTGGAACCGTTCCCGGTCAGTATGTTCCACTAAAGGGATTTAGCGATGACCTAGTTGACGAGATGGAATCGGCATTTTACGACGTAGTAAAACATCTACACACAGACCCAACAGACCGTTATCGTTCAGCAGCAACTAAAAAATTATTGAGCAATTCGGTCCCCCAAACAGTCGATATCCAAAAACTTACGCCAACACAACCGTTTGTGCGAATAGAAGACGAAGACACGTTGCGCGACAAAGTAAAAACTAACAAACGTATTCCCATAGTAAAATATAAAAATCGACTGTTTGTTCGTGACGGGCATCATGCGGTATTTGCCGCCAAATTGCGAGGCGAAACTACAATAGAAGCAGATGTTCTTGATTTGGATAAGTTTACAAAAGGGTTGCCGGAAAAATATACTGCACTTGAATGGGCTGCTATTCAAGGCGGGCATACACTTGACTCTGACCCACCAAAAAGGTTATTTGACTGGTTGAATAAATAATATAAAGATTGGGTCAGGTATGCGATTTAGTGAATTTTCAAACATAAACGAAAACAACAATCAATCCGGAAAAATCATAAGTCCTCCTGGAAATACTGTTGGACTTAATGTTTTTGAACTTTCTCCAGAAGAGCGAGAAAAGCTAAACGGAACAACAGTCTATCACCAAACCAAAAAAATGGCTGAAATTTTAAAATCAGGTGGATTACGCCCTAGGGCCGACGTTTCGGGAGAACGAGAATTTGCCTTATACGATTTAAGAGCTGGAAAAGACTGGCGTACTCCAAAAGGAATTTTTGTAAGCACATCGTCTGGAAATTGGTTTGGAGACGAAATTTCTTTTAAAATATTACCACAAGACAAGATTTACAGGGCATACAGTGAAAATGGGCATTTGCTTATAGCAAACCCTGTGTCTGCTGACAGATTTATAAATTCAGAATTAATAAATCAAAAAAATGAAAACTTCAAAGACGGGCGGAACCCGGGAAGACGAGGATTATCCAAACGGATGGGAGTAAACACCAAGGCCAGCGTGAGTAGTTTACGAAAAACTGCTAAAAATAGCTCAGGCGAAAAACAACGTATGGCACACTGGCTTGCAAACATGAAAAGCGGTCGCAATAAAAAATCAAATGAAGAATACGCAACTGGCGTCAAAGGCCAGGCACGGGGCGGCGGGCCTATGCCAAAAGCAAAGCCCGGTCGAACTCGGCATCCTTTGCATGGCAAACTGGTTGGGGGGACATAATGAAATTTTTGGAATTTAGAACAATATTGAGACTTGATGAGAACCAAGCGCAATATAAGCAAATGCTTGAACCCATGGTTAACAATGACATCATAGATGCTGGGCGCGCTGACAGTGTAGTTCGAAAACTGCGCAATACGCTAAAACGTCAAGACAGAATTGTTTGGTATCTGCGTTGGTTCAGAATTAGTGAAACACATAAAAAAGTATCAGCTATACTGGCCGATCCAAAGTTTGAATCTAGAACAGCAGAACTTAAACAGCTTTTCCGGCGTATTACCAAAGTAGACTACGACGAAACTCGCACAGCTGATGTCAGCTATTTTAGTTTGCGCTGGCAAAATCCCGATGCACTAGAGCATCTAACATATTCGTTGAGCATACCTTTATTGGATCAACTGACTTGGGACGCTAACATGCTGCCGCGTCAGATGACGGACAAACTAAAAAGTTTAGAGGCAGAGCACAATGCTAAACAAAAACAATGGGTTAATCCAAAAGAAAATGATAAAATCATACTAAAATATGGGAAATATGCATGGGTCATGCTTGCCCGCGGAGCATGCAGTGACGAAGCAGATGCCATGGGGCACTGCGGCAACGTCCCTAGTGAAAAAGCCGGTGATCGAATACTTAGTTTTAGAACTATTGAAGGTGAAAAACAAAAACCTCACCTAACTTTCATTTTAGATAAAAATGGGAAGCTAGGAGAGATGAAAGGTCGTGCTAATGAAAAGCCTGCTGCTAAATATCATCCGTATATAGTAGACTTATTACTGCAAGATTTCATAACGGGAATAAAAGGTGGTGGATATGAGGCACATAAAAACTTTGATTTGTTAGATTTAAGTGATGAAGCGGTATCGGATCTTATAGCAAAAAAACCCAGTTTTATGCCCAAGCTCGACCTCAAGGATCCCACTAGACACCCGGTTCCTTATGATCTTCAGCATAAATTAATAAAAAGAAATCCAAAATGGACATTGAAAATAACAAACCTACTCCCCGAATATAAGGATTTGCGGAGAAAGTTTGCATATGCCGTAGTTACTGAACCAGGTCTAACTGATTTGACACATAACCAATACCTTAGCAAAGATGAATACGACCGAGCAGTGGATGCTTTTTATGATGATGCTTTTAGTGTAGATTTTTTTTAAAGGGACAAACAGTATTAAAAATGAAAATACGTGAAATTTTAGAATCTGCAACAGCAGGCGGAACCGGAGCCGGGTCAATAGCATCAGCACCGATGCCGGCAGTTAAGCGCAAAATAGGTAAAAGTAAGAACGGATTGCCGCGGGCTCAACAAGCAACGAATCCAGACGGAACCGTTAAAAACGCACTTGATATGACAACAAATATATTCGGTGGACCCATAAAACGATAAATATTTAAAATACTTTTGGAGATACCTATGACTAAGAAAAACAAATTATCCGAAGGACTATCAGAGCTTGCTGGAAGTGCCGACTGGGATCACGAAGTGCAGATGGCACGTGCCGACTTGTATCATCTTGCAGACAACGCCATAAAACTTCATGCACTGCTAAAAGGCATAAGCGAAGAAAAGGGTCTTGAAGGGTGGCAACAGGCAAAAATAACCAAAGCTGCTGAATACATTGACAGTGTTTACAAAAGTTTAAGTTATGATCAAATGACCACTGCCACTGTTATGCCGGAAAACCGCAAACCAAAGGCTGCAATGAGTGAGTCAGAAGAACTTGAATACAAGGCACTTCTTGAAAAAGCAAAGTCAAAAGCACAACAAAAGTTCATGGGTATGGTTTATGCTGCCAAAAAAGGCGAAGAGCCGGCAAGTCCAGAAGTTGCTAAAGTAGCCAAAGGCATGAGCAAGAAAGCAGCGCATGATTATGCTGCAACCAAACACAAGGGCAAACCAGAACACGTAAAAGAGGCTCCGGGGTTTGGAAAAGACGACGATGAGAGAATGACCGGCGGGCGACGCGCCGTGAGCCCACTACAAGCTAAAGCGTGGTCAGACGATGCTGCTGATAAAAATGCACAAGCTATTGAACGTATGCCAGAGTTTTTTAATGCAGATCATCTTAGAAGAGTCAAAAAAGCTGCCGCTTTTATTGATAAAACGTTGGGTGGAAAAGCTGTTTACATCAACCACCGTGTCAGAGATCAGGTAACAAAACAACCAGTTACAGCTATAAAAGTGACATATCCATCATGGCCTAAACAAATGGCTATGAGCTCATCAGTCAAAGAGCGAGAGTTTTATGAACCACTACGAGAACTTGGAATGATTCGTAAAGACAATATAAAAAACAAAGCAGGCAATAACGAACCCGGGATGATATTTTATTTCCAATGAGCCTTAGCGCCGAGGAGATTGCTTGGAAAAACATAGACCCAGATCATATCTGGGTCTTAGACAAACTGATACTATCAAGAAAATCCGGATACATTTGCGGTCCAACTGGGCTAGATGTTCCTAAACCTGATTTTTATATTGTGCGCCCGTGTGTGAACCTAATGGGGCTTGGATTGGGGGCACAAAAACTTTGGTTAGACGATAACACTGATCATTTACCGTTGGGATTTTTTTGGTGTGAATGGTTTGACGGAAGACACCTAAGTGTGGATTACAGAAACGGGGAACAAATATTGTGTGTTGAAGGATTTAAACCAGACAACACTTTTACGCGATGGAAATCATGGAAAAAAACGGATGATGTTGTCGCATTTCCTGATATCTTAAAATCATTCAAAGAAAAATACGAATATATAAATTGCGAGTTCATTGGTGGCCGCCTCATAGAAGTTCATTTTAGAAAAAATGAAGACTTTGACGGTGGCATCAGTGAGTTTATTCCAGTGTGGGAGGGCGAAATCGTCAACCCACCACCGGGATACAGCTACCGTGAATACCCGGACGTTCATGGTAGAATTGGTGCGTACGTCAAGTAAATATTGACTTTTGTCCGTTATCTAGTATACTCTACATATAAAGGAGTTTTTAATGAGTAGCAGAACTTATGGGCCTGAAGAAAAGGCAAAACTTGATCGTCTTGTTCGCGAAGCAGTCAGCGTTCTTCAAGAAGTCGAAGATTTGCAAGGTGGATTAAAAGAAACTGTTAAAGCAGTTGCCGAAGAATTAAACATTAAAACCAGCTTAATAAACAAAGCAATTAAAATTGCTAAAAATAAAGACTGGGATAGAGTCACTGACGACTTTGAAGATCTCGAATCACTTGTTGCAGCAATTGGTGTAGCAAAGGATGAGTAATCAAGAAATAGTGCATAAGGACATTTTAGGAAATGTCATAAAGGTTGGGGACTCAGTGGTTTACCCCAACCATAATGCCCTAAAAATAGCCACAGTAAAAAAGCTAAATCCCAAAATGGTAAACGTTGTAGGGGTTGGCCGCTCATGGGTTGATCGTAAATATCCCAGTGATCTTCTTGTCGTAGATGATCCAAAAATTACATTGTATTTAATGAAGAACGCAAAATGAAAAAACCATATCAGTGGTTGGCGTGGATTAGCACGGCCAGCCTTCTTGCCGCTGCGGCACTTGCAGCATTTAACATATATCCGCTTTACGTATTTGCTTTTATTCTCAGCAATACCCTCTGGACTATTGTTGGTTTCTTATGGAAAGAAAATAGTCTTATTGTTATGAACAGCGGTTTAACTGCGATATATATTATAGGACTGTTGTTTTAGTGTTGTTCACTTACGAACATATAGATGGTAGGTTGGCCAGAAAGCAACCAAGGAGATCGATGAAAAATAAAAGAGAATTACTTGATTGTAACGAACCTGTTGAACGATGTGAAGAATGTCCTGCTCCGGATGGGTGCGTTTGGGAATGTGTAATGCACAGATTCATTCATGAAGATGTAGCAAAAATCAGAGGGGAGAAGGACGAAGATGCCGTACATTGATGCATTTTTTGATAGGGATGCTGACGTTATAAATGTTGTAGAGCGCAAAGACGGAAAGCGCATGTATCAACAATATCCCACAAAATATACTTTTTATTATGAAGACCAGCGTGGAAAGTTTCGCAGCGTCTATGGAGATCCGCTTTCCAGGATCGTTTGTAAAAATACCAAAGAGTATCGTAAAGAACTTGCCATAAACAAGAACAAGCGGTTGTTCGAAAGTGATATAAATCCTATATTTCAATGTTTAAGTGAAAACTACATCAACCAAGATGCACCAAAGTTGCATATTGCGTTCTTTGACATTGAAACTGACTTTGACCCAAACCGGGGATTTGCTCCAACAAACGATCCATTTATGCCAATCACTGCTATCACTGTGCATTTACAATGGATGGACAGTTTGGTAACTTTGGCGATCCCACCCAAATCGCTATCCGTTGCCGATGCTCGTGAATTAGTTAAAGATTTCAGCAATACTTTTATATTCGAGTCTGAAATTGAAATGCTTGAAGAGTTTTTCAACTTAATTGAGGATGCAGACATTCTCAGTGGTTGGAACAGCGAAGGCTACGATATTCCCTACATGGTAAACCGTGTAGCAAGAGTTATGAGCAAAAGCGATACTCGCAGATTTTGTTTATGGAATCAGTTTCCAAAGAAACGTGAGTATGAAAAATTTGGTAAGACTGCCGAAACTTACGATTTAGTAGGCCGCATACATTTAGACAGTCTTGAACTTTACAGAAAGTATACTTACGAAGAACGACACAGTTATCGACTGGACGCAATCGGTGAATATGAACTAAACGAACGTAAAACGCAATATGAAGGCACACTGGATCAACTCTACAACAATGATTTTAGAACATTCATTGAGTATAACCGACAGGACGTTGCACTACTTGACAAACTAGATAAAAAACTGCGGTTTATTGATCTGGCTAACGAGATCGCTCATGATAACACTGTGTTAATACAGACAACCATGGGCGCTGTGGCTGTTACTGAACAGGCAATCATTAACGAAGCACATCGACGTGGAATGCAAGTCCAGAATCGTGGAAACTTTGAGGAAGACACTCAAGCAGCCGGCGCATATGTTGCGAATCCAAAAAAAGGCTTCCATCGTTGGATTGGCTCAATGGACTTGAACAGCCTGTATCCATCGGTTATTCGTGCATTAAACATGGCACCAGAAAGTATAATCGGTCAAGTTAGGCCAACAGCCACTGACAAATATATTGAAGATCAGATGACTCTAAAGAAAAAGAGTTTCAGTGCTGCATGGGAAGGATTGTTTGGTACCCTAGAATATGCTGCAATTATGGATGAGCGAGTCGATTTCGACGTAACTGTTGACTGGGTTAACGGTAATAGCGAAGTAATGAGCGCAGCACAGGCATTTAAACTTATATTTGACAGTAACAAGCCTTGGATGATCAGTGCAAACGGCACTATTTTTACGACTGAGTTTGAGGCTGTTATACCCGGATTGCTTGCAAGATGGTACAAAGAGCGTAAAGAGCTTCAAGCTATGAAGAAAAAAGCTGTTGAAGCTGGAGTACAATCTGAAATAGAGTTTTGGGATAAACGACAGCTGGTTAAAAAGATCAACCTTAACAGTCTTTATGGTGCTATTCTTAACCCAGGTTGTAGATTTTTTGATAAGCGCATCGGACAAAGTACAACCCTTACTGGTCGTGGAATTGCCAAGCACATGGCTGCAAAAGTTAATGAAATTGCAACTGGAGAATACAATCATATTGGAAAAACTATCATATACGGTGATACAGACTCTGTGTATTTTAGCATGTACCCGGTATTGAAAGATGACATTGAAAAGAACTTGGTTCCGTGGACCAAGGAAACAGTTGTTGAACTATACGACCAAATAGCTGATGAAGTAAACCGCAGTTTCTCCGATTTCATGGGCCAGGCTTTCCATTGTCCAAAGAGCAGAGCAGAAGTTATTGCTGCTGGTCGAGAAATAGTCGGTGAAAGTGGACTTTTTATTACCAAGAAGCGTTATGCTGTGTTAGTATATGACGAAGAGGGTAAGAGAAAAGACGTGGACGGCAAACCTGGAAAAGTAAAGGCAATGGGATTGGACCTAAAGCGTTCGGATACTCCGGTATTCATGCAAGAATACTTAATGGAAGTGTTACTTATGGTTCTAAAAGGCCGCCCCGAAGCTGAAATACTTGCATCAGTTAAAGAATTCAGGAATGAATTTAAGAGCCGTCCTGGCTACGAAAAAGGTTCTCCAAAACGTGCAAACAACATTCAGCATTACGAACGTGAAGAAAAGAAAAAAGGCAGTAAAGCAGTTTTACCCGGACACGTTCGGGCAAGTATTAACTGGAATACATTAAAACGAATGAACGGCGACAAATACAGCATTGAAATCGTTGATGGAATGAAGGTTATTGTTTGTAAATTAAAAAATAACCCGATGGGATTTACAAGTGTTGCATATCCGACTGACGAACTTAGACTTCCTGACTGGTTTAAGGAATTGCCTTTTGATGATGCTGCAATGGAAGAAACAATCATTGACAATAAGCTAGACAACCTTATTGGCGTTCTGGAATATGACTTAGAAAGCACAAAACAAAATGAAACCTTTACCAGTTTGTTCAGGATCGTCTAAAATGAGAGTGGGATTTACTGCCTCTGCATTTGATTTGTTGCATGCTGGACATGTTCAAATGCTACGCGAAGCAAAAGAACAGTGTGATTACTTGATTTGCGGATTGCAACTAGATCCTAGCTTGGACCGGAGGAATAAAAACTCTCCGGTCCAGAGTATTGTTGAAAGATATACACAGCTCAAGGGCGTAAAGTATGTTGACGAAATAATACCTTATGCATCTGAACGTGATCTTGAAGACATTTTAAATTTGTATAGAATTGATGTGAGAATACTCGGTGAAGAGTACAGAGAAAAAGAGTTTACCGGGCGTGATATATGCAAAAAACGTGGAATTGACTTATATTTTAACAAACGGGATCATCGTTTTAGCAGCAGTGACCTCAGAAAGCGTGTAGTGGAAAGTGAGATTGACAATGACGCAGCAAACAAAAACAACAAATAATTTTTTATTTGACGTAGACGGCACACTTACCCCCAGCAGGGGAAAAATAGATGCAAATTTTGAAGAATGGTTCCTTGATTTTTGTAGAAGAAATAGAGTATACCTGGTAACCGGAAGCGACTATAATAAAACTATTGAACAGTTGGGTATCGATCTATGCCTAAGTGTTGAACGTGTATATAATTGTTCTGGTAATGAAGTCTGGACCAAAGGGCATCGCATATTCCAAAACGATTGGCGCATGGGAATAGAAGTTGAACGCTGGTTACTTGAGCATCTCAAGGCTAGTAAATTTCCACTTAGGACCGGTACCCACATAGAAATAAGAACCGGAACTGTTAATTTTAGCATCGTGGGCAGGGGTGCAACTCTAGGTGAACGACTAATGTATCGTAAGTGGGACATTGAAACTGGTGAGCGAGCACAAATTGCTCAAGAGTTTAATCTTCGTTTTCCAGAATTGCATGCTCAAATAGGTGGTGAAACAGGGCTAGACATATTCCCAAGAGGTTGTGATAAGAGCCAAGTACTGAATGACTTTAAAAAAGAATCTAAAATATTCTTTTTTGGTGATCGCACCGAGCCCGGTGGTAACGACCATTCCATCGCATCAGCAGTAGAAAAGCTGCAAAACGGTCGTACTTTTAGTGTTAAGGACTGGCGGGATACTTTTGAAACACTACAATACCTTGTGGAAGCAAAAATAGCGGAATAATCAATGTATGTAATTGCTGGTTATGGCTTTGTTGGCCAGGCGTTTTTTGAATCGCTAAAAGATCATTATAATCTTTTTATTGTTGATCCAAAATACAACGTTAATAATATATCCGATTTACACCACATCGATGGTGTAATTTGTTGTGTATCAACTCCGCCGTCTTCGGATGGCAGTTGCGATATCAGTAACGTGATCGATGTCATAAACGACACCCCTGCTTCAGTTCCGATATTAATAAAAAGCACGATTGATCTTGAAGGATTACAAACAATACGTGACCAATTCCCCGATCATTCGATAACGTTCTCTCCAGAATTTTTAAGAGCAGAGAGCGCAGTGGAAGATATGCAAAATCTAAAATACACTATACTGTCTAATGGGCCTATGTGCGATTTTTGGAAGGATTTTTTCATACGAGTATATCCTGATTTAATCTTTTATGAATACAGCATAGAAAATTGTATTGCTATCAAATATTTTGAAAACTCTTTTCTTGCAACCAAGTTAAGTTTTTTTAACGAAATGTTTGATTTTTGTAATGCATCTGGATTAGACTTCTATGCTGTGCGCGACGGTTTGATAAAAGATCCAAGAATTGGTGACAGCCACACTTTTGTTCATCCAGAGCTTGGTTTTCGTGGTTGGGGTGGATATTGCTTCCCCAAAGATACTGCTGCTCTTCTAAATATGGCAGAGAAAAAAGGTGTCGATCTAAATACACTTAGAGCGGCTGTCGATTATAACAAAACGATACGAAAATAACTTATTACTTGACTTTTCGCAACTTTAATTTACTATAAGAATATAACGGAGATTTATATATGCTTTCTATTTTAACTGATATCGTCACACATGCTCAGCCTGTGGGCGTTTTAAACATGCTGAGATTAACTCACGAAACCGACGGTGTTTCTATTGACAGTGTTTCTGAAGACCTGTCTCTTATCTTGCTTGCAAAAACACACGAGACTGTTCCTGACTTTACCGGAGTTTTTGGTATTGCAGATCTCGGCAAACTGGCTTATTTGGTTAAGAATAACGAATACCGCGAAGACGCTAAGATCACTATTAAGAGTGAAGAGCGTAACGGTGTGGTTGTTCCAGTTTATGCAAAGTTTGAAAACAAGGCTGGCGACTTTACCAACACTTATCGCTTTGTAAACAAGAACGTTCTTGACGAAAAGCTCAAGAAGGTTGAGTTCAAGGGTGCAAAGTGGAACTTGGAATTTACTCCCAGTCTTGCATCAATTAACAGGCTGAAGAACATGGCTGGCGCACACACTGGCGAAACTTTTTGCCAACTTAAAGTAAAAGACGGAAACTTGGTTTTTTACTTTGGTGATGCAACTAGCCACGCTGGTGAATTTGTCTTTGAACCCAATATCGAAGGCACCACAAACAACAATTTTTATTGGCCTATTTCGCACTTGCTTTCAATTCTCCAACTGGACGGCGACAAGCAGATGTATATAACTGACAGCGGTGCTATTAAAATTACTGTTGACTCACAATTGATTAAATACGATTTTATTATACCTGCTGCACAAAAGTAAGGAGAGTTGCATGAACGAGGACTTTGAAGATTTACTAAAGCTTTTTGATTATGCGTTGTCGTCCGATAATCCAGCAGTCAAAAAGGCACTTAAGAACCTTCTTCTTGTGGTTAGCATTGTCGAGCCACAAGAAGAAAAACCCAACAAAGGTCCTCTTCATGACCTTAAAAGAATGATAGATGATTTGAAAATGCAGGTGGCAGTGATGCGTAGTGAAATTGCCGTCATTCGTCAAACTCCGAATACATCATATCCGTCATACCCGACATCACCTAACACGTATCCGTCGTTCCCGGGTACCACGTATGCACCTTGGGTTGTGACAAGTACCACTGGCATATCTTCATCTTCAACAACTCCTATTTCTTCAAGTATTACTGAAGAAGATCTTAAAAAGTTGTTGAGCTCAAGGTTACAATCTTGGAATTATAAGGAGTCCATCGACAGCGATGACAAATGAAAACAATAACGAGCAGAGAGTAATGAATACTGACTTGACCACTGCTCAAAAAGACTATGCCGTATTTTTGCCGGCACTTAGTGGATTTTATGCAACGTATGTGGGCAAGCAGCGTCACGAACAATACGTAGATCCTGCAAGAATACCATCTAACTTTCCCAACGGTGTCGAAAGTCTAAATTATCTAAACCCCAAAGAGGGAATGTTTAATTACAAATGGAGCCTGTACTCAGCAGGTCATGCAAACCTGGACATCAACAAGTTTGATGCGAGAGAGGATATGATTCGCAACCGCGACCGTCAAAATAGTTGGCTACTGGGTGATAGTGGTGGCTATCAGATCGGTCAAGGTGTTTGGGAAGCTGACTGGAAGGATCCCAATTGTCCAAAAGCACACGCAAAACGCACACAGGTGTTGGAGTGGATGGACACTTATATGGATTACGGAATGACACTCGATACTCCGACCTGGATCCTTACACGTTCAACCAAGGGTAAAGAGAAAACTGGTATTACCACCTATCAGGAAGCCGTCTCAGCTACTATGTACAACAACGAAGACTGGATCCGTAGAAGAAACGGTAACTGTAAGTTTTTGACTGTTTTACAGGGTGAAAACCACGCTGACGCCGACAACTGGTACAACATCATGAAGCGTTATGCTGATCCCAAGATATATCCAAACAATCACTTTAATGGTTGGAGTATGGGTGGTCAACACACTTGTGATTTGCACCTTGCACTAAAGCGTCTGGTTATGATGCGCTTTGATGGTCTGCTAGAAAAGGGATACCAAGATGTTGTACACTTCCTGGGAACCAGTAGGCTTGAGTGGGCTGTTGCTTTTACTGACATTCAACGAGCTATTAGAAAATATCACAACGAAAATTTCCTTATAACTTTTGACTGTGCAAGTCCATTCCTTGCAACTGCAAACGGGCAGATTTATCTTCAAACAGAAACTCCACCGAATTCCAAGTGGTTGTATAGGATGCTTAAGGCTGTTGATGACAAAAAGTATGCCCTTGACAATCGTTTGTACAGAGACGCAGTTCTTCAAGACAACTATTTTAAAGTATTTGAAGACAGCCCCATAAGCGCCGGTCTCAAAGTAAGTGACATCTGTCATTACAAACCAGGTGTTAGAAAAACTGATGCTGAACTCGGTGGCGTACCGTTCGATCTCCGTAACCCAGAGCATTACAACGTGCTACCTGACTTTAACAAAATCGATAAGATTGGTAGAACAAGTTGGGATAGCTTCAGTTATGCAATACAAATGGGTCATAACATCTGGATGCACATTAACGCAGTTCAGGAAGCAAACAGACAATACGATAACGGAATTTATCCGAGCATGTTGTCTGGTAGCAAGTTTGATCAAAAGTTCTTTAAAGATATTGTTGAGGATATATTTGCTACATCAGATCGTGACCGAGCACTTGAGCTCATAGACGAGCACAATCGTTATTGGATGGGTATCCCAGGGAACGCTGCTCGTGGTAAAACTGGAATTAAAAGCATTAACGCTAGAACCAGCTTTAGTGCATTGTTTAACGTCATCGAACCTCCCAAGGTGGAAGAAGTGGAAACTGAAAGCCATTCAGAAGACTTTGATGACGACGAAATTGAAAACCTTGAGGCATTGGAAAATGAGCAATTACGCTGCGCAGATTGATAAAGACAGTACACATCTTGAAGAACTAATTCGTAAACACCGAGAATTAGATGAATATATCGAACGTGAGTACGGAAACCTTAATACTTCTCCGGAAGTATATAAGTTAAAAACTCAAAAACTTTGGCTCAAGGATGAAATTCATCGCATTATGAGCAAAATGGGTACGTCAAGCGAGTAATAGTTATGCATGGTGAACAACATCAAGAGCGTTACCATGCATATATTTTAAGAAAATTAAAAGAGTTAAGTATGATAAAGAGTTATATAACAGTAAGAACTGAATTTGAAGGCTTCCATCGTTACCCAAATGCAGGAGAAATTGATCCTAGAATTAAATTTCTAGAAGTTGATCACAGGCACATGTTTAAAGTAGAAGTAACTGCATCGGTTACACACCATGATCGAGAGTTAGAATTTTTCTTAGTAAAATGGGCTCTGCGTGATTTCATTAAAAACGGAAACATGGATCATAAAAGTTGTGAAATGATAGCAAATGAAATTTTAGAACAGCATCTTATTCCGCTTTACGGTGCGGATCGTGAATACACTATTGTGGTGTCAGAAGACGGCGAGTCTGATGGTATTATCAAGTATATTCCAGAATAAACTTGATCGTTATTTTAGTTGACAATTTAATAGCAATGTGTTAGCTTGTAAGGGTAACAAAGGTTACATTCAACATCTAACCTAAATGGGGAAATACAATGGCTATTACCAATCCTGTAGTGAAAAAGATTTTCGACGATCTCGATGCTTATCGAAACTTTTGCAGGTTTGAAGGTGACGGTAGAGTTTTTGATGAAAAGGCTCTTTACAACAACCGTGACTATAACTGGCAGGCTTACTTGAAATTCCAAAATAAGGCTGCTTACAAAGAACGAAACAAGCGCCACAACCACAAGCAGCACTAAAAACTTTTACTTGGAGGTTATATTCTTATAACCTCCAATTCTTCTTTAAGGAAAATTTATATGAACACAATTTGGGTAGTACCTATTGAACCGCTTTCTAATCGCTATACTGCAATATGGTATGAGGATATTCCAAAAATCCTCAACGAAGAAATTCAAAGACTTGGTAAAAACTTCCAAGTAAAAACTATCGATGGTGAAGCTGTTGCTGACCAGACTACAAAAGGTGCATTTTTAGATTTTGCACAAACAAATATTTACAAAGGTTCTCAAGCGGTTGCTATAAGCCGGCTGTTTTCTACCAACCAAGTAAAGGACGGTGACCGTTTCTTAATTACGGACGCATGGAACTTTGTAATCACCCCGATCATTTACATGAGCGAGTTGCTCGATATCGACGTCGAGATTCACGGCATTTGGGAAGCAGGTGCTCACGACCCAACTGACATTTTGGGTATGAAGGTTGGCAAGGAATGGAGTTTTAACCAGGAACGTGCGTGGTATTATGCTTGTAAACAAAATTACTTTGCAAGCCATTTCCATAAAGACATGTTCTTGCATAACCTGGGCATACCCGTGGAGCATTTTGATCGTGCTGTTAAATCAGCCCATCCGTCAATACACCTTGAAGAGAAGTGCCGTCCGTTCCAGAACAACACCGATCGCAAAAAACAGATCGTGTTTACCCATCGTCTAAATTCAGACAAGCAACCGGAAATTTTCCGTGATTTAGTTAACTATCTGCCCCAAGACTGGGAGTATGTGATCACTCAGGATCAGAAACTTTCCAAGGATGATTACTTCCGTATGCTGGGAGAATCAAAGATTGTGTTCAGTTGCTCGCTGCACGAAAACTTTGGCTATGGTCAACTTGAAGGCACCATGTGCGGTGCATTACCAGCAGTACCGGATCGTGCTTGTTATTCGGAAATTTACTTGGATTGTTTTAAGTATCCATCAGAATGGACTGAAAGTTTTGACTCCTATCTGAAACATCGGCAACAACTTGTTGACTATTTGACTGATCTCATGTATAATTATGACAATATTCGCGAAGCCGAGTATAAGGCTCAATGCGAGCACATTGTGAAAAACTATACTTACCCGACTGAAATGGTTAGAGAAATATTGAGGTAAAAATGAAGAAGTCAGCACTTATTACAGGAATAAACGGACAAGATGGCTCTTATCTAGCAGAACTTCTGCTAGATAAGGGTTACAGTGTCCACGGCATTATACGTCGCGGAGCACTTGAAAAGCGCCATCATCTTAAGAATATTCTTAATCATCCAAGATTAAACTTGCATAACGGAAGTTTAACTGATACTGCTGCGTTGTATCAAATTATTAAAATTGCGCAGCCAGATGAAGTTTACAACTTGGCTGCTCAGAGTCACGTTAAAGTATCCTTTGAAAATCCAGTTGAAACATGCGACATTAATGCACTTGGTACACTGAGAATTTTGGATATTTTACGTCAGTTGGACATGATTCCACACACCAAGTTCTATCAAGCTTCAACATCGGAACTGTACGGCAAGGTGCATGAAATTCCACAATCGGAAAAGACTCCGTTCCATCCGAGATCGCCATATGGTGTTGGCAAGTTGTTCGCATATTGGTCGGTTGAAAACTACAAAGAGTCATATGGACTGTTTGGTTGCAACGGTATCCTTTTCAATCACGAAAGCCCGCGTCGTGGGTTGGAGTTTGTGACTAGAAAGATTACATATCAATTGTCAGAAGTGTTCCGTGGAGAGCGTTCGCATGTTGAATTAGGTAACTTGAATGCACGTCGCGACTGGGGTCATGCGAAAGACTATGTTTATGGCATGTGGCAGATGTTGCAGCATAAAGAGCCTGATAACTATGTGCTTGCAACTGGTGAAACCCGCACAATCCGCGAGTTTGTGGAATCGGCTGTTCGTCACGTAAACAAAACCATTATCTGGGAAGGCAACGATGTTAACGAAGTTGGTCGAATTGATGGCAAAGTTGTTGTCAAGGTTAATCCGAATTTTTATCGTCCTGCAGAAGTTGACCTGTTAATTGGTGATCCCAAGAAGGCAGAAACTGTCTTAAAGTGGCATAGAAATTACTCGTTTGACGACTTGGTTAGCGAGATGATGGAAAATGACCTTCGTAAACATTCCTAAAAGTTCCATTACATCACCGGGCGTATCAGTCTACGAGATTGATACGTCTTATACAAGCACTGGATATGGAGATGCTTCCATAATCGTAAGTGGTGGCAAAGACCGCACTGTTAGCATTTCTGCTGCATTAACAGTAAATGGTAGAGATGTTATGAGAGAAATTGACGAAATGCGCGATGCTTTGATGTTGTTAAAGCGTGATGTGGATATGGAATCGAAATATCCACGTCTAAAGGAACTCAAAGATCAATATGAACAAGAGATGGAAAAGTATCGTACATTCGAGAGGCTGAAATGAGCGCTTTTATAGACAACGTGGGCTCATACGATGCCAACATAATGCTACACTTAAACAATCATACACCAAGGTATCAACCCAGTGACACTATCCCAAACGACGGAAATATACGCATTAATTATGGTAAGTTCGAGTATTGGGATGGGCGCACTGGATGCTGGATGCCATGCGGTGGTGCTGACATAACTGTTTCACTCGGGCCTAGACTTGATTACATTGTGGAATGGGCTGAGCGGAAGATGGATGAAGAGAAAAAATTAGCCGAAATGGTGGAAAAATACCCAACGTTAAAGGCGGCAAAAGAGAATTATGAACTTATAAAAGCGATGGTAAGCAATGGATAAAGTATATTACACTTGGCGAGACGTGGAAACCGCAGCAGATTGCATTATAATGAATTTGCTGAAGGACAAATGGCTACCTGACTGCGTAGTGGGAATAACACGTGGCGGATTGCCATTAGCTTTAATTTTAAGTCACCGTATCGGCATTCCGATGCACACTGTTAAGGTGCAACTGCGTGATGGCGAACCAAATGCTGATACTGAAACCAACTGCTGGCTCCCGGAAATGGCTGTCGGTTATGTTGACGAAGGCGAACGTGAGTATGTCAAAAGCCGCTGGGATATTAAAAAACGCAAAAAAATCCTTATCGTAGACGACATAAACGACAGTGGTAACACGTTTAATTGGATTAAGAAAGATTGGGAAGGCAGTTGTTTTCCTAACGAACAAGACATGTGGAACAGCGTATGGAAGGAAAACGTTCGTTTCGCTGTAATGACGCAAAACTGGGGCAGTTCTTTCGAGCCAGACTATTGGTGGCACGAAGTTGACAAGCGTGAAAAAGATCAATGGCTTGTCTATCCCTGGGAACAGGATTCATGGTTAAGAAAGGATGAAAAATGACTTGTGGATGTGGAAGATCACCGACTGGCAAATGTGTTGGTTGGCATGCATTAACTGAAGAACAATACTCTTTAAAGCTCAAAGAGTATAACGAGCGTAAGGAAAAACAGTAATGGACGAAATGCGAGAGATGATGCTGCAAGCTGTACGCAAGCATGCCAAGGCTCACGTCGAAAAGCATCGCGTTAACATCGAAGTGTATCTTCGTAATCCTGCAGGTATCGGTGAACACAGCGATATTATGGATGCTATTGAAAAAGAATTAGCCCACATGGCTGAATATGAGGATCATCTAGAAATCCTCAACAAGTACTTTAAAAGTTAATGCAGAGTAGTTGTGTGCAGTTGCACACAACTATTGCTTGATTTAACTATATCTGTGTGCTATATAACATACATACTTGACGAAAAGGAGAAATTGATGCAAGTTTTAAGATATGTACTCGGACTATTTTTTGTAATTTTTGGTATTACTAAGATTGTCCCGATTTTAGGTTTTGGTTATGGTTTTGCCGGAACCGTTGGTTTTGTTGGTACTGTGATGGGATATCCGTTTGCCACAGTGCTGGTGGCTGCGGCCGTTGCAGTTGAAATCCTACTAGGGTTGGCTTTGATTGTCCCGGTTCTGTCACAGACCCAGCAAGGTTATGTCGCCTACGCACTGCTTGCGTTTACACTATTGGCAACGGTGATGTTCCACGTTCCGCTGGTTGGTGGAGAACTTATTACACCGGAATTGACCAGTGTCCTTAAAAACCTAGTTGTTGCTGCCGCATTGTATGCTGTTGGTAAAGAACTCATACAAACTGCTTGACAAAAACCTAAATACGTGGTACAATACATTTAAAAGTGTATTGTACCTTTTCTTTTCTAAATAACAAGCTCGGAGACAACATGGACATTTCAAAAACAATCAAGGGACGAATAGAAGACGCTGGCGCAAGATTTTGGGCATCTGATAATATATCTGATTTCATCATGGATGGTGAAAAAGAACAACTCATTGACGAACTAACTGGCAAGTTTAATGAAGTATTAGACAGCCTGATTATAGATCGAGATAACGATCCCAACAGCCAAGATACCGGTCGTCGTTTGGCTAAAATGTACGTGAATGAGCTCATGCGCGGGCGCTATTATCCTAAACCGAATGCTACAGCATTCCCAAATCACACGAACGAGCCTTACACTGGCATGTTGGTTGTTCGTAGCGAATTAAAAAGTGTTTGCAGTCATCACCACCAGCCAGTTACAGGAGTTGCTTACATCGGTATTATCGCCGCTGATACCCTCATTGGGTTGAGCAAATACACTCGTATCGCACAATGGTGTGCGCGTCGCGGTACACTGCAAGAAGAACTGGCAATGGACATTGCCAGAGAAATTATGTCAGCAACTGGTAGTGAAAACGTGGGTGTTTACATCCAAGCACAACACGGCTGCTGCGAAAACCGCGGAATTATGGCGCACAGCAGTCTTACACAAACTACTGTGCTCAAAGGTCGCTTTATGAACGATGCTAGCACCAAAGAAGAGTTTTTCCATAATATTAAACTACAACAGGACTTTGCACCAAGATGAAATGGTTTGATAGATGGTTTGAGAAAAAGTGTCGTGAGGCATGGGAATACGCTGGAAGAAACGCAGTAAAAGTTGATTCCGGTGTATACCCGGCAACGCGCAGCGGTATTGATGCAGAAAGTGATTTGAGTTTTAGAATATATTCTGCAACCGGCGGCCATGTTATGGAATTCAGACGTTACGATAGAAGAGTTGACCAAACGCAAGTTCAATTGTATGTAATTCCTAAAGAAGACGACATTGGTGAACGTGTTGCGAGAATAGTAAATATGGAGATGTTAAAATGAAGTTGCGCTATAGTGAAGCGTTTTACAGCATTCAAGGTGAAGGCAAGTTTGTGGGTGTTCCCAGCTTGTTTTTAAGAACATTCGGGTGTAACTTCCGTTGTCAAAACTTTGGTTTACCTCGCGGATCAAACAAAAGTAGATATAATCCAGAAGTTAAGAAACTTATCGAAGATGGTGTTCCAGAAAAGGTAAATAGATTTGAAGACCTACCACTGGTTCATACTGGCTGTGATACTTATGCAAGCATCTATCCGGAATTTAAGCACTTGATGAAAGATCGCACAGTTGATGAAGTTGTGGAACATCTTCTAAGTTTAATACCTAACGGAAAATGGACCCAGGACAACGGGCAAGACATACATTTGATTATGACCGGTGGTGAGCCGTTGCTTGCATGGCAACGACTGTATGTAGAGCTTTTTGAACATCCTGGGATGCAGGATTTAAAGAATGTTACGTTTGAAACAAATACTACACAACATCTACACGAAGAGTTCCGAGATTATCTCAACAATCAAACAAGATTTAAGGTTACTTGGAGTTGCAGTCCGAAGCTTTCCGTATCGGGCGAGCGCTGGGAAGATGCTATCAATCCTGAAATTGCTCTTGAGTATAGTAGGATTAATAACTCAGACACTTATCTCAAGTTTGTGGTCGCAGATCAAATTGATGTGGACGAAGTTGAGCGTGCCGTCGCCGAATTCCGAGCCGCTGGTCTTGAGTGTCCAGTATATCTTATGCCGCTTGGAGGTAGGACTGAGGGATACGATCTCACAGTTCAACAAGTGGCGCGCCTCGCGATGGAAAAAGGATGGAGATTCACACCAAGACTCCATATAACACTATTTGGTAATGCATGGGGGACATAAAATGAGAAAGATTGCGCTAATAAAAAGAATAGTTCCAGAGTCATTTGAAGTAATGATTGAGCTGAGAGAAAAAATGGATGATGGTAGTGTGGTTTTGCATAACTCTAAACCACTAGAGCCAACTAAGTCTAAGTATACTCGAGAGCAACAGGATCTTATTGATCAATGCAATCATTTGCTTGCCGAAAAAGACATGCCTCCCCTTACAGAGGAAGAGTCGGATTACATGCTTGATCCGACAGGAATTAAAAAGCGTCTAGATGAAATAGAAGAAGAAATGAAGGATCCTGAAAATCTACAACGACTTGCAGGGTTTAAAGTTGAAAAAAGGATTATACCGGTATGAAGCAATGGCTTAAAAGAATTACTGGAGTTGCTGAATTAGAGCAGGCGGCTGTCGAGGCCGCCGCTCGCCGTGAACAAGAAGAGCAAGAGATTGCGCGATTACGCAAAGAACGGCTGGAAGCGGAAGAAGCTGCACGGCAGGCTACCGAGGAAGCCGAACTTGCGAGATTAAGTCCCAAAGAACGCGCCACCAAAAAAGGTGAACCGTATGTTGCAGTATTGGATACCCGAGTTAATCCAGATAATGTACGAAACGGATTCTTTGAACTAGACTGGAACGAGTTTTTTATTCAAGAACTTAAACTAAACGGTTACGGTGCTGACGGCGATGCTGAAGAAGAGATAGTTGATCGTTGGTTTAGAGAGATTGTATTTAATATGTTTGCTGAAGAAGGGCTTGACACTTCACGTGGCGCAGGTTATATTAATGTTGTACCTATCAGCAAAGGCAAATCTGAGGTTTCATGACATACGAACCCGTATCTAATTACAATGTAGATCTTTCAGTGTTGTATGAAGCATGGTTGGAAAACATAGCTTCCTTAAAACAAAAGTATCGTTCGTATGAACACTGGACATTGGATCAATACGGGTTTTGCGTGGAAGTAACCGCCAAGGGTGCTTTTTTTGAAATACACGATCGTAAGAAATTCTTACTACTTTTAATGGCAGCATGATGAACACATACATACTAATTGATACTATGAACACTTTTTTCCGAGCCCGCCATAGTGTGCGCGGCGATTTGGATACAAAAGTTGGCATGGCTCTCCACGTTACCCTCAACAGCATTAAAAAGGCATGGCGCGACTTTAAAGGCACTCATGTGGTTTTTATGCTTGAAGGACGTAGTTGGCGCAAGGACTTTTACAAACCTTATAAGGCAAATCGTGCTGAAACTCGGGCGGCGATGACTGTTAACGAAGTCGAAGAAGATAAGGTATTCTGGGAAGTTTATGACGAGTTTCTTTCTTTTATTAAAGATAAAACAAACTGCTCGGTATTGCAAGATCCGGTTCTTGAAGCTGACGATCTTATCGCTGGATGGATTCAAAACCATCCCAATGACAATCATGTGATAATTAGCACTGATGGCGACTTTGCACAATTGATTTCTCCAAATGTGAAACAATACAACGGAGTTGCCGGTGTTGTAACAACCCATGAGGGTTATTTTGACGATCGTGGAAAACCTGTTAAGGATAAAAAGACCGGAATAGTAAAGCCGGCTCCGGATCCTGAATGGTTGCTGTTCGAAAAATGCATGCGCGGTGATAGCGGTGACAACGTCTTTAGTGCATACCCGGGTGTCCGTGTTAAAGGAACTAAAAACAAGGTAGGCCTTACTGAAGCTTTTAACGACCGCAAAAACAAAGGATTTTATTGGAACAACCTTATGTTGCAGCGTTGGGTGGATCACAACGGTGACGAACATAGAGTAATGGACGATTATCAGCGTAACGTGATGCTGTGTGACTTAACTGCGCAGCCCGATCACATTAGACAACGACTTGACGAAGTAATACGCAACAACCCGGGAAAAGAAGTCCAGCAAGTTGGACTAAAACTTATGAAATTCTGCGCAAAGTGGAACCTAGTCAAAATTGGCGAACAGGTTGAAGGATACGCAGAGGCATTAAACGCGAGGTATATAAATGAGCATCAAAGCCAAACCAGTACTTGATGATAAATTTTGGATAATTGAAGACAACGGCATAAGAATTGGAACATTGGTTAAAGAAGACGACTCGTTTGTTCTTAATCAAAAAGGAAAAATAAGTTTATATGACAGTCGCTCACAATTGGTAACACAATTTGGTTCTGACTTTCTCATAGCAAAAATTACGCCGCCGGAAAGAAAAGAAGACGACCTCTTTGTAAACGGATACCCTACTAAAGTTATCCCTTACAATCAAATGTTTGATATAAAGAAAAAACTTCCGCTTTTTACAAAGAGTGAAAACAGCAAGAGTATCTATTGTGCCGGATATTACTTGATTAAATTTAATGTTACGTGGCTTAAAGCATTTTGCCCAAAGCTCATAACTTTGGAAGAGAACGACTACAAGGGCCCATTTAAGACAGAAATAGAAATGAAAGCTATGTTAAAACTATGTTAGTAACACCATTAAATACATTTCCGATACAACAATTTATACAAGCCGTCAAAACTGCCGACAGCTCTAAACAACCGGACGTGAGACTTGACATAGCAACCGCTAAAAATCTTGCGTTTACACTCGGTATGGTTATGTCAAGATTAGAAGGTGAACTAGAAAAACTTGTAGCTGAAAACAAAACAGCTCAGGAAGAACCGATAATTGTTAATCTAGACGCTGGTTCTGGTTGGTGATAGTATAAATATATGCGTACATAATTAGGAGTATGCATAATGAGCCGACCAAAACCAAAAGTTTTGATGGAATATACTGATAAAGCCACATACCGATGTGAGCAAGTTTTAAGTGCTGAAGCCATATGGGCTGTCTTTTATCAAGGCAAGCCTTTTAATCTTAAAAACTCAAACAGTTTAACAAACCATCCTGGCCCAAAATACAAAAAAACAAGTTTTAGTAATCGTGGACACGCACACAATCTAGCCAAAAAACTCAATAAAATGTTTAAAACTGACAAGTTTCAGGTTTACAGATTAACCACTGGAGATTTGGAATAAATGACTCCGAAAGAAGTATACACCAAAATCTTTCTTAAAGAGATGGGCATGTCTACTTCTTCTGAAAACATCAAAAGTTCTATCCAACTATGGTGGCAAAACACAAGAAATAAAAATGTTGGTGGATTACGACTAACTGAAGATGGCTACGAAGTCTTAAAGAAAGTCGGAATAGAACACTGGGATATTCCTTATCCTAAAGAAATGGCCTTAACACCACAGGTTATAGTTTTCTTGGATCAATTTATAGATTGTCCGTATTTTCTCAACAGCAGAAGCATTGTGGTCACAAGTGAACGGAAGGCTGTAGAGCTCAGCCTGTTTAGCGGTGACGTGAGAAAATACGGACTCGTAAAAGCAATGACACGCTCTAAAAAAATAAAAGATATGAAATAACAGTTTTTTATGCGTTGACAGCGCGAAACTTAGAAGCTATAGTAACAACATAACTTAAAAACGTCCAAGGAGTTTGACATGGATACTGCTAACCGTACTGTTACCGCCAAGACTGCAAAGAAAAGCATTCGTCACGCAATGCTTAAGAAGCGCCCGATCTTCCTTTGGGGCCCGCCCGGTATCGGTAAATCCGACATCGTTCACCAGATTGGTGAAAACCTCAACGCCCACGTTATTGACGTGCGTCTGTCGCTTTGGGAGCCGACTGACATCAAAGGCATTCCGTATTTTGACAGCAACGACAGCAAGATGGTTTGGGCGCCGCCGGTCGAACTGCCGGATGCTGAAATGGCTGCAAAGCATGAAAAGATTATCTTGTTCCTTGACGAGATGAACTCCGCTGCTCCGGCTGTGCAGGCTGCTGCGTATCAGCTGATTCTCAACCGCCGTGTTGGTACTTACCACTTGCCGGAAAACGTGTTCATTATCGCCGCTGGTAACCGCGAAGCTGACAAAGGTGTCACGTATCGTATGCCGGCGCCGCTTGCAAACCGCTTTATCCACCTTGAAATGCGTGTAGACTTTGACGACTGGTTCGACTGGGCTACGCAGAATCGCGTCCACAAAGACGTCGTTGGTTTCCTTACTTTCAGCAAGAAAGACCTTTACGACTTTGACCCCAAGAGCGCAACCCGTAGCTTTGCTACCCCGCGCAGCTGGTCGTTCGTTAGCGAACTGTTGGAAGACGATGTGGACGAGTCGACTATTACTGATCTTGTGGCCGGCGCCATCGGCGAAGGGTTAGCAGTCAAGTTTATGGCGCACCGCAAGGTTGCCAGCAGCATGCCGGATCCTACCGACATTCTTGCTGGCAAAGTTAAGGAGCTCAAGACCAAGGAGATCAGCGCGATGTACTCGCTCACTGTTGCTCTTTGCTACGAGCTCAAAGAAGCAGAAGACCACAAGGACAAACAGTTTGACGAAAAAGTCAACAACTTCTTCCGCTTCGCAATGGACAACTTCGACACTGAGATGGTTGTCATGGGCATTGTGTTGGCACTGACCAAGTACCAATTGAACATTGACCCGGACGCTGTTGAGTGCTTCGATGAGTTCCACAATCGTTACGGTAAATACATCAAGAACGCCCGTAACTCGTAAAACTACTGGGGGCGGAAACGCCCCCTTTTTTTTCTTGACTTGCCTTAGCACATTTGCTATTGTTAAGGCGCAATAGAGGATTAAGCACATGGCAAAGAAGCCCAAGTATCAGCCCAAGCAACTCAGCAAAGAAGAACTCGAGCGTATGCGAGCAGATGTCCACGAACGTGTGGTTACTGCACGTATTGGTCTTCTGCTAAAGCATCCGTTCTTCGGTAACATGGCAACCCGTCTTCGTGTTCAAGAATGCGACGATTGGTGCACGACTGCTGCGACTGACGGACGTCATTTGTACTACAACACGCAGTTTTTCAACGCAATGAACAACAAAGAGATTGAGTTTGTTATTGCTCACGAAATCCTGCACTGTGTTTTTGACCACTTGACTCGTCGTGAAGATCGTGACCCCAAGCTGTATAACATTGCAGCTGACTACATCGTCAACAACATGCTGGTTCGTGACCGCATCGGACAGAAGCCCACACTGGTTGATTGCTTCCAAGACTTCAAGTATGAAGGCTGGAGCAGTGAAGCAGTTTATGACGACCTGTTTAAAAATGCTAAGAAGATCAACATTGACGAACTCGGTGATTTGCTTGACGAGCACCTCGACTGGGGTGACGATGGTGATGGTGACGGTGATGGTGACAAGGATGGCAAGGGTAAAGGGCGTCCGCGTTATAGCAAGGAAGAACTGCAAAAGATCCGTGACGAGATCAAGGAAGCCATGATTCAAGCTTCGCAAGCTGCTGGTGCTGGCAACACTCCGGCAGGTGTGCAGCGACTGATCAAGGAACTGACCGAGCCCAAGATGAACTGGCGTCAATTGCTGCGTCAGCAAATCCAGAGCACCATTAAGAGCGACTATACGTTTGCTCGTCCTAACCGCAAAGGTTGGCATATGGGCGCTGTGCTGCCGGGTATGCAGTTTGATGAGACTATCGATATTGCCGTAAGCATTGACATGAGCGGTTCTATTGGTAACGATCAGGCAAAAGACTTCTTGAGCGAAGTCAAAGGCATTATGGACGAGTATAAAGATTATCGCATTAAGCTGTGGTGTTTTGATACTCGGGTATATAATGAGCAGGACTTTACTGCTGACGGCGGAAACGAGTTGATGGATTATCAGATCCACGGCGGTGGTGGTACTGACTTTGACTGTAACTGGGAATACATGAAAAATCACGACATCCAGCCCAAGAAGTTTATCATGTTTACCGACGGATATCCTTTTGGAAGTTGGGGTGACGAAAACTACTGCGACACTGTGTTTATCATCCACAGTAACCGCGACAAGAACCTTCAAGCACCGTTTGGTGTTACAGCACATTATGACGAAAAGCATGGATAAAAAGATAAAAATAAATCCACTTAACGTTTTTGGAATGAGGCGGGCAAAATTTTGCCCGCCTCATTTTGAGTCTGTGAATGTTGACTTAACTTACAATATGAGCAGAGCGTTACAATCATGGATAGATGAACACACAACTGGCCGATATTTTATCGGATCAAAACTCGATCCGTCTTTCAAAGGATTTGGCGGCGGCAAAGTTAAATATTCAACAAACATAGCTTTTGAAAATAGCAAAGACTTGAGTTATTTTCTTTTAGCTTGTCCATATTTGAAATACTAAAAACATTTTATGACTATATAATTGGTAAAGGAGTTAAAGATGTCTGAACAAAATCAACCACAACCGAATCCACAGGATTTGACTATTCAAGATCTTGCAGTAATGAAGCAAATTATTGAACTCGCAAGTGAAAGAAGTTCTTTTAAACCTGGCGAAATGGCTGCTGTGGGCATCGTATATAACAAATTAGATGCATTTTTAAGGGCTGTAGAAGAGCAGCAAAAGGCAGCTAAGGCAGCCGAAGCTGCCGCTGCGGAACCAACTAACGGTGCCGCTAATGATTAATTTAAAACACGTTGGTAGATTGAAAAACAATCGAAGAAGAGCCATTGTTGCATACCGGACATTGCCAAACGACCCGTATCATTCGTTGGTTGTGTTTACTGACTCACTGCCGGCAGACGAACACGATGCGCTCATATCGTTAGTTGAGTCTGCTGCTGGACAGGAAGCTTATGAACTTGCAGAAGCTATGGCTAGAGCAAGACTTCCGGACGGCAGAGTTATGCTTGCTGGATTCCATATGACTGGGCGTCTTTTCAAAATTGCTACTTCGGATATTGAAATGACTCCTAACACAAATACAGCTATTGCTCTTGACAAGCTTAATGAAGTCATTGCCGAGCAACGCAACGTTACTATACACGATTTGGCATTACGTGCTGATGGCTCGCAGCCTCCAGTAGGAGTGCCTGGGCAGCGCCCTGCTGCCGTACAGGCTCAGACAGCCCCGCAGACAGCTGACCCTGCTGCCGTGTATGCTGCACCCGCTGCGGTAGAGCAGCCCCTCAGCGACGAGGATATCGCACGAAAACTACGCGGGCAGGCAGATGCACTGTACAAAGAAGCAAAGCGTTTACGTGACGAAGCTGAACAACTCTCTCCAACTAAGAAAAAGAGTGTTGTAAAAACTCTAGAAGAGTAAGTTAGGAAGATGGAGAGTTGAAAAACCGCAAATCAAATCCAGAAAATACTAACGAAAAATGGGAAGAAATTTTAGAAGAAATTGATCTAAAATTTCTTCCATTAGAGTATTTAAAAAACATAACCATAACTTTTGAAGACGATACTGTTTGGGAAATCGACTTGGCTGAAAGTAGAAAATCCCAACCAGAAGAAAAAATAGAGCAATCACTCGACGATCTTTTTAGCGAGTTTGAGGGTGAAATTGAAAACGTAGATTTCCAATTAGATTTAGAAAAAATTAAAAAGTATCTAACACGCAGAGTTGGTTATTTTCTTAAGCACAATAAATGATTTTTGGCATTCCTTTTGGTTATATTGTATAAATACATCGAATAATATATCCAGGAGAATTTGAATGGCTTTAAGATTGCGACGTGGAACTGACCTTGAAAGACAGGCAGTCATATTTGCAGAAGGCGAACTTGTATACACAACCGACACAAAATCTTTATTTGTGGGCGACGGTGTAACTCTTGGTGGCATACTAATAAGCGGAGACTTAACCGAGTCTCCAGATGTCCTTACGAGGAACATGAATTTAAACAATTATGATATTACTGGAACCGGTGACATAACTATCACTGGGATAGTAACTGCTACCAAATTTGTCGGTGATGGTAGCCAGCTTGTTAATTTACCAAATGTCAGTGACATAGTTGATGGTGGATTTTACAGCATAAACGTGGTTGGCGCTGATAGCAGTATCATTTTAAACCGTGATACAAATACGGTTACTGGAAACTTTGTTGGAGATTTGACCGGAAGCCTGCGTGGTTCAGTCTTTGGCGATGACAGTTCTATTATAGTAAATTCTGCTACTAATGAAATTTATGGAAAATTTATAGGTGACGGCAGTTTGCTTACTAATGTCGGGATCGTAAGTGGCGGTTCGTATAATATAAACATTGTTGGTGCAGACAGCTCTATTATAGTAGATTCTTCAAACAATTCAGTAAACGTTGGACTAATTAATTTTACAGAATCATTAATTTTAGACAACGATGACTCCAGTTTAACCAAAGTAATCATAAAAGGCAATAACAATTTGTCAACTATTAAACTCCAAAGACACCAGACTGGAGTTGTTGACGACTCAATGCTATATGGAAGACTTGATTTTGAAAAACACGACGCCGAGGGTAGTTCAACAAAGGCAACAATCGGTGCTGACAACGGTGGTATATTCATAGCATACGGTCAGTATGGTGTCACTTTTGACGAGTCAACATATGTTGTTTTTTCCAAGAATTCAAACTTAGGCGTAGGCACGTTTACTCCTTCTGAAAAACTCGATGTGAGGGGTAACGTAAAAGCATCGGGTTTTGTACAATTTGGAAACTTGACCACAGTCCAGAGAGATGCACTAACTCCAGTAAATGGAATGGTTATATACAACACTACAAACAACAAGTTTGAAGGATACCAAAATGGTGGTTGGATCAACTTGGACACTGGGGTAGCTGCGTCATAATAAATATCTATGAAGGGTGGGCTATAAACACCCACCCAACATGGATAGTAAGATGGAAAAACTTCACAAATACGCATTAGACAAAACTTTTAAAAAACCCACCCTTATTTTAGATTTAGATAAAGTAAAAGAAAACTTTGAAGTTTTTAAAAATAATCTCCCCAATTTTAAAATTCACTATGCTATAAAAGCAAATCCGAACAAAGAAGTTCTTAAAACTCTGGTAGCTCTTGGCAGTAATTTTGACGCTGCGAGTGCTAACGAAATAAAAATGTGTTTAGAAGCAGGGGCGTCTCCTTCATCAATAAGTTATGGAAGTACCATAAAAACTATACGAGATGTAAAGTATGCACACAAGATGGGAGTGAACTTGTTTGCTGCTGACGCTGTGGAAGAAGTAGAAAAAATATCAAATTATGCTCCCGGCGGTAATGTTTTTTTGAGAGTACTTCTAGGAGATACTGGAGCAAAACGCCCACTTAGTAAAAAATTTGGATGCAGTCCAAACATGGCACTGTCAATACTTGAAAAAAGTAAAACGTTAAACGTTAAAATTGTTGGTTTAAGTTTTCATATAGGGTCGCAGACCCTGCATCCACAACAATGGTTCGAAAGTTTAGACACTATTTCTGACCTATGGAATACTGCTAAAGAATACGGTCATACCATGAATTTACTCAACATAGGTGGCGGCTTCCCTTCTGAATATGATGAAGCTATAACCGAAATTCCAGAGTATTGCCGGGTACTAAAAAACACAATAACCCAAAAATTTGGAACCGTCGAACACTTGATAGCCGAGCCTGGTCGGGCAATGGTTGCAAATTGCGGTATAATTGCAGCTGAGGTCATTTTAGCTAGTAAAAAAGACGACAATGATTCTCATAGATGGTTGTATTTAAATATTGGCCGCTTTGGAGGTCTATACAGCACAGATGGCGAAGTATTCAAATATGGACTGTCTGTCCCAAACGTAACAGGAGAATCGGAAGAGTTTATTGTCGCTGGACCAACATTACACAGTGGTGACATTCTATACGAGCGCTATAAACCAAAGCTTCCGTCTAAAGTCAAGGCAGGGGACAAAATACTAATACACAATACTGGTGCATATACCAGTGTGTATTCTACACAATTTAACGGTTTTGATAAATTAAAAGTAGTAGTATTAAAATGAAAATTGTAAATGTTGTATCACATGGCGAGGTGACAGACAGCACCTCGCTTAAAAAGATGTTTGATATGCTATCGGCTGTGGATGACAAACGTGCAGAAAACTATACTTATGAAAAGATGGATTTGAAAAACCATCTTTCTTTTGACTTACTTACTAATGAAGATGATGAAATAGTGTGTTTTAGTGGACTGTATTCTAGGCCGGGATGGGGTCAGGGAATATACAGAAGTTCTAATAGAACATTTGTAAATCCAAAATTTAGAAATAAAATATATGATTTTTACAATCCAATGTATATTGTACCACATCAAGTGAATAAACACAAAGACGACATATCTATCGTGTTTAATTCAAGAGAACACTACAAGTCAGAATTATATTTCAAAAAAGCAAAAAGCAAACTTGAGTTCTATCATGACTGGGTTATAATGGAAAATATGATCCGGGTAGTTCCCACATCATTTAAAAAATCAGCTTATCAAAAAGTAATGTTTAAATCTTTTAATGGATCGACGTTGCCTTTCGACACTATAACTGTTGATGAATGGAAAATGTTAGAAGAATGAATCGTGTATATGACTTATTGGAAAATAAAAAGAATCTTTTATCAAAAGCGTTAATTGACTCGAAAAGAGTCCTAACGTATTTCGATTTTTATACACATGTTGACGACCTTTCTGTTACGCTTGACAGCGTCGGTATTAAAAAATTCCACAAAGTTATGTACATCGGTGGTAACTCGATAGATTTTTTTGTTTTATTTTTTGCTCTTAAAAAAATCGGTGCTATTCCGATACTGGTGAACGAGAACATAACTGACTCTGAATTAGACAGTATTCTACATAGTTCTCTTCCAAATTTTATTTTTACAACTTCCAAAAGTAAACTGTTGTTAGATGCTAAATTTGATAAGTTAGAAAATTTTAAATTTGCTAAAATTAATACAACTGTTGATCCATCTCTCCAAGAAGAGGGAATAATGCTGCACACATCAGGAACCAGTGGAAAAATAAAAATAGCATTTCTAACAGATTCCAATTTGTTACACGGAGCAGCACTTACCAAAAAAAACCGAAATGTATCAAGTAACGACGTATTGTATCTCATATTACCAGCCACATTTGTTTTTGGTTTAAACTTGTCGCTAGGTATTATATTTTCAGAGGCATGCATTTATGTTAGCAACAAATTTAGTATGTCTCAGTTAAAAGATTTTAAAAAATATAACATCTCTATGGTTTCGTTTACACCTGTAGGATTGGTTAGACTTACCACTATTATGAAAGAAAAAAAGTTTAATGCAAAAAGCATAAGATACATTTCTTATGGTGGAGATTCTATTAAAAAAGAAGACCACGAGTTTATAACAGACTTTTTTAAATTACCGTTAGTAAATGGTTATGGTATGACTGAAACTACAGCCACTATAAGCATAAACAATGGTTACGAAGAAGGAGTTGGAAAAATAATAGACTCGTTAAATCTAACATTTCTAAAAAATGATGCGTTTAACAACGTTGAGGGTGTTGTGCATTTGTCAGGCCCCACTATCGCGAAAGGTTACTATACTCCACAAAATGGAATTACCCCGCTGTCGATCGATGGCTGGTTTAACACTGGGGATTATGGATATCTTACAAAAAATAATGATTTGGTATTGATGGGCCGTGAAAAAGACGCCATAACTGTGAAAAATACCATGTTGTTTCCACACACCATAGAACGTAAAATAAAAGAACAACTTAATATTGATGTGTTGGTTAGTCAAAAAAATGAAGAAATAGTTGTACTATGCTTGAATGTTGCCGAACAATTGTATCCTGAAATATTGAACATTTTGAAAAAAAACTACTTGATTTATGAGTGTAAGTTTGTTAAAATAAAAAGAATTCCAGTATCTTATAACGGAAAAATAAAAAGACAAGAATTAGTAAACAACGTAGAATAAATGTCAAAATTGTACATTTCAGATGTGGAGAATTTTCTTTACAAACAATTCAAGAAGCCACTGATACCACACCCCGCTGTCTATGTCCCGCCTGGCAAATACAATCTCTCCAGTATACCGTATAAGGTTTGTGACCCTTATGAATCCATAACTATTAAAAAAACAGATTCGCACAAGGCAGTAAAGGTGATGGTGGGTTCTGAAATTTGCAACTATTACCTAGTAAACAAAAATTTCAAATCACCCAATATTTGCAGATTTTCAAAAAATTCACATTTGGAGTTTGGGTACGGGCTTACAGCACTTCCAAAAATACCAGAATTACCATTTATAGAAAAATTTAAAATTCCCGAAACTGAAAACATTGGAAGTTGGTGGGACGAATGCAAAAAGAGTGCTGTTGACATTAAAAATAGATACGGTGATATCTACCTATGCCTAAGCGGTGGTTTAGATTCAGAACTCATGGCATTGGCTTTTATAGAAGCGGGAGTAGATTTTATACCATTTACTATGGTATATAAACACAATGATGAGGTGTTAAACGAACACGATATAAAAACTGCTGTGGATTTATGTAAACGATTTGATTTGACACTGAGAACAAAAGATGTTTACATTTTAAATGACCTTTATGACAATCGGCACAGGGACTATTTTATAAAAGGAATTTACGAAACCTATTTTTTACTACCATATCTTTATACACAGCAATACATGATAGAATACATAAACTCGATAGGCGGCGTTCCAATTATGGCGTCTGATCAAGTAGAAATGAAGATGAATTCAAAAAATGAAGTGTGTATAGGAGATTGCTCGTATTCAATAGGTCTGTCAGCCCCCACATGGGTGCATTTAACTAATAACGTATGCGTTTATGATTTTTTTATGTATAGCCCCGAACAAGTGTTTTCTTATATTTCAATACCAGAAGTGTTGAACACCACTACTGTTGACTACGATTTTAAACGGCGTATAAGTATGAAATATGGTTCAAAACATTTAAATTTTTACGAAAAAGTAACTGGATATGAGTTTGTTAAAGAAGCATTATTTAAACACCATAACAAAGAACTTCATGAATTAACTATCGCCACAATACAAGATATTGACTGGCGTAAAAAACCCATGAGCCAATTTATTCATCCTATAAAAGATATCGTAACTGATAAATCATTTGCGAATTGGCAAGTTATAAGAACAACTACTAACGACTTCTTAGCGAGAGGATTTAAAGAAGATGACAAAGATTACTACGATATTTGAGAATTTTAAAAAAAATATAGTTATTTTGGGAGCGGGAAGCATCTCAGTGGCTCTTATTCCACTATTATTCAAGCATTTAAAAAATCCAAATGTTAAAATAATATCGGAAGATTTGAGAAATAACGACGTAACTTCTCAATACAATTTAACACGTATTGAGAAAACCCTACAAAAGGACAACTATGTTTCAATCTTAGACGAACATACTTTACCCGGTGATTTTATAGTTAATTTAACAGTCGACGTGTCATCACAGGATTTGATAGATTACTGTTCATCAAGAAATATGAACTATATTGATACTTGTATCCAGCCGTGGGTCGGGTTTTTTGACAATTTTAAACTTTCAAATAGCGAACGATCTAACTATGCACTACGACACTCACTGTTAAACTATCGGAAAACAAAAACCAATGGACCAACTGCGGTTGTATCGCATGGTGCTAATCCAGGAATGGTAAATCACATAGTAAAAGATGGTATAGTTAAAATTGCAAATGAATTAAATATAGAATTCGATATACCATCTAACAAATCTCAGTGGGCGGAACTTGCAAAAAGAATAGGACTTAAGACGATACATGTTTCAGAAAGAGATTCACAATTTGACCTGGAGCCCAAAAAATCTAATCAATTTGTGAATACGTGGAGTGTCGACGGATTTATAGCCGAGGGAATACTTCCAGCAGAACTTGGATGGGGTACACACGAAGCCGGTCTTCCGCCGCTGGGTGAAGAACACGCATACGGTTCTAAAAGTGCTATCTTTTTAAACAAACCAGGTTGCGCAACCAAAGTAAAGACTTGGACTCCCACGCATAAGGAAATAATTGGATTTCTAATAACACACCAAGAATCCATATCTATTGCAGAGTACTTGTCAACTGATGATTATAGGCCCACTGTGCATTACGCATATCACCCATGCGACGTGGCTGTAGAGAGCCTTGAAGAGCTTGTCAGCAGGGGACTTAAAGGCCAAGATGCTGCGAGGATCATGACAGATTCCCTTGTTGGCGGGATGGATGAGTTGGGTGTTTTGTTTATGGGAGACTTTGGCTCATATTGGCTAGGAAGTCAATTGAGTATTGACGAAACTCGGTCACTTATAAACCATAACAATGCAACTAGTCTTCAAGTAGTTGCCCCGCTGTTTGCTGCCATGATTTGGATTAATGACAATCCCAACTGTGGTATTCTTGAACCAGACGAATTACCACATGATATAATTTTAGAATATGCAAAACCATATTTGGGAAATTATATTTTTGTGAAATCAGATTTTAAATTTGACGAAAAATGTCAATTCGTTAATTTTCTAGTAAGTGAGTAATCACTTACTAGAAATGACTGTAGCTACTAAATGTATTCTCTCCTGGGCACTTGCGTTGAATGCAGTATGCATTTTTTGAGTTTCTGTATACCACCATTTATTAGCAGTAAGGTGGCAAACTTCATCTTCTATAACCATCAAACACCCCTCATACGTTTTTAATGGATAATGTACTCTGACATCATAGTCGTAATGCCAAGATAAACAAGTTTTAGGTTTTGATCGCATTATCCTTACTCTACCAAGATTGTATTTTTTTTGTAATGCAACATATGCATCCTCGAATAACGTTCCTTTAAACTGAGAGCATAATTCTGTAAAATCACTTTCCTCTAATGGAGTTTCTCTTAACGTCGGCGACGTTATGACGTTTCCCGAATCGTCAAGTGTTCCAACCAAGTCCCAATCAAACACCAAGCTGCCAGCACCGTAATGCATATCATTAAGTTTATTGATTGTTGAATTTAAACATATTTGATTTGGTTCTCTTTCAGAATACCATATTCTACCTTCTTTTATTAGGTTGTCGTACTCACTTGTTAAATCCAAAATGGGCAAGTCATTAATTTCATAAAAGTTTTTCACTTCTTATTTCCTTAACTATATTTTCTAAATGTGATCTAACGTCTGTATAATTCTTAATTACATTTGAATATTTTTTTTCAACCTTTATAGGTGTAGATGCCTCCGTTGTTTTTACGCTATTTCGCCATTCAGTTGTTTCGTATATTTCATCTATCTTTGAGTTTATCATGTCATCAGTTTCCATATCTTCATAGTATGTAACACAATAATTGTAATTTTTATCTTTTATGTAATGTTCAACGTTATCAACAAATGTCAAATACTTTATGTATTCGGGCATATCTTCTAATTCAGATTCATTAATCTCTGTTCCCTTTGCCAGTACAGAAGTATAATAGTCATAATTGTTACCTTTTGCGTGGAACAACTTTACATTTCTTGCATAAAGATATGATATTGCCATTTCAACTATATCATGCCTTCTGGTAATTATAATTTTTCTGTCAGCAAAAAAATCAATTATTTCTTGATAACTATCAAAAATATTCATAGTACCCTTGAAGTAGTAATCTCTACCGTTGTCTTTTTCATGTTTGAGCACATTCATTTTATGTCGTATTCTATCAATAGAATTATTGAATACATGTGGATATATAAAATGCATATCAATTCTATTATCATTAGGAATAGGGTATAATTCTAAGTCATCATACCGCTGTGTTTTTGTGTTAAAATACATGTCAGTGTGAGAAAATTCTAAAAAGAATTCAGGATGCCCAACTATCCTAGACATCCCCAACTTTGTAAGCGCATATCCTTCCATCCTGTCATAAAGTATTGTAGATCTCGATCTAGGCAAACTTATAAAAAAAGGTTTAACTGTCATTTATATTTTTCCAAATCCCCATTTGCGTTCTTCACACCACCAACAAGTTCCACACTGTTTGTGAGTTTTTATAAATTCTTCCATTTCTTGAACATCAGTACTGTAAAATTCACAACTCCTTGTTTTTGGAAACAACGTGTCTAACAAGTTATGCTGTTTGTATATATTGTATAAATCACGTTTATTTAAATTTGTCCAAGGTCTGTACCACGTATTATCCCATAGTACATCACGTACCACAGTTGGATCACGTGGTATAGTTACCGGCACTGGCTCTGAAAAAGTGTCTGTCACTTCTTTTGGTGGGTTTTTTGTTATTCCCGTATACACATAATCTACTATTCCATTTTGCAAGTACAAATCATGATTTCTAAATAGTGTATCTATGTCTTTTATTTCACCATAATCTATGTGATGTTCTAAATTACTATTGCCAGTTAGCTGTATGCAGGTGTTTACCACATCAATTGCTGATTTAGTGTTTATCATGTGTTTTTGCTGATCTGCAAATGTAAATATATGAATTTTTCTTTTATTAAATTTTAATAAAAAGAATAATACCAGCGCACTATCTGCGCCACCACTTACACTAACACCCAACGTACCGTCGTATATATTAAAGTTTATTCCTTCGTATATTTCATGGTGTATCATTATTGCTCTTACTTAAAAAATACAATTCAGGTATAAAATTATTTATTGATTTTTGAAATAACTTATCATGATAAATTGTTGTTTTTACTAATTTATCGTACAACGATGCATTATATGAATGGTTATCAACATATTTTGCCGTTCTACTGGTGGCATACTTTTCTATATACTCTTTAGGCAATGCATTTAATGTAAACTCATGTGGCGCAATTATAGGAGGTGTAAAATGCTCTAACCCATACGAACTACTAAACTTATATATATTTTCAATATCATGATAGTTGTATGCTTGTAATACGGTGTGGACGTATCTTTCACTCTGATCGGATCTGGATTCAAAGAATTTTTCCCATTTATCTAAATTCCTAACAACAGTGTCCCAATTGCTTCCATCTCTTATATATTCATTAGTTGCGCCTACACCGTCAATGCTATACCCAATCACAAATTTTTCTATATTTTCAAATTCGCTAAGATATTTTTCTGGAGGTACTGATAGGTTAGTATTAAAATAAAATGAAATTTTATTTTCTTTATTTTTTTTGATAAAATCGAAGACTTGATTTATTTCATCAGTTATTAATGGTTCACCACCTAAATATTTTATTACCTTTATATCACTGCCGTCTAGATTATTCATTAATGCTTGCAAATCATAATAAGATTTAGGAGAATTACCAAAACCCAAAGTATTTTGCCATAAACTACTGTGCCTAGAATCGCACATTCTGCATTGGTTATTACACTTGTTACTTACTGAAATTTCAATCATTTCAAAAGTACCTATATCAGATTTACAATAAAAGTCATAGGTATCTTTCAACGTGTGGAGCCCAGATTCACTACGCACTTTGCATCCAACGCAACCGGAATCCCATAAATCCCCTTCCATGTTTTTTCTTATATTTTCTATATAATCAGATTTTAAAAATTCATTTGGGGTCATGTCGTTTACTGATATACCACTGTCCCCAACATATGAACAGCATGGTTTATAAACTCCACCGATTTCAACACATACTTGGTTATAGAGTGCTTTACATATTGGCATGTTTTTAATCCTTCCTTTGTTTTGGTATTTTACTATCCGCACTACTCACACAGCTTTCAGTAGTACACGGCATGGGGGATTTAAACAATTTAAATCCAGTCTCTATATTGCCAAGTGGAACATCGTGGCAACTGTATGATCTTTTTATACTCCCGTCGGGCTCGCGTATGATTATTCCCTGATAACCACTGTTGCAACTCCAACCTTTAAACTTGTTAAATCCAAATGCGTTGAACCGCTCTGCTTGGTCCATATACCATTTTTTTCCGTTTTTGTCTACAAATTCAATCTGCATATGTGCAGGTACAGATTTGTCGTCAACACCATTAACTACTGGCACTACAAACTTGGGTTGAGGGCGACTAGCCCATTTTCTTTTACTTTCAGTATACGCCCGCTGTGGCATACCGTTCCATAAACGATTAAGCATGTCTTGTGAATACCCATCTACTACTCGACTGGCAGTGGGATCACTTTGTGGTTTTAGCGTTACATTTATGCCTTGCTCATGAAAAAATAGAGCATTTTCCCAATCACGCTCAAACCACTCAGGTACCATTACCATGTTAATAGTGACCTGGACGTCATGTTCTTGACAAAAAATCAACTTGTCTGCGAATTCTTGCATTCGCTCAGGAGTGTTTACATGCTCGGTGTGTAAACTAGCTGTGATACTTGCTCTATGAAATGGTTTTGCATATTCAACATATTGCTCAAACCATGCCATATTTCTACTACAATTACTGGTCATGTGTATGCTAGTATAATTTGTATTCGGAGTGTCGTCGGCAAGATACTTTAATATCTCGAGGTATCCGGGATGAAACGTTGGTTCTCCTCCTGAGAGACTGAAATGGAAACTATTGAATCCGTTTTCTCTAGCTTGTCGTTTGATCTCATCAATTGTTTTGAGGCATAGGTCGGTTGGTCGATGATCTTTTGTATTTGATCTTGCATATGGCCAACAATAGCTACACCGGTAATTGCAAAAGCGACCAAGCAACCAACTAACGGTAAAAAGATCTCGATACAAAAGAGTTCTTTGACCTACTTGTACGATATCGTCAAATGGGATTTTTGTAAAATCATATTCACTCCATTTTAAATCTTCAGACATATTAATTTTCATATTATATATATACCAACTCGCCAGATTACACAAACATTTATTTTATTTCATTTCATTCATATGGTTGTTGCATCTGGGATCATATTTCTGTAATTCCATTTCTTTAAAACTGTCTTTCCAACTTATTTTTCTGGCTGCGTCTAGGTCATCTAAATAATTCATAAATGTATTTCCGTGAGTACCCCATAAATCTTTTTCGCACATATGGCTTATATAAAATGGAACGTACTGGGAGTTATTTTCAAAATTATATGACTCAATTTTATCTTGAGTTATTTTTTTTAATTCATGCGGCAAAACTTGCGCACTCATATGAATTGGCCACTCAACATGATTCGCAAAAATAAACTTAATATTAGGATAATGCTGTTTTATAAAATCATATGTTTCAACTAGATAGAACATGCTTATATTGCTACAAGTCCACTGGACCCCAATGTCAACATGCGGATTATTGTTTGCATATTTTTGCATTAATTCTAGTTTTGTTTTAAATGTTTTCCATGATATCGGAAATCTAAAATATTCTCCCGGAATTCCGATAGCATCTAAACTTAGTCTGATAATGACTTCTTTAAATTTCACAAGTTGCTGAAAAATGGTGTCTGTTAACAGTGTTCCGTTGCTCACATATGTCAGTGTTATTTCTTTAGCAGCATCAGTGTCACATACTTCTTTAATAAACCGGTTATGTTGCTTATTTGCAAACGGTTCGCCTCCTAAGAAATTAAACTTACGGGTACTACTCAAGTTTTCTTTTATGTTATCCCAAATAAAGCTATCTTGTTCTATCCATTTGTTGTCAATGTTATAAAATTCAGTATTTGGGTATTTATTTAATAAGGATTTGTCTTCATTCCACTTGCTGCTTGCACCAGTTCCGCAATGAATGCACTTTAAATTACATATTGTACCCACTCTAATATCAATATTGGGCGGATAATATGGGACGCTACCGTCTGGCGCTGTAGAATCAATTAAATGTTTATTTGACTCATAATGATATTTGTTTTCTTCTATACGCTTACTGGAACCATTTAGTTGTTCCACGTACTCACATCGTTTGCAATTTTCAGGCCACTCGCCTTGTAAAAAGTCTCTGCGTATCTTTTTAAAATAATCGTTATTCCATTCGTCTTCTATACTACTGCCTTTTAATTTAACTTGTGCTCTTTTGACTACAGCTTGATCGGCATAACCGCAAGTTCTTGGTCTACCAAATGTATTAGTACTAAAATTTATCCAAGGCAAAATACATGGTGTCATACGAGTCTTCCAAATGCGTATATACGTTCCATGCAAAACCAACAAAATCCACAGTGCGACATTTCTGCAAACCCGTCTTCAACTTTAATTAACTTCTTGTATTCATTATCTGATTCTTCACAACTATAAGTTAATGGAAAAAGAGTATCTAGTACATTATAATGTTTATACCAGTTAAATACTTCTTTTTTTGTTTTGTGTATAAACGGATTGATCATTATGAAGTGCCCGTTGTAATTTACTACTTTTTTATTTGAATGATCATTTCTACTAGAATCTGTTCCGTTTAGATTTTCATCAAGATATTTTAAACCGTTTTTGTTAAAATCTTTATGTTTTCGAGTTCTGTGTAAATCTTTTCTAGTTGGATTTTGAGTTAACCCGCTATACGCCACATTTGCAAGTTTGTCATCAATAACTGACATCATTAAATCATGTTGAGTTTGTACATAATCATCCATAGTCCAGTTGCCGTCTAAGAAATGAATTCTATGCTCTACGGGTGATATTCCAGTTTCTTGTTTTGTAAAATTTATGACTTTTTTTGCATAATGGCTGTACCAAGGTTTTCTATTTGTGTCCATAGATGTTACATATATAGGTATACTTAAATTGTTCTCAACTATGTGTTTACATAACCCATAATATAGTATAGAACTGTCAGCACCACCTGACAATTTTATAACTATACCTGTTACATTGTCAGGTATAAAGAACTTGTTATCCATGTTGATCCCCAATTTAACATATTTATTCTAGTATCTTGCCTATCCGGTTACATGTGACTATTTTTCATTTTTTCAAATACCGGACTCACATCAAAAATGCTTACATTTCTTCTTTTGTCGCGTATTTCAGTATTTTTCCAAAATAAGTCAAATGTTTTTTTACTAAACTTAGAATTTTTAAGATAAGTGATTGCCTGAGTTGCAAGTGGATGATCAAATTTTTCAAGATAATTTATTTTTTCTTGTTTTAGGTAATCAGGTATAACATTAAGGCCCAATGGATAATCTCCGTAAAAATGCGACATTCTGATATGCTGAATGTCATATTGAATAAAATATTCAAACCAATCTTCAATTACTGCAAAGTTTGTTGCTTGTGCAACTATATTAAAATCATAATCGTCTGCTATTTCCGTTAACTTTAATATATTTCTTTCAACTAGTTCCCATGAAGTACCATGACGAATGTACTCAAAACACTTACCAGTTGCGTCTACTGACATTGTAACCATATGTTTTTTAAATTGTTCAACACGAGATAACCATTTTTTATTAACACTTGTGCAATTTGTTATATATTCAATGCTTATATTTTTTGCGATATCTTTTTCTATTAAATGATCCATGATGTAAAACATTTTTTTACTTATTGTAGGCTCACCACCAACTAATTTTAAAGCTTTTAAATTTGATAGATCTAAGTCGACAACGTCAGTTGTATCAGAGTACTCAAATGGTTGAAAATTTTCGTGTTTTATTAACTCTTCTTCAATTAAACTAGAACTTTTTGGACTGCACATAATGCACTTTAAATTGCATAGAGTATCTGGTCTAAGATCTAGTTTGTTAAGTTGTCCAGGAACAAACGTTCCCATGCGCACAGCATTATTGTAATATTCTCGTGAGGATTCAACATTATGTTTTTCTGCATTTATACATTCTATACATGTTTTGGATATTTCATTCATGTTATGTTTAATCATATTTGATTTTACATTTTTTAAAAATTTAGAATTATAATATTCTGTTATGTTACCTGTAAAGTGTTCATCGTTCCATTGGCAACATGGTGACACTCTATTATCTGTCGTATTCCGATATCTTACAGAAACCCATGGAGCATAGCAAAATGGCTTTTTTTTCATTAATTTCTCCGAAAATCACATTATTATTTGCATTATAAAGTACACATAAATATTTATATGAGAGACAGCACACATAGACAATACACAGAAGAATGGTTGCAGTATGATCGTCCACAACCAATGTACGACTCTAACATAAACAAATTTTATGATAAATTTTATGTAGAAAATCCAATACATACTAGTAATTTAGATGAGATATTTAAAGAAAATTTTGTAAAATGGATTAAAGACCACAAATACAGCACGTTTTCGGGTTTAGATAAATTTAGTCGTCTCGACATTACACAGGGATGTACTCAATACATAGACGATTTATATCAACGAAAAGGCAACTTGATGATATTTGAAAATGATTACAAATATCATTGGAGGTTAAATCCCAACATTGTGTATACAACCGTTGAAACATTGGACCCAAATAAAGAACTACTAATAGCTATGCCATTTCCGTTCTTTGGTGATATTCACCCTCAAATGAAAGAAATATTGGACGCCTGTCATAATTTAGGGATAAAAGTACACATTGACGGAGCGTGGATAAGTTGTATACGAGATATAGAATTTGATTTTTCACACCCAGCAATAGATACGTTTTGCATAAGCCTCAGCAAGGGCGGACTGGGCGGAAACAGAATTGGCCTAAGATTTGCAAGGGGCACCCAGAATGGCCCGATTACTATAATGAACGATTTTAATATGAATAGTCAGGCTATCGTAAGCATGGGCATAAAATTTATGGAATACTTTGGTCCCGAATATTTTTGGAGGACTTATGAAAAAGAATATCAGCAAGTTTTAAAAGATTTTAATTTAAAACCTACAAAAGCAATCCATTTGGCTAAAACGTTCGATGACCGGCCAGTGGGCGTTAGGCCATTACTAAGGTTTTTAAAAAATAATATTAAGTAAAAAGAACCTTTGGTTTTATTACCGATGGTTCAAGTGTTGTTCTATATCTTAATTCAGTCCCATCTTTACATTTGTATACATTGATAGTATTAACTTCCCTGTTTGCTTTTCCGATGCAAAACGCAACGCACGGCAAGCATATATCAAAATCTAAATTAAATCGAGATTGAATGCGTTTAATAAGTTCCTTCTCTGTTTTGTTAGAAACATTATCAGATGTGCAGCCTATAAAACTAAAATCAAAACCATTATTTCTAATTTCTGCAAGTGCTGCGCCGCCGTGCAAACCTATGTTCAAAAAAGAATTAGATTCAGGATTGGTTTTATTACAGCAATAATAAACCAACGGTGCAGTTATGGGAGCTATTTCATGAAATCCACTAGCATCATTTTTAAAAATATGTTTTGTTAAGTTTTCTCGCAACTTTATGTCATCATAAGTTGTTTTTAATATTACAAATTCTGTGGTTTTAGAATCCTGCATAGGACAATGTATCAATATATTATCTATCACATTTTCTAAATATTTAGGCACAGGGTCTGATGTAAAAATTTTATAATTTTTTCTATATTCCCAGGATTGTTCGACACCAATATACCCACTGTTCAGCGAAGTTTTTAATAAAATAATGCAATTTGAAATAATTTCTTTAGTAGAATCTTTTATTTCATTTTTAGACAATAGCTCAAAAAGTTTTAATTTAAGTTTATCATATGCTATTAACTCAACATCGATCGACTTTAACCTAAGTTTGCCACCTTTGTAGAACATGCGTATTACATCATCAACAGCTTGCGTATTGTCTAATTGTATGCATGTCGACAATGCTTGCAATATAAATTCCAAATCTCTAGTACATTTATAAAATTCAGAAGTTCTGTATGGGAACTCGTTCTTTATTTCATTTGTTACAGATTCTGCAATAGACTTAGCATTTGTTCTAATAATTACTACAGCATTCCAGTCCATTATACACCTTTTTGTTATATTTAATTTTTAAAAATAGTAAATTATTGTATCTCGTCAACAGTCCAACCCAAGGTTTTAAAAGTGTCACACCCACGATATTTGTCGGTAAGTGCTATATGATTTACAAACATTTCCAAGTTTTTTGGCGAGTTTGCATTTTTAAGAATATGTATTAGTTCTAATATTTGTTCTTGTTCATCAGCAGTATAATCAACAAGTATAACACTTTCAAGTTCTGCTATTACTTTATCTCTTGCCCATTTTGGACTATTATCAAGACTGTACCACGGAGCGCCGTTAAGCCAACTGAATCCTATCTTGAATCTACTGTCATATTCAGTATATTCTTTAAGCCAGACAATGCTATCGGTAAGATTTAATAAATTTAAATTATGTGGTACTATAACAAATTCACAGGTTATCCAGGGGTATTTTTTTAAAATATCAATTTTAGAAAGAACGTCGTCCCATTTTAGCGGCCATCTTATATACTCGTAAAATTCTTTTCCCACGCCATCAATACTAAAATTTATATGTAGGTGGTCAAACTTTTCTAATTTAACAATTTGGTCTTCAGTAAAACTACCGTTAGTTGTAATATTAAGTCCTGGTAGTTTTTTACCAGATTCTATCAAACCGTCAATAAGTCTATCAAAATGAACGTTTATGAAGGGTTCACCACCACTGATTTCAATTTTGCGAATAGTATCTGCAATTGATATTATATCATTGTTTATATTTCGGTACCAAGTTTTTGTTTTGTTCCAAGTATGTTTTTTGCTTATTAAATTTAAAGTATCCGGATCAGTTACATGATCTTTCATCTCTTTGTATTGTTTTTCAATTAAACTGCTTCTACTTGCATTACATATGCGGCATGCAGTGTTGCATTGATTGCCATATGTAATCATTATATGTTCAATACCATTATTGGGTTTGTTTTTGTAATATTCGTTACGTTTTTGACGCATGCTTTTGGCGCCATCGTTCTCTTGTTTCCAGCAGAAACTACATCCGGTTACTTTTTCACCAGAGTTTAGTCGGGTTTTTAGATCATCCAACCACTCACTTGCTAGGTATTCATTTAAAGTATTAAAATCCATACGGTTGCCCACATACTGACAACATGGACCTAAATTCCCCCTGCTATCAAAATGCACTTGCTTGTAAGGCTCACTACAATATAAATTTTTGCTCATTACATGTCCGTTCTTTTTAACGCCCAAAACCTAGCATCAGGATCTATATATAACTTGTATTTGTTAAAATTATTGTGATAAAATTTACAAATTGCTTTTATAACACCTGGATGAGTATTTTCAAAATCATCACCACACATAACTGGAACACCATTAAAATGCTCTAGTTCATTTGATACATTTTTTTGACTATGATCATCGTCTAAATAAACAATATCATAATGTTTTGATGCATCCGAATATACGCCTGTATGAATTTTTTTAATTTTTTGAAAATTTTTATGTTGCTTTAAATTATATAGTAATATTTCTTTTTGATCGTAATTGGGGGATACATCACTTATAAATTTATAATAGGTTTCATTAGATAGTTTAAATCCGTTAAGTTGTTTAAAATTTTTTGAATATGACCAGTTATCTAAAATTTCTAAATAACTTCCATCCATGTTCATACAATCCAACCATGCCCATGAACTTCTACCCCAAGCACACCCTATTTCCAACACCGCAGGAGGATAATGGAACCACTCAATAATTTTTTGATACCAGAGATGCTGTTTCTCATCGGTTTGCCCGGGTATCTCCATTGCATCGTTTATTATCATTTACATTTGTTCCTGTTCTTTGCGCCATTCTATTAACAAGTCTTCGTCCAATTCAATCATAAATGTCATTAAAAGACCCATTTTACTATTCCAAGTCTTTTTGTGTTCACTACCCTTTGTGCCTTCGTTTGTTGCATGTAATTGAACTGCATCAAAAATACAAGGTGAACCTGGGACCCAATCAAACACTGTTTCAGGATTTAACCCTTGCAACCTGCGATAGGGAGTATTCATATACTTATTATAAAAATCTTTGTCAAATGGCTCGTCAGATGGTGGCATTGGATTGCCATGTCTGTCGTAAAATTGTAGATGTTTGTAATCAGTTACAATCTCGTATATACTAGCAATGTTTTTTGTTTCAGCACCACCGTTGTAAACTTTAGCCCAACCTATATCGCGTTCTTCAAAAAAAACTATTTGTCCACCATCAACAGTGTCAAGGTGAGTACCTATCCACAGCGGGGTAATAATGTTCTTCCAAGTTGTGTATTTTCGTTGAGGATGATTTAACGGTACGTGCTGTAGCATATTTTTGTAGCCTTTTTCACGCATTGCATCTTGATGCAAACCATATTGCTGTGGTGTGATAAAATAATTTCCTCCGATTACCGGAGTCTTTTCGGCAAGCGGGCCTAACGCTTCATCAAATTTTTCTTTGTAACGTTGATATATTTTACCCATGTCAACATCGATAATTACTGTTCCATTTCTATTCAATCTCGGAACATTGTAATCTGCCGTAAATGCATTCTTCCAAAGCCACTCAAGTTCTGTTTGATCCCACATGTTTTCAACACACTCTGCTTTGCTTGAATGCCTGCGCACATTTTCAATTGCGATTGGGTGGTCCATCGGTAACTGGTAGTAACCGGGCTCGTCAAGTTGGCTCATTTTTATTCTCCATAAATGTGTGTAATAACGGTATTACATCTTTTAAATACAATCCGGTGGAAATATCCATCGTCTTTGTAAATTTAGTTAATTCAGAAAATCTGTTGTTGTGTTTTATACTTTTAAAATACTTTTGGTTATAATCGTCTTTAACTATTTCTAAATATTCCGGCGGCAAGGCATGTACACTTAGAAACTCAGGTACCACTAATAGGCTGCTATAATGTTTTAATGACAAACTACTTGCAAATTCTTTAACATTTTTCATATCATGTAAATTATATGCCTGCACAGTGCTATAAATGCTTACATTATAATTGGTTTTGGACCATTTTACAATATTTTTTTCAATAACATCCCAAGTTTTCCCGTATCTAATATAATCGTTAACAGTTCCAATACCATCAATGCTCAACTCTATTATTACGTTTTTAAATTTATCTAAGTAGGTTAACCATTTAGTGGGGAACAGCGTACAATTTGTATTACATTCAAATTCAATATTCTGTATTACTCCCTTTGCCTCTAAAAAATCAAACAATTCTTTTATTTCTGGAGTTATAAATGGTTCTCCGCCAAGGTATTTAATTTTTTTTAACTTAGACAAGTCAACAGATGAAAAAATCTTTTCTACACTGATTTTTGGTTGCGTAACTGTACTGTAATATTCAGTTAACGATGGTGTGTCAGATACTAACTTATTCCAAAAAGTACTGTATGTGGGTGAGCACATTTTACAAGCAAGATTACATTTATTACTTAAACTAATTTCAATGTATTCAATATCCGAGCTTCCTGATAAAGTTTTATTCAAAACTTCGCGTAAACTTGTTTGACCGCGCTCTTCTTCTTCTTTGCATTTTTTACATCCAGCTGCCCAACCAGATTCCATGTCTGTCTTAATAGACTTATAAAAACTGCTTTCCTGATAAGACTTGAAATCAACTTGATTTATGTCTACAGACGGAAAGTTATTAAAACGACAACAAGGGCGCCAACTTGCCGCCACTGTAATACACATATGATTTGTTAGAGCACTACAAAACGGCATTATCCAAAACTTTTCTTTATCATCTCAATCTTTTTACGTACCATCCAAGATCTTTCTTGACCCGCAAGTTCAGATAACAGATCGTTTGCTTCCTCGAGGCGTCGCAATCTTACTTCAAGCGTGTTATCACGAAATTTCCAATTCCAGTCGTTATGCCAATACTCTAGTTCATCTTTTACTTTATTCCATACTGGAGTATCATCAGAAAGCATCATAGTGTTTGCCATACTAATATACATTAACCGTTTTTCATCAGTCTTTTTTCCAGCATATCCTTTTTCGTATAACTGTCTAATAGTTTGCAAAGTAATTTGGTGATCGGCGTCTGTTTCAAATGGGTGCCCAACAAACATTAATAGTGTATGGTGTATCTCATACTTTTGTAGCATTTCAAAACACCACCACATATCGTCGTCTGTAAATTTTTTCCCCAACTCAAATCTTACATTTTGGCTAAAACTTTCAACACCAACGTCAAGACCGTAACACCCACTTTCCTTCATGAGACGATAATCCTCTTCAGGGCTTTGTCTAAAATTTCTAACTATCCATTGACTATGCCATCTTATTTTTTCGTCATCTGTTTTTCGTGTTTTATTATAATCTGCTAATATTTGCAGCATTTCCCTAAATGCTTTCATACTACCATTAATTAAACTGTCTGTAAATTTAAAAGTAGTTCTATCATACTTCTGTTTAACTTGTATTATTTCATTGGCTATATGCGCACCGCTTCTAAAAACATACTGTGGCCAAATTTCATAAACATTACAAAAATCACAGCGTTTAACACACCCCCGACTTCCTGTAATATATGCAGGTTTGGGTTGATTAATAAACGGGTATTCGTTCCATTCTATATCATCATAGTTGGGCACCAACACTTCGTTTATGTTGATTAACTGAAACGGGGGACGATCATCTATTCCATTATTGTCTAAATCACCGTTTAACAATTTAACAATGGGAACTTCCCCGTCACCACTTATCCAATGATCTATTAAACCCTTTTCAAAATACTGCATGGTTCGGCCTCTTGTAACTTCGGCGCCACCCCACACTATTTTTGTTTCTGGTAAATGTTCTCTAATAAGTTTACTTAGTTTTATTGCAACAGCACTGCTCATCACTGTTAACAAACTCAAGCCTATCCATTTTGGGTTTTTCTCTTTAAAGAAATCAATCCACTCATCAAAAACGTATTTGTATTTTTTATAGTTTTCTCCGAAAACTTCATCTACTTTTTCAACATCGCGGCATCTGAATGCACTGTCTTTTTCAAAAAACTGATCTTCATCTCCGTGTTTTTTAAACTCATTGTATAATTTTACGTTTAAATCAACAACTTCACAAGAAAACCCAGCAGATTCAATATGAGCTTTTAACACTGCTGGGCCCACTGTGGGCGCATCTGGAAAAATTTTAGGTACAATGCATATTAGTATATCAAGACGATTCGTCATTGCCAAATATGTCCTTCATTTCTGGGAATGTTTCTGAAAAGCTAACACCACGTTGCTTATCACAAAGATTTAAAAATTCTTCCATTTCAGGAAGCCTTTGGCTCCAGTCTTCGCTTTCCATAAAGCTAAGTATCCCATTCAGGCGTTTAATTCCATATTCAGCATTACGCCATTGTTCAAAAGTAACAGTATCCTTGTGCCAGGCGGGTATACCTTTTTCCCAGTTTGCTTCCCACCAGGGATACCATGATTCGTATTTTTTTCGACATTTTTCTTTAAACCACTTAGGTAATACTTTAACATTCAAATGTGCTGGCCAGTACACAAAATGCTGGCTAATTCCACCAGCGCCAAACGGCCACATATTGACTTTTTTAAATCCTTGTTCTAATTTCCATTGTATAAAATCAGGCAAGTAATATACATTAAGTGCCTGTACTGCACAGGCTATGGTGATTTCTACGTTATCACTAGTTTCACTATCCAGTATATGAAATACTTCCTCTTGTCGTTTCCATTTACTAGGATACCGAATGTAGTCGTTCATTTCTTTAATACTATCTATACTATAGTGAAACCGTACAAGTTTAAATTCTTTCCACAAGTCAAAAAGATCTTCTCTCCACTCAACTCCGTTTGAGTTGTATCTAAGTTCCAAATTTTTAGCATATCCTTGACGAATGCACTCTTCAAGAATTTCGTAATGTTCTTCAATAATGAGGCTTTCACCTCCTGCAAAATAAATCTGTTGCATATTTGGAATTTGTTCGTAAAACTGTTTCCAAAATCTGGGATTTTGCTTATGCCAATTATAGCTGCTACCGTTGGTACTGCCTTTGTTTTCCCATTGCATAATTTCTCTAAGACTTGCATTTTCAACTTCTGGAAAAATTGCCTTCCAATCTTTTATCCACCCACTGCTGTCATGTGGGCTGCACATGACACAGGCAAGTTGACATTTAGTACCAAATCGAAGATCTATGTATGCAAGCTGTGGTGGTACACTGCCGTCATCGTTTGTTTCGGACAATATTTTATCCAAGTCTACACGCTGCTTCCAATAATCAGTTTCCCACATTCTCTTACTTCGATGGCCAGCCGCTTCTTCTTTATAGCATTTCAAGCAACTCGGGGGTTTTTCTCCATTTAGCATTTGTTTGCGAACATTTTTCATATAGTTGCTGTTCCAACTGGACAAAAAGTCGCTCACATTTAAGTTATTTGGCTTCCCATCGTCGGTTTTTAAAATACCAACTTGACCACCATACTCTTTATCGTTTGTGGGACCCACGCTGCTCGCGTTTGCTGTACAGCAAACTCTCATTGATCCATCGGGACGGGTGCTCAAATGAACCCAGGGTAATATACAAAATGTTTCTGAAGGTAATTTATCGGACATGCAATATTTATTGTTTAGCTATTTTTAGATATTGTTATATGATAGAGGGTGCAATTTTTGTTATTTCAATATCACTACCACAAGTGCATTCATTATATTTGCAAATAACACTTTCAGTAAGCAACTTGATGTTTTCAGGGTCTGTCTTAATGTTTCCTATCACCATGTGATTATTACAGGCATTTGCTGGTATTATATTTCCATTAGGTTTTATCACAAGCAAGTCTTGCCCAATGTTGCACTTCCAGTTATAAAATTTATTTAAACCTTTCTGTATCAACTCATGGTTTCCCTGTCGCACAACTGTACCATCATCATAAAAACAATTTATTCCCAAACTTGTCTTATTTCTTTTTGAGGTTGGTCTACCGGACGTTTGCATATGCAATTCTATCATTAGTTTTTTTTGATCTTCAGTATATGGCATCCATTGATGCTTACCAAACTCAATCTGTAACTTTTTTATTTGAATTGGAACGTCGGTGTTGTCTCTGAGTTTTTCAAAAATTCCAACACACTTATCAAAATGATTTATGTCCATCAGCAATTGTATGTTTGTTTGACAATCGGTTTTTATATTATTAACCACATCGATTACGTGGTCTACATTTGCACTCTCGTGATGAAAACTTATTGATACTTTATCTAAAAACGGCTTTGTTCTATTCCACCAATTTATAGTTCTTGAGGCATTCGTTAAAATGTTTACTAAACTATTTGGGTCGTTTTCTTTTATTATCTGTGCTAATTTAGTAAAATTTTTCCATACGGTTGGTTCTCCGCCGAGTATTGTGTAAATTCGGTAATCGTGAGTGCTTTGCTCTGTTATTTTCTTTATTGCTATTTCGCAATTTTCAATATCCGGCCAATACTGGTCGCCACCATTACTGTCGGGACCGCAGTAGCTACACTTGTAGTTACACACATTGGATAATATCCAATCTACTACTAAAATATTGTTTACTGTTTCTATCTTATAGAGTTTATTCATTTATTAATTTTTCTGCCCACGGATACGATTCTAAAAATTTCTTGTTTGTCTTGTAATCCCATATCTTAATATAGTGTATTAAAAGTTTTTTATCTTCGTCGGTCAATGTTTTTTCTTCATACATTAATTTTTTTTGAAATTGTATCCAATTATTTTGCGCATTTGCAAATTTTATATCTTTAAATTTACTTATAAAATCTTGTCTATGCTCAATTGGGATCAGCCTAAAGTCCATAAAACTTTGTTCAACTTCGTTATAAAAAACCCTTGCGTTAGGAAACTGATTGGCCCAATTAAAAAATTTATCCAAAGTCTGATATGTAAGAAAGCTTATACACGGTGTTATGTTTACATGAAGCTTGCTATTATAAAATTTTATAAAGTTTTTTTCAACTGATGACCACTTTGCAGGATACCTTTGATACTCGAATTCATCTTCCACACCGTCGATACTGCAACCCAACACAACTCTTTTAAATTTTTCCAACTTATTAATTACTTGCGTTCTTGCACTAGTACAATTGGTTATAAACTCAATTTCAAGATCTGTCATGTTATTTTCAATTAACTTTGACAAAAACTCATTAACTTCTTCCATTATAAATGGCTCACCACCTGCAAACCGAATCGTTTTTAATGTTTTAACGTTTAAAAAGCTATTTAGAAAAGTTGACAAATCAACATAATCAGTTAATTTATTTTTTGAAAATTGCATTAATATGGGATCGTTTAACTCGTAAGCCAATTTTTCAATTTGACTGCTTTCGGTAGGAGAACACATTCTACATTGCAAATTACACTTATTTGTAAGTCTTAAGTCTAAGTGACGCAGTTCTGTTTCAGAAGTTGTTTCTAATTCATTTTCGCGCTGTCGTTTGCTTGCTAACCCAGATTCTTCGACCTTCCAGCAATTTTGACATGCAGAGTTTTTTATATTTTTATGATTTAAGTCCTGTCGTATTGATGACAGATGCGAGTTTTCTTTATAAAATTCGCTTGCATCAGTATAATTGCCAAGGTCGATTTTTTGTCTGTTTTTTTGTATACAACAATGACTTATATCTCCCTTTATAGAAACATAAAGTCCCGTATTTGCTAAATTACAATATGTGTTCATTTTTAATATACCGGTGTTGGTTTTTTAATGCCAGAACAATTATTACATACGTCAATAGACTGTTGTTCCCAGGCATTGTACAAATCTTCTCTAAAAATATCTAATATTTCTATAAAGGTTGATGTCGAAATATTATTTTTTTCAAAATACTTATTATAATCAAAATTAGTTTTTCTATCTATTTGTCTACCACTTATATAGCAACAAGGCCAAATATTACCCCAAGGGTCAACTTGTATCATTCCCTCTGATGCATACGGACAATGAAATTTCCCATACGCAGTGGGTGTTGCTCCCGTAATCGGCGTACTCACTTGTTTTTTAAAAACATCTTTTCTTTTATATTTTTCGTTAAATTCACTTAAGGTTGGCGATGTTAGCGACATTTTGGGGAAAGATTTGTATTCGTCCATCTCGAGTGGTATTGATCTATTACGATTTGTCTGAAAAGCCATACATCCTATATTTTTTGCAAAGTTGCTGATGTCGTCTAATTGGCTAATATTATAGTCAAACACTATACATTTCCATATACTATTACCACCACAATCATTAAATGCTTTTAAATTTTCAACTCGTTTTTTCCAAAGTATCCCCCTACGATACAAATCATGAGTATCTTCTAACCCATCAATACCAAACTTAACATCATGTTTAGAAAATTTTTGTAATACAGTTGCCAAATTACTCCAAAATACGGGATCGCGGGCGCCGCCATTTGTGTTTAAATTAATATAAATGTCAGTTTTAACAGTAGCAAGATACTCCATCATTTCTATAAATTTTGGATGCATACTAAAATCTCCAAAATTTCCATTGAAAATTATTTCATTAACAAATTGTAAATTTTCCTTAGTAATTAACTTATACCAATTATCTAATGACAAGTGTGCCAGGGTTATCTCGTCTACGTTTCGTCCACCACGAATGTTCCTGTCACATGCGCCGCAAAACGCATTACAAAATGATGTGCAGTCAATTTCAATTTTTTTTATTGTTTCAAATTTGTAAAGATTTATCATATTTTTAATTATAAAGCAGAATTTGTCCTACTTGAACAGTTTTTACATATTACATTTTCGTCTTTTTCCCAGTTGTCATAAAGTGTTTCCTGTATGAACTGCAAAATTTGTTTTAAATCTCTAGTGTTTATGTCAATGTTATCTTCCCATACTTCCCACGGGAATTTAGTATATTTAACGATATAATTACTGTATATGTGGCAACAAGGCCACACTTTTCCATCTACATCCATCGATACTAATCTTTGTTGACCAAATGGGCAATCATATGCTGTGTCGTATACATTTTCAATTTCTGTTATTTTATAATTATCTTTAAATTGTTTATATAAATTGTATTTTTCTATAAATTCGGCGCGGGTTGGCGAAGTAATAACACCGCCAGGTAATTTTTTGTATGACTGAAGGGTTATTGGAGTTACCCTATTTCTTTGAGTTTTATATCCTGAAAATCCCAAGTTATTTGCTAAATTTATCATATCATCTATTTGATGCTTGTTATGATCAAAAATAATGCATCTCCAAATTGATACACTGCTGGGGTCTTCATTAAAAGCGTTTACATTTTCTATAAGTTTTTCCCAATTTACGTTTCTTCTATAAATGTGATTTGTATCTTCTAGCCCGTCAATTGCAAATGTTACCCTATGACTTTTAAATCTTTTTAAAACAGCAGAAAGGTCTTTCCAAAATTGCGGAGTTCTTGCTCCCCCGTTTGTTCTTACTTCTAAAAATAAATTTGGATTGACGCCAGCAAGTTTGTCTAGCATGTTAATTAAATTTGGATGCATACTAGCATCACCCACATTACCATCGAGTGTTATTTTTTTAATATTTTTTAAATTATCATTAGAAATAAAAGCATCCCACGTGCCGTCAGTCATATGGCTTAATTTGAGACCTTGCCTAACTTCACCACCATTAATATTTCTATCACAAGCACCACATGACGCATTGCAAAAATTTGTCATTTCAAGATCAATAAAATTTATATCATTGTAATCATAATACTTTGCCATTGTGTATCCATTATTTAAACTGTTCACTAAAAGGATCGAACTCAGTACCACATTTTACTGAACACACTTTTAACTTTCCATCTTTACAACTTGGCTTGCTCCAACTGTTTTCTATTAGATCAAATATGCCTGTTTTAAAAACGTTCTCTAATCCATTTTTAGCATCGAGTGCTGATTTTCCGCCAACTGCATTTATAAAATCCCATATTTGTTCAACGTGGGGATCTTTGTGCCACCATTTATACATCCGACCGGCTGTCCAGCAACACGGTAGGGCCAACCCCTCAGCAGTGATAAACAAACTTCCCTCGTCTTTTACTTTGCAAACAATAGGTGCAGCATCATAATATTCTTCCATGCTTCCATATTTGCTAATAATAGAATCTTGTTTTTTTAAAGCGGAATTTACAAATTTTTCTTCGGGTTTTTTAAGTTCAACAGTTGTTTCGCCTTTTCGATTAACTGCTTGATGAGTTTCTTTCGGTTGCACGTTAGAAGTTACAAATCTTCCAGTTTTTTTAGCAACGAATTTTTCAAAACCCCATTGCTTTGATAATGCTTCAGCTTCTTCAACCTGATGTTGGTTATGATCAAAAATTAAAAAATCCCACCTGGCTCTACCACCAGCACCGATAAAACTTTGCATGGATCGCTGAACTGCATTCCAGTTTACTCCCTGCCTATAAATATGATTTGTGTCTGATAATCCATCTACACTAAAAATAACTGTTCCCATGCGTCCATAAATGTTAGCAAGTTCCTTCCACCAATCGGCATCTCTTGCTCCTGCATTTGTATTCATTGACAGCCACATAGTGGGATTATGCTGTCTAAAATACCTAAATATTTCTAAGGTATCGCGAGCAACAATAGGATCGCCCAGATTCCCACACATGTACATGGTCTTTAATTGTTTTACGAAATCAGGAAGAAATATGTTTTTACAGTCTTCTAGTGTTAACTCGGATAAATCTATATGTGGATTTAATGCTCCACCGTTTTGATTGCGATCGCACATAGGGCAACTTGCTTGGCAATTTTGAGTAACTTCCAAGTGAATTGTTTTTATATTTTTATAATCATACATCTTGTATTAACTTTATGTCCTTTCCAGGGCCAACTCGACTGGGCAAGTCACCATATTGCTCAACGTACCAATTAATTACTGCACAGTACCAATTTTGGCTATTATGATGTGCTTGGGAGTTAAACTTCCATATATTGTTATTTGTAGCTTGCATAGTCATCAAGGCCCTTGCGCTTTCTTTTTGCAATTCTCTTAATGATAATTTACTTAAATCCAATTTTCATAAACCTTTTATATTTTGGAAGCTCAAGCTCACCCTCGTATAATACTTTATTCATAGGTGCTTTTTTACTAAACTCGGCTAAGTCTTTTGAACAATTTACGTGCTCTTCAACCTCAAAATAATTGTTTCCTTGCAGAATTATTAATTTGTTTTCTGGTATCTTTTTATACCATAAATCAAAATCTTTAATGTGTTCGCAACTGGTATTTATTATTGTATCCGGAACGTCAGTTATTGGATAGCTCATACGGTTATTTGCATTGCTCCAAAATTGCCAAGTATGCGAATCATAATTTATGTTAAATATGTCATCAACTATTGCTTTAAACCTCCATTGATCAACAAACCACGGTTTATTAAAAACTTCTGCTATTGCAACAGTCGTTGGGTCTATATCGAAACTTCTTATCTTGTCTACTTTTATTCCGCTTTCAAAAATCATGACAGCAAGAGTTGCATACCACCCAGCACACAAAAAAACTGTACCCAAATCCAAATTAAGATTTTTGATTTCTGATACTAACCATTGCTTACTTTGCAACTGGCCGCGACTAAAACAGTCTTTGTCGTAGGCAGTTTCGGATATGGTTAATTGCTTAAATGCACTTACAAACTGCGTGTCTTTAAATTCATATAATATATTCCATAACTTCCAGATATTATTTTCTAATATTAGTTTTCGCAAATCTTCTTTATTCGAATCTGTTACAATCCTAAAAATACTTGACAAGTCACGATCGATGTAGGATCGACGTAAGTCAATAATTTTTGAATTATTGGGATACAGTATCTCAAATCTGTCTAATAGTTCATAAATTTCTAGCATCAAATTGCTCTTTTAACCATTCAAAATCATTAATTTTTTTCAAAAGCTCAGTATTATTTGAATTTTGAGTTCCATACATAGATCCCAACCTTGCACCGTCCAACGCATATTTGCCATAAGGTTTATCGGTTCCAACTGAGCACCACGTGGCTAATCTTTGTGACGTTTCATCTTCTTTTTGTCTATCAATAGTTCTGCTAGCCAATTTACAACATTCCCTAAACGCACTCTTCCAGGTGTTAAACGGGTCAGTGTTAAATCCGGTTATATTTGAAATATAACTCATAGCTTTGAATTTTTTACTTATGCTAGTAGTCATGTCTGGCTTTGACGTGTCCATTTCTATAGTTAATTTTCTTGGAAATAGCTTTATGCCACCGTAGCCGTATACCAAATCATTTATTGGGTTTACCGATCTCCAAACATGAACCGTATCAAATTCCCATTTTGGAACTTGATAATCAAAATTGAAATCATCTACAACAATTGCATCACCGTCCACAATCCAAAACATGTCAGTTTCACACAATTTCGCAGCTTCAATATGAGCTTGGTGGATGCCTTTTACGCCGTGTACTCGTTTTGCATGCGGAAATCTGGATTTTAAATTTTTATAATTCTCATCTGCATTAGGTTCTTGGTAACTTATGAAAATTATATCAAAAGACTTCGGGGTAGTCTGTAGCTTAGGATGCTCTACTTCAATCCTATTTGCTACAAAATTATAATCATATTCATGTTGAGTTAATGGCCTATGTTTGGTTGACAACATAACCCCATCATAATATTTTCCATTTAAGAATACATGGGTGTTTGTTCGAGAGTGCTCGTTTTTTAAATCAACAAAATACTTAAAATCAAAAGTAGATGGCAACTCTACATGTGGTGGGATTATCCAAAACATTTCAGTTTTTGTTGATTCTAGTGCATTTAGATAATCTTTGTAAGATTTTGTATAAAAACTGTCATATATTTTTGGTTCACTTGCCACCAAATCCCATTGCTTTGCATTTATTAAAAATCTATAGGTTATTTCACGATTTGAAACTGGGCGCCTTTTACTGAACAAAAAGACCCCGCTGTAGCTTTCTTGATCACCATTTTTGTGTATAAATGCATGATTTTCCGATCTGTCATAGTCGTTGTCATGACTAAAATACAAAAATTCAAAATCGTCTACAAATTGTATACTTGGATGCGTTGCCCAAAACATTTCTGTTTTAGAGTTTTTCATCGCGTTTAGGTAATCATCATAAGTGGTTATTTCAAAAATGTCATATTGCACTGGGCCACTTGCGGTTGTGTCCCATTCTTTTCTAGATATTAAAAAACGATAATCTACTTCTCTTTTGCTTATTTTTTTATTCTTTGATAATAAAAAAATACCATTGTATAATCGTTGCTCGTTTGCTTCGTGTACAAAGGCATGGTTTTCATTTCTATCATACCTGTTGTGATGACTTATATAGAAAGATTCAACAAATTGATGGTCATATGTTAAGTTATTACTAACCATCCAAAACATTTCTGTCGTAGTTGTTTCAAAAGCAAGTTCGTACTCTGAGTAGTCTTCAATTACAAACACGTCAAAAGGTTTGGGCATACTTGCAATTATTTCAACCTTTTTATGATTTATAAAAAATCTATGCTGTATTTCTTTATTGGTTATTTGCGCATGTTTTGGAATTAACGAAATACCATCATAATGTTCCGAATTTAAAAATAAGTGAATATAATTCTTGCTCCACTCATCTGGGGCGTAGTCAAAGTTAAAAGTTTCAAGAGGGATCAAGTCGTCCCATACTACCCAAAAAAAGTCAGTAAGTGACTGTTGCCTTGCATCATCAAACGATGCTACAAGTTTTGTAAAAGGGAATCGTTGTTTTAACTTACGGTATTCTTCTGAAGGAGCGTGTTCACTTACATAAAAAATATCATACATCTTTTCGAGTGTTTCCATAATGAATAACTGTGCAGCTATCATTATAATAAGATCTCCATGGATCAACTACGATACTGCCATCGGGTATTTCACAATATAACACATCAGTATTGTTTTGTCTAGTATATTTGTAGGTAGTGCTTGGCGAATGGGCCAACAGAATAACACAGGGACCAACAGGAACGTTGTTGTCACCAGTCAACGGATCAATATAGCTGGGCTCAACACCTAATTTTTTACAATATTCACCAATCAAAATACTGTAACTACCATCTTCATATGAAACTTTTGGCTTATATGCTTTACCATGAATATAAATTGGATAGCCATTTTTTTGTGAGTGTGTTACTAACTCATTTGCTAAATTAAACGCTTGTTGTTCTCTGGCGCCCATAATGGCGTCAAAAAGATCGTACTTTAAATCAAGCTCTTTTGCCAAATAACGCAATGCAATGTTGTCACGTGGATGACATGCGCCGCCGTCGCCCATACCAGCTTTCATGTACTGCGGGCCAGTAATGCGCATTGATGCTTGTGACAGTGCAGTTGTTACTATATCTACATTTATATTTCCAAGTCTTTCTGATACATCCATTATCATATTAGAAAGCCCGATTTTAGTGCTAATCCATGTATTATAAAAAATCTTTATACATTCTGCTTCGTCCCAGGTCCCAACATGGTACTTCGGGTCATTTTCCATAATATTTTTGTAAAAATCAATAAGATCCGCAGCTTCATCAGTAATCGACCCGTGGTCAGTTCCAATAATAACCATCTCTGGATTTACCATGTCCCACTCGACAGACCCCATTGCAATTAAATATGGGTTGTACACGAATTTTACATTTTTTACTAATTGTTGAAATTCTCTACGAACTGTTCCGGGAAGCACTGTTGATATTAACACCAGTATTTGATTTTTATTCATGTGACTGGTGGCTTCTGTTATCACCGACTTTACAATAGAATAATCAAAATCTTTAGGCGGCAAATGCATTGTAGGATATCTACCATCGTATTCTGGACTATGTGGTGTAGGTACTGCAACAAATACTATATCGCGGTCAGTCACACAGTCTTTAATGGTGTTTTTTACTGCCACAACTTCGCTAGTAACCGGCGCTATATCATAACCAGCTACATTATATCCTTTTTTTGCAATAACTTCTGCACAGGCCTTGCCTAATTTTCCAAGACCTATAAACCCTATATCCATGTGTAAAATCCTTTTCATTTATTTATGACTGTGTTATTTTATGGTATTAAATATGGTATGTTTGAAAAAATTAAAAAATTTGAAGATGAACTTGCTGAGTTTTCTGGTGCAAAATATGCCGTATCAACCGATTGCTGTACTCACGCAATAGAATTGTGTATGATACTTGATAACATAAAAGATTGTCATTTTACAGCATATACATATTTAAGCATACCCCAACTTATGCATAAACTAAAAATATCATATAATTTGATAGACGAAGAATGGGTTGGCGAGTATCAGTTTTATAATACCAGAATTTGGGATAGTGCAAGAAAACTTGAACCAAATATGTATAAGGCTGGCCAATTACAATGCTTGAGTTTTGGATACGGAAAACCAGTTGATATTGGCCGTGGTGGTGCTATATTAACTGACTCGTACGATGACTATTGTGTTTTGTCAAAATTAAGATATGACGGGCGAGATTTAAGCATACTCCCTTGGCAAAATCAAAAAAGTTTTACGTTGGGTTATCATTATAAGCTAAATCCAGAAGAGTGTGTCAGGGGCTCTAGGGCATTAAAACGATACAAAAAAACCGGAAAGTTTCAATCAAAAAAAGTAATATATCCTGATTGCAGATTAATCGAGATTTTGTGAAATATTAGTTATAAAGTTTTGCAACTTGACTTCAAACCACTGATTTGTTAAAAAATCATAATTTCTTTTTAATCGTTTTTGTAATTTTTGTATGTTAACTCCGTTTTTTAATATTTCAATGTTATCTTTGATCATTTTTTTAGACTTTTTGGGATCGTGGTATTCCATTAAATCATAGGAGTGGTTAATTAAATCTCTAAATATGTCGATACCATCCTTTTCTAAATTACGAAGGATGCCGGAGTCACCGTGTATCAAAGGCAATCGGTGTGTTATAAACGGAATTATTGTTTTTTCTGTAGGGAAAAACCTTTTGTATTCCAATGGGTAATAACCGGTCTCAACAACCACTGCTATTTGTCCTGGTTTAGCTGCTATATTATAAAAATTTTTAACATTTAATGAGATTAGGTCTGTTTCATTACATCGCTCGTAGCCAGACGTGGACGCAACATAGTTATCCATGGGATCACACACGAATAAATGTCTATCTTTAAATCTTTCAGAGTTTGCTGTTACATATCCAAATTTTATTAAATCATGTTTTTTTAATTGTTTTAATAATGTTTGTCGTTGATCGTTGAAATTTCTGTTCAAACAAAAAAATGTTTTATCTCCGTATATGGGAATTACCCTAGGTTCATTTTGAATTTTCATTCCCATGAGGTCATCTATAATATGAAAATAAGGTTCTAATACTGCACGTTTACCGAGACTAATAATTTTTTCATACACAAAAGGTATTTTGACTACCCAAACTATGTCATCTCTATCTTTTATTAAATTTAAAAACACGCGCAACATACGATTAAAACACATCATTTCATCATCTACGTATACAACGCTATTTTGTTTAATAGAGTCAATGTCAAAGACCGACAAGTCATAACCATAGAGATCAAATACAGTAAATTTGTCTGATAAATAACCTATAAGATGTGATCCATTTACAATCATGTCAATATTTATTGAAAATAATTATACATTTTGTATCATTTTATAAAAAGGTAATTGATGATATATTCTCAAAACGAATGGGGCGTTTTAAAAAAAATAGTAGTCGGGAGTGCAACAAACGCACATTGGCCAGTTAACTGCGAAAAATTTAGGTCTTTAGAAAAAACTTCCTTGTGGCAGGAGACCCCGCTGCCGGCTGGCCCGGTATCAGAATTTATAATTTCAGAAGCAAATGAAGATTTAGAAAATTTAACAAATACACTAGAAAAGCTAGGTGTAAATGTTGTAAGACCAGAAATTTTAGATTTTAAAAACTTTGATGGGATGTACAACTACTGCCCAAGAGATCGTGTACTAATAGTGGGTGATGTTGCTATAGATGCCCCAATGGTTTATCCCACAAGATTGCCAGAAATAGACGCACTAAAAAAGTTTTTACCCAAAACAGTGTCTTGCGATAACCAAAATGCTTTTTTTGACGCAGCTAACGTATGCAGACTTGGAAAAGATCTGCTGTATTTGGTAAGTAGCAGTGGAAACCGTACAGGCGGGGAATGGCTTCAAGAAACGCTTGGGGATTCATACAAGGTTCATATATTAGACAATATATACAGCGGGGTACACATCGATAGCACTATATCTCCCATACGCGAAGGTTTAGTAGTAATAAATCAAGATCGAATATCGGAAAAGAATTTACCACAGGTTTTTGAAAATTGGGATATTATTTGGATGTCAGGAGATGACATAATTCCACAGGGTTTTGTTGGATATCCATATGCAAGTAAATATATCGCACTTAATTTTTTGACTGTTAATTCAAATTTAATAATTTGCGACCCAAATCAAAATATATTAAGAAAAAAACTGGAAAAATATAATGTAGAAAGTATCGGTATAAATCTTAGGCACAGTAGAACTCTCGGGGGAGGGCATCATTGTGTAACTTTGGACTTGGAGAGAGAATAATGTTAATTATTGAGAAGACCGTTTGGAAACTGGGAAAAATCAAACCAGATATTATCGATGATAGTTTTAAAAAGTTGTCATATATCAAAGAACCATTTAACGACCCAGCTGCTGTTGAAGAATGGAATCGCGTATATGGTAAAATATACGACACTGGCGAAATGGTAGATTATCGTGGAATTCAACCAGAATGGACTGCACAAATTGTTAAAGAAGTGGGATTGCAAAAATCTGGTAGTAGTTTTTATAGAATGAAGCCGGGAACAATATTACCATATCATAAAGATGCATATGTAAAATTTATAAAATATAATAAAATAGAAGATGCAAGTAAGATTTATCGAGCTCTGGTATTTTTAGAAGATTGGCAGCCGGGGCATATATTTGAAATAGACGGTGTGCCAATATATAACTATAAATCTGGCGACTATGTACTCTGGAATTACGACGTACCACATATGGCTGCTAACCTAGGACCACATAACCGTTATACATTGCAAATAACAGGAATTCTATAATGTTTCCAAACATGGTATTAATCACCCACAATAAAAGATTCACATACCATTCAGGAAAAAAAGATAAAAAACCAATTGTATACAACAACAAACTAATAAGAGATTTAAAAAAATCATTATCAATTAATAGCAATCATCAATCTGCAATTTTAATCTTAAATCAAGAATACAAATATTATCAGCATGTTATAGACGAGCTCGTGCAATCCAATATAACTAAAATTTACTTTTTTATAGATGATGTATTTAGAATACGGCATAAAACAGATCAGTCTGTAAACTTAATGGATACTCATACTATAGAAAAAGATTTTGAGAATACTATTTTTTTAGAATTAGGATTAATTGAAATCATTTTAAATCAAACAAAAATATCAGATTTTAAAATTTTTCACTGCGAGAGAATACCAAAAAAACTTCTTAAAAAATTTAAATATAAAATTAATTATTTCGATGTTTACTTAAATGATTGGGTTTATTTTAAAAAAAATGAAAATTATGTACAAAAACTTCCATTAGACTATAAAGTAACTTGTTTTAATCATAGAAGAGATTGGCAACGACACCTGATGTCTGCACTGTTATTTGATAAAGCCGGAGTGTTTTTGACTAATTCAAACAAATATAAGTATTCGGCTATTCTTAAAAATCCTTATATTAATTTTAACAAATATAAAGATCCATTTAAATCTAATTTGTTGGATCAAATAAAAAAGTATGATTCAGAACCAATAACTTTTGTAGATGACGATGGCTCCATTGTTAAACAGCACAATCTTAGAACAAATCTAAATGGATTAACACAAAATATCAATTCTATATACAACTTAACTGAACGCAGTTTTGTAAATTTAGTAACTGAAACTAGATTTTGCACGCCAATCCAATACATAAGTGAAAAAACATTGAAACCTATGATGGTTAACAGACCGTTTATAATTCTCGGCCCACCACACACCTTAGCCCTTCTCAAACATATGGGATTTAAAACCTTTGATAAATGGTGGGACGAATCATATGACGACGAAAAAAAACATAACATAAGATTTGCCATGGTTTATAGTTTAATTCAAAAAATTTTGTCGCATGACCTAGAAGATTTAGAAAAAATTCTTTTTGAAATGAATGACATCCTATTGCATAACCGTCGACACATAAAAAACATACCAAAATATTTTTTTAAAAAATTAGTTATATAATAAAGATATCAGTTCAGCTTTTATTTTAGCCTGTTTTGTATTAGCCGTGTAAAATAAATTGTAAAAATTATGTGCCATTACTGGAAATAATTTTTTCATTATTTTAGAAAGTGTTTTGTTGTTTTGGTTTATAAAATTAATAGTTGACGATACCGCTGTGTAAAATCTTTTTTCATCATCTTGAATTTTGTCATATGCTTCATCAATGACGTCAGGAAAAGTTTCATATCCCAACGAACGAAACTCTTCCAAAGTATTGTGCTGGTTAAACATTATAAATGGTTGAAAACATACTATTGGTTTGAATACTTTTTCACTAAAAAATGTTGTATTAGTATCTTTTTCAAAAAAAGTTTCAGAAACTATATGCAGATATGCTGAATAAAACTTTTCATCGTCGTCGTCAAAAGCAGGATTTTCTAAAGAAACATCTACATCATACACAGCGGGCAACGTTGATATCAACTTGTTTTTTTTAAATTTTTTATGGCTATCTTTGAAAGAGTCACCAAACAAATTTATATCATAAAATCTGTTATATGTGTGGGTTCCATAATCACCACGACCTAAAGTTAAAATTCCCATATCTCGATATGGAAATAATTCAGAATATAATGCAACACGATATGGCTTTGGTCTTCTTTGAAGGCAAATAAATTTGTGTTTCCGGTAGTTATTCTTAGTAAATATTGAATTATGTGCTTTGTTAAACAGACTACTCGGTGACTTGTTCCCATAAGACGCTATGTGTTCCCAATAATTATTGTATATCGAGTTTATCCCGTCTATTTTAAATTTATTTCCAGTCATAAGCACAATATTTTCAAATGATAAACTAAATTTTAATAACACATTCTCTCGAACTGCATTTGAAATATCGTAACCCTCATACAGGTTAACTATTAATATCTTCGCTTTATTTTTAGAAATTGCATTTAACACAAATTTTGGAATTGTTAAAGATTTCAAATATATGTCATTATAAACCCAATAAATAGGATAATAAAAAAACCCTGAATAATTTTCTTTTATAAATTCTATTTCAGATTTAGGATCTTGAATTTCTAACATTGTTAAGGCATTGCTTCCCTCAGCACATTTTTTACTTATTGTGATATCAACTGCATTTAACTTTTCTATATTTCCGTCATTTTGAATAAAGTCAAAGTACATAGGTATTTTCATTTTAACAAATTCCTATTTTCTTTACACAATTTATAAAAATTTTCCATTTCTGGATAAGTTTTAGCAAAATCAGTATTTCTTCTAGAATCTAATTGGTTTATAAAATCATAAAATTTTGATCTATTTTTAACAATATCATCTCGAACACTGTCGTCTAACCCTTTTTTTAAAAAATATGCTCGATTCATAACAATTCTTTCAAATTTACTGGTTTCAACTGGTTCAAAACCATAGTGTTGCATGACTTCAGTATGCCCAGTATTTTTTGCCATGAACTCGTATGTTGGAAACATGTATTTTTCAAATAACTCATCTGAACAATACATTACATCTAACCATTCAGGATGTCTTAAATATGGAACGTCTATTCCCACTCTAAAACTATTTTCTATATTTTTAACTGAATTTGTAAAGTCATATCCTGTTTTTTCATACAGTGCTGTGCGATAGTGATTTTTATTAAATCGAGCTTTTAGATCTAAGATCCATTCAAGAACTTTTTGAAAACTTGTTATTGCAAGTATGTTATATGTTGCCATTACAACACATCGAACACCGGTTTTTTCAAGAAGTTCTTCAAAGCGAGATATAAGTTTTTGAAAGTCAAGACCGTGCCTACTGTAGGTTGCCCGTTCTTCCCAGCCCTCAAAGCTTGTAAATATTGTTATCTTTTTAAATTTTGAAGACTTTTCAAGAGTTATGATCTTATTTAAGAATCTATCCCATACTGCATCTGGTACCGATAAGTTTGTGTTAATACTCAACTCGAGATCTGGACGAGGATTTTCTATTATATAATCCAAACTTTTCATAGTATTTTTGTTTAATAACGGTTCACCGCCAGTAATCCTAAAGTGTTTTAAAGTTGGGTATATTTCAGGAAACCATGACCAAAAAGCTTCAACATACGGATTATGCTCTCGATTTAGGTATGACAAATTTTCAAGATCCTGCCAGCCTTGCGCCCATTGATCGCTATTTCCGGAATCACGTATAATTATTGGCCCTTGCTGTTTTAACTCTTCAACCCACTTACTACTAAACTCTGGTCCGCAATACGCACACGCTAAATTACAAGTGTTACCAAAGCTGACTTCCAAGTAGGTTGGTTTTATAAATTCCTTACCAGAAAGTGAGATAACATTTTCAAAGTTATCCAATGCCCAGGGTTCAAGACTTTTATGATGCCGGTCACTTGTACCGCCATTTTTTTCAATTCTCCAACAATAGTCACATTCAGACGGTTTACCACCAGTTAACATTTCTGATCTTGCAGATTTTAAAATAGCAGTATTAAACAAAGCAGCAGGATTTTTTTCTAGTTCATCTAATGGAATCTTATGTGGTGTTGGGTGATGGCAACTATGGACCAATCCTGTGCCCAAGTGAAGACTAACTTGGGTAAATTTTGCCAAACAAAATCCCGGACCAACTGCATTCAAAATTGGTTTTAATTTTTCTACATTTTCAGTATTTCTAATAATTTCACCGGATGAGTTTCTATCCCAATTTGTGCTATCAATGTTAGTCATTATATTACTCTTTGTCTATTATTTTTTGAGAAACTCTAGGTGGATTTTGGTAAACTGTTTTAAAAAACTTACTTTGATCTGAGTTAAGTGGCATTTCAGATATGGGCAGCGACAACTCGTTTTTTATTATATGCCCAAACTCGATAGTATCCGCATTTATATCAGATACATGTTGTACTTCGTTAATCCAAAAATCGTTGAGCCATTTGAAATTCCTAACATTTACGTAATCCCAATCGCTGAGCATTGTTTTAATTAGCCCCTGTCGGGCACCATATATTGCCCAATCACCATTCGCTGCGTCTGCCCCAACCATTAACCAAATGTAAAGTCTATGCATATTTTTCCAATGATTTTTATGAAAAACATCAATAGAAGGTTTTACACCACGATCCAGTGCCATTTTAACGCCTTCACGAAAACCAGCGCGCCATGCTTGTTGTGGCGTTGCATTGTTGTGTATTTCACTAAAACAACTGTTCATTTGTATGTATTCCACATCCCAACAAAAATCAACTTGTGCATGTGGATTGTTTGGATCAGCATTTTCATGAGTTTTCATGTTTAAAACATATTTCTTTGGCCAACATTTTATTCCGCCATTTCCATACATTAATCCGTTTATGGTATTTCGGGCTGTCCAACTTATAACACAACTTTCCAAATCTTTATGTTGATCAAAGTCGATTTCTTGAGATAAAAACTCACTGCGAATTATGTTATCACCGTCAACTGTGATAAATCTATCGGTTTCGCTTAAATTTGCACAAGCCTTATGTGCAGCATCAGACCCCTCAACACCGTGAACTCGTTTTGCCCAGGGAACTTTTTTAAGTAAATCCGCATAATTCTTTTCAGCATTTGGTTCATCGTAACTCAAGTATATTATATCATAGTCTAAAACTTTAAATTTCTTATTCATTTATTACCTCGTGAGTATAAGAGTCTATTTTCTTATGCGTGTATATTTCAATATTTTTATTTTGTTCATCATCTGTAATGAACTTTAAAACTTTTTTGTGTTTTACTACGTCTGCAAAGTTAATTTGTACAAATCGATAAAGGACATTAGGATCACCGCTTGCAGTTATACTAAAAAACATCCTGTTATCAATTATAAACTGATTTTCAAAATACGACTTTCTAAAATCAGGATCAACGTCAAAAATCCATTCTTTATTTTTTACATCCTGATATATTTTTAAAGTTGCTCCGGGATTATTTTTAGGAATTGCATATATGCGCTGATCAACATCATAGTTGTTTGTATCATATGCTAAATTTTTTACTAATTTAAAAATATTACTACTATCTTTTTTAACAGAAAAATTACTCATAGTTTCGGTACCATCAAGAATTTTTTCTACGTCATGATAGGTAACTGTGATATAACTACTGTCTTCAGATTTATAGTTTGTTATTTTTAATACATTTCCACTTTCATCAAAATGCACATACATGGGAACCGTAAAGGTTTGTGTCATATTCCCAACACCTTTTCATATTTTTTTATTATGTTTGGAGTTAAAAAGCTGTCTTCGGTATAGTGAAATACTCCAGATTGCCGATAGTTGCCAACATAAAGTTGTAAATTGTCAGTAACAAAAGATTTCACGTATGTTTGCCATGAATCTCCGAGAAACTTATTCCAATCTTGGCATTGTGATTTCATATGAACAAAGTAAGGTCCGTTTTTGGAAGTCACAAATCTTTCCCAATCTAATATTTTTGTAACAATAGCAGCACTAACATCCATGCTTAAGAATTTTTGAAAATAAGCACCACCAGCAAATTGCCCATGAAATAATTCCCAGTTATTCATTACAAGTTCTAACCATTTATAAAATGTGTGTGCTGAATCCGTTTTTTTAAAAAAATGAAATCCAGTATAAACATTAGGCAACTGATGATTTACAAACGCCTGTCGATAATATACACTTGATACCGTGTTTTGTCTATAAGTTTTTGGTTCTGAAACAAAATACAAATCATATTTTTGTAATTCATTCCACCAATTTGTTATATCATCTAGAACAAGCATGTCAGTGTCTAAAATTATAGTAGACTCATATGGGCATGCATGATAACTTTTCCATCTGTTCTGTATTTTCCATGTTTTGTTTTTTGAAAAATCTTCCCAGGGAATTTCTACTATATCAGAAAATAATGATTTATATTTGGATGGTACTACATCGTTGGTTATTAGGCATACTTTGCTATCAGGTATTGAGTTTTTTATACTCATAGCACAAACTGCTGCTTGTTGAACATAATCAACATCACTGTTTTGTGCCATCATAGTAAAATTAACTGTCATTTTTTAATATTCTTTCAATACTAAATTTATTCATTACATGGACATTTGCGTTTGTAAGGGATACTATTGACTGTTCCTTATTGGACGTGCTTTCAAGTAACAAAATTAATTGATTGTCATTCAAATACACAAGCTCGTCTTTGTCAGAAGAAAAGTACAAAGTGCCTGGCATAGATTTTGCAAAGTCTCCTTTTTGGTAACCATTCATAATATGAATAGCTATACTGAAAACAAAGTCATTTCTAAAAATTCCCGATGTAACATAATAAAGATTTTTGTAATGCAGGTAATTTTCGTGTATGTGCTTTATCAAGTTAAAAAATATTTCATTAGTTGCAGTTTTTCTAAAAAACACACAGGTAGCCCAATAGAACTCTATGCCTTGATCCACTATGTTATCAAATTCTTTTATATGTCTGTGGGCGCATACATCAAAAGACTTTTTATAAATCAAGAAATCGTGTTTTTGTTCAAAACATTTTAAAAAATTGTCATTAGAAATAATCACGTCAGTATCTAGTGCTAATGTTTCATCATATGGTGTAAGATCGTATATTTTAGAACGAGTTGTATTTTTAAAATCCAACGATTTTGTTTGGTTTTCCCCATCTCTATAAATTTTTTTAGTATAATCAGAAGTTGGTTTTAACGCTATGACTCTATCGAAAACGTTTTTTTCTTTTTTATACTCAGTGTTTAATATTTCCGGAGTTTCAGTCACCAATGTCACTGGCAAACTAGTATACTTTTTAATGCGTTTTGCAGAATTTATAGCTTGCAACAAATAATCGATATTTGAATTATTATTTGCTATAAGTAATACTCCTCGACTCATAAGCTAACTATTCCCTGCACACTTCGTTGTTTTGCCAATTTTTGGTATTCTGCCAAATATTTGTTAGAAACCGATGAATACTGAGATAGTATAGATTTCAAAAATGATTCTAGGTCGGCTATCTCTATGGGGATTCCATCATCATCTATTAATACAACAGATTTTTGATTGCAATCTAATAGAGTCTTACAAAAACTTAATAATTGCTGGCTAATAAAAAATTTTCCACCGTTAAAGTAAAAATTTAAATTTTCGTTGTATTGTTCTAATATAACTCTTTTTTGATTATTTAGAGTTATCATATACTTGCTATACTCAAGAGCTTTTTTTAAATTTTCGTCCATAGAAATATCCCATATTATACAAAGTATATAACTGGGATACTCGTATTAGTTCTCAAATATGGTTATACTAACAGCACTTCGTTTACATAACCGGGTGTTGCGACCTCGACGTAATTTCCGGTCGGGCGATACTGTGAAACACTACTGGTTAGTGTGCCATTTACTGACTCATCGTACTCGTTTGAGTTACCATCATAAAATGTTATTCTAAAAATAATATCTTTTAGGCTGTCGCTAAGTCGAGCATCTATCATATAGTAATTGCTCTCATAAGGATCGGTTGGATTTTGATATAAATCGGTATTACCTTTAACAAACACTGTTTGATATTCTGTTGTTAATTGAAAAAATCCAATGTTTCTGACAGGTAGGTTCCCGGCATATGTCCTTCTATAATCAAATCGAACAGTTCCTATAGAGTTAAGCGTATTTGCCCAGTTTGCTGTTTTGAATCCTGTACCATTTGCTATATTAGCTGAAAATCTTATTTCTCCACCAGCATTAAAAAAATATCTTGCATGGTTGGTCGAATTAAATTGTACTCTTACACGATGAACTATTGTATCGTCTCTAGTAATAACTCCCCACGGTAAAGATCTAGTAGACTGTATTTTGTTTTCTAAACTTGCCTGTGTGGGATGTATTAGGTTTTTATTTGTTAAAACAGATTCAGAAGCCGTTTCATAACTAGTATATTGAGCGTTTGTTATTAGCTGTGTGTTGGTTATGGTTGGTACGGAAGGTAGTGCACCAAATTGGTGCACATGTGTTTTTTCAATGTCTGTTTTTAACTTTTGCATTTCTAGCTCAGTTACTACTGACCTTACACTTAGTTGTGTACTAGAAACTATTTGCCCATAGCCAAATTGCTCTTGACCGACGCCAAGAACATTTGCAACTTTTGATTGCATAGCATTATATCTTGCTGCTGTAATTAATGATCCGACAGTCATTAAACTTTCCTAAATTTTAACTATTTATAGCTTTAAAACACACTCAACTAACTTCTCAGCAGCATCAAAATTTGATTCCAATGCAACACCCACTAAACTTCCAGTAATTTTTGTTGAAGCCGTTCCGTTCTCAAAAGTGTAAACTGCTTGACCTTTTTTTACTGGTCCAACAACTCTTACCGGAACTCGTCCCTTAAGTGCCAATGGTTGGCCGTCAATTTCTGAATTCATAAGATATGCTGGTTTTTCTGAAATTACACCAACTGCAATTGATGTTTCACTGCATGCTTCTGTTTCATGTTCACCATGATCACATACTGTCATAACAGTTCCAGTTGGATATTTTTGATCAGTAGTATACTTTTCTGCCAAGTCTGCGTATTGTGCCTGTGTTGCTCTTCCAACAAAGAAAGTTGCCTTTAGCGCGCCAGCAGTTATTGTTTGGCCATTTATTGTTTCATCTGCCGTAGTTCTTGCTGCAATTGTATTTGGTGTTGCAACAGTTGATGCGTTTATGTAACTAGTTCCGAGTTTTAGCTTATCAGATTGAGAAACTGTTCCAATAAACTCTTCAGCATATACTTTGGACCAACGCAGACTCGGTTTTCCAAGATTAAACAAATCGGTTGTTTCTGGATGGAATCCGTCTGGTGCTACCTTAACAATAAGTGTGGGGGTAGTTTCGTTATTATCAATATTTGTAACGGCAAATCTTATAAGTTTAGCACCATACAGGTCATGCCGTCCATTACCTTCGGAACCAACGTAAATTTTATAACGATCGTCAATATCTATACCATCATCTGGGAAGTTTACAACTGTAGTAAATGTATTATTTTCTATTGTAGCAAAATCGGCAGCAGTCTTACCATTTAATAATAGAGCATTACTAGCTGTTCCCCATATAATAGGCTGACCTGATTGCCCAGCATTTGTGGTAACACCGTTTGTATTAGCAAGAGTATTCACCAAAGTAATACCACGTTTTATAACGTCAAATCCCGGTATTGGGTCAGTTTGAGACAACGTAAATTCAGTATTACTTGTCACAAACACAACTACACCATTTACGGTAGCTTTAATTATGGGACGTACTACGCTAGTCGAGTCTACTACAGTATCACTTACTAGCTGGGTTGTATCCGTTCCTGCAACTTGTGGACCAATAAGAACAAAGTTATTATCACCAGTTCTTGCGTACAGCTGACGTGTGGTTGGCTTATACCACAGATCTCCTTCAACTAATCCAACTGGTTCATTATTTGAAACTTCCGCAGTTCCGGCAGTTCTCCATTTAACACCGTCATAAAACTTGATTTTACTTGCAACTGCATCAAACCATATTTGACCACTTAGTGCTCTTGGGGGAGGAGTTGCTCCTGCAAAGTTTTCTAGCAAGAAAACAAGATTTTCGTTTTGGGCTTCTCCGTACCCGGAGTAATTTTTACCAATAAACTTTAAATCAGTTGTCTGGTTAATGGTGCCGTCTTCAACAGTAGTTAGGACAGTGCCGTTAAATCTGTTTATTATATAAGCCATGTGTTCTTAGTCCTTATGTGATACTGTATTTATCAGTTAACGCTAGATACCAAATCTTGGTCAAAAACCCATGAACCAGAAACAACAATAAATTGTTTGAGTCCACGCAGTGTTGATGCACCAGATCTAATAACTGTATGTATTTTTGCTGTAACGCTCGCATTTTTGGATGCTGCCGGAACCAAATCTTCAATTATACTTGCTATTTGGGTATTATCGAGCCCGGTTATATCTAATGAAAGTGCAACTGATTGTGATTTGTGGCTGTTGTCAACATACAACTTGTTTGAGGCATCTTGATTTGATGTTGGATTTCCCAAACCTGTTATTTTTCGATTATTGGTTATTGTTATATTACCAGAACTAGCTATTACGAGAGGTGTAGTAGTGGTTATTGTTGAGCCGTTTAATTGTATCTCGTCTACTTCTAAAGATTCAAGTTTACCAATTCTCAGCAAACCCAGTGCATCAGTTACTGATTCGCCCAATGCGGTTAGGCTGAGAACATTTTCTACACCAATTTTGTATGTTTTGTCAGATGGAATCTCAATGTTTTCTGAACTATACCAGGAATCCGACAAATCTTTCCATGTAAACGATTTATCCGATACTAATCCCCGTATAATCATCCCCGATCCATTTAAGTCAGTGTCGGAAAGCAACGGATTTGCGACTGAAAGATAAATTATCTTATTTTCAACTTCTAAATTTCCAACTTGGAGTGATATACTGTCGCCGCCTACTATAAGGTTTCCGGATACTCTCATGTCACCAGCCACATCAAGTGTGTATTGGGGGTTGTTCCTAAATATACCCACTCTTGAATTGGCTGTGTTAACAAATACTGCGTCAGTTGTTCCGTTGCCCCTAGTCACTCTTATTGAGTAATTTTGATTTAATATGTTATTTTGTGCAACTATATTGTTATTTAATAGTTGTATTGTATGATTGCTGTTTGCGCCCACACGCAAACCAGAGTTATTCTTTATATACAACGAGCCAGTCACAGTCGTATTCTGGTTTGTTTTGTAAAAGGTGTCAATATTTAATAAATTTCCCGCAGGGTCAGATAAAGAGGTAGCAGATTCAGCTTGTCCAAAAAATTTAAAATCTGTATAAAGTGAACTTAAACTTATACCTTTTTTTATGTTACCTGTAAACCCTATCTGTGTAGCATTGGGAGTAAATTCTTCTTTACTAAAAATTGCTATTAGTGATCCACCAATAAGTAATTTGGCTATTACTTTTGGATTTCCAGCAACATCAAATACTGTTTCTATTTTAAAACCGGATTCACCTTGTGAAGCCGTGTATGCTGGACCAATAAGTTGTGTTACATTACCATCTGAAAAATATATTTGCCTATTTCTAGAGTCTATCCATAGGTCTCCGGCTGTCATAATTGGCATGGAGGTACTTATTACTGTAGTATCGGTAGATTTAAATTGTATCCCGTCAAAAACTTTCATACGGTTTTCACTAGTATCAAACCAAAGTTGTCCACGTAATGGATTTGCTGGAGGCGCAGAGTTAGCAAAGTTTTCAGTTAATTTTACAAAGTTTTCGTTTAGCAGCTCACCAAAACTTGTTACATTTTTTCCAAATAATGCAACATCAGCAGTATCTCGGTCAATTCTACCGTCTATAAGATTTACTAACAAACTTCCGTCTGTTTTATTAATACGATAACTCATTATCTTATAACTCCAGTATAAATTATGTAATTGACTGTTGCGTAAGGATTTACTAAGCTAAAATCATCACCAGTAGTACCGTTTACGCCTCGTGTTCTTGTTAACGCTGACCCAGTGCCAGTCCCCACGCCGTTATACGCAACTACGTCAGTATCAGTGGTGGTTGTACCTGATACTGCATAAAACTGCGTTCCGTTATTACTAACTAGGCTATGTGAGTGATTTGGTAACTGATTTGTGGTTATTTTTGTTTTTTGTTTACCGCCGTAATTTCCAATTTTTGTTGCAGTAGTGTCGGTGACACGATCATTAAGTAATGTCTGTGCTGTTGCAAGATGTCCTAGTAGGAATCTTCCTCGCAAATCTGGTAAAAATATAGATGCTGACGGTGTGGCTGTTATTCCCCAACCCCAGTTTGCAGTATCTGTTGAATCATATCCCATTGCTGCAACAAACGGAGCATAATCTGAAGGTTCGTAATCTATTCCCACCGGTGCTTGTCCTGCAAAAAATATTTCTCGACCGTCACACAACTCCCAACCCGGTGGTGCTATTCTACCAGCAAAGGCAACAATTGTACCGTACGGTGTTACTGGAACAGTTGATACTAACTTTGATTGTGGTACCCTAAACAACCCAACAGTTGGGCGATTTATAAGAATTTCGTCTCCAGGATATATATTTTGCGATTCAAGCGGTTTATTTTCTATAAATCCAGTGCTTATTTCAGTATTGAATACTTTTACAGTGCCACCAGCTTGTCCGTCAAAAGTTACACTGTCTGATACAACATCACCGGTTAGGCTAAACGTAGTAACTGTTGCCAGTTTGGTAGCAACAGATGAAGTTCCTTCAATGTTACCGGTTATGTTACCCTCAAAGGATCCAACAAACTTATTTGCATAAATGTTGTTAAACTTTGCAACTTCTGACCCAATGTTAAATGTACCAGATGTTTTCGGTTCTATGTTTTTTATCTTTGATGTTGTACCGTTTACATCTAGAACACCGCCAACAAACATATTCTGGCTGATACCAACACCACCGGTTACTACGAGTGTACCAGAACTTATAGAACTACTGCCGGCATTGCCACTTAAAAATAGTCTACCAGATGACTTTATATTTCCCACCACATCCAAGGCTTCAGTTGGGCTAAGGTTGTTTATTCCAACTACCGGTGCAGATACACCAGATTTAATTCTTACTACGTTTGTTATTCCGCCAGTGTCGTTTATTCTGAAATCTAATGACGACCCAGTTGCTCTATGGGTTATAACACTGGATGTTCCTTCAACAGTGAGAGTGAGTGTCTGTGTTTCACCGACATCCAATCCGGAATTATTTCTAATTCTTAAAGGTTTTGATAACGTGTTTTCAATATCTTTACGTACAACCGTGTCTGCTGAAAAAGATGTTGACCCGTATACTAATCGTTCGGCGCTTTCAGCGACTCCCCGATATTTTGCGTATATGTTTTGATTTAAGTTTGTTCCTGGATATATTCTAGAAAATCCCGGTATGACTTGCTTAGGTATAAAATCATTTTTACTTAAAATCATAACCGGAATGTCTTGTATATAAGACACAATTACCGGAACTTCTGTGTTATCACTGGAGATGATTGTTTGATATCGCGTTCCAGAAACAGTTCCATCAGAAAATTCCGGTCCGACCAACACCCAAGCTGCTCCAGAAAACACAAAAACCTGTTGTGTTGTTGTGTTGACCCAAAGATCGCCTGTGCTACTTTGCGCAACTGCTGGCTGGCTTATACCTTTTTTTACGCCGCTGGCACTTATCCAGTTTGTGCCATTATATATTTTTAATTGATCAACACCGATAGATGTGTCATACCACAATTGTCCTTCGACTGGATTCGATGGACTTTGGTTGTTTGCAAAATTTTCTAAAATATGAAGAAAATTTTCTAATATTGATGGTCCATAACTGGTTGTATCCTTTCCAGGAAGTCTCAAGCTGGTTTCAACGTTTATTGTTCCATCTTCAACAACAATGGATCCTTTGTTAACACTGTCGGTAAAATTTATTGTGTATGACATTGTTATACCTCGTTAAATCCACTTAGGCTCTGGACCCGTATAGTGTAATCTATTTGTATCAAACGATTTAAACTCTTTTGTACGGGGTGGAATATTACATGTGTAAGCAAACGGCCAGTTCCAGAAGAACTAAAACTTCTCAATCCTATTTCATCAAATACAAATGATTGCTCCATGTCACTGACATTATCATATGCTGCTTGACCATCAGGCTCGCCGTAGTCTAATAAGCAAGATATCAATATATCAGTATATGTTGTACCAGTAACATGGCGTATTTCTGTTTTGTTTCTTGTAGGATCAGAGTTTGACGAACTCCGAGGATTTACAACCTTTGAGTAAGTTTGATTGTACAAACTTGCATTTGTTCCAGAAACATTGGGTGTCAAGTAAGTTATAATTCCGGTTGGGTCAATACTAGTCCCACCGTTTCCTAAAACCATTTCTTGTATGTACCCTTGCCCAACATTTGCCAAACTTTGGGCCAAGGCATAACTCATATTTTCAAAGTGTATTGCATTTCTTTTGTTAACAAACACTTGAGATGTTTCTGGACAAAATATTTTTAAGTGCCCTTCAACGTGTATTCCGCTAGTTTCGTTTATACCTGATGTCATTTTATTCCCCATACATTATTTATTAGTTTATTGCCCACTTGTATCTAGCAAGAAAGCCGACACATCAGTTAAACTATCAGCAAGAGACTTACCATAATCATTCCATATTTTTCCGAGTTTTCTCATTATTACAATTTTAACTCCGTTAACTGGTACTTTTCTCAACACAAGTTGGTTATTGTTCACGTCTATGTAGTACTCGGACTGCACTGTCTGATCAGCTTCTGGGCTATCCAACTCAATATTTGGGTTATACTTTTTAGTTGAATTCTTTTCCAAACGGCGGCCTGCTACTTTGACATCGAACATGTCTTTTAGGTCATTTTCGCTTAATCCAAATCTTTGCATCCATTCAGTTAAAGCAAAGTCTAGAGTAAATCTTGTTTGTATCCCGTCTGATGTGAACGTTTGTGTTACAAACTCGTCAGCATATTTTACGTTTTCGTAAGTGTTTTGATCATATGCCAATGCCCCAACTGCGTATTGTTCACTCACACCGGTACCAAGAGTGCCTCGGCGTATATCTGAAATAACATTTCCATTTATTTCAAAGTATTCTATACGTTCACTACCAATAAACAATATGCCCGGCACGTTGTTTATTCGATTTGGTACAAAAAGTCCTTCCGCAGACACAAGCGTTATGTTTTTGTCATAAAAATTCAAAGGCTTTGCAAGTCTAAAAACTTTATTTTGATTGATTCTCTTATATGAGAATCTATCAAGCATGTCCTTAAATATGCGGAATCCGTAACGCTTTAAGCTCGGAACCGAGTTAAAAGTCAAAACTTCAATATGATCACCAGTAATTAACTGTGTTTTCATTTCGATTGCAGCTTTGTCAAGTGTAATAACATAATCAGCATTAGGAGTTAACAGTTTTCCATTTTTTATAACCCATGCATAATTTGTGCCATAAACTGGCGAACGCAGGTTAATAAATCCACTTGACACTAGGTTTCTTTGAGTTTCGTCATTTGGATCTAAAATCAAACTGTTTCTTTCCAGAAGATCATAAGACACTCTTTCAAAGTTGTTTATATCATGGTTACTAAACTGATATATTTCAACCTTTGATCCCACTGGTGGTGGCTGATCGAACGTCATAGTAGACGAAGCAACGTAACGTATATTTCTGATATTTACAGTATAAATTAGCGGAGGCACAACAATACCCATAAGCGGGTTTTGTAAAACAATCTCTGGTAAATTATTTAAATATGAATCCATAGTTATTGTATTTTTAGAAACTGTAAATTTGTTTATGTTATAGGTTGTTCCATCAAAGGCTGTAAGAACAAAACTATTGCGACCTGACAATATTTGTTCCATATTGAGTGGATCATTATAAATGTCAAAAACGTCAACTACTGTATCCACAAAGTAATAATCTGCATTGTCTATAGCAGTAACTTCTAATTCTGACCCAGTTGTGAATTTTTCTGGTTCTATTAATTCTATAGACTTTGTGGATGGATTCCAATTGTATCTAGATTTTGGTAATTCTTGACCATCAAGGAAAACAACTATAGTTGACTCTGTTATAGTTACAGAAGATTCAATTGCCCAAGTATCAACTTTATATGTTGCTCCTGGTTGTATTACAAACTTTTTCGAATATCCAGCATTTAGAATCGTATCATCAACTTTTACTAAAACTTTATGTGCCAGCGGTTTTGTATTAAATGGTACAGGGTTTTTCATACCGTCAAATTTATGTACAGTTTTTATACCATCTGGTATAAATGTGTTGTCTATTGAAACTCTACTGAAATTGTTTACGGTATCTGCAAATATTATATAATTTACCACATCGTTTGCAATCACCTTATCAGTTGGGAATATTATTTCTAATTTTCCGGATGATGACACTGCTACCGAGTAATCAACATTTTGTCTCAAAAACTCGCCATTTAGAGACAATACAACCACTGCGTTTGATGGATAAACTACTGGAAGTTGATATTTGTAAACTCTATTTCTTATAACAAATTTGTTATATTCATAAATGTTTTTACCGCTCGGTCCAACTGTTAGTATTGACAGGAATGTACCGTCTGGATATGAATTTTTAAGTACTATAGCATCGTTTTTATGATTGATTGTATACTCGTCGTCGCCCAATATCTCATTTTCTATTTTTACAAAAATAGCTTCATTTGTGATCGGATCACCCGGTATTGCAAAAGTCTTTTGACCATTGTAAATTTTATGTATAATTGAACTTATGAGACCTGATCCGTCGGTTGGTGAATGATATACACTAACGTCAAGTGTGTCTGTTATCTGTCCAGGAACTAGTTCTTCTGGTCCCTCGCTTGTTGTGCGAGTTACAAAACCTTCACCGTCTACTGTTATGTCGCTTGCAGCAAGACCAGATGCTGATCCTGGCAGGAAGGTCCCGCCCTGTACTATGCTGTCATAACTAAAGTCTCTCGGAGCAAAACTTCCGTCACTTGTGCTCTTTCTAAAAATAAGAGTATCGCCATCCACATATACTAGAGTATTTGGTATTGTATAGGTCAACGAAGTTCCGTTTCCAATTATACTTTTTAGCATTGCATTGGGGTTGGTAACTGGTCTGACTGTTCCGTAATTTGGATCATCTACGCGAACATTATTAAGGTATACGTTGTATATTTCTCCGCGGTCAAACGGTTTTTCAAGAGTCAGTCTTCTTCTTCTAGTATTAATTGTGTACTGACGGTCGTCGGAAAGCAAGTCGTATGTGTCCCACGGCACTGTACCAAATCCACCGGCCCCATACCCTTGTTCGTTACCAAATCCGTAACTGGTTACATTTACTCCGCCATATTCAATTCCTGACATAAGTTGTGCTAACTCTCCAGGCATGCCGGCTGAAGGCTTGTAAAAATATGTTATGCGATCAACTGCATCAAACATTGATACATCGCGATCATAATTTATTATTATTTTACTACCTTGTACCGGAGGCTGTTTAAATTCAAGCATACCCAACATGCGTTTGTATGTTTTTTTGTCATCAGACACGTTTAGAACATCATATTCGTCAAATAGAATTTCTGTTCCATCAACAAAAACTTCTACTTTTTTATTATCAATGTTTATTGGCCATTTAAGCGCAAATTCGGTTTTAGTCCCTGTTCCAAAAAATTGTTCAGTTGCCCTTACGCTTTGATACAGTGGAGTCTTGGATATACGATCAAAATTCATTCCTATATTGAACGTTTTTGTTAAACCATCGCCCAATATTGCAATGGCTTTTGGCTTGGACTCGTTATCTTCATCCAATACTTCTATCACAACTTCTGGGGCTGTTAGGTATCTCTTGTTATGTGGCAGTACTTCAATGTAGTTTATTTTTCCACGTTGTAGGTAAACCTTAACCGGAACCGTTCCGCCGTCAACCATTACTTTTGGCGGGACTGCAAAGTCCTTTCCTGAATTTATTATTCGTATCTCAACAACTTTATACCCCACGTTGTCAAGCCATATGTTATTTGTGTTATCGGAAACTCCGGCTAGTTTTCCACCAAGCACTACTTCATAGGTATTTTCTATTTTCATAGTTTCTGGATTATAAAAAGCTGGATTGTCAAAGTCAAATGTGGCTGTTCCAGTAGGATCAGTTTGTTCGTAAGAACTTACAAATTCTCTAATCTTAGTGCTATACGGCTTTACCTCATTTACATAATCTTGGTAACTATCCAAATTGTTATTTTTAAAAGTAACCTTTTGATCTAATTTACCAAAATTGTGTTTTACTTTAACAAACGAAGTTTTGAATACCCAATCAACATTTGGTTGTTCACTCAATACATAACGCAAGCTTGAGAAGAACAATTTATTCCACTCAATTTCAAGATCACCCACAAATATGTCGTTCTTTAAACATTCAAATATTTTTCTAAGTTCAACAACTGGCTCAGTGTCATAACTTGCGGTTCCATAAATGTTTGCGTCAAATCCGGATAGGTTTGCAGCAAAATCGTAAAGTTTTGTACTCAATTGTATAGTACCATTTTGTCTAGCAATGGTTTGATAATTGACAGTGTAGTCTGTTGTATTTTTGCTGTCTATTTTCTTGAGTATTGCCCAACCACCGGATCCAAGGTTGTTTACTTTGGTTATGTCGCCTATTTTGTCTTGTATAGAGCTTAAAAGATATGGATAATCTACAACATAATCTATTTTTGTTGCACTTGAGTAACCTGGGCTGTACCAGTCAGTAAAGAACCAATATTGTGTAGTATCGTAACTCTGTACAATTGATCTATTCCATTCTTGAGTTAAGACGTTCCACTCATATATCGTCCACTTGTTATCGGATGTTTCATCAGTGTTTACTAATACTGAGAATTCTCGAACATAGATACTTGATTCTTCTGAATAATTTTCTCCAGATTTTATAACTTCAACACTTGCAATTTTTCCAAGAGTATCTAAAGTCACACTAAATGTTGCTCCACGACCGTATGTGTCGTTTACAAAAACATTAGGAGCGAACTTGTAGCCGCGGCCTGGATTATCTATCTGTATTTCAATTATTCTTCCATCTTCAATAATCGGTGTTAACTTTGCCTGTTCAACTCTTGCAACATTCACAAAGCGCAATTCGCTATGAGTGTCAACAACTACATCATACAACCCAGATAGTGCATTTGGTACAGAATCTTTGGAATACAGCAGTGTCAAATCATACCCGTCTGCAATGTTATTTTCTGTAAAAACAGAGTTGATTCTTTCAATTGTTTGTTGCAATGCATATGTGCGATTTACAAACATTCCCTGTCTAGGTGAATTCAAAATACCATATTTGTTTTTAACAGGAAGTGATGCATCAGGTACCGTTTTGCGATTTATATCATAACCGACAAGACTGTCTATCCATTTTTTCTCTACTTCGTTTGATGGCCTGCTTGTACTTAGGTTTTCACTCAGTATTTGATACTCGTTATGAATATTTAAATTAATGGGTGCGTTGTCATTGTAATATGATACATGTAGTACAACATTGTTTTCATCAATCAATGATTTACTGTTATAAATTGTAAACCGATCAGTACCAGTAAAAGCAATAAATCTATATCCAAATGATTGCGGATTTCTTATAAGATTGGTTACTGCTTCAGCAGTCAAGCTTCTGAACGTTGTATTGGGCAGTATTCTTTTGTTCTTAACCCAATAATAATACAAGTCGGTATATTCAGTATTTGAATCATTAAATATTTTACGAGAAGTGTAAACTGCATCACCATACAGGCTCTGACCACTTACACCTCTTGCAAATCCCTCATTTGTATCAGCAATACTATCCCATTGGCTTGGTAATAGTGTTGTTTCCACCCACTCGTACACATCAACAGTTGAATCTGGCAGAAGTTGATTCCAGTATGTAACTCGATATTGTGAGTCGCCCTGGTAAGGGTTAAACCATTTTGAAGTACTCACATCCCACCAAAGTTTTCCTACATTTTGGAAAGTCCAAGCCATATCCTCATCAACTATAACATTTTGCTCACCGTCTGTATAATTGTAAACCGCAGGATCGTAATATGTTTTAAAAGCTATTTCTTGGTCTGCTGGACCTGCTATTTTTCCCTGTCTTGGATCAACATAATCCAGATTTAACAAAATGCTGTTTGTTTCAGTACTGTAAAGATAAACATTTTTAATACGGTTTAGATCCACAGCGTCAACTGGTGAAGCAATTTCATTCCATGCATTTTGGTTATCAGATCTAATGTCAACTATTTTTCCAGTATTTCCAAAAGTTGGCAAAGCTACATATATGTGATTGTCTACGGCAACAAATCCAGTAAGTTCATATGTGCCTAGTGCTGTTGCATATTTTGTTTCAGCATAAACCAAATAATTACTTAAATTTTCATAAACATATATGTTTCCGGTGTTTATATTTGTTGAACTAAAAACTGTAAATCCATTATCAAATGTAGTACTGTTTTCATCAAATGTTGTTGCAACTTTTGTATCACCGTTTTTACTCCCAATTAACAGGTTTAATCCGTTGAACTGAACCACTTGCCCAAACATTTCGTTAAATTCGTTTGCAGGACTTACAATAGTTTGTTCTAATGTGTAATTTGTGTTTACAAGTCTGTAAACATACACCTGCCCGTTATCTACACCTTGTGAATCGTTATTGGGCGCACCGATTGCTACCTTGTTTCCGTCAGCTGATACAGATACTGAAGTTCCAAAAGATTCGTAATTATTCAAACTTTGTATAGTTTGAGCGTATGTATAATTGCCGTCTATCATACGATAAATGCTAACAACATTGTTGGGGCCGTTTTCTAAACTTCTTTTTCCAACAACAGCAATTACCAAGCCATCATCACTCACATCGAACGCTTTACCCACATCTTCAGAACCCAGTAATCCAGTGTCAGGAACCATGCCCGGAATTGCAGACGTATAAGCCACCGCGTTTGAAAGAAGTGTCCATTTTTCAGCATCAAAAGTTGCTTCAAATTCAACATTTGTTATTGCTTTATAAAAGTTTCCACTGTGCCAAACTATATCATCTTCGGAATAGTAATAAGTGTCTTTGTAACTACCAACGTATGCGTTTGCTGTCCTATAACCAAAACTTCCATTGGCATTGTCAATTACATAAACAGTTCCGCTACCGGGCGCACCAACAAACAACGTGTAGACATTATTCTCTATTGATGATTTTATTGTATAACCGAATTGCTCATTTTGATCTGGGAAGGGGCTCGTTATTGCATCTTTAAATATATAAACATTTGAAGTTATATCTTTTTCATATATAAAAACCAAGCCTTGATTGTCGAGTCCAGAAGACACACCATCGCTATTATGACTTATAGCATAAGTTGGTTCCCAGTCATCCAGGAAGTCTGCTGCATTAGAATAAGATATATTCTTTTTAGCTTTCCAGAGTTTGCCATTATCACTTACAATATCACCTTTGTTGTATGCCTGTGATATTTCTGTATTAATTTCCCCAGTATAAAAAGTTTTTACATTTGAAGCATTGGGTGCTGACACAAAGATAAATTTGCCATCAGCTGTTATTTCAACAGCATGACCATAACTAGGAGTTGAACCTATACCCGATATTGGAGAAATTACTTGAATTAAGTTATTTTTAGAATTAAAAGGTGTTGATTCAGTAGTTCTGCGATATACAAAAATTGCACCAACCGTCTTACTGGATGGCAATCCTACCACCATAATAGCATTATCTGCGCTTACAGCTAATGATTTTCCATAACCGGAATTTGCATATCCAGTCACCGGAGTTATATTAGATACTGACTCACCGGTGGGAATATTTTCAAGAACTACCCACTTGTTATTCACGTCAGAGTCTATCCAAATTTTACCTAAATTATCATAATATAGATTATTTTTAAGTGAATTATTAACGTCTTCAAAAGTTTCAAATCTTCTTGACTCAAAAACAAACGTTGTTGATATTAGGCTTTCAAAATCTATTGAAGTTAAATCATTTTCACTATCTACATATATTGTGTCTAAAGAAATTTCATTAACTTTGTATAGTTTTTGCAATATTGTATCATTACTGAATATACCAACTATATCTCCAGGATTAATGGATACAACATTATCGAATTTTATCAAATATTGATTATTTTCAGAAGTTATTTGAATTATTTTATAATCAGTGTTAACTACTTTTAAAATGTCCCAACTTTGATTTTGATTTAGTACCCATACATAATCATCCACTTTTATTTGATTAATATCAAGAGATAGTATATTGTCATAAGTAGTAACGGTAAATTGAACATCTGTTGGATTTACATAACCAGAATTTTTTGTGTATGTTTTGTTAACATACATCGGTGGGAACGGATTGTTGTTATAATCAACAGGTGCTAGGTAAACTTCACTTTTTGGAAGTTGATAAATCAGATCTGTGCGGTCGGGATCTTCAATACCAACAAGCTCAACAGTTTGTGGTTCAAGTCTGTACTTTCGTTCATCAAGTTTAAACTCTACTTCTTTAAAAGTATCAACAGCACCGTATTGTCCAACTCTTATTGCCCATTCTTCATAAAACTCAAGGCTGTCTTTTTCACTATTTCCAAGTGCATTAAACAATTTTTCAAGAGCATTCTTTGTACCTTTGTCTTGTATAAATCCTTGATAGAATTTATATTGGCTTACCTCGTCATTTATTATATTTTCAAGATACTGTCTCTTCTGATAGCCTATCAAGTGTTGTGCGAGCCGTTGTTGCTCTGTGTCAAAGTTTTCGACCTCAAGACTGTAAAACTGCGTTATTTGACCGGCCTTGTAATCCCAGTTTGGCAGCAGCGCAGTTGTTGGTTTTTCTGGTAGAATGTTCCAAAAATCGTCATTAAACAGCTCGAGACCGGCATGGTGCTGATTACAGCTATAGTAAAACTCCTTGTATTTTACCAAATCACCAACTTGATAATCTTGCCATGGAGTCCATTGGCGAACAAATGCTTGATCATAAACAAATCCCGGTATATTCAAACTTCCGTTCCAGTTATCTGTACGATAACCGACAACTAATAGTCTTTCTTGTCTATATCCCGGTGCAGTATCGTATATTACGTCGTTAAATACTGTTCGGTTATCAACAAGAACCACATGTTCTTTTTGTACCAATGGTAACTTTACAAAATATATTCCGTCTTCAGTAGTTGTTTTTGTAACAAGACTAAACTCATTACTGCTACTTCTAACAGTGTTTATTAAATCCTGAGAAAGTGGAGTTCCATCAGATTTTAATATTTTATAATTGTAGAATCTATCATAAATGTTATCAACTACAAAATACGGTTTTTCAAATATAAGTTTATTTGCGCTCGGACTTAGTGTTATAACGCTTCCAGCATCCCAATTTTGTGTAGTCCAGAATACAAATTCTTTTGCTGCAAGTAACCAGTCTTCCAATGCCTGTGTATTGGGATTTACATATTCAAACTTAAATCCAATATTTTTTAATCTGTTTTGATATCCTAGAAGAAAGTCAACCACATGCTGTATATCTGTTAAAATAGTTCCATACATCATAATAGATGTATTTTGATCAAACAACTTTCTTATAAGTATTCGACGGCCACCCACTAACGGTAGGTCGGGCAATTGTGCAAATTTTGATGCATCAAATGATGCTCCGCTTGTGTGGGATATTTTTGCTCTATAATAGGATCCGTTATACCTTACAACAGTGCCTAATGCATAGGTATTATTTTCATTCCATTCGACAAAAGATTCGCTCACCCCACCGATAACAACGGATGCATCCGTTTGTGTTACAGTTGGTTGATTAAATTCAAAATATGGAGAATCAACGTCGTAACCGGAAATTCTAAAACCTTGTGAAAGTTTTTCAATTATTACACCACTATAAGTTACTGTTTCAAGAGCACTGCTTTTGTTGAGTATTATTTTGTAATTTTCATCTGGAACAAACACATTACCCTTGTTAAGCGGCGATCTGCTATCAAGCACTAATTTAAGTTTAGATTTTTCTGCAAAACCACCAAGTCTAAATGCAAGATTATTTTGTAATTTCTTGTATCGTGAACAATATTCGTCGTATCTCGCAGTTTCGTCTGTCAAATATTCGGAAATATAATTTACTAAACCGGCAGTCAAAGACTTGCTTAACAAATTACCAGTTATTTTGCATACGGTGTCTGTTTTTTGAGGGAAAAGTATATCGGAAAGTTTTATTCTCTTTTGAGTATGTCTATAAACTAACGATCCACTTATATCTCGCACTATGTTTGCACGATCAAATCCCAATCCAAAAACTTTTGGTGGTTGTAAGACCATCCAAGCTGTTATAATTGCAAACGGGTATTCGCTACTTTTTCTCCAAGCTGTTTCTGCAGGTGACCAGTCACCAAACACAAACGGCTTGTTAGTCTCGTAAACAGAAATCTGAGATATATAATTATTTTCATACGGACTCAGCAGGTTTCCATTTTCGTCAACTGGAAGATAAGATTTTATACCAAATCTAGTATACTTTGAATTTTTAATTACTGACTTATTTGGTTCACGTATTACTCCCTGTTCAATGTCATTCCATAGAATTAGGTTGTTACTTGTGTATGGTGCAGGACCATATACTGTTTCCCACCAAGATGGTTTATTGTAGAACCCCAACATTTCCCAAGGATGGGTGTGCGGGCGGTCAGTGTCGTACAGATCCATAAAGATCTTTCTCCAAGATCCGCTTATTGTTGCATCAGTAACTGTTTGTGCATTTTTATAATTATATGTAAACGGATTTGAAACGTCCCATGCCGTATTTGTGTTATAATCAACCGGTCCCAGGGAACTTATCCACTGTGAAAAGTCAGTTATTAGTATATCATCTATTTCTTTACTTGAAAAACCAGTGTTTCTAAATGATCCACCAACAAACTCACGGACATCTAAAATGTTTGGATCGTACTTGACTTTTATATTATTGTATATTCTTTTTTCAAGTTCAAGAATTAACTCGTCACGATAGTCACCGTAAGCCAATGTTACACTACCGTCGTGCCCACGTATGAGTGTTTTGGGTTCTAAGTAAGTGTCATCTACATATATCTCAGGAACGAATTTTGGATATAATCCCAACTTTGTTGGAGTTTGTGGAACAAAACTACCGTTTGTATTTTCATAATAAGATATTTGTATAACATCGCCAATTGCTAGCGGTTTATTTATTTTTACAAAACCGTCTGCGTCAAAGATATAGTCAATATCATGTATTAGCTGGTTTTCGTTTATATAAACCAACACTGCTCTGGTGCACAAGTTATCCAAAGAAAACACTTCGGGTAGGGCATAATATACACTTCCAGCATCGATTACATTGTATTCAACAAATCTGTTTCCGGTATAAGGAACCATGTCGCTTGAAAAATATGGCATACTTTCAGTTTTATCAGCATTTAAAACTGAAAAAATATAATCCACATGTTCTCTTGCACCACCAGTAAAAGGCGAGTCGTATGCTGCTTTTAAAAATTGCTTTTTAAAGAGTGCGTAATCTTTTTTAGATTTTCTTATAGCTTTAACGGCATTTGCTGTTTGGTTTGTTACGTTAAACAGGGCCAAGTTTACCGGACCACTGTGTTGTAAAAACTTTTTACCAAAAACTTTATAATTTCCAAGATCACGCAAGTTACCAGATCCCGGGAAGGTTCCAGAAAATGCTGTAAGATCTTCTATAATAGAAGAAACGTGATCATTAACTTGCCCAAGGGTAAAGTCTGTTATATTTTCATTTAACGGATTTTTTTCAAAGTTTAAAGGTATTTCATAATAACCATTAGCTGTTTTATTTGCAGAACTATGGCACTTTATAACAACATTATCATTTTCTTCTAAACTGTAATTAAACTTTACGTACAAATCACTAAAAATCTTAACTAAAGTATAATCTTTAGTTATAAATTTAAAATTGTTGTTTACGAATACTTTAACGTCTAAATCATTAAGTGATGCAGAATCCTTATAAACATCTATTTTAAATGATTCATTTAATCCAGAAGCAGTATATTGTCTAATAACATATTGCTTGCTTGGTTCATCAGATTTAACCCAACCCGAAACATATTCAAATCTATTTCCAAGGTAATTGTATTTTCTTACAAATCCAGTGTCGGTGGTAATTTCAAAATTTGTGTTATCTTTTTGATATATAAACGATTTTTTCAACAAGTCAAATTCAAAAACAATGTCACCAATATTTGCAATATTTTGATATGTTAACGAAAATCCCAATTCAGCATCAACTACGCTGCTTCCTATTTTATATCCAAATATTCTATTACCAACAAAGTTGGATGCTGGGTACACTGACTTGTTAGCAAATGACACCCCGTTTGAATCATATAAATCAAACAACGGATGCTGATTTATTTTTGTTTTTTTCTGTGATTGGCGCCAGTTTGATCCGGAATAATAAAATGTAGAACCGGCGAATTTTTCACCCATTCTTACCACAACAACTTGATCAACAGCTGGCTCGCTATCGTCAGTTGGAATCAGCGTAATTATTGTCTTTGCATTGTGAACTATAAACTTTACTTGATATATTCTACCACGCACTCGCGGATCCGTATCAGCAGTAAACAAAACTCTCATGCCATCAGACAACGGTGTGTTATCTACGTAATAGCCAAGACTGCCTTCTACAGTGCTAAAGACGTCACGAGTAAAATTATCCACTAAATCAACAATACCTTTTACTTGAGTTCCATGATTGAAAAGGCGAAGCCCTGCTTCAAATTCAATAATAGGTCTTTTTGCTCTAGCGTCTTGATCTAATGCTATTGACTGATTGTTTATTTTTGCACTTTGCAAAATAACATCTTGGTGGAACCAACGATTGTATCTACTCCACGGATTGCCGTCTGCACTTGCACGATTTATAACAATATAATCTTTTTCTGAAGGGAATCCGGAAGAATTCTCTAACGGAAAAGTGTCAAATTCTACACCATCAAAAGGAGTATTTTTTACTTCAGTAAATTGTGCAGGAATGTCTAGATCGATTTCTGAAACCAAACGTATTGCATCACCGACACCCTCAACATACCAGTTACCTGTGTTGTATTTTTCAGGAGTAACATCTCCCAAAAAACTCACCTTCATACCATTTGAAAATGCAATCCCCTGAGTTGAGTTATAAGTTTTTTTGCCAACAATCTCGTTGTCTACATCAATAAAGGTATTTTCTTCAATATTTTTTATGTTTATAACACCACTTACGTTAATGTCAGTTTCGCTTACATAAAACAAAGTATCCGGCGCATCGTCAGGAACTTTAAATTTAATTGTCCCCTTTTCAACATAGTCTTCTGAGCTGTCAACTCCCTTGGTATAAAGTGCGCTCACATTTTGACCACGATCATTTACTTTTACTGGATCTAAATCAAGAAAAGTTCTGTTAATAGCAAAAGCCATGCCGTAACCTTTGGCATTGATTTCAAAGTAATATGTTTCTCCACGGTACAGGGTTAATGTGGGATTTCTCGTAAATCCGTTTGGTGAAAACACGTATGCAACGTTATCGTCATCTCTCTCAGTTTTTACAGTATAAGTACTTTCAATCTCTCGTGATTTTCCATAAACTGGAATTGACAACGGTCCGTTTGGCAACCAATAGTATTCTCTAAAGTTTGTAAACTTGTCAAAATCTATATTTGGATTCCAAACATAAAATTCTTGACTATTCATCTTACTATGGTTAGCTGCTTGTGATTTAAAGTTTTTTAACTGACCAACATAATCTATATAATCCTTATAGTATGTTACGTTATCAAGCTCATCAACTTCTATTAATGATGGTTCAAACTGATAATTTTCTCTATCAGGAGTTACATCCGGCAAGTAGTTTTCAACTTTTGTTATATCTTTAGATTTTGCTGTTCTTCGTCCAACAAACGCATTTATTTTTTCAACAGAGCCAGAGGATATAAGTTGGTCAACTGTGCTACCTAGAAATTTTTTGTTAGTATCAGTTCTAAAGAACTTTGGTAGCAAATACTCGCTCTTTTTTTCGTTTGTACCCGGTACTGGTAGAGCTGATTCATTTTGCTTAAAAGTTGACATTATATAACTGTGCCTCCTAGATCACTTGTTGGTTCTGTTGTAGTAATTATGTTTCCGGTTGTTCTCAACCGGTCAGCTGTGATTCCTGAAATTATTTCAATGTCATCAACACCTGCGCTGCTTATAAAGATTTCGTCACTTGAGCATTTTAATTCAAACATGCTACCAAAAGATTGTGACGCTTGCTTGGGGACAATCACAATGCTGGTTATGTCTGGACTCATTTGCTTCATTATGTAAGCTGACAGCTCACTAAAGTAGAATGTATCACCAAAATCCCAATTGTCTAGCGAAAAGAACTCATTTATGTATTGCACTATTTTTGACTTTATTTCGTTATCATTTACTACTCGGTCTGAATTTTTTATAACTTTAAATGTTGCTTGCAAGTTTGGATCACTTTTATTTCCAAAGAGTATTTTGTATCTTACTGGATGATATATTACTTCATCGCTTATACTTTTTATTTTGTTTATTTCGTTTCCATAAGTCCTAAACAGATAATCCGGAGTAGGTGCTTCAGGTTTGGCTATTACTGCACCGTTTAGGTACTGCCTAAATTGTGTATCATACTGTTTTGTAAGCAAATACAAATCAATAATATTAGTGCTGCTAGGATCTATTCTGTTGTTTTCATCACTTGAATGAATGTATTGGAATTTTAGTCCACCACGTCCGTTTCTAGCTTTATAATCATAAATCATAGTCAGACGAGTGGGATTCTTGGTAAGTTTTCTGAAAACATTTGTATTTTTAATATAAAAAATATCACCGGAATTATATAGTGATACGTTAATTTCTCTTTGACTATTAACTACAAAAATGTTTTCATCTGTTTGATTTACATACTTGTAATTTTCAATCCCATCAGAATCTGACTTTTTAAAGAAAACTAGAGAATTTGTTCCTACTATATTTTCAAAAAGATCCGGATCGTCTATTATTCCGTCACTATCGTTATCAAAAAAAGATATTTGTATTTTGTTGTTGTTAATGTATCCGAGGTCGTTTGTAAACTCTGATACAACTTCCCAGTCATAATCTTGTGTAAATGGAGTTGTACCATTGGGTATTGAATTTATATTCAAAACCTTTATCGAATCCTTTATTATCCTACCAGTGCGGTTATTAAACGTGCGAGTTACTGAGTCATAGTAGAATCTTACCTGTTTTTCACTTTCGAATACATATCTATAACCGCGATATGTTACTGTGTACTTTTCACCGTTTGTTGAAAACAGTATAACCCAACTTGAGTCTAATTTTTGATTTGTTTTGTCACCTTCATTTAACAAGCTAAATTGATCTTTTACATTCAGATTTGATTCAGTTATGATAGACCATTGGCGAGTAGTTCTATCATATCTTAGTCCAAATATTTTATACGAAAATATTTGATCAGCTATTCTAGTCTTTATGGATGACGAAAGGTTTATTGAAAACTTTTGTTTTATTTTTGATAAAACGGCTCCGGTGGGTATTTCATCATTTAGAACCACTGGTCCAACACTGTTTGACACCGTTGTACCATCACCACTTACTGAAACAACTTTGGTCCATAGATACATTCTATCTTCTATCTTGGATGGTGTCCCGGCTACTAGCTGAGAATTTGCATTAAAATAATATCCAGCGGGTGGAACAAATTTTACCATTGCGCCCGTCTCAATAAATTTGAGAATACTGCTGGTAAATGATCCCACTTGATAAGGCAACTTTGCGGAATTTTCAAATACTCCAGTGCTTATGTTTGTATTATTTGATGTCGCGTTCCATTTTATATCAGCTGACGTCATTACATCTATTGATGGATATTTTTTTAAATAAAAATCTCGTACTTTTATATCTGACAACAACGGTGATATCGTATTCTCAACTACAAAGTTTACGTCAGTAAAAGTATTAAAAGTAAATTCCAACTGATTTTCTAAATCTTCTTCATATATGACACCGTCATCCGAAAAATGATTTGTTTTACTGTATTTTCCAGTAGGGTCAACAATATCGTAATATCTGCTTATACCACTCGCTGTTCTATTAATTGACTTTACTTTTAGTATATCCTGACTTACACCTAATGGACCTATATTATAGTCTTCACCAGTTATTAAACGGTTTTGTGTATAATATGTTGATGGTGCTCTTGATTTTATCTCTGCGTCAGTTTCACTGGCACTTGCGTTGTTTACTGAAGTTTTTAAGTCCAGATAAAGGGTTATAATCTCGTTTCTACCGCTGCGACTTATGTAGGGTATTCTTATAGAAACATTTCGTATTTCATTTGGAGAAATAGCAAAATTTCTGTTATTACTGGTTCTATAGTAAAGCCTAAAATTGCCTTGTGGGAGATTACCAAACACGCCATCAGTAAAAATAAGGCTTACTCTATCGTTTTCTCTAGTAAGAACATTGTATACATTTCTAATTTTTTTATTCAAACTGTTGTATATTACATTGTTTCCTTCAACAGCGTCAACGCGGGTCCAGAGTTCAGTTTCCGAATTTTGATTATCAAGTCTATAAAGCCAAATGTCTGATTGGTTTATATTATCAGTATCTATGTTTACCCGTTGATTTGGAACTGGAAAGTCTATAGAAAAATCAGAACGCTGCATTGATCCTTGTCTAAAGTGCATAAAGAATCCAGTATTGCTGCTGCTGGGACCTTGTCCATTATCACGATAAATGAACGAGACTTGCTGCCCGGTTACTGGTGATTCTTCATAAATAACTCCACCTGATACTGCTGTACTCACTATTTCAAAAACAGTGTTTAAGTTGTTTATTGTTTTGCTAAAAGTAAAAACCGGCACAGTTTGCAACGTCGAGTTAAATCTGTACTGTTCGGTTGGTATGTTTGCAACAACCTGGCTGTTTACTGGTTTTCCAAAAGTATTACTTGATGGCAATGCCGCATTTATTATTTTTATAAATTGCTCGTACCAATTTTCATTAGTTGTATCATTCCAAAGAACAGTTCTACCTTTTACGTTGAAACCGTTACTATCTACTATATTTTCACTGGTGCTCACAGCTTCTATTTTTAGCAGACCGTTTGCTGGGCGATTTCTTTTAGGATTATAGGCTAGAAGTCTAGCTAGACGAAGTATGCTTTCGCGACGTTCGGCTAATTCAATAAAGTTTTCGCGAGCATTTAAATCAATTCTAAAACTTAAGTTTTGTCCAAGGAAAGCTATAAGATCGATTAATGCTAGATATTCGCTACTTTCTATGTAATCATTAAAGTCTTCAGGATAATTTTCGCGAATATATGCTATCATTGTTCGACGTAGGGTGTCAAAATCATAGCTTTTGAATTCAGCATTTTTGAAGCTTTGGTATATTTTTTTCCAATCTTCAGCTAGTAAAAGACCGTTTTGTCTATCAGTTGATGACATGTTTGCTAACTTTCCTTTGAATATTTCGTAGTGTATTTATACAAAATATAAAGTGCGCAGTTAAATCAAACCATTTTCTCTATCAAAATTAAATTGCAGAGTTTCAGAGATACAATAGGGAATATATGTCAAAACACATTCAATTTGTATACCACTTTCAAATGAATTAACAGATATTTTATCAACATTTACTCGAGGGTCATAGTTTATGATATCAGAAACATTTTTTACGATTGCTTCTTTAAGGCTGTCAGTTAACGGATCGTATAATACATCCCAAATGATTGTACCAAATGTGGGATTTTCTAATTTCTCGCCATAACGTATATGAAAGTGATTTACAATATCACGCTTTATTAACTCAATATCGTAAATTTTAAAAGATGCTGAATCCGGGTCAACAGTGCTTAAACCTTTATAGGTTTTTGCTGTCACCGGTTTCTTGGTTGCCGTTTTAGCAGATATTGTGGGCGTTTTGTACAAATCAGTCATATCGTATTTACCTCAAAGCATTACACCACCGGATGCTGCGGTACCACCGGATAGTCTGTCAGAACGTTCAGCAGGGGTTTCAGGAGTGTATCTTGCTATTCCTCCCGAACTTGCCGCAGGAACTACACCGCTTGTCTGTTGTCCTGGTCGTGTCGGCTGGGTGACTGGAATCAATGGTGTATCTCGATCAGCCGGAATTGCCCAATTTCTTCTTATATGCGAAATATACAACTGTGCTGAATTTTGTGTTATCGGGAACTTGGTAATTTTTACTGTTCCTGCTTGGTTTCCACCCAATACAGATATTGTATTATCGTTTTTGTTGATCGACATTACAAATCCAACATGTGATATAGTGGATGCACTATTAAAAACTATAATATCATATTTTCTTATTTTTTTAAGAGTACCAATTTCTACTGGATTTCCGTATCCAGCATAAGCCATGGGGCTCATGACTTTTAAATATGGCAAACCTGTTTTATATAAAACCCAACTTACAAACGGTGCGGCCCAAGCATATTCTCCGGTGTTTCCATCTCTATCATAATTTCTGCCACTTATTGCGTAGGCTTCTAGAATCAATGGATTTCCGGGTTTAGCGTTTTTTGCTCGCCAATCTTGCCTCAAAGTTGTGTTTATAACGTTTTCGAGTTTCGCATAAATTTCAGTATTTGGAGTCGGTTGCGGTGTGTTATCTTGTACCCCACCGTAACTGAGAGAATTGCCGGTGTTGTCGGTCCCGCCCAAACCATTCACGAATCCAAAACCAGGGTCGGTATTGTTTCGTATATCTGATACTGGAAAGTTTTGCAATGATGATGACAACGTTTGTAATGAAGAATAAAAATCTTTATAAATCGAATTTAAAGTCTGCGAGAATGTTTGCGAGAGTGTTTGTATCGAGGGGATACCTTTTGCAATCATGTCAAGTATTGAAACAACTCCTATCAACTGGTTTAAGAAACTGGCTGATGCTATGATGTCAGAAAGGCTTGCACCCGGTCCAGATGCTGTTTTTGCTGCAAATGCCGGAATATCAAGTTTTATTGTAGTAGATTCTTTAACTATCGTAATTGGTGGATCGTCGCTAGTAGTCTCAGTTACTGTCTTGGTTTTTTGAACTGCATTTAATACTGGGTCGTTTGTTACTGAGATTATTTGAGATGACGTTAAGTCATTACTCAAGTCAACAGTTGCCAACAAAGTATTAAATTCTTCTAAAGTATCAAATGTAAATCCATTGAACACCGTTTGTTTTTCAGTCAATAGCCAGGCTATATCGTATGAAACTAGGTTATTCAAATTTCCAGGTGTATTCAGATAGTCGATTATCTGCTGATCCGTCATACCATCGAATTTTTCAGGTGTGTTCATTATAATAATCCCCTACGCGCCGCCGCGTCAACCCATTGTAATCTAGTGCTTGAAGACCCGCCAGCGCCCCATGTGATTAACTGTCCTGATCCCCATGCACCAATTACATCGACGTGAATGTTACTTGGTCCCATGTAGTCATTCGCATGTCCGATTGCCCTTGCACCGTATTTTACACATGATGTTATGAATGCTTCCATGTAACCCCTACCGGTCACGTTGTCTATTTTTCGTCCACCCACAACAAGATAAACGTCAGCCGCACGACCGTTGTCGTGTCTTTGAGATCCAGTGCGAGGCCCATTGGGATATGGAGGTTGTCCACCACTGTAAACTACTACTTGGTCAATGCTTGCAGCATGGGCGGCGCGATTTAGAATATTTTTTAGCCCTTCTTGAATCGGAAGTCTGCGTGTTGCGCCTCCCTGATTTTCAACCACTCGCATCGCCAAGTTACCAGAACCCGGATCAATAATGTTAACCGGTCCTGACGGAACATTTGGGTATCCAGGAGCATTTGATCCATCAATAGCTGTTTGCGCAGATTGTATCAATCCTGGATTTGAAGCTAGATCGAAGTTGGCAGTGGATTGAACATAGAATGATGACGCAAGACTTTCACGTCTCTCACGATGACCATGAATTCTGTGAGATCTTTCATAATGTTCATCAAAAATTGCTGCAGATTGCTCAGCTATTTGCATGAGTTTCTGCAAATTGTTATCCGGGGGATCAACTAGCGCCCTGATCTTAGTGTTGGCTTCCTTTCCACCACTTTCATTCTGCAATTCCCACCATATAAAATCAAGCTGCTGTTCAAATGTTGAACTCCGCAACGGAGTTCCGATTATTTTAGCAAAGTTAGCTACGCGATCAGGTGAACCTTTGTCATTCCACTGTGCAATGCCATATGCATTGCCACTGTCTCCAGTAGCTGTATGGTCTATAGTAATACCACTTTCTACCATTAAGTTTCCGACAATTCCAGAAGCTTGTGCAGCAGTAAATCCAACTCCTTTGAAGTATTCAAATACTTTAATTGCTCTTGGATTTCCAAGATCTGTGCGATTAAGTTCTTCCAAACCATCTTCAAATTCTGGATTTTGATCAACATAACCGGAAGGCACACCACCAGCTGGATAACTTTGTCCAGTTACAGTAGTACCAATCGTACTGCCTGAAGTAGGAACAAACGTATCTGGTAGTGGTTGTGTGAATGAATCAATACTTTGCATACCTGCTCTAGTATATTCAGGAGTATACACATTTGGATTCAAGTTCTCGTGCTGTAACCATGGTTCGTGTTGTGGAATTCTTGAAGGCATTAGAGCCGGTTTAACTGGGATTGGGTCTTGTGGGTTCGGTGCGGGCGGTGTTCCTGCGCTTGCTGATCCAAAAGCTACAAGTTCTTCACTATCAGTAGCACCGGTTGTTGGTGAACTATCAGTACTATTCAATGATATCTTTTCACCATCAAATGCAATTAACGAAGACTGTATGTTAAACGAGGCTGATGATGCAGTGTTTATAGATCCTCCGGCTTTTATGTTTACTGAACCTGAAGATGCTTGTTGATATATACTACCTCCAGCTTTAGAATTAAAATTACTACTAGCTTCTTGTTGAATATTTTTAGCACTCATATGCATATCACCAGCTGATGATGAAATATATACACTGGCTTCTGAACCCAAATGCAAATCTCCTCTCGCATTTATTCTATATGATGATTCAGTTATAATACCAACATCACCTGTTGATTGAAGTATTGTCGACTTTCCAGACGAAAGATTTACTGCACCTGTAGAGCCAGTTAATGTAACACTGGTCTGTGCGTATCCTGCTATAAATGTATTTGCCTTAAATGATACATTGTCCCCTGAGTCAACTGCGAAAAATTCACCAGTTTTAAGACTTGTGCTGGCTCCTGAGCTTATTTTTAATTCTTTTCCAGCAACCATGTTGATATTTTCATTAGCAAAAAAGTTTATATCACGATCAGCAGTTACGTTCAAATCTTGTTGTGTGTGCAAACTTACGCTATCTTGAGAAAATATATCAATTTTACCGTTGCTAGTAAGTTCTATCCAAGTAGTACCGCGAGCATTACCTATGTAAATTAAATCTTCAGTATTGTGTAATAAAATTTGATGCCCGGTTCTTGTACGTATTCTAAATAATTCGTTTGCAGGTAGTTCTGGATCCCCAGTCGTTACTGATCCTGGAGTGAACCTCACATATTCTTTTGGACTGGATTCTGCTGAACCAATACGCAATATTGTTTCGTCACCGTCGTCCATTACTATACTATGACCACCAAGTCTGCTACTAAACATGTTTGCTTGTGAGCCTTGCGGTCCTCTGGGATTTTTTGGTGCACCGTTTCTTTTATCTAGAGGTCCCGGTGTACTCATCCCATACACATTGCTAGGTGCTTCACGACGAGCACTAGTCGACGTCACTCCACGAATGTCATCATCAATCAATCCCTGTTCTTGTAGTTTTTCAACAAAATCTAGATTTACTGGTTTGGGTTGACTTGTTGGATAATTGTTATTTGGATTTGCTAAAAACTTGTTGTATTCACCAACCGGCAACTTTTTACCAGCAAGCCCTGGCGGTGTTGACGGTGTTGTCAATGTTGTACTTGCACGAGGATCGGGAATCATAAAATTCATATAATCATCCTGAACACAGGCTATCCAAAATCCTTGATCGTCGCGACCTTCAATAAAAATCACTAAAACTTTCGATCCCACATCTGGTGGAACTGCCCAGAATCCGTAACTCTGTTGTGAACTCGCATATCCATCGTTGGTTTCGTTATTTCTTAACGGTGTCACACCGTAAAAAGGACTTGCGTATTTTACAACACGCAGTTGATTATCAGTTTCATATGTGTTTGATGTTGTTGAAAACTTTATAAGTTCAACCTCAAGAGCACCACCAAATTTACGGTCGAGGTGGTTAACTACCCGTGCCAAATACGGCCCGGGCCCATTAAGAATTCCACCAGATCGGTCCATATTTCTTGGTGTACGTGCATTTATATTTGGGCGTGGCGTTATCATTAAATGCCTTTCTTAAAATAATGAATTAAATGAATTTATTGTATTAGTGAACGACGACTGTATTCCGGATATGGCTGATGTAACTTGAGACGCCGCTGAGTTGAAAGTTTCAAAAACTTGATTTACACTGTTAGTTATACCCGCAATTGTGTTACCAAAGTTGGTTATTGTCCCAAATAAATTGAGAAGATCGGCTGGGAGTGGTAAAATATTTGATATGTTTTGAAAAGCTACAACTTTTGAAAGTATGCTGTTTAGTGCAGTTGTGGTTTGTAAAATTTGACTGTACACAAAAGATGTAAGTTGACTTGGTGAACCAGTAACCATTTCTAAAAGATTAGGAACTTCTACGCCGGTTATATATTCGATCATCATTGCTCTAACAGCATCGAGTGTTTTTTGATCTTGACTCGGTCTTCTTATCATGTTCAACAATTGTTTAAATTCACCATTATTAAACGTGTGTGTTATTTTTACGATTTTATACAAACCTATAAAATAACCTATTGCATTCATCTGTAGCAATCCGCTTTTTATATCAATAGGCGTATTAAAGTTAAAAGCTATATCCACTTCACCATTTTGATAATCCATTCCACGAGAAGTCGTATGGTTACCAATTCCACTATCCGGCAAAAAGTATGGGTCTCCCCATACTTCCAAATCAATTGCAATGAGTTCAACATCACTGTTTAACAATACATTGTGGAATTCATTTGCTACTCGCAGCTTTGAGTCATCAACCCCAGCACCTCCGGGATTTGGAGTCGAAGTTATCTTGTTTGCACCAATTCCGGTTCCGGATCCAATCTGAGAAGCCGAGCTGATTAAGTCACCGGCAGCATTAACAGTATTAATAAGCGTGTTTGTAATGTTTGTAAATGCATTTGATATTGACACAAACGGCACATTTAATTGTGGGATAGCTGCTGAAAGCTCTGTAAAAATAGTATTTGCGCCGGCGCCTGCATCTGGTATTATATTTTGAAAAAATGCAAAATTTATGTTTATATCAAAACTTAAAATATCAGAATTAAGTCCGGTGTATATGTAGTTGTAGCCTTTTTTTACATTTGGTAACGTTTGAGTATAATCGCGTGTTTCAGTTTTAGTTTCAAATATACTTCTGTCTACCTGATATGGTATAATTTTGTAAACATATCGTGTTTTTGCACCGTTTTCATATGTAAAAACATTAGTTTCTATACGAAACCAATCAACTCGTCCAGTACTGGCAACGTCAAGCCTATCCAAAATACTACGAGCCCAAGTGCTTGTTAAAATAACTTGTTCAATTATTTCAGCTATTCTAACACCTTGTCTAAACGTAAACTGTCTATCAGGCAATATTGTTAACAAGTCATTATTATACGTATTATTTGCTTCATCAAGAACTACTAAATCGAGACCGTGCGGTTGGTTGCCCATTTGGTTAAAGTCATCACTTATAGAACTTGCACCTATAGAGTTTAGTCCCGGGCGTGATATTGATGACACCGGTGTGGTTGTTACTTGAATTGTGCCCGCTGCTGCATTTGCAGCGGCTGCCAATCCGGGATCAACTGTGCCCGGGGTGTAACCGACTACGGGGGTATAGGCCGTTTGAACATAACTACCTAAACTATCTGGAAATTCTATAAAATATTCATTCGCAAACTGTGCGCCAGTCTCTGTCCTTAAATTTTCTTCATACTGATTCAAATAACGAACTAGGCTGTTTGGCCCAGATGCCAATATCTCTTCAACGCTAAATCCAGATATCTTGATATCAGATCTCATTTTTTGTGCGCGGTCACCAAGCGCAAGCTGATTCCACGGAATAGCTTCAACACTATACGTTGCACCGCCGGCGTCTACTGTGAATTTCATGTTTATTAAACTTATAGCAAGATCTCTTACTATTTTTTGAACAACAGAGCCATCACTATTATAACCTATAAATTCACAACGCAACAAACAAGGCATAGATGCATAACTTGAACCGTGCCCCAATTTGCTAGATGCTAACGCCATTGTTTGGAAAAATAATCCAACACTGTATGGCTCGATGATTTTAAAATCTATCTTTACAGCTGATGTTATTCCAGATCTTGGATTTGGGGCATAGATCGAATTTATTTCTACATTATCAACAAAATACTCAACGTTTACTCCCAGTAAATCTTCTGCTGCGGTAGTTATTGTGCTGGGTTTTGTGTAACCACCGGTTCTTGCAAGTATGTAAGTTGGTTCTTTCCCCAAATATTCAGCATTGTTTATTTCATCAGCTGTTAAAACAGCAAATGTCCAAATATAGTTAAACGATGCAAAATTAGAAAGCTCATTTGGGAGAAGTGTTGACATATTATATTCCTATATAAACTCTCAACTTTGAAGCCTTGGGTAAAAATATCTTTGTTCCTGATACAAAATCAAAAACCGGATCTTGAATAACATTGGGATTTCTCAACGCAAATATCCACCAAATTTTAGCATTTTCATAGAGGTCAAATGCCAATAAATCGGGTCTAAACGTATACTGTGGTTCAATCTCATAAAGATAATCATCATCTTCAGCCAACACTGGTCTCTTTACCATCAAGTCAAGATACCCTTCAGGTGAAATAGGTGTACTCGCATATGGGCTAAACTGTCCGTAATTTCCAATCATATAAACTTACCTTCCGAAATATAATCTCCACGAACAAACCTGTCCAAACTAAATCTTCTGGTATCATCTCTGCTTTGTGCTATGCCAAGAGTCACAGTTATCATACTCAAAGTTGGAACATATACAAAGTTTCCTGAAGAAGCAATTGCAGTCTCTCCGGTTGAAAGATCTACAGAACTTGCATCTGAAACTGGAACTTTAATGTAATCAACACCGTTAGGCAAGTCCATAGTAAAAAGTTTTACAACCACTGGTAGATCTTTAAATACAAACCCGCCGTATCCGTTTAAACGTGTAACTGCGGGTGGAGACCCGCGCAAAGTTGATTCACCATAAAACATTTTTGTCATACTTCGCATAAAATGAACTGCTGCAATCCAATAGCGGCCGTCATCTTCATTTTCCACCGGAAAGTCTCCAGATATAGTTATATCTTCTACTTGGCTGTGCTGATATACTTGAAACGGATAATTAGTATGTGTGGGGGTCATATTGTTGTAAGTAGCACTATGGTTTACCATAACCTGGGGAGTTACTGGCCACACCATTGCATTATTAGAAAGTCGCAAAGGAGCAAATATGGGACTAGAATCGAATTGCGGTAGTGGCGGTATTGATATGCGTACTCGCCAATCGTCGCTTTGATCCGATACCCAAGTACCGGTGGTAAAAACCTGTGTTGCTGACTCAGCACCAACTGGAATTGAACCCGATCGGCGATTTGTTAAAATTCGCCAAGGATTTGAAAAATCATTTATGATGCTGTTAACATTATTAACCAAATTTTGACCATTTTCAAAAATTTGTCCAATAGAGTTAGCAGTTGTGCTTATAGTGTTTAAAAAATTGCTTAAAGACATAGAATGTATCCCCAGTGGTATTTAGTTGACAAAATTATATACATATATTATATTTAAGTAAGTTTGGAGATCTGAAATTTGAAAAAAGTAAATTACCTTAATAACAAAGACATGCTACTGGAAATTCACCGAAGCAAAAACACATACTGTAGTTATGTTGAACCAGAGTATTGCGATTACGATATTATCTTATCTGATGTAGACAAGATAAATCAAAAAACTGTAGCAGAAGCAAAAAAGAATCGCGCAAAAAAGCTGTCACAAGAAGCTTACGAAGAGTTAAAATATACTGATAAAAAGATTCGTATGGTTGATTGCGAAGTTGATTACAAAGATATTAAAAAAACTGATTTAATATTTAGAATAATGACATTTGATCATATCCCAGATGAACCCGGTCGCAAAAAAACACCCAAAAGTATTGACGACCGTAAAGTAAAACTTAATTTTCCGCCGTTCCAGCATTGGAAATACAACGAAAATGATGAATTAGTGTGTGTTGGCAAGAGCCACTGGGTGGGCGGTATGGAAAACGGTCACTTTAGCAAAGATCATGGACAGGTTACAAACAAACTTGCACTTATGTGGATGAAGCTTTGTGATAGGTACGCAACCCGTGGCAACGTCCGTGGATACACTTACAATGATGAGATGAAGGGACAGGCAATATTACAACTGAGCCAAATCGGTCTTAAATTTGATGAATCAAAATCAAACAACCCGTTTGCTTATTACACAGCAGTTGTTACCAACAGTTTCATTAAAGTCATTAATTTAGAAAAAAGAAATCAAAATATTCGAGACGATATACTTGAGATGAACGACTTGGATCCAAGTTATACACGGCAACATGCTGGTGAATGGGAAGCAATGTTGAGAGATTACAATAATAGTCGTTGACATCTTATGAACATTTTGCTATATTGTGAACTGTTGTAAGAGGTGCTAAGTGTTTAAAAAAGCAGCCGTTTTTACGGATATTCATTTTGGTATGAAAGGAAATTCAAGAGTTCACAATCAAGATTGCGAAGATTTTGTAGACTGGTTTATAGAAAAAGCCAAGTCAGAAGGTTGTGAAACTGGAATTTTTTGTGGAGACTGGAACCACAATAGAAATAGTTTAAATTTAACTACAATGGACAGCGGTATACGCTGTCTAGAAAGACTCGGACAGGCATTTGATCAGTTTTTTATGTTTCCAGGAAATCACGATCTTTATTATAAAGACCGTCGCGACATAAAAAGCACAGAATTTGCAAAGCATATACCGGGAATAACTGTGGTTAATGAATTAACCACAATAGAAGACGTGACTCTTATTCCTTGGTTGGTGGGTGATGAGTGGAAAAAGATACCCAAACTGAAAAGCAAGTATGTTTTTGGGCATTTTGAGCTACCAAACTTCTACATGAATGCAATGGTACAAATGCCAGACACCGGTGAACTAAAATCTGAAGATTTTGTTAATCAAAATTACGTTTTTAGTGGGCATTTTCACAAAAGACAAGTGCAGGGTAAAATACACTATATCGGTAATGCTTTCCCGCACAACTATGCTGACGCATGGGATGATCATCGTGGTATGATGGTATTGGACCGAGAAAATGGGCTTGAACCGCAGTATATAGACTGGGCAGATGCCCCCAAGTACCGTACAACCACTCTCAGCAAGTTACTTGATAACACTGAAAACATAATAAAGAGCAAAATGTATCTGAGAGTTAACTTGGATATTGACATCAGTTTTGAAGAAGCTACTTTTATTAAAGAAACATTTATTCAACAATACAACTGTCGTGAAATAACACTAATACCACAAAAAGGATCAGATGTAGTTGATAGTGACTTAGATATATCACAATTTGAGAGTATAGATCAAATTGTGAGTAAAGAGATTGCAGCTATCGATAGTGACTCGTTCGACAAGTCAGTATTACTAAGTATCTACAACGAGCTATAATATGATTAAACTAAAAGATTTAACAGCCAAAAACTTTCTTTCAATCGGAAATGTTACACAGGCTATCGACTTTAACAGGGAACAACTTACCCTGGTGCTTGGCGAAAACTTAGATCAAGGAGGTGACGATTCTGGTTCGCGTAACGGTACAGGCAAGAGTACGATAATCAACGCATTATCATATGCACTGTACGGCCAAGCTTTAACTAATATCAAGAAGGGTAATCTTATAAACAAAACCAACGGTAAAGGTATGTTGGTTACTCTTAACTTTGAACGAAATGGTGTCTCCTATCGCATAGAACGCGGTAGGAGCCCAAACATTTTAAAATATTACGTTAACGGTACTGAGCAAGTAGACGAAACCATGGATGAAAGTCAGGGTGATAGTAGAAAAACTCAAGAAAGCATAAACGATGTTATAGGAATGAGTCATGATATGTTTAAACACATTGTGGCACTAAACACCTATACTGAACCATTCTTGAGTATGCGCAGTGGTGATCAACGACAGATTATTGAGCAACTGTTGGGCATTACTATACTGAGCGAAAAGGCCGAAGCACTAAAAGAACAAATAAAATTCACAAAAGACGCTATTCAAGAAGAGAATAGCCGCATAAATGCTGTTCAGGCAAGCAACGAAAAGATCAAACAAAGCATCGAGTCACTCAAGTCACGGCAACGTGCATGGAATCTTAAGAAATCTCAAGATATTGAACGGTTTATGGAATCTATTGCTGAGTTAGAAAAGTTAGATATTGAATCCGAGCTTGCTAAACATGAAAAGCTTGCAAGTTGGACTGAAATAAACAACAAACGCTCGAGCTTTACAAAAGAACTGGCTGCACTTGAGAGTGCATACATGCAGTCTGATAAAACTCTTAAGAAAATACAAAAAGACATCGGTGAACTAGATAGCGCACTTTGTTATGCATGTGGGCAAGCCCTACATGATCACAAGAAGACTGAAATATTAGAAAAAAAGCAAAAAGAGCTTGCTGATGTTGAGAAGTATCTTGGTGAAGTGGGTATTAAGATTGAAATTATCGTAAACAACTTATCAGAGTTGGGTGAAGCGGAGTCTAAACCGGTTACTTTTTACGAAACTGCTCGTGAAGCATATGAACACCGTAACAACGTTGACGGCTTAATACGGGCCATGGAAGGTCGTAAAGAAGAAACCGATCCTTACCAAGATCAAATAGATGATTTAAACAACACCGCTATCCAAGAAGTAGATTGGAAAACTATAAACGAGTTAAACACCCTAAAAGAGCATCAAGAATTCTTATTGAAGTTGTTAACCAGCAAAGACAGCTTTATTAGAAAGAAAATTATTGATCAAAACTTGGCTTATTTAAATGCTAGATTGAGTCATTACTTGGAAACCATAGGGTTACCACATCAAGTTGTATTCCAAAACGACCTCAATGTAGAAATTACACAACTGGGACAAGATTTGGACTTTGACAACCTAAGTCGTGGTGAACGCAATCGTCTCATACTGGGACTTAGCTGGGCATTCCGAGATGTTTGGGAAAGTTTGTACGAAGGTGTTAACTTACTGTTCATTGATGAACTTATTGACAGTGGTATGGATACTGCCGGTGTTGAAAACTCGATAGCCATACTTAAAAAGATGGGACGTGAACGAGATAAGAACATTTTCTTAATATCTCACAAAGATGAACTCATAGGCCGTGTTAATAACGTATTAAAAGTTATAAAAGAGAACGGATTTACGTCGTATGAAACGGATATTGATATAATCGAATGACAAAAAAGCATAGAAATAGGTTTGAGGCTGACAAGGGTGAGGATACCGACACTCACGACTTGTTGGTTCAAACCTATTTAAAATACTTTAAAGAAAACGAAAATTTTGAAAAGCGTTGTAGCTGGAGAACACGTTGGTCAACACGACAACTGTTGCAGGAAATAATAATTCTTGCACAACGACGCAGATCTGAAATAATCAAACAGCATAACGCAAAACTCAAAGAGCTCGACCCTGAAAAATATCAGATTCGCAAGGAGAAAAATATAAAAACGCTATCTACTATAAAGAAGGATAGCGACGATGGCGAGCAAAAGCAAGACCAAGGGTAAAGGATTTGAAAGGGAAGTCGCGAAATACCTTTCGGACCTTTACAATGATAGCTTTACTAGAGTACCACATTCAGGCGCATTTACAGGCGGAAAAAATTCAGTTAGAAAAGAAACACTTACTGAGGGACAGATTAGGGCATACAAAGGCGACGTTATACCACCGGATTCATGGAAAAAATTCAATTGTGAATGTAAAAATTACGCAGAATTTCCTTTCCACCAGTTGTTAACACAAGGCAAAATAGGTTTACTTGAATCATGGATGAAACAAACACTTGAGGCAGCAGATCCAGGCGACATTTCAATCATTTTTATGAAGTTCAATCGCAAAGGCAGATACATAGCTTATAAATTAACCGCAGGCTTTGAAAATCATCGTTATATTGACTATCAGGACGAACAAGGCAACTTTTGGCGCATCACAGGCTTTGAAGATTTTTTTGAATTAAACAAAGACAATTTTATGAATAGCTGCAAGGGAATACATCATGGATGATTATGACCTAACAGCTAGAAAAAGATACAGGCCACAAACTAGGCTACCGGATTACACTGAAATAAACTTAGGCAAGCACGAAAATCACGAGTGGGACGTTGTACTTGATGTACCAGGCCCACATGCAGGCAAAATTATATGCAAAACCTGTGGTGGCAAATGGGTCACCTGGTTACCCAAAGGCGCAATATAACAGCACATAAGGTTGGCGGGCCGGATAGATAATACCGCTGTGGAAAAAGCAGTTAAACCGTGGCTGCACACGTGACACTCTGATACCCTCCCCCTCGAGGAATTCGTTGTATCCTGAAAAATGGAAGTGAGTTAGGTATTGGCGTAGGATGCTTGCTGTCGTTCGAACACACCGCACACTCCTAAACACCTTGAGGATTGAGGAACGAGCTCAAGGACGGTGAGTGCAGCACAAACAACGCATCGAGTGCATTGTTTATGACGCATTTGCCGGGTCGACGCAGGTAGGGAAAAGGTTAGAGTCCCTGGAGTTGGTGTATAAACAGAAATACCTGCTTCCATGTCTTGGCTGGGTGAGACTCACATGAAGCTCAAGATGACGGAACCGTAAACCGGTTCCGTCTGACTGAATTAGATCTACATGAAACATTCGACATTGAGTCTCGTAGTATCTTATCGACATCTTGATAAATTTATCGGATATTAGCTATGCGAAGCATCAGTGAGGTTGTGAATATATACGAACGTCAGTGAGTATATATGAACAAACGAACGGATGAGCGTCAAGCTCATCCTGATAATATCCGGATAAATAAAACAAATGAGGGAATCTAAACATGAAAGTATATGAAGTTCTAAGTGAATCAACGGACACAGACATAACCGAAGCACCGGTGGGTATGTTCAAAAAAATGGGTCAAAAGATTGCTAGTAAGGTCCCAGGTCAGATAGGTGCTAGAGCAACCGGTGCTCTTCAGGCCGGTGATGAAGCAAACAAAGTTCGCGCAGAGCTCAGTCAGTTCATGGGAAGAGCCGGTATAGCACGTAATGCACTGACTCCACAACAGATGACCACATTCCTTACCCAAAAGGGATACGGTGACAATGTCAGAAACATAATGCGCACTGTTAGACCGGCAGGAACACCGGCAAATGCTCCGTTGAGCAATAAAGAAATAGATCAGATAGTGCTCAAAGCTACCCAGGGTGCTGCTGGTGCTGCTACAACTGTCAAGCGCGGTGCATTTGCTGCTCCGGTAACTAGAAATGCTGGTAATTTTAGAAGTCGCCGCACACAGCAGGTCCCACCTAATATAGCCAGCGCGGTTGCCGGAATGACCCCTCAACAGAAGGCTGCGCTGTTGGCCATGTTGGGTGGTACTGGCGCCCCACCCACCGGTAATCCCTAATTACCAATAGGGTTGGCCGGTTTTCTTGGCCACTTCAAAGTTGTCTTTGATCAATCTACCCATTACTTCCCGATCATCCGGGCTCAGCTCATAGGCTTCGGTCAAGCTGAGCCCGCCGCGCATGTGCCAGCACAACTTGCTGAGGTTGTACTTCATCTGCTTGGTTTGCTGCTCCAGGACCTCTACTTCGGCCAGTATCTGGTCAACTGACCAATTAGAGATCCTTAGGCGAAAAAATTTGATTGATCGAAGTTAACCGGTATTGAAAACTTATCCGGAGCACCAGCAGCTTGTTCTTCTTCGGTAGTGGTAGCCTCTAACGGTGGTATACGGAATCGGTCACGTTGGGCCTCAACATGTTTTATGATAGCCTTAAACACATCCTTGTCAATGTTGTCAAAGAATTCGTTTATGTAATCTGGATCAAACACCGGCGCTTCAGATTTGTATCTTACAGATACTACGCTGCGAGTAACAATTCGTATGTTCATTTCGGTTATACGATTGAAACTTTCGTTAAAACGACTGATTTTTTCTTCTTCAGAAAGATCGCTGTCGTTTATAGTTCGAAATAATCTTCGCTCTTCAAATGTTTTCATAGCAGTTTCTGTAAAAGAACGATAGTTTAACGGCGCTATTTCGATAGTAAAATCTCCGATTTTAATAACGTTATCGTATTCAGCAATGGCTAAGTTATCCAATAAATGACGTAAATCAACTTCAAAAGTTTTTTCTATCTCGGTGTTGGGCAGTGTGGTGGTTATATCCATCTTTTCACCATAAGTTGCTATTCTTATAGCAATCAATATGGCGTCAACGTCGATACTGGGTATTGACCAAGCATCACGAATATTTGGAATACAACTTTGAACGACATCCACCGTCGCTTGTCCGTTAAGCAATGCATCCGGAGTTTTAAATCTTAATTCATCCTTGGCTGTCATACTGTAAACCGGGTATTCATTATTGGTGGTGCGATCAATGGCACCATCCGGATAAAAATTTCCGTTACTGGGTAATTTAATATATAACTTGGGTTGTCTAAAATGTCTTGACAGTGGATTGGCAGAATTATGCATATATAATCTCCGATAAATATATTGTATATATACATCATTTTAAAGATTGGATTCGGTAATGGTTGACGAAGTAGAAATTAAAAATGTAGGTGGCAAGTTTGGCGTAGCAAGTGAAGCCACTCTTTCTGCACTGGTTGACACCCTTAGCCGCAGCCGCAACGGTACAGATCAAGCTTCGCGATTAGAAAGAATAGCTAGAGAAGCCAATACACGAACTATCAGGGATGAAGGTGCAGCGCGCAAAGGTTTTATAAGCGGTATAACCGACAGCGTCAAGGGATTGGGTTATTTCGGTAAAGAACTCATTACCGGCGGTGATCGCATGGGCGATTTTGCCGAAATGGTTTTGGGTGCCGGTACGGCTATGGGGGAACTAATACGCTATACCGAAGGGTTGACCGATGCATTCCGTGATCTCAGTACGTACGGTGCAAGTTTTAACAACAGTCTTTTTGATATGAGACTGGCTGCTGCTGAAAGTGAAGTAGCATTTGACGATTTTACATCACTTGTTAGAAACAATTCTCAACTATTTGCAAAGCTGGGCGGTACCACTAGCGAAGGCGCAAAACAGTTTGGTATTTTTTCTAGAAATCTTCGCACAAGTAAGATCGGTCAAGAACTCATGGGCATGGGTTTTACAATTAACGAAATAAACAGCAGTCTTGCAACTTACTTGGATGCACAACTTATGTCCGGTAGACGAATTGAACTACGTGATCGAAGTTTAATGGAATCCAGTAGCGAATACATGATGCAATTGGATAAATTGGCAAAACTCACAGGAAAACAACGTGAACAGCTTGCCCAAGAAATGGCACAATTGCAGCAAGATGCCGGACTACGACGACAGATTAATTCTCTCGAGGGTGAAAACAGAAAGAATCTTGAAGGAGTATTGACATTTGTTCGTTCCAGCATGCCCGGGCTTGCTAGCGGATTCGAAGATATTATGGACGGACTTGCACAAACTGACTTAGGTGTGTTGATGCAGACACAAATAAAAGGTTTAGGTCCGCTTATGCAACGTGCGTTTCGTGGTGAAATTAGCGAAGTTGATTTTATAGATCAATTAAAACAATTTAAACCTCAGATAGATCGATTACAGAAACAATTCAGCACAGAACAGATAGCAGCAATGCGACAAGCTGGTGGCATAACTGCCGAGTATGCCACAATGTTGGATAGTCTTTTTGAACTTAACAAAGTTCTTGAAATAAACACCGAACAATACAAACTCGAAGCCGATCAAAGAAGTAAACTTACTACTCTATTTGGTAATTTCGAACAAACCGTACAAAGTGCTCGCGGACGATTAATATCGGCATTTATAAAAAGCGAAGCATTTAGTTCTCTCGAACGACTCGGTGAAAAACTTCTAACATTGATAAGTGATAACGGAAGTATAGATGGATTTTCATCTGGACTCGATCGATTGTTTAATTACTTTTTTGGAAAAGACGGCACAGTAACCAAAGCTATAGATTGGTTTACTGAATTTTTAAGCGATCCAGATTTTGAAAAAAATATGGATGCGTTTTTCGATACCGTAAAACGTGTTACAAATAATCTAATTGATTTCTTTTTTGGAAAAAAAGTTACAACCGGGGGCGACCCCGACAGCAGGACTACCGAAAGAGTTGGTGGGCTTTTTGAAAACATTTATACTACTTTTGAGCAAGTTTTTAATGGTGAAAAAACAATCTTTGATGTAATTTATGAAGGATTTGTAAGTACTTTTAATTTAGTTAAAGATGCAATAACCAACTACATAGGTCCAGTTTTAAAAGATTTCTTTTATGGTGAAGTTGCTGATGTGGGATATGGTGAAAATGCGGTGGATCCTGCATTGGCGGCAGCAGCAAAGGCCGCTGGCAGTGAGTTGAGAACCGGTGGATTTTTAAAAACAATTGTTGATGGATTTTGGAGCGTATTTGATCTCGCAAAAAATCAATTAATTAACTTTTGGGAAGGCCCAAATGGTACAGAACTTAAAAATACTATTTCTGGATTTTTTGAAAATCTAGTTGATAGTCTTATTTTAAGTATCAACAAGTACACAGCAGGCGCACTTTTTGGTGATGAAGCAGGTGCAATTATTGAAAAAAGAATTAACGCCGGGCTAGCAGTAACACCGGAACAAAAAGCAACTTTGGCAGAGGAACGTTATGAGGCTGATACGTCAGAATTATTAGAAGCCACAAATGCCACTGTTGAAAGTTTGCTTTTTACTTCCGACCTTCTTGGTGACACCATATACGGTGCAGCAAACTTAATGGGTATTCAAAATGATTTAGACGCAGATTTGGCTGGCATGTTCAATAGGTGGACTAGAAGCGGATACATGCCCGGTGCAGAACAAACAGAAACCCCAGAGTCACCAGACATTCCCATGGGTGACCCAATGGGGTCTGGTTTTGCAAAAGGTACTAGTGGTTTTCAAAATTTCGGAGATCAAAGTGTTGCAACACTACACGGAGTCGAAGCAGTCGTTCCTAGAAATACCCCAGCTGGTGATTTCCTAGATCGATATTTTACTAATGACTGGCAAGCAAAAACACAACCAGTAACACAGACTGCTGGTGGACGAAGCAGCACTGACCAAGAGAACCTGATAAAATACTTAATTCAATTAAATAGTACTATGGTAGCAGTATTATCGGAAATAAGAAAAACTAATGAAATTGAAAAGCAAACACTCAACAGCATGCGCGGTATGGGTGGTGATTTATTTAGGAGTGTGTAAACTATGAGTTGGAAACGTTATTTCACTCCTACACCATCAAGTGGCGGCGCCGGCGGCAACTACAGCCCATTTAGCCTAACACGACTGGGCGGAGTTGGTCCTGCTGCAACCAATTACAGCAGTTACTTACCGGATGTTTATGTTGGTAGTCCAAATCGTATTGAACGCTACAACCAATACAATACCATGGACACCGACAGCGAAGTAAACGCTGCGCTGGACATCCTTGCTGAGTTTTGTACTGAAAAAAATGACGAAAACGACAGTCCGTTTATTGTAAAGTACCACAATCAACCTACCAATTCCGAAGTTACTATTATTGAAAAATATCTGAAGCAGTGGTGCAAACTTCAAGAATTTGATACTCGAATGTTTAAAATTGTTCGCAATGCTTTTAAGTATGGCGACCAATTCTTTATTCGTGATCCTGAAACACAAAAATGGATGCACGTTGATCCCAGCAACGTTACTAAAATTATTGTAAACGAAAGCGAAGGTAAACGCCCTGAGCAATACATTTTTAGAAACATAAACATAAGTTTTGATCAACTCGCAGCTACACCTATCAACACAACCAACAGCTTCGGTCCCGGCGCAGGTTTACCCGGCGCAGCAGTAGTTGACAGCCGATATCCTACTGGAACCACCAGTCCAGCAAACGCAAACCGTTTTGGACAAGATCAAAATGAAATAGCAATCAATGCCGAGCATGTTATACATTTGAGTTTGAGCGAAGGGCTAGATCCAAATCATCCATTTGGTAACAGCTTGCTTGAGACTGTTTTCAAAGTGTACAAGCAAAAGGAATTGCTGGAAGATGCTATTATTATATATCGTGTACAACGTGCGCCGGAAAGACGTGTGTTTTATATCGACGTAGGTAATATGCCCAGTCACTTGGCTATGCAGTTCGTAGAACGTGTTAAGACAGAAATACACCAGCGTCGTATTCCGAGCAAGACCGGTGGTGGCACAAACGTAATTGATAGTAGCTATAACCCATTGAGTATTAACGAAGATTACTTCTTCCCGCAAACTGCTGAAGGTCGTGGTAGTAAAGTTGAAACACTGCCAGGCGGTACTAACTTGGGTGAAATTGACGATCTTCGTTATTTTACAAACAAATTAGTTCGTGGTTTAAGAATTCCCAGCAGTTATTTGCCTACCGGTGCTGACGACAGTGCTGCACAATATAACGATGGACGTGTGGGTACAGCTTATATTCAAGAACTTAGATTTAACAAGTACTGCGAACGCCTGCAAACACTGTTTGTGGAATCGTTTAGCCAAGAATTTAAACTCTATTTAAACAAGCGCGGAGTTAATATCGACTTTAGCATGTTTGATTTAGTTATGCATCCGCCGCAAAACTTTGCTAGTTATCGTCAAGCTGAACTTGATAATAACAGAGTTAGCACATTTGGATCCATGGCTGCGTTGCCTTATATCAGTAATCGTTTTGCTCTAAAACGATTCCTTGGTTTGACTGAAGCTGAAATTGCTGAAAACGAAAGACTGTGGCAGGAAGAAAATGCCGATATGGGCGAAGCTGTTGTTGATAGTGGACAACAGATGCGTGACGCTGGTATAAGCGGTAGTGATTTGAGCAGTGACTTGGGCAACATTGAAACCGAAGCCGAGCCCGAGGGAATGACTCCGGCCGCTGGTGTCGGAAGCCCAACTCCCGCAGCAGGTGGCGCAGCGGCACCGGCAGCAACTCCTCCAGTTTGATGATAAATAAAGTTATGCAGTTACGTGAGATTTATTACTTAGATAAAGAAACTATGGAGCCGGTCGAGGATGGTAGATACGATCCCGATTATGACGACTCTGTAGTACAATCTGACGACACTAGAAAAACTCGTCTCACATTGCGTGACATAAATCGCGCCCGCCGCGCAGATGATATGCATCGCAAAGAAAAGCAAAAAGATCTTTCCAGAATACAAGCTATGTATGGCTTGGCAGCACAACAACCACAAGAAGGATTGTAATTTTGGATTCCGCAGTGGTGGTCGGAAACGGTACCAGTAGGGCCGGTATAGTTCTTGAATCACTGAGGCGAATTGGAAAAATATATGCATGCAATGCAGTATATCGTGAGTTTGAGCCTGATTACCTCATAGCAGTCGATACTAAAATGATTTTAGAGATCGTACAATCTCAATATCATTTAAAGAATCCAGTATGGACAAACTCATCACAAAATACAAAAAACGATAGAAATCTAAACATTTTTAATCCAAGTCTTGGTTGGAGTAGCGGTCCAACAGCACTACACTTTGCCTCATCAAAAAAATATGATCAAATTTTTATTTTAGGTTTTGATTATCTAGGAATTGGTGATTCACATGAGTTTGTAAACAATATATATACCGGTACTGAAAATTATAAACAACCAGATCAACCAGCAACTTATTATAAAAATTGGTTAAGACAGACCGAAACATGCATAAAAAACAATTCTGGTATAAATTATTATAGAGTTATAGATGATAAAAATAGTTTTATTCCGGAGGAATTCACCAGGTTAAACAACTTAACACATATTAATAAACAAGACTTTATAAGTAAGTTTAATTTGGAAACTATTTAGCATCCAAAAACCTGCATTTTCAATGTATTTTAAACACTTTTTTCAAATAATGTGTAAATAAACTGACAGCCTTAGCTATACAGGAGATATAAAATGACTGATCGTAGTAAATTTGAAGAAATGCTAGAGCGCTTGGTTAATGAAGACCGCGCCGGCGCAGAAGAACTATTCCATGAGATTGTCGTGGAAAAGTCACGTGAGATTTATCAAGACATTCTCGAAAGCGATTATGAGGATGACGAGGAAGTTGATGAAGCAGCTGAAGAAGATGAAGATGATGAAGCTGTTGATGAAGCTGAAGAAGACGATGGCGACGAACTCGAAGAAATGTTCGGCCTCGAAGATGAGTACGAAATGGAAGCCCCAATGGGTGGCGATGCAACCGATGATATGATGGGTGATGTTGCTGCTGACGACGGCATGGGCGACGACGACATGGGCGAACTAGGTGATGACGACGGTATGGGCGGCGACACCGATGCAAGAATCCAAGACCTAGAAGACGCACTAGAAGATCTAAAAGCAGAATTTGATCGTTTGATGGCAGGTGAAGAAAACGAACCAGAGCACGACGACATGTTCGGTGGTGATGAAGAAGGCGAAGACGAAGAAGGCGACGAAGAAGGCGAAATGGACTTCGGCGACGAAGAAGGCGAAGACGAAGAAGGCGAAGAAGAAAAAGAATCATTTGCTTTCGAAGCCAAGAAGGACGCTAAGAAGGACGACAAAAAGACAAAAAAGTCTAGCGCAGAAGAGATGAGAGAATATGTCGAAAAGATTGGTGGATCACACTACAATCAGTACGGCAAAATGGGCGACAACGGTGCAAACACTAAATCAGCAGTTGCAGGAAAGAATGATATGGGCGGAACTACTCAAAACATTCTAAGAACTGATGTTGAAAAGGGTGTTGAAGCCAACAAAGGTCAACTACAAGGTAACGGAGTGTTTAAGGGCACTGCAAAAGACATGAACACCAAGAACGTAAACGTTCCTGGCGGTAAAGCTGGCGTAAAGCACCTTAAATCACAACCAAAGGGCCACGGCGCTGAGAAAAAAGGCGCAGGTGAGACTGCTGACAAAGGCGCTGTAAGCACACTAACAAAGCTTTCAAGTCGCGCAAAGTAAGCAGATAAAGAGGCAGGATGATGAACTATTTACGAGAGCATCTCAGTTATGACCAAGCTAGAATGGTAATTGAGTCTGTCGACGAAGGCAAAAATCTTTACATGAAAGGTATTTGCATTCAAGGTGGAGTACGAAACGCCAATCAGCGAGTTTATCCTGTAAGCGAAATCAGTAGGGCTGTCAACTCTCTCAACGAGCAGATAACCGGTGGTTATAGTGTTCTCGGAGAAGTGGATCATCCGGATGGTCTCAACATAAACTTAGATCGTGTAAGCCATATGATTACAGAAATGTGGATGGATGGCGCAAACGGTTATGGTAAGTTAAAAATACTTCCTACCCCGATGGGGAACTTGGTAAAAACAATGCTAGAAAGCGGAGTCAAACTGGGTGTTTCCTCTCGGGGTAGTGGTAACGTTTCGGAAGATGGCAACGGACATGTGAGTGATTTTGAAATCATTACTGTTGACGTGGTGGCGCAACCCAGCGCCCCCGGCGCCTATCCGACTCCAATATACGAACATTTAATGAATTCAAGAGGCGGGTATCGAGCAATGAATATTGCGAGAGAAGTTCAAGGCGACGTAAAGGCACAAAAATACTTAAAAGAGAGCTTGATGAAAATCATCAGCGGTCTCCAATAACGAGGAGAAAGAAATGTTGGACGCACTAAAATCACTATTTGAAAACAATGTGATTACAGAGCAAATGCGTAGTGAAATCGAAGAAGCTTGGCAAGCCAAGGTCAAGGAAAATCGCCTTGCCGCAACTGCTGAACTTCGTGAAGAGTTCGCACAAAAGTACGAACACGACAAGAGTGTTATGGCAGAATCAGTAGCAACCATGCTTGAAGAAAGACTGGCTAGCGAACTTGCTGAACTCCATGAAGATCGTAAGAGTCTCGCAGAAGCAAGAGCAAGATTTGCTATTGCAATGAGAGAAAATTCCAATCTTATGAAGTCATTCGTGATGGAATCACTCAAGAAAGAGATCACAGAACTACATGAAGATCAAAAAGCAATGGCTACTAAATTTGGCTTGCTTGAAGATTTTATTGTAGAGCAACTTGCAAAAGAAATCGCAGAGTTCCAAGAAGACAAAAAAGATTTGGCTGAAACAAAGGTAAGACTTGTTCGTGAAGCTAAGTCACATGTTGCTCGTGTTAAAGAGCAATTCATCAAACGCAGTGCTGCACTAGTTGCGGAAACTGTAGAAAAAGGCTTGAAGTCAGAAATCTCTCAACTAAAAGAAGATATCGACCAAGCACGTAAAAATGATTTTGGACGTAGACTATTTGAATCATTTGCTGCTGAATACATGGGCAGTCATTTGAATGAGAAAAGTGAAGCATCAAAATTATTGAAAGTTATCGAAATAAAAGATCGTCAACTTTCAGAAGCAAAGGCTTTTGCCGTCAAGGCAAAGCAGTTGGCTGAATCAAAGGACGCCGAAAACAAGCGTTTAGTCGAATCAGTTAGCAGAGAAAAGAAATTAAACGAACTTTTGGCTCCGTTGGGTCGGGATCAAAAAGAAATAATGAAAGACTTACTGGAAAGTGTACAGACCAACAGACTACAGGCTGCATTTGAGAAGTACCTACCGGCAGTAATAGACGGTAAATCTCCAGCAAAGCAAACTAAGGCAATTATAACTGAAGGCAAAGAAATTACAGGCAATAGAGAAAACAACACAAAGTCAACAGCTGACACCAATGTAATAGACATCAAACGTCTAGCAGGATTAAACTAAGGAGATTATAAAAAATGTCAGAACTATTAGAAAGTCGCTGGCAGGAGACTAAAAACGCACTTCTTGAAGGCCTCGGTGGCAACAAGAAAGCAGTTATGTCTGTCACGCTAGAAAATACTCGCAAGTACCTAGCTGAAAGTGCAACTGCTGGTGCAACTTCTGCCGGTAATATCGCAACCCTAAACCGCGTGATCCTTCCAGTGATCCGCCGTGTGATGCCAACAGTTATCGCTAACGAGCTTGTTGGTGTTCAACCAATGACTGGCCCAGTAGCACAGATTCATACTCTACGTGTTCGCTATGCTGACAGCATGGCAAGCAGCGGAACTGGAATCACTGCTGGTGAAGAAGCACTAAGCCCATTCAAGATTGCTGAAGGCTACTCAGGCGCTGGTAATGCCGCTACCTACAACAGCCGTGGTCCTAACACTACTGCTGCTCTTGAAGGTCAGATCGGTAAGCGTATGAGCATCCAAATCTTGAAGCAAACAGTCGAAGCAAAGAGCCGTAAGCTCAGCGCTCGCTGGACCTTCGAGGCTGCTCAAGACGCTCAAGCACAACACGGTATTGACGTCGAAGCAGAAATCATGGCTGCTCTTGCACAAGAAATTACTGCTGAAATCGACCAGGAAATCCTTGGTAGCCTAAGCATCCTAGCCGGTGCTGCTGCTGAAACCTACGACCAAGCATCAGTAAGTGGTACTGCTACTTTCGTTGGTGACGAACACGCTGCTCTAGCTGTTCAAATCAACAAGGTATCAAACCTAATCGCTCAGCGTACACGTCGTGGCGCTGGTAACTGGGCTGTTGTTTCGCCAACTGCTCTAACTATCCTACAGAGCGCAACTACTTCAGCTTTTGCTCGCACTACTGAAGGTACTTTTGAAGCCCCAACTAACACCAAGTTTGTTGGTACTCTAAACAACGCTATGAAAGTATATGTTAACACATATGCAACTAGCGATGACGTACTAATCGGTTACAAGGGCGCAAGCGAAAGCGACGCACCAGCATTCTACTGCCCATACATTCCATTGATGAGCAGCGGTGTTGTTCTTGATCCGTCAACCATGGAACCAGTCGTGAGCTTCATGACTCGCTATGGTTATGTCGAATTGACTAACACTGCTTCGTCACTTGGTAACGCAGCAGACTATCTGGGCAAGGTTGCTATCACTACTGCAAACCTAAGCTTCAGCTAATATACTGTAAAAAGTATAACGAAATAGGGCCTTTTAGGCCCTATTTTTTTCTTGACTATTCCTGTGCTGATGCTATATTAAGCTTAAGACAAACGAAGAGGCACACATGAAGATTTCCTTAAGAAAAGCCAATGCACTACAAGCCGTGATTAACGAAGCAGTAAATGCTTTGGATTTGACTACGGAAGTAAAGATGAACGAATTTGAAAAGCCTTCTGAAAAGATTGCTTTTGCAAAGACCAGAATGAAACAGAATATGCAGGTTCGTTCCGACCTGCTTGATGCTCTGTACGAGATTCGCGATCTAGTTGCTGCTGCTAACAGCGCAAGCGGAATCGACGGAGTGCTTGCCAGACTTGCAAGACTTGAAAAAGACATTGTTCTTTACAACCGCCTTGCAAAACTTGAGCCTGCCTTAGCAAACGACGTACTTGTCGGAAAGCTGGGCAAAATCAAGGGCCGTACTGAAGACTATTACGGCCGTGACGAAACAGTAGCCAGCAACATCTTTGATGAAGCTGATATTGCTGAATACAAAGTTGCTCTCGCTGCATACAAGAAGAACAAAGTTGCAATGCAGGATCAACTTCTTGAACTTAACGTTAAGACCGAGATAAGCGTTACCAGCAAGACTGAACAAACGCTGCGAGATCTTAACTTAATCTAATTTGGTAGTATACCCCGGAGAGATCCAGGGAAACTACCCGGTTGGGTGGAGAATGGGATTAAGGCTATTTTTCCTTTTATGGGAAACCGTCATACTCTTATTCAAATAAGATTCAATTTGCGTGTTCTGGGTTTATATTATCAACTTAGTTGACTGTCTTTTGCTACCCGGATTTATGCAAATCGTTGTAGGTTGTGAATTGTGGATTGTATACAGGTGCTGGTTCACCTTGCAATTTGCTCAGCTGTTAATCTACTCCACCCGCCGTCTAAATAAAAACTTCTCTGTGTAAAATAACTGAAATAGCTGTTGACAACAACAGCTATTTTTTTTATATTATAGCATGACAAACATTGATGCATCCTGGGACGAATACGAACGCACGATAAAACAATGGCGTAAAAACCATCCCGGTTACGCACCACAGATTGTTATTTTTCAGAAAAGATTTGAACGTCTTAAAAAAGAATATTTCTCACTGCTAGTTAAACAATCTCAAACAAAAAATCCCAGATATAAGAAAGAAGCTGAGGATATTTTAAACAAAGCTGTATCAGAGTTTAAAACATTTTCTAAACACGAATTTATTGCTACACTTTCTGGAAAATAAGCCCGTGTTAAACGGGCTTTTTTATTCTTACCTCCATTTGATAAATACTATGTCATGTAAATGTCCTCACGGACTTACGCTTCCCGGCGTATGACCTAGAACGTCAAAAGGAGAAATAAATGGGACGACCTCTAAGAAAAGATGTGTTTGGTACTGACGTAATCGGTACTTTTGCAAGCAATACTGGTGTGCGTGTTGAGTTTCACGATGGAACTGCACTACGTACAGACGGTGTAATTTTAAAACAACGTGGCGCAAAAACATTTCGCGTTTGCCGTGTTGGCGATATAGGTGATAGCACCAAATATATAACTTGCGTGTTAAAAGACGGTGCACCGAGTGCTGCTAAAGAAATGAGACTGTTTGGTTACGTTGCATCTAACAGCGGTGCAGAAATAAACCTAGCAAAAATCAACAAGAGAACTGCAAAAGACTTTAGTGGTAATCGCTATACATGGTATCTAGAAAACGATTCTTCAAACGATTACATAGTACTAACAGCTATCTAATTTAACGGAGAACTTCGATGTCTAAAATTGATCTATACGGCGTAGATGACTACCAGTTAATAGTTAATCCAGGGGGTAATATTACTCTAGATACTGACAATACTGGTACAGTATACGTTAAAGGTAACATGGTTGTTTACGGTACGACAACCAGTGTTGAGTCACAAGATTTAGATATCACCGACAATGTTATAGTAATTAACAAGGGCGAAACCGGTGCCGGCGTAACCCTTGGTGTTTCTGGTGTATTAATAGATCGTGGTTCAGAACCCAAAGCAAGAATACTTTTTGATGAATCCAAAACTTGGTACGATCCAGTTTCAGATTCTACAAGAACTGGTTCATTTAGTTTAACATACGAAAATCAGGATCTAGCATCGCTTTATACTAGAGCTATCTTAACAGATGACAATCAGGATCTTTATCTAGTCGGATCCGGTACCGGAATTGTCACTGTTAAGAATACAACCGATTATGAGCAACAAGTTTTCGTTTATGATTCAGAAACTGGATACATTGAATTTAACGACGAAAATCCAAACAACTTAGCCGATCCTAAAGATGATGACGCACTTGTAAACGTGCGAGGTATGATCGATTATGTAACTGCTTATAACTTGTATAACTGGCAAAACAAAATAGTTGCGCCAGTACCAGAAGGCAATACTCGAGTTGAAGTTTTTTCTACAGAAGAAGGATATCCATCAAGTTATGCTAAAATATCTATAGATGGAACTACGACAACTGAATTTTTTGAAGATAAAGTTAGCTTTAAAACTGATCTCGAAACAACTAAACCAAATGTAAATCTTTTCAACACAAATTCTTCAACAATAAACGCATTTGGTGCTGGGCAAGTAATCAACATCGGCGCTGTTGGTGGTATAACAAATTTAAAAACTGAATTGGCAGTGACTGGTGACTTAGAAGTTCTACCAGGTAGTAGAATTAAAAATACTCTCTTTGAACAAGGCAGAATTCAAGATAGTATTATAATATTAAAAAATACCGATTTAATTGGGTACATACCACCTGCGTCAACACTTGAAAAAGCTGAACTTTTTGTAAACAATACCGATGGTAAAGTATACTTTAAACGAAGTAAAAACGCTATAGATACTGTTAGAGAAATCGGTATTGCTGACCGTGTAAACAATGTTTATTACGTTTCAGATGAAAGCGGTAACGATGAAAACGACGGTACAACGCTTTCAGAACCTTTTAAAACTATTGACAGAGCCCTCGAGGTTGTGCAATTAATTCGAGCAACACAGCCACCATCAGAATTTGACCCTATTACAATTTATATTAAAAGTGGTGTATATGTGATCGACAACCCACTTCGACTTCCAGCGCGGGTATCGCTAGTCGGTGATAGCTTGAGAACTGTGACTATAAGACCGCTTAATAGAACTCAAGATATGTTCTGGGTATATAACGGTTCTTACATAACACAAGTAACCTTTAAAGATCATCTTGCACCAAGTGCTGCTGTTGCTTTTGCAAATGACGGAACCGGCGCTGGATTCATTACACAGAGCCCGTATGTTCAAAACTGTACATCATTAACCACAACTGGAACAGGCATGCGAGTTGACGGAAATCACTCTGATGGTTTGAAGTCAATGGTATGTGATGCGTTTACTCAATATAACCAAGGTGGTATTGGTATACACATGCTTAACCGTGGAAATACTCAGCTTGTGAGCTTGTTTACAATTTGCTGTGATGTTGCATTCCTTTGCGAAAAGGGTGGATTTACATCAATAACGAACAGCAACAGTACATTTGGTAATTACGCACTAAAAGCAGACGGTGTAAGTACTCCACTTTATTACGGTAGAGTAGTTTCTCAACCGCAAACCAACCAGTTTGTGATGGATAGACTTATTAAGAAGCCAAATATTGGCGATGCTGTCAGGTTCTTTGGTGATACAAATTATTATACTGTAAGAGAAGTTGGTGAATTAAACATTAAAAATGAGTTAATTGTACCACAGTTTTTTGATGAAGAACCGATTGAAGTAAGAGAAGATCGTGAATACTTGCTTTCACAAATCCCGTTTATGAGAACTGAAGTAATCAAGCATATAGAAAAAGAATTTCCGTTCTTCCAGTATAATGAAGCGAAATGCTCACGTGATGTGGGGTTGATTGCAGAAGCTGTAATAGATGATATGGCTTTTGGAACCAATTACAGATCTATAATTGCAGGTGCGAGTTACTTGCGAGCTGGTGCTATAAACGTTAGAAATAATCAGTCAGTTGAAACCATATCAGCATTGTATAAATTAAAAGATCTACTGCTAGATTTGGTAGACATGAACACCACACAGGCTGCCAGTATCGGACAAAATATGGATTTGATTATTAACATACTTTCGTTCGGTGAACTGGCTATCCCAGCGATCGACTTTGCTACCCCAGTGGGAGTTGATGCTAATCGCAAAAAGGCAGCCGACATTATTCAAGCAAACCGCCAATTCTTAATTGAAGAAGGCACAGCATACATAGTTGAAAACCTGCCATTGATTGCAAGTTACAATGCAGAACTTTGCAGAAGAGATGTGGGTATTATTGTCGATGCAATACTGTACGACATGATGTTTGGTTCTAACTTCCGTAGCATAACTGCTGCTAGAAGTTATTACAGAAACGGTGCCGCTGTTGTTACCCAAAGTCAGAAAAAGGCAACTGTTGGCGCACTAGATTATTTAAAATACGTTATGTACGGTTTTGTGTCCGGTGTAAGTTCGGCAGAGGCGTCAGTGTTGAGCAACATGAACATAATTATAGATGTTCTTGAAAACGGTCTGCCGTCAGTACCAGCATCGGTAACGCCTAACCCAACTGGCTACAATGCGAACTTGCAATCAGTAAGAAACACTATATTTACAAATAGAGCCAGCTTGATAACACAGGTAATAGCTTACATAAACACAAACTACCCGTCACTGTCTTATAACCAAGCAACTTGTGAGCGCGACTTGGGCTATATTTTGGAAGCAATGCATTATGATTTGACTTATGGTGGAAATCTTGAAACAACCATAGCTGGTAATGCATACTACTCCGGTAATCAATTGCAAATATCACTTCCAGAAAAAGCACCAACTGTGGCCGCACTAACATACTTAAAATCCCTAATAGCTGCACTTACATCAGGAAATCCCGAGTCATCCACTGCACAGGGATTACTTGACAACATAATAGGTATAATAGACACTGAAACACAACCTTCACAAGTGAATCCAAGCACTGCGTGGGTTGACACATCATTAACAACCCTAAATGCACTTGTTAGAGCTGACATAAATGACATCCAAACAGCAGTTATAGAACACATCGAGGGAACTTTTGAATATGATGTAGGACTTTGTGAGCGTGATGTTGGCTTGATAGTTGATGCTGTTGGGTATGACATGATGTTTGGTTCTAACTTCCGTAGCATAACTGCTGCTAGAAGCTATTACAGAAATGGCGCTGCTGTTGTCACTCAGAATCAAAAAATTCAAACACTAGGGTCTTTTGGATATTTGAAATCTATCTTAATAGACACTGTGACTGGAAATCCAACAGCAGTCGATTCAGTAACTGATAATATGAATATTATTCTAGAAATACTGAGAGACGGCGTCGATAATATACCATCATATATTATTCCGGATCCTACTGCATATGATTCCGGATATGAAAATGCTAGAAATCTTATTGATCTAAACCGGGCATTTATAAAAGCTGAAATAGTTGAGTACATTAACCGCGGATATCCAAACCTGGTTTATGACCAAGCAACTTGTGAACGAGATGTTGATTTAATCATAGACGCACTATATTATGACTTGACTTACGGTGGTAACACTGAAACAGTTATAGCAGCAAATGCGTACTATTCAAAATCAACGCTACAAGTAGCAGCCGCAGAAAAGATGGCAACCGTGGGCGCATACAAGTATATGAAAACTATTTTAAGTGAAATTGCAGTTAACCTCGATGTAGAAGAACTACAAGGAACTGTTGCACAAGTAACTGGACTTGCGGGTTCACTTGACGCATCATTAACTGTTCAAGGACTAATGGACAACCTTATAAGTGTTGTTGAAACACAATCCACAGTTTCAACAATCAATCCTTCTACAAATTGGGTCGGCAGCGGTTTAGTAACATTGTTTGCAACTATGCAAACCAACAAAGATGCTACGAAAGCAGCAATTACAGAATACATATCCGGTAACTATTTGTATAATGAAGACCTTTGCAGAAGAGATATGGGTTATGTAATAGATGCTATTACATACGACATGCTGTATCAAGGTAATGTTGCAACAAACGTGGCTATAAGATCATACTTTAACGGTGGTGTGCAACAGATCCCAAATAACGAAATTGCTGCAAGCATAGACACATTTAATTATGTAAAAGATGTTGCAAAACTTTGCGTTGTAAACAGTCCAGTAACCGCATTAAACACTGTTGAAATTCAAGATACGTCGCTACCAGCAGCTACATCAACAGAGGCAAACATTCTTGAAGACTTGTTTGATGTAGTTGAGGAATTGCTTGACAATCGTTACAATGCACTCATAACTATAGAAGAAGAAATACGTGAAGGTGTTATTAATCCGAATATAGCAGTCTCGTTCCACCAACTTAGTTTGATAACTTCAAGTAGTCATACTTTTGAATGGATTGGATCTGGTACTGATATCAACATAGCTCTACCATATTTGGGTGGTACCCCGGTAGAAGGTAACGAAATAGTTGAAGCAAATGGTGGTAGAGTTTACTTTACAGCAACTGACCAGCGCGGTGACTTTAAGATAGGTACACAGCTCAAGATAAACCGTGCCAAGGGTATTATCGAAGGTCGGGTGTTCAGAAAATCGTTGTACTCAACTCTAACACCATATATACTTGCAATTGGAGAATAAAATTAAATGGTAACTCCCTTAATTCCGTTAAACGCATTTAGAAGCATAACTAAAAAACTGACAACTAGTTCAACGTTGATATACACTGCACCACAAACGGTGTCGTCAATTATACTTTCTGCAACTTGTGCAAACTTTTCAAGTAATACGGTAAGTGTTACTGTGATAATTGAAAAACCAACACTTCCGCTACCGTCACAATATTATGTTGTTCCTGATATTGAAATTCCTGCAAAAGATGTGCTTTCTGCAATAGCAGGACGAGTGGTTCTTGAACAAGGTGACCGGTTGTATGCATACGCCAGTGCAAACGAGTCTGTAGATTTTGTTATGAGCTTAAACGAAGCAGCTAACGAATAATAAAATCAATATTGACAATAATAAATCCCCATGTATAATAACTACAATGGGGATTTATTCATGAACTTAGGACCTAAAAAAACATCAACTGAAATTGAACAACATTACAATTTTGATAACGATTTCAGCCTTAGCAAATATTCGTTAGAGAACGGCGGAAGTATACATCCATTAATATTGCCTGCCGAAAAAACAAATGGAACCGGGTTGATGAACCCTTCCATATTAAATGATAATGGAAAGCTTGTTGTGATAATACGTCACGTAAATTACACATTTTATCATTCAGAAAAAAAATTATTTCAACATCAATGGGGTCCGTTAACTTACCTTCATCCAGAAAATGATATGCATTTGCGTACACTTAACTGGTACTGTGAATTAAACGACAATCTTGAAATAGAAAGATATAACTTAATTGACACAAGTGGATTTGACACTTATGAACCGTTATGGGATTTTGTAGGATTAGAAGACGCGAGGTTAGTTCGCTGGAATGGTGAATTATATATAACCGGAGTTAGACGAGATACTACTACGCACGGTCAAGGCAGAATGGAACTTTCAAAATTAGAAGTTACCGAATCAGCAGTCCGTGAAGTATGGCGCCACCGGATAGAACCACCCAAAGACAAAAATTCTTATTGTGAAAAAAATTGGATGCCAGTATTAGATACACCATTTACGTATGTTAAATGGAGCAATCCTACTGAAGTAGTGCAAGCAAGTACAACCAGTCCCGCATCAGTTACTACACACCTAACACAACATTATCCACTTGGTGCAGACTTGCGCGGTGGGTCACAAGTCATTTCGTGGGGCGAGCACTACCTTGCATTAACTCACGAAGTTGATCTTTTTACCAGTGAAGTTGGTAGAAAAGATGCAGTCTATCGTCATAGGTTTGTTGTATGGGACAAAAACTGGAATTTAGTCCATATAACTAAAGACTTTTCTTTAATGAACGGCCACGTCGAGTTTGCTGTTGGCATGTGCTATTGGAACAATGATGTTCTTATAACTTTCGGGTTTCAAGACAACGCTTCATATGTGTTGCGTATGCCCAAAAACTTACTTGAAGAATTTATAGCGGATCACAAAGTATAATGAATAGAACTAAAATTATAAATGAAATTATCAAAAGAATTTCTGCAAAAAAGTATTTAGAAATTGGAGTTTCAGACGGATCGAATTTTTCTCAAATACAATGTGAGTACAAAATTGGCGTAGATCCAGAACCTTTATCACTAGCTACACATACATTAACATCTGATGATTTTTTTAAAAATAACACTGAAACGTTTGATGTTATATTTGTTGATGGGCTTCACCATAGTGATCAAGTTATAAAGGATATTGACAACTCGTTGGCAGTTCTTAATCCAGGAGGATTTATAATTTGCCATGACATGAATCCAGCAAAAGAAGAGCACCAAGTAATACCGTTTACTGGGGGAACTTGGAATGGTGATTGTTGGAAATCATTAGTTCATTTTAGAAAAACAAGAAATGATCTTGAAATTTTTACAGTAGATACTGATTATGGTTGCAGCGTTATTACTAGTGGAAATCAAGAACTCTTAAAAACAGATCTCGAAATAACTTACGAAAACTTTGATAAAAACAGAAATGAATGGTTAAATCTAATTTCTGTCCAGAGTTTTTATAATTGGTTAACTGGAATTAAGGTGGAAAATCTTATAAAAAATTATGTTTTAAGTCCAAATGATCCTGAAAATAATTACTTGCTTGCGCGATATTATCATAATATAGGACAAACAGCAAGCGCAGTTTCATATTACATTAGAACAGCTGAAAGAACTGAAAATAAACTCCTACAATACGAATGCCTTATTCAATGTGCAAGGTGTTTTGAATCTCAGGGTACTAGAAAATTTACTGTAAAAGGATTTTTACAACACGCAGTTGCACTACTTCCGAAACGGCCCGAAGCTTATTTTTACTTGAGTTTGTTTTATGAAAGCCAGCACAACACCGATGGCCGTTGGTTTGATTCTTATACAACTGCATCAATTGCTGTTGATGTTTGTGAATTTGACAACCTAGAACCATTGAGATCAACTGTGGATTTTCCGGGAAAGTATGCATTGTTGTTCCAAAAGGCACACACTGCCTGGTGGTGCGGACTTCAAGAAGAATCTAAAAATATATTTTTAGATCTTTATGTTAACTATGAAATGAACGAGCAATTTACTACGTTGACTTATAATAATTTAAATTATTTAAATGCGTTTGTAACTAAGAAAATTGAAAGTTATACAGCAAAAAAACATGCAAAACTAAATTTTAAATTTAAAAATTCAGAAAATATAGAAAAAAACTATTCTGAGTCATATCAAGATATGTTTGTGTTAGCTGCCCATGATGGAAAGCAATTTGGAACTTATCTTGAGATAGGTGCTGGAAATCCACAATACGGTAATAATACTTACTTGCTAGAAAATAGTTTTGGATGGACTGGTGTATCGATAGACTTAAATCTAGATTTTGCAAATGCATATTCGACTAGTCGGTTAAATCCTTGTGTACATGCAGATGCAACTGAAGTCGATTATAAGACTCTGCTAAAAAATCACAAATTCAAGAAAAATATAGATTACCTACAAATAGATTGTGATCCTCCAGAAGTTTCATATAACGTTCTTTTAAGTATACCATTTGATGAATATTCGTTCGGTGTTATAACTTTTGAACATGACGCATACACGGATAAGAATAGTAAAATTAGAGAACTATCTCGTGAATACTTAAAAAGCAAGGGATATGAATTGGTTGTTGACAATATAGCACCTGACGAATATCGCGCATACGAAGATTGGTACGTAAATCCGTCTTTGATAAAAAAATCTGTTATAGAAAAAATAAAAACAGTTAACAACAAAATTAAAAAAGCTGAAAGTTATATGCTCGGAGATCGTTGATGAATAAAATTCCAGTTATTGGTGCTGCAATAGTGTCAAATCCGTTCTGGGTAACAAGATTAATTATGAGTGTTGATTATCCAGTAGAAAACTTTGTTATTATAAACAACAACGGTCGTGGAGAAATCGACGAAGAATTAAATGCTTTAACAAAAATAACACATCGCTATATTGATAAAATTAAAGTTGTCCATATGCCAGCCAACATAGGATGTGCTGGCGCCTGGAATTTAATAATCAAATGTTATATGAATGCACCTTACTGGATCATAGTAAATGATGATGTCGCATTTGGACCAGGGTTGTTAAAAGAGATGGTGGAAATAGCTGAGTCAGATCCTTATATTGGAATGATCCACCCAAATCCCGGAGATTTTAATATAGGTGCTTGGGATTTGTTTATGATTCGTGATATTATAGTTTCTGAATTTGGATTATTTGACGAAAATACATATCCTGCATATTGTGAAGACGCAGATTATTTGATGAGATTTCATTATCGTCCTATAAAAAGATGGATTGGCACAAATGCATCTTATTTGCACGGTCCTGCAGATAAAAATCAATATTATGAACATGGAAGTCAAACTGAAAAAAGTGAACCAGACTTGAAACCTAGGCTTGATATAGCAAATAACATGAATATTGAGTATCTTACTAAAAAATGGGGAGAAGGATGGCGTTTAGTTAACCCAAATCCAGAACCCTTCTCTGGTTCTGCAATTCCTATTTCATATACTACCTGGGATTTAAACTTTGTGAGAAGTAAACACTTGGGGTTTTAATTATAGTCGATATTGATAAATAATAGTAAATCGGCTATAATGGAACAAAAATGAGTGACAAATATCCTATATCTAAAAAAGTAAAGACTATACCGCCTGGTGAAATAAGTGATAAGCGATATGAGTTCATGCGTCCCGGTGAGGCTGAACCAAATCTTGGCTTACCAGAGGATAACGGGTATTACCTAACTGGTGATACTGACGGACGACGCTATTGGACTCCGGGACTCCAGGGTCCTCAAGGTATTCAGGGTATTCAAGGGCAGCGCGGCCTACAAGGTGCTCAGGGAAGTCAAGGTATACAAGGTGCTACCGGTGAGCAAGGTCTGCAGGGAATTCAAGGCCCACAGGGTCTGCAGGGTTCCCAAGGAACACAAGGTTTGCAAGGGTATCAGGGCTTGCAAGGCCCACAAGGTCCACAGGGATTGCAAGGCATTCAAGGCATTCAAGGACCCCAAGGAATTGTCGGTCAAACTGGATTCATTGGTAGTATGGGTTATACTGGCAGCCAAGGTACTCAAGGTCTTCAAGGTACCTATGGACCCGCGTTAACTATCGAAGGTTCAGTAGCCAATGTTAATGCTGTTTATCCGACAGGTGGACCAAACGACCCACAAGGCCTGCTTAATTATTATTTTCCAGCAGCAGTAGCTGGAAATGGTGTAATAGATTCTGCTACTGGCGATTTTTGGGTATACAATGGAAGCTCATGGGAAAACGTGGGTCAGATAGTTGGACCACAAGGCCCACAGGGTATTCAAGGATCCAATGGTGCTCAGGGTACTACAGGTATAACTGGATTTACCGGAAGCCGGGGTGTCCAAGGAGCCAACGGCGCACAAGGAACAACCGGTGCTCAGGGCACAGTGGGACAACAGGGTCTACAAGGTGCTAACGGTCTTCAGGGAACTGTTGGGGCTCAAGGAACAACCGGTCAGCAAGGTCTTGCAGGTCAAGATGGAGTTCAAGGAACAATTGGACCACAAGGCCTACAAGGTTTACAAGGTATAAGTGGATCTACAGGTTTTACCGGTAGTCAGGGGGTTCAAGGTTTACAAGGTGCCCAGGGTATTCAAGGACCTATGGGATTCCAAGGGGTGCAAGGACTCCAGGGCATTGACGGATTTGTGGGTAGTCGTGGATATACTGGTAGCATAGGACCACAGGGTATTCAAGGAATACAAGGCGTTGATGGTATCCAAGGTATCCAAGGTGTTCAGGGTATTAGCGGATTTGTCGGCGCGCAAGGTATTCAAGGTCCACAAGGAACCAAAGGTGATCGTGGAGATTTAGGTTACGTAGGTAGCGTTGGATTTACCGGTAGTCAGGGTGTCCAAGGTATACGCGGATTTACCGGAAGCGTTGGATTTACCGGTAGTCAAGGTATTCAAGGTGTTCGTGGTTTAACAGGATTTACCGGTAGTCAGGGTATTCAAGGGGTCCAGGGTCTAACTGGTGAAATAGGTAATACTGGTTTTGTTGGTAGTCGCGGATATACTGGTAGCCAAGGTATCCAAGGTATCCAAGGTATAAGTGGTCCAATAGGTGGCCTAGGATACACCGGTAGCCAGGGACCGATAGGTTTTACCGGAAGTCAAGGTACTCAAGGTATACAAGGTGGTGCTGGTGCTTTTGGATATACCGGAAGTCAGGGCATTCAAGGTATCCAAGGATCCCAAGGTATACAGGGTGTACAGGGAACATACGGACCATCACTCACTGTAATAGGCTCTGTTGAAAATGTAAATATTACCGGAAATCCCAATAATTTCTTAAACGACACATTCCCATCCAGAGTTACTGGAAACGGGGTAATAGATCAGTCTACTGGTGATCTTTGGGTATTTGATGGCAGCATATGGAACAACGTAGGTCAAATAAAAGGACCGCAGGGAATTCAGGGTATCCAAGGACCACAGGGAATTCAAGGCATTCGTGGGGTAATTGGTTTTACCGGTAGCCAGGGTATCCAAGGTATTCAAGGATCTCTTGGTAATTCAGGTTTTGTTGGTAGCCGCGGATTTACTGGAAGTATTGGTATACAGGGTATTCAGGGTATATCTGGATTAAATGGAACTACTGGATTTACCGGTAGCCAAGGTATTCAAGGTATCCAGGGGCGACAAGGTGTCCAAGGTTCCCAGGGTGAAACAGGTTTAACTGGAGCTCGTGGGTTTACCGGAAGTCAAGGCGTCCAGGGCCTTCAAGGTATCCAGGGTATAGATGGTAACATTGGTGCTAGAGGATTTACCGGAAGTCAGGGCGTTCAGGGCCTGCAAGGTATACAAGGTATAGACGGTACCGTTGGTGCTAGAGGATTTACTGGTAGCCAAGGTATCCAGGGATCTACTGGACTTCAAGGTATACAAGGTATAGACGGTACTGTTGGTGCTAGAGGATTTACTGGTAGCCAAGGTATCCAAGGCGTTCAAGGACTCCAGGGAATTCAGGGTATTAGTGGTACTGTTGGTGGCCGAGGATTTACCGGTAGCCAAGGTATCCAGGGATCCACTGGACTCCAGGGAATTCAGGGTATTAGTGGTACTGTTGGTGGCCGAGGATTTACCGGTAGCCAAGGTGTACAAGGCAACCAGGGCCTGCAAGGTATACAAGGTATAGATGGTACCGTTGGTGCTAGAGGATTTACCGGAAGTCAGGGTATTCAAGGTTCACAGGGACCTATTGGATTTACCGGTAGCCAGGGAATTCAAGGTGTTCAGGGCATTAGTGGTCAATCTGGAGGAACTGGATTTACTGGTAGCCAAGGCGCCCAGGGCATTCAAGGTATCCGAGGAACCGATGGCGTTGGTGTTGTTGGTAGCCGAGGATTTACCGGTAGCCAAGGTATTCAAGGCCAACAAGGTCAAAATGGATTTACCGGTAGTCAAGGCGTTCAAGGTCTACAAGGAATCAGTGGTCAATCTGGAGGAACTGGATTTACTGGTAGCCAGGGAATTCAGGGTATTCAAGGTCGTCAAGGTATACAAGGCATTGTTGGGTCTACTGGATTTACCGGTAGCCAAGGCGTTCAAGGTCTACAAGGAACCTACGGTCCAGCACTTTTAATAATCGGATCAGCAGCTGACGTAAATGCAGTATTCCCGGCAGGCGGACCAAATCAACCATCGCTGTATTTGAATTATTATTTCAATACCATAAGCAATCCAGCTGAACCCGGAAACGGTGTCATAGATGACGCAACAGGTAATTTTTGGGTTTACGATGGAACACAATGGAATAACGTAGGCCAAATAAAAGGCCCACAAGGTATTCAAGGTATTCAAGGTATTCAAGGTATTCGTGGTGCCGGATTTACCGGAAGTCAAGGTATTCAGGGTATTCAAGGTATAAGCGGTGCAAGCATCCGTGGATTTACCGGAAGCCAAGGTGTACAAGGCGTTCAAGGCGGTCAAGGTATACAAGGACCGGATGGCGTTGGTTCAACTGGATTTACCGGTAGCCAAGGTATTCAAGGTCTACAAGGAATTCAGGGTATAAGCGGCACAGGAACCCGTGGATTTACTGGTAGCCAAGGTATTCAAGGCATCCAAGGTATTCAAGGTATACGAGGTCAAGATGGTGCTGGTTTAACTGGATTTACTGGTAGCCAAGGTATTCAAGGTATCCAAGGTATTCAAGGTATACGAGGTCAAGATGGTGCTGGTTTAACTGGATTTACTGGAAGTCAGGGTATCCAAGGTATACAAGGACGCCAAGGTATTCAAGGTATCCAAGGCAGTAACGGATTTGGTGACACTGGATTTACCGGAAGCAGTGGATATACTGGAAGTCAAGGTATACAAGGACGCCAAGGACCGCAGGGTACTCAAGGCAGTAACGGATTTGGTGACACTGGATTTACCGGAAGTCGTGGATTTACCGGTAGCCAGGGCATGCAAGGTATCCAGGGTATAAAAGGTACAGACGGCCTTGGTGATACTGGATTTACCGGAAGTCGTGGATTTACTGGTAGTCAGGGCATTCAGGGATTTCAAGGAAATACTGGATTTACCGGTAGCCAGGGCATTCAAGGATCGTCTGGTGTTGGATTCACCGGAAGTCGTGGATTTACCGGTAGTCAAGGAATTCAAGGAAATCAAGGAAATACTGGATTTACCGGTAGCCAAGGGGTCCAAGGACCATCTGGTGCTGGATTTACCGGCAGCCGCGGTTACACTGGAAGCCAAGGTATTCAAGGCATTGTGGGTCCACAAGGTATACAGGGTATAACTGGGGTTGGATTTACCGGCAGCCGCGGTTACACTGGAAGTCAAGGTATTCAAGGGGTACGTGGATACACTGGTAGTGGCGGAACGGCTGGTCCAAGCGATACAATATTGGCCACTGACGAGACAAGCGGTGGACTACGTTTCCCAGTATTTGTTGCAGCCACCGGTGTAGATTCAACAGCCTTGGCGGCAAGTACAAAGCTTGGATTTAACACAACAAGCGGTCAATTAAGACTATCTAGCGGGACTAATGCCTCGCCGTCATATAGTTTTATAGGTGATACTTCTACAGGTATGTATCTGAGTGGTACTAACCAACTCGGGATAACAACTGGTGGTTCACAGGCTGCATACTTTGATGCAAACGGAAACACAAATATAGTTGGCAACATTGGTCTTAAAGATAGTCTTCCGGCAACAAATTATATTATAAATGCAAGTATATCTGGATCATCTAATACAACATCATTAAGATCTTTGGTAACATCAGTTAGTACAACTGACGGTGTTCTTTCGGCAAGCCGTATTCATTACGGTATCGTAAACGATGTGACAATAACTGAAGGAAGTCTATTAGGTGCCGACGGAATTACAAGTTATACACTTAGCGGATTTTCTGGATACAACAGAATATTTGCCGGTAACGCAAATGACGTTGCAGTAGCTGGTACAACCTTTATTGGCGGATATAACGAGGCAACTAACCGTGGTACCGGAACAATAGCAAGTGTAATTGGATCGCAAAACATAGGCCAAAATACAAGAAGCGGATCAACTACTACATCGCTGTATTCAACATACAATAAGATAAATGTTGACGCAGGAAGTGTTGGAACGTCATATATAAATTATAATTGGATAGAAGTTGACGGTGGAACATTGTCAACTACATTTGGCGATTATACAAGACTTGATAGCGACATAGTTGCACCCGGTAACGCTGGGGAAGGGTATTTGTATTATGGTGTGTATGAGGGGGAATGGAAGTCTCGCTGGGGTATATACGTTTCAAATGAAAATTCCAACTTCTTCAGCGGTGGTTTACAAGTTGGTGGAACCGCTGGGTTTGGTAGTTCGGACGGCTTGGGCGTAGGTACAACCCCGCCGGGCGCAAATACTATACTTGCGGCTGGTGTTATAATAGGCACTGGACAACTGGTTGTACGTGGTGGGTCAGCTGCATCATCTGACGGTGGACAACTGGTTCTTGGTTACGGAAATAGTGCAGCGGACACAATAACTGGACAAACTAACAACACCTGGAACATAGATGTTGACCCAACTAACACGCTCAGAGTATTTAAAGTAGACAGTGCCGGTACGCTAATTCCTATGACTGTGGCAACTGACGGTACTGTGGCATTTACTGATCAAGTTAATATGACTGGAAATATCAGTGGTGTAACTAATACAGCAACTGGTGTCAGACTAAACGTGGCAAACAGCACGTTTACTGATACTACTACGGCTGCCGGTGGCACAGTTTCCCAACGAAATCACGCTACATTCCGTACTCCAACATTTACTAGCACTAATACTATGACAATAACCACTGCTGCAAACGTTAAAATCGATGCAGCACCTGTAGCTGTCCTGCCTACAACTATAACCAATTCCTGGGCATTGTGGATTGCTTCTGGTAGAACATACTTGCAGGGATCCGGAACAGCGGCGGCACCAGCACTCGCAGTCCGTGATGTTGATACCGGTATATTCTCAAGTGCTGTTGGTTCGTTTAACGTAACAACTGCTGGTACTATTGCAGCAACGTTTGGTGCAACCGGAAACTTTAGTGCAGTTGGTGAAATTACTGCTTATAGTTCGGATGAAAGACTTAAAACCAATATAACTACCATTGACAATGCTCTTGATAAAATAACATCACTGCGCGGTGTAACTTTTGATTGGGACCATAAAAAAGCCGAAACACTTGACTTTGTTCCAAGAAAAGATCGAGATGTCGGTGTTATAGCACAGGAAGTATTCAAAGTACTACCGGAAGCTGTAAGAAATGCACCGTTTGACATAGATCCAGAAACTGGAACTAGCAAAACTGGTGAAGAATATTTAACAGTACAATACGAAAAACTAACTGCGTTGCTTATTGAAGCTGTTAAAGAACTCAAAGCCAAGGTAGATCGGCTAGAAGGAAAATAAGGTTAGACCGTTTTTAACGGTCTAACCGACTACAATGCTTAAATATCATACTAGAAACGAGAAAGACACATGGCATTACCCGCAACTGGAACAGCTATAAGACTTTATGCAGATGTTAGAGTATATTTTGTTGGTGTGATGGCCACGCCACTCGATATAACTATGAGTGCAATGGGCACATATGTTGGAATAGCTGCCGGTGGTACGGTAAACTTGAGTGCATCTTTTGGCGGTAGATAAGGATTTTTAGTATGAATATAACCAGTTATGAACTAAAAAATGTAATTCTCTCACAAGAGTATACAAAAAGCAGAAAAGTATTAAAGCTTCAACTATTGCGTGGAAATTCTGAATTAAACCCCGCAACATACACTAAAGTTTTAAATGAAATTCTAGATGGTGAAACCCAAGATGCGGTATTAGAAAGATTTGAATCCGAAGATAGACTTCATTGGATTCGACATTTTTCTAAATTAGCAGCAAGTGATTTGCTAACTCTTGGAAAAGTTCAACCAGAAACAATGATTCAGATCATAAATCTTCCTAAAGAAGATTTTGAAGAAGTTATCAAAAATACAACAGTGTATGCTCGATCTGTCAACGATTTGACTATCGAAGTTGAAAGAAATATACAAATTAATACTGTGCCTTCTGATTTGCTCTGATGCAAGTTTCAATATGTATACCTACTAAAGATTATATACCGGCAGGGTTTGCCATATGTCTGGCAAACCTCGCAGCTGAACTTACAAGAAAAAATGTAAGTTTTTCTCTTAACATGATTATAGGTACTACAATTGCTGATAGCAGAAATCAGCTGGTCAAAAAAGCAATAGCTGACGACTCAGAATACACGCTTTGGTTGGATAGCGATATGCATTTCCCATCAGATGTATTTTTTAATTTAAAAAAACATAATAAAGATATAGTTGGATGTACATACAGCACTAGAAGACGACCACAGCGTAGTGTTGCGTTTGATAATGAAACTGATTTTAACAGTAGATTAAGTTCACAATCTGGTTTACATCCGGTTTTTGCTGTGGGCTTTGGATGCATTTTAATAAAGACAAGTGTTTTTAAAGCTATTAACTGTCCCTGGTTTTTCAATCGGTGGGACAATTACACTGAAACTCTAGTTGGTGAAGATATAGTATTTTGTGAGAATGCCAACAACAATAATTTTACAGTGTATGTTGACGTTGATGCTAGTAAAAATGTTGGACACTATGGCACTAAAATATACCTTTTGGATGATACAAATGAATACAGTACAAAAATTTAATCGTTTTGATGGAAAAATATATAATGGATTTGACGTTTTAAAAAATTCTTTTCTAACTAGGAATCCCGTAAAGTACGTTGACGATACATCAGATTATAGTCAAGCAACTGAGTTTTACGGAAAATCTGAGTTTGTTATTTTAGTAAAAAATGGAATAAAATTACAAGATTTCTTTCCATACTGGCTTAAGCCAAAACTTAATGAACTCAACGTTGCGTACGAATTTCCAGTAGTTTTTAAAGAAACTCAAAACGTTAAGTCGTGGGGAGAAGTCGTATTAGTTCCCACGGATGGTATAGTAACAGAAACAAAAAGAAAATCAAATATTGCAGGTTTTTTTGATGCATATAATGGTAAAGAAAAATTTGATTTATTTTTTATAGGAAGTTCAGAAAACCAAAATTATAAAAAACTTTTGGAGTCTCATCCACATGCAACGGCGGTTGATACAGTTGAACAAGCCTATGCGTTAAGCTCAACTGAAATGTTTTGGACTGTTCCAGATAATGTCGCCGTAGCCGACGGATTTATGTTTGATTTTATACCAAACGAACGCGCATTTGACTATCCGCATGTTTTTGGAAATGGTGAAATGTCTCGTTATGATGGAATTTTTTTAATTCCAAAATCTTATATAAGAAACGAATCTGAAATAAAAAACAATTTTTTTGCAAGAAAACGGATAATTAGGGAAATCGCAAGTTATCCTGAATAAATAGCAGGTTTTATATATAGCAGTGTTCCGATAAATACATTAGAATACAACAGATTCTAATGGGATTTATCTATGGAACAACTGATTATAAATGTGGGCAGCGCACCAGATGCTGGTGATGGTGATACCCTATATGAAGCATTTACAAAAGTAAATGATAATTTCACTTATCTGTTCTCTGATACAAACCCGCCAAACACTTTTAATAACAGTTATATTGCATTAAATCCAACTAATGCAGATATAATTAACGGTGTTACTGATTTTGGTGTATTAGTAAATCTAACGCCTTCATATTATGTGACAATGATGTATGACAGTAGTCTATCAAGACTTGATCCGTCAACAAACTCAATACAGTATGGGGCATTTCGTGTTCAAGACAGTAACAATGCTCTTGTTGGAATTTATACAAACAGTATAAACACTTACGACAATCAAAATTTAAACTTACTATCAACTGGTACTGGAATAGTAACAGTCACCGGAACAACCAATTACGAACAACAAGTATTTAGATATAATTCTGGTGTCATAGATTCCACTCAGTTAACAAACCCCTATGATCCAGATGCTTTAATAAATGCTCAAGCGTTGATTGACTATGTCGCCGCTTACGAATTTAAAGATAACGAAGATCGTATAATTTCAGTAGACGACCCAAACACGTATGTTGTGGCGCTTGGTGGTACTGAAAAGGTTGTAAATGTTGTAATAAACGGTGTAACCTCCGCTAGTTTTTATCAAAATGAAACTAGAATACACCGAATATTAATAACTGACAACATTATAAAAAGCGTAGATGCAAATACCGATATAAAATTGGAACCTGCAACTGGTGGAAATATAGATGTATCCGGAAGAAGGATTGTAAATCTTGAAAGACCGGCACAGGCGACAGATGCAGTAAATCTTCAATTTTTATCGGAAAAACTAGTACCGATAGAAAGCTTTATTGACAACTTTGCTGAATTAGACAAAAATACTATTGAAGACGGCGCATTATTAGTTTTTGATCAGACTATTAAAAAGTTTGTACCTACTCGAATTTTAAATAAACAAATAATTGACGCTGGTGTATATTAAAAAAATAAAAATGTATAAATAATACAAAGACACGTTGGGAGATAAAAATGTCACTAATTAAGATTAAACGCACGTCTGGGACAACCGCTCCCGGTACTATTGTAGCTGGAGAACTTGCTTACTCATACGCGTCGGGCGCACAGGACAATTTGGGCGGTAAGTTGTTATTTGGTACCGGTGGCACAGGTGATACTGAGTATCAAATAATCGGTGGTAAGTATTTTACTGACATGCTTGATCATGTTGCTGGAACGCTTACTGCGTCAAGCGCAATAATTGTTGATTCAAACAGTAAAATTGATAATTTTAACGTTGACGACATCAACCTCAATGGGTCAACTATAAGTACAACTGCAACAAATGCCAATCTTACTTTTGACACAAACGGTACTGGCGATTATGTGTTTGCCGGATCCACAACACGCGGTGACAATTTACTAACAGTTACAGATGGCACCAATACAAAATTTTCCGTAGATAGTGCAACTGGCTCTACCAGCATAACCACTGGAACCCTTGCAACTCAAATAGCAGCACTTGATATGACCACTACTTGGAACGATGGTGGTACTCCGGAAACATTTACAGCAATAAAGTTGAATGTAACGGACACTAGCTCAACACTTACATCAAAACTTATTGATCTTGCAGTTGGCGGAGTTTCTAAGTTTAGTGTTGACAAAAACGGTAACTTAACTATAGCAGGTACACTAACATCAACCGGTGATAACGCAATTACAAGTATTGTTATTCCGGATAATACTGCTACTGCATTTGTTATCAAAGAAGGTGTTAACGAATATTTTAAAATAACTACAACTGATAACAGTGAACTTACTACACTTGGTAATTCTTTGACATCACTGGCATTGGTTATGGAAGACAACACTGCTACGGCATTTGTGTTGAAAGAAGGAACAAACGAATACATCAAAGTAACCACTACTAACAGTAGCGAACTTATTACTCTTGGTGCAGCAAACGTTGTGGTTTCAAATGATTTGGCTGTTAACGGTGGTGATTTAACCACAACCCAGACAACTTTTAATCTATTAAATGATACCGCAACTACAGTAAACTTTGCAGGTGCTGGTACATCGGTAAGCATCGGTGCCGCAACTGGTACAACTACAATCAACAACGCAAATACTGTTGTAACTGGTGATTTGGCTGTTAACGGTGGTGATTTAACTACGACCCAGACAACTTTTAATCTATTAAATGATACCGCAACTACAATAAACTTTGGTGGCGCTGCGACTGCAATATCAATTGGTGCTGCAAGTACTAGCACAGTTACTTTTAACAATGACGTTACAATCACAGGTGACTTAATAGTCAACGGTGATACTGTTACTGTAAATACCACAAGCTTAGAAGTTGAAGACCCATTAATAAGATTGGCAATTGGTAATACTGCTTCCGACACTATCGATATCGGATTTGTCGGAAGTTACGGCAGCACTGGTGAAAAGTACACTGGTTTCTTCCGTGACGCAACCAACAGCGAATATTATGTTTTCAACGGTGCTCCCACATCTGCACTAGCTTCAAACACTATTGATAGAACTGCTTCAGGTTTTGCTCTTGCAAAAATAAATGCTAGCGAATTTGTTGGTATGATCGACGGCGGAACTTATTAATACCCTAACCTAGCCCTAAAGATAAATATTCATATATATTTGCTTTAGGGCTTTTTCTTGACTATATAGTCAGCAAAATTAGAAGGGTTGCATATGTCAACGATTAAATTACGTCGCAGTTCGGTACCTGACAAGGTGCCTACCATTCAACAACTCGATTTGGGTGAAATAGCCATCAATACCTATGATGGCAAAATGTTCCTAAAACAATATCAAGAATATTTTGATCAAGCATTACAGCAAAATGTAACTTACGAAGATATTGTTGAAATATCCGGAAGTGTTCCTATTGAGAACACTCTATATGTTCAAAAAGCCGGTAACGATCGCAACAGTGGTGATACTTGGAGCAGCGCATTTGCAACTATAGAAAAAGCTCTTGAAGTCGCAGTTGCAAGAGAAGCATTAACTCTTATTGATATAGGTCCGGGCGTATACATAACACAAGGTCATTTGGATGTTCCAGATAACACAGTAATAAGAGCAGCACACCGGACAGTTTTTATAAGACCAGAAGTTGGATACGAAGAACGCAATGTTTTTAGATTGGGTTCTGGTTGTTTTGTTGAAGGACCTGTTTTTGAAGGTTGGCGCCTTGATGACATGGATAATCCAACTGAAGGATTCGCGATTTGTTTTCGTCCCGGCGCCAGAATTACCCGAGTACCATACGTTCACAAAATTGTAGTTAGAACACCACCATACTGGACCAGCATAGCCCCACCATTAGATCGTGAAAACGCTAACCCATTGGTAGGCCGCGGCGCTGGAGTAGTACTGGCCGATGCAAGTGTTCTCGATCCTGATAGTATATTCCCCAACATAATGACCTGGGGCGCAACGCCTGTGACACATAACGGAATTGGTTATTGTGCTAAAAATGGCGCACTAATCAATGCTGTTAATGCTGTAAGCATGTGGTGTCATAGACATTTTTATGCATTAGGCGGTGGACAAATAATATTATCAAGTTGTTCAACACAGTTTGGCGACTATACAATGGTTTCTAGTGGTACCCGAAATCTAGTAAACCCAACAGAAGTGGCCATTACTCTTACAGCACAATCTGCGGCCAGCACCGCTATTGATGCAGCAAAAACTACTATAATTTCTAATTTGATATCTGAACTAGACTCCCAAGGTTTTACTACCAATTGGCCAGCTGACTATGAAGCAACTACCGAACGCGATGCAGGATTGTTCCTACAAGCATTAAGTTGGACACTAAGCACTGCAAATGAAAAACCCATGTTGGATTTTGCACGGGGATTTTTTGATACACAGGGAAACAGAACTTTTACAGCAGCCAATTACGACTATGACAAATGTTTTAGGGATACATTGCTCATCAATGAAGCAGTAGTTTATGATCTGCTATTCAACAGCAATTTTAGAAGTATAAAAAGTGCATTAGCATACTATCGTGCAAATGCTAGCGAAGTGTTAACAAACCAAAAAGCAAACACACTATTAGCACTAGCTGAGCAAAAATCAGTATTTGGTAGCTATTTAAGTGGTACCTCGCTTACTCGCGCAAATGCGCTTTTTGATGAAATTATAGACATTATAACCAACGGAGAAGCAAACGCAAACGCATTTGTTTTAACTGATCCCACAGGATACGATACTGGCTATTTTAATGCTAGACGGCTGTTGCTTGCAAATAAGACATTTATTCAAGATGAAATAGATGCATGGATTGCGGTGCAAGTGGCCGGAAACATAAGCCCGTTTAGTAGTAGTTTTACTTATAACAGTGCAGCATGTCGCAGAGACGTTGGATTCATTATTGACGCATTAAGATACGATCTTACTTATGGTGGCAATTTGGAAACATATAATGCTGCTATGGCTTATTATGTGGGAACCACAGGGCAATTTGGTACAGATGAAAAATTCCCAACAATTGCTGCATTTCAAAGACTAAAAAATATACTAGGTGACATTCTTCAAGGAATATCTATAACAAAAAGTAGTGGAAATACCGGGTCTCAAGATACCAGCGGTACTGCTGGTAGTAGTGCGGCAGCAGCGTTTGCGCAAGCTAGAATGGATAATATTATAAACACAATAGCTACTGACGGTGAACCTCCGATTAAAGTTTCACCCAGCACAAGTTGGCCGGATGCTGAATTTAGGACTAGTTTTACAACAATAACCGCAAACAGTCGCGCTATAGCAAGGTCAGTGTTACGTTATCTTAATTTAGAAAATCAAAGTCTTTTAGGGGCTTTTATTTATAGTTGGGAATATTTACGAGACCAAGTAAACGCATTAGCCGGTGTTGGTAGTGCAGCTGATACTATTGTAACTGCTTTGGTTTCCGCGTTAACACAAACAGTATTAGATCCAACATTGGTTTCAGAGCCGTCAACTATTACTGCAATAGGACACACTTGGACCGGCATCATGGCAGGTGTCGCACTTACCAAAATACCGCCTGCAAGAAATTTTGCAACTATCGAAGAAAGCATTCTAGAATTAAACAACGGGATAGTTATTGCTAGCGGACAAGACGATCAGGGATCGGCTCTCTTTATCGGTGGTATGAAAATAGATGCTGACACCGGTGAGCTTACTGGCCCGCCTTTTGAACAATCAGTTAACAGGATTGCAACTCGTGCTGCAATCGCAAGGAGTTTTTAAAATATGGCAAGGATTACATGCAGGACACCCAGTACTGGAAAACCTATAAGAGTAAGTATGATAAATGTTACAACCAGTTATACAACAATTGCCGAAGCACCGGATTTTAGTGTACCGGATGCTTCCACAAAGTTTTCAACACGCGACCCTGTTGACGAGGCCCGCGCAATTAGACCGGGAGAAGTTTTCTTTTTAACACCGTTATCGGCCAGAAATAAAGATAGTGTGACAAAATGGATTGAAGTTATATTATTAACTGAAGACGGTGTGACTGTTGAGTTGGGCAGAGCAAAGGTACCAGCCGGCGACACAGCATTTATACCGTTACAGGGACGCAGCTTGTTTAAGCGTGACCCAAATGCGGCAAATGGAGATCGAATACAAATACGTGCAGAAAGCAACAGCGTTTTTGACGTGTGGGCCGCAGCAGAAGAAAAACTATCAAACGAGCATGTGGGAGTTGAATAAAAGTGTTAAGTCAGCTTCTGTCAAATAGAGTAGAAAAAACCCCAGCAACCGAAGTTTCGGCTGACAGATACCAGTTCTTGACTCTAGCAGAAGCTGAACCTGACCTTGGTGTACCGGCGTCAAATGGATATATTTTATCGTCTACAACCGCTGGCGTTAGAAGTTGGTTAAATCCGGCTACTAATCTAACAGCACCCGGCAGCAATACGCAGGTAATTTTTAATAATTCAGGTATTTTAGCAGCAGCAACTGGCTTAGTTTATGATATTGCAACTGGTCGTGTTGGTATAGGTACCGGTTCACCATCATCAAAATTGGATGTTGCTGGTGACATAAAAATAAATTCAAATGTAAATTTAAATTCAGAATCAATCACGTTAACAACTACTAGTAAAACGCAGATTGCAAGTTTTTCAACATCTGGCTTTAGATCAGGTAAACTTATAGTACAAGCATATGATAGTATAACTGGTGAAGTTCAAATATCAGAATTATTAGTTGCCCACAATGGTACTACCGCGAGCGCAACCGAATATGGTGTAGTGTATACTGGGGCAGCAGCAATTGTTGTGTACGATGTTGATATAAGCGGAGCAAATGTTCGCCTTATGGCAACAAGGACAACTGCTAATTCAACTCAGTATAAAATTTCAGAAACTTTGATATTGGCATGACAATAAATATACTAATAGATGGGTGGGTTTAATGACAACTAGGGTAAAATTAAGTGATTTTTTTTCAAGCGTAAGCCCTTCTTTTACAATACAAGGCCCACAGGGAATTCAGGGTATTCAAGGAACTGGTGGTAACGGGGGCGGCGGTGGCAGTGGCCAAGGTGTACAAGGTATTCAAGGACCCCAGGGAATTACCGGGACAGGCACTACGGGATACACCGGAAGCCGAGGTGCTCAAGGCGTTCAAGGAATTACCGGAGCAGGAACTACGGGATATACCGGAAGTCAAGGAGTTCAAGGTCTTCAAGGTATAACTGGTGCAAATGGTGATGCTGGTATTCAAGGCGTTCAAGGTGTTCAAGGAATTACCGGAGCAGGAACTACAGGATATACCGGAAGTCAAGGGGTTCAAGGCGTCCAAGGTATCATCGGGGCTGGGTACACTGGTAGCCAGGGAGTTCAAGGTCTTCAAGGCGTTCAAGGACGCCAGGGTGTTCAAGGAATTACTGGACCAAATGCAATAGTTGTATCAGATACTGCGCCAGTGTCGCCCACTGTTGGTTTACAATGGTATGACACTACCACAAACCTGTTAAATGTATATATGAATACTGGATGGAAGTATGTGTCTGTCTCAGAAACCATTGTTTATCCTTCCTCTAATGGTGAAGCAACGTATTCATCAGCTGGTACATTTTCATGGACCTGCCCGGCGGGTGTAAACTGGGTACATGTTGTGTGCGTGGGTGGTGGCGGCGGGGGTGGTGCCGGGGCATCTGGCGGCGGCGGCGGGGGTGGTGGCGGACTAGCTTGGCGAAATAACATTTCAGTAGTCCCGGGAAACTCGTATACGGTAGTTGTGGGCGCGGCCGGGTCCGGTAGCGTAAGTGGCAACGGCACGACTGGTGGAGATTCATATTTTATTAATACATCTACCGTTGTGGCTTATGGTGGTAAACAAGGATTAACTGGTGGAGCCGGTGGCGCTGGCGGCGGATATAGTCCAAATGGTGGCAATGGTGGTAATGGCGCATCAAACGTAAGCACTACATCAGGCGGCGGTGGCGGCGCCGGTGGCTACACTGGAAATGGTGGAACCGGCGGCACTTCTGGCAGCGCCGCTGGGTCTGCTGGCGCCGGTGGTGGCGGTGGTGGTGGATACGGCAGCACCAGCACTGCAGGCGGTGGCGGTGGTGTTGGTATTCTTGGTGCAGGTACAAACGGTGCTGGTGGCACGGGCGCTTCCGTTCAAGCAGGCGGCGGCAGCGGTGGTGGCGCAGGTACGCCCCCAAATGGCGGTGTTTATGGCGGCGGCGGTGGTGGTGTAGATACAACCTACGGTTCCAGCGGAAATGGAAGAGTTGGCGCAGTCAGAATTATTTGGGGACCAAACAGATCGTTCCCGTCAACTAACACAGGAACATTATAATGGAAAAACTATACAGCTATAAAGGTTCATATCCATACCCGTTGCCAACGGATGTTCAAAATTATAATATTAACGACTTTGTTCTTGCTCCAGAAAAACCAGAAATTACAAAAGGGGAGATCTTGGAATGGAACGGATCAAGTTGGATTGTACGCAATCCGAATGAAGCAGAAATAGATTTAAAATGGCAAGAGATTCGTAATTATAGAAATATTTTGTTGGCTAATAGTGATATTTCGGTTATAAGACTTTATGAAGAAGGAAAGGCTGTTCCAATCGAACTTTCAAGTTACCGCCAAGCATTGCGGGACATAACATTACAACCTGATCCCTTCAATATATCTTGGCCAACGCTTTGATGCAAAAACCATAAATACAAATATAAGCCTTCGAGGGGATAGTGGAACCAAATGGCAAATGATAAACGATTCGTAGTCAAAAATGGACTACAAACTGAAAATATTAATTTTGTAAATTCTTCAGATTCGTCAGAAGTTTTGTTACAAGCACTGGCTAGCCAAATAATTCAAGTAGGTGGAAACCTAAGTGCAGTATCATTAAAAATAAACAATTATGGTACAGTAATAAATTCCAGTGGTGAATGGGTCGGTGAACCCATTATAAATTGGACAAAAGTAACAAATAATTACGCTGCCACAAGTGGTGAGTTTATCATTGCCGATACCACTGTATTTGCATTTACCGTCACACTTCCCAGTTCACCGGTTGTCGGTCAGTTTGTTTCAATAGCAGACGGTGGCGACTGGTCAATAAATAACCTATCAGTAGACGCAGGTTCTGGTGAAACTATTGAAAATTCTGCTCAAATTTTTGATTTAGACACTGGTAGAGCAAATGTTAATTTTATATATGACGGGTCTACTTGGAAATTCTTTTCAAATATCGGTCCAAGAGGGTATACTGGGTCGTCAGGATTCACAGGTTCCAAGGGTGATACCGGATTTACTGGTTCCAAGGGTGATACCGGATTTACTGGTAGCCAAGGCCCACAGGGTACTAGTATTGTTTTAAAGGGCAGCGTAAGCCTAGTAACCGATCTTCCCGGGTATCCATCAAGCTATACTGGTGACATCGGCGACGCATACATTGTTCAATCTGAAGGAAATCTTTATATTTGGACCGGCGCCACCTGGGACAATGCTGGACAAATAGTTGGTCCACAGGGTGAACGCGGTTACACTGGTAGCCACGGCGCCCAGGGTATTCAAGGAATTCAGGGTGTTCAAGGAATTCAGGGTATAGACGGAAACTTAGGTGCAAGGGGGTATACTGGTAGTCAAGGCGTCCAAGGCGTTCAAGGTCTACAGGGATTACAAGGTATCCAAGGCCGCCAAGGAAGTCAGGGCGTTCAAGGCGAACAAGGATTAACGGGTTTTACTGGTAGTCAAGGTGTTCAAGGTGTCCAGGGTATACAGGGTTCAACGGCGGGTGACGCTCAAACACTTCAAGGACTGAGTTCTGCACAGTTTTTAAGAAGTGATACCGACACTGCTATGACCGCCGGACGTTTGACTCTTGCAAACGACCCAACAACTGCGATGCATGCAGCAACAAAACAATATGTTGATACAATTGCTTCAGCAGCTATACATTATCACATAGCCGTAAGAGTAGAAGCACCTACTGCGCTGTCTGCAACTTACGACAATGGAACTGACGGAGTAGGTGCAACACTTACCAATTCTGGCACACAAACTGCATTGGTAATCGACGGTGTTACGTTGAGCCTAAATGACAGAGTGCTTGTTTACAATCAAACAAATGCTGCACACAACGGAATTTACACAGTTTCGAATGTTGGGTCGGGATCAACAAATTGGATATTGGTTAGATCGCTTGATGCAAATACCTATGCACCTAGTGACCCGGACTCTTTGGGTGCTGGTGATGCATTCTTCGTCAAAGAAGGTGCAACCGGTGCCGGCGAACTATATGTAATGACCACTGCTGGAACAATATCGTTTGGAACAACACCAATCAATTTTGTTCAAATTAGTTCTGCTCAGATTTATAGCGCAGGCGCCGGGATAGATTTAACTGGAACAACATTTTCTATCGACAATACTGCCAATATTGTAACGAGTGGGTATAGTATTCAAGATATTGGAACTGTTATAAATTCAAGTGGTCAATGGGTAGGTAGTCCTTATGGATTACAAGGATCTCAGGGCACACAAGGAATTCAAGGTGTTCAGGGAGCTCAAGGACCCATTGGATTTACCGGTAGCCAGGGAGTTCAAGGCATACAGGGAGTTCAAGGATCTCAAGGACCCATCGGGTTTACCGGTAGCCAAGGCACACAAGGACTACAAGGAATTCAAGGCGAGCAAGGACCCATCGGGTTTACTGGCAGTCAGGGAGTCCAAGGAGTTCAGGGTACACAGGGTGTTCAAGGAGAACAAGGGTTAACAGGTTTTACTGGTAGTCAAGGAATTCAAGGTCGCCAGGGCATACAGGGCAACCAGGGCCCGATCGGATTTACTGGTAGCCAAGGAGTTCAGGGCATACAGGGCAACCAGGGCCCGATTGGTTTTACTGGAAGTCAAGGTGTTCAAGGACGTCAAGGACTACAAGGAATTCAAGGCGAACAAGGACCCATCGGATTTACCGGTAGTCAAGGCATTCAGGGTACGCAAGGTGTCCAAGGCGAACAAGGACCCATCGGATTTACCGGTAGTCAAGGCATTCAGGGTACGCAAGGTGTCCAAGGCGAACAAGGACCCATCGGATTTACCGGTAGTCAGGGTGTTCAGGGCATCCAGGGCGAACAAGGCCTGATTGGTTTTACTGGCAGTCAGGGAATTCAAGGACGTCAAGGAAGTCAGGGAACACAAGGTATTCAGGGTGAAATTGGCCCAACAGGCTTTACTGGTAGTCAAGGCATCCAAGGCACACAAGGAATTCAGGGCGCGCAAGGTATAACAGGTTTCACTGGAAGCCAAGGAGTCCAGGGCATTCAAGGTCAACAAGGTCCCATTGGATTTACTGGTAGTCAAGGAACCCAGGGCACTCAAGGCATTCAGGGTCAGCAGGGACCGATTGGATTTACTGGTAGTCAAGGAACCCAGGGCACTCAAGGCATTCAGGGTCAGCAGGGACCGATTGGATTTACTGGCAGTCAAGGAATTCAAGGTGTACAAGGAACACAAGGTGTTCAAGGAAACCAAGGACCGATCGGATTTACCGGTAGTCAGGGAATACAAGGCGTTCAAGGGCCTCAAGGGCCGATCGGATTTACCGGTAGTCAGGGAGTTCAAGGAGTTCAGGGTGTACAAGGAACACAAGGAGTTCAAGGTCAACAAGGACCGATCGGATTTACCGGTAGTCAGGGAATACAAGGCGTTCAAGGGCCTCAAGGGCCGATCGGATTTACTGGTAGCCAGGGAGTTCAGGGTATTCAAGGTCGCCAGGGAATTCAAGGCGACCAAGGACCGATCGGATTTACTGGTAGTCAGGGAGTTCAGGGCCAACAGGGCCCGATCGGGTTTACCGGAAGTCAGGGTACACAGGGCATACAGGGACAGCAAGGACCGATTGGGTTTACTGGAAGTCAAGGCGTTCAAGGCGTGCAGGGCATTCAGGGCCAGCAGGGCCCGATTGGATTTACCGGTAGTCAGGGAGTTCAAGGAACACAAGGCGTTCAAGGAAACCAAGGACCGATCGGATTTACCGGTAGTCAAGGAGTTCAAGGAACACAAGGTATCCAGGGACAACAAGGACCCGTTGGATTTACCGGTAGTCAGGGAGTTCAAGGAGTTCAGGGTGTACAGGGACAACAAGGGCCCGTTGGATTTACTGGTAGTCAAGGTGTCCAAGGGCGTCAAGGTATTCAAGGATTTGATGGTCCAATCGGATTCACAGGAAGCCAAGGCGTTCAAGGCACACAGGGAGTTCAAGGTATACAAGGATCTCAGGGATCCGTCGGATTTACCGGCAGTCAAGGTAGCCAAGGGGTCCAGGGTGTACAGGGTTCTGACGGATCCATCGGATTTACTGGTAGCCAAGGAATTCAGGGCATACAGGGCCGTCAGGGCATACAAGGATCTCAAGGTCCCGTTGGATTCACTGGTAGTCAGGGCATACAAGGAGTTCAAGGAAACCAAGGACCGATCGGATTTACCGGAAGCCAAGGTGTACAGGGCGCACAGGGCATACAAGGCGTCCAAGGTCAACAAGGACCGATTGGGTTTACTGGTAGCCAGGGAGTTCAAGGTGTACAGGGCATACAGGGTTCTGACGGACCAATAGGATTTACCGGAAGCCAAGGTGTTCAAGGCGTCCAAGGTGTTCAAGGGCGCCAGGGAATACAGGGACAACAAGGGCCCATAGGATTTACTGGTAGTCAAGGTATCCAAGGCGTTCAGGGAATTCAAGGTGTACAGGGTTCTGATGGATCTATTGGGTTTACAGGTAGCCAAGGTGTCCAAGGACGTCAGGGCGTTCAAGGCATACAGGGTCAACAAGGCCCAATCGGATTTACCGGAAGTCAAGGCATCCAGGGCACACAGGGGATTCAAGGATCTCAAGGACCCATTGGGTTTACCGGTAGCCAGGGCGTTCAAGGCGTTCAGGGACAACAAGGACCGATTGGATTTACCGGTAGTCAGGGAGTTCAAGGAACACAAGGCATTCAAGGAAACCAAGGACCCATAGGATTTACTGGTAGCCAAGGTGTCCAAGGCGTTCAAGGAAGTCAAGGCGTCCAAGGCGTTCAAGGCATACAGGGCCAGCAGGGGCCCGTTGGATTCACCGGAAGTCAGGGAGTTCAAGGCGTTCAAGGTCGTCAAGGTATAACTGGTACAACTGGGTTTACTGGAAGTCAAGGCGTTCAAGGCGTGCAGGGTATACAAGGATTTGATGGTCCAATCGGATATACTGGAAGTCAAGGCGTCCAAGGCGTTCAAGGCATACAGGGCCAGCAGGGGCCCGTTGGATTCACCGGAAGTCAGGGAGTTCAAGGCGTTCAAGGTCGTCAAGGTATAACTGGTACAACTGGGTTTACCGGAAGTCAGGGAGTCCAAGGAGTTCAGGGTATACAAGGATTTGATGGTCCAATCGGATATACTGGAAGTCAGGGGATTCAAGGCGTTCAAGGCATACAGGGTCAGCAGGGACCCATTGGATTTACTGGAAGTCAAGGTATTCAGGGTCGTCAAGGCGTCCAAGGCGTTCAAGGCATACAGGGCCAGCAGGGGCCAATCGGATTTACTGGAAGTCAAGGCATTCAAGGCACACAGGGAATTCAAGGTGTACAGGGTTCTGATGGATCTATTGGATTTACCGGAAGCCAAGGTGTACAAGGGCGTCAGGGCGTTCAAGGCATACAGGGCCAGCAGGGACCCATTGGATTTACTGGTAGTCAGGGCATTCAAGGCATCCAGGGACAACAAGGACCTATAGGATTTACCGGTAGCCAAGGTGTGCAGGGCGTCCAGGGACAACAAGGACCGATTGGATTTACTGGTAGCCGAGGATTTACTGGTAGCCAAGGCGTTCAAGGCGTTCAAGGCCAGCAGGGGCCGATCGGGTTTACCGGTAGCCAAGGAGTTCAAGGTGTTCAAGGAAACCAAGGACCGATCGGATTTACCGGAAGTCAGGGCGTTCAAGGCATACAGGGTCAACAAGGGCCCATAGGATTTACCGGTAGCCGAGGGTTTACCGGTAGCCAGGGCATTCAAGGATCACAAGGATCCGTTGGTTTTACTGGTAGCCAAGGTATCCAAGGTACTGCTGGACCATCAACAACCATAAATGCTACTGAAGACACTTCTGCCACAACACATTATCCAGTATTTGTTGCTGCTGCTGGTAGCAACCAAACTGCACGAGTTAGGGCAACTGCTACGGCACTATCATATGTGCCTTCTACCGGTACATTAACAGCAACTACGTTCTCTGGTAATGCTACTACTGCAACAACCGCCACTAACATAGCAGGCGGTGTTGCTGGGGGTGTTCCATATCAAACTGGTGCTGGGGCAACTGCGGTAACTGCTGCTGGTACTGCTGGCCAGGCATTTGTTTCGGCAGGCGCGAGCGCACCAAGCTGGCAGACCTTAACTCTTGAAAATCTCCCAGACGCATGGGTCAAACGTAGCGTCAAGGCCGCAACAACTGCTAATATTACACTATCAGCGCCTCAAACTATTGACGGTGTGGCCGTTGTAGCAGGTGATAGAGTTCTTGTAAAGAACCAAACTGCTGCTGCTGAAAACGGAATTTACGTTGTGGCGGCTGGTGCTTGGACTAGGGCGAATGATGCTAACATTGCATCAGAGTTAGCGGCAGCGGCGGTTGCAGTTGACCAAGGCACCGCAAACGGAGGTAAGACCTTCGATACTGACTTTAAAGGTACTGACACTTTAGGTACCACCTCAATGACTTGGTCCCGCGTTCTAGATACCGGTACTATTGGTGTAGACGTTCAAGCATATGACGCAGGTCTTCAGTCCATAGCTGGTTTGACTACTGCTGCCGACCGTATGATTTATACGACTGCGGCTGATACATACGCAGTGACTACTTTGACTGCTGCTGGTCGAGCAATCTTGGATGATGCAGACGCTGCTGCACAACGCACGACTCTTGGCCTCGTAATTGGCACCAACGTTCAAGCATATGACGCGGGACTTGCAGACATTGCACTAGTAACACCAGCAGACAATACTATTATTGTAGGTAATGGAACAAACTGGGTTGGTGAAACTGGTGCTACAGCAAGAGCTTCATTAGGACTTACAATCGGCACTGATGTGGCTGCTGTAAACCAAACAATGAATATTGGTACAACATCTGTCACCATCAACCGTGGCAGCGCGGCGCTTGCCTTGACTGGTATAACTTCAGTAAACGCAACCAATGCTGCTGCATCTTTGTTCACAGATAACACAACAGCAGCAATAAGTATCGGAACAGGTCAAACTTCCGGCACAATAGACATTGGCGGAACGTCCGGAACCGGTGCTATAACAATTGGTAGAGCAGCTACAACCTCTCAAACTCTTAACTTGGCGACTGGTGCTACAGCATCCGGATTTACCAAAACAGTTAACATCGGCACCGGCGGCGCGGCAGGGTCAACAACTAACGTTAGTATTGGTGATGCTGACGGTGGTAGCACAAAGTTACTTTCACCCAGCGCCATTGTCCCCGGAAACCTTGCTGTTGGTGCAGATATATCTGCTGTAACCGGCCCTATTTTAACATTGGCAGCCATAACTTCCGGTGGTACCGGTTACATGAACGGCACACACACGAACGTGATAATGTCGGGTGGAACAGGTTCTTATTCGCTGGCGACTGTAACGGTTGCTCTTGGTGTAGTAACTGGCGTAACTTTAACCTGGGGCGGTCACAGATATACAGCAGGTGACGTTCTTACCGTGCCAACTTTGGCAACTACTATCGCGACAACCGGAGCAAGCGGCACAGGTACAACGGCAACACTGACATTTGCAGCACAAGCCGCAGCACCATTTGAAGTCGGGTCTCAGATTATTGTTGCCGGTGTCACACCAACCGGTTATAATGGTACATTTACAGTTACCGCATGCTCTACTACATCTGTTTCGTATGCGAACGCTACAACCGGTGCGCAGACAGTTGCTGGTACAGTTAAAATGGGTGCTGCACTTACCAACGCAACAGTTCCAGTCAATACTATTCAAGGAACTGATATATACGTGGCGTCTGCTAATGGTTCTATTGGTGCACGTTTAAGGTTAGAGTTTAACAGTACTACAGTGAATGCTGGTACTGAACTTGGTGCTGTGGTTTTTGCAAGCAGAGACGCTAGTACACAGTCATCCGGTGACCTGGCTCTTGTGCGTGGTGTGGGCGCAAGTACAGCAGGTGGTAGTGATCTTCAAATTTGGACCGCTGCTACCAGTGCTCAACCGACATTGACAGCAGTATTTACTTCCGGTGGTAATTTCAGAATGTATAATTCTGCCGGAACTTTTTACACTGAATTAAACAATGCCCCAACTGCAGACACAACAATTATAGTGCCGGATATTACAACCGCAGCACCAAATACTATGGCTGTGATAAGATCTGTAGCAACATCTGGCCAGTTTGATACGAGTACCACGACGCCGACCGGCACGACACGTCTTAACTATGGTGGATATTTCTACCCAACATTCATCAACTTGTCGGGATCTGGAGATACAGCGACCGCTGCAACACATTACTTTGTTGAAACTGGTTCAGATGGTTTCGTCAGACCAAAGACGCTTGCAAACGTTAAGACTGAGCTGCTAGGTAACCAATTTGTAACATTTGCTGGACCGACTGCGGCTAGAACTTATACATTACCGGATGCGACTAGTACAATAGCTACACTTGCAGCAGTGCAGACGTTTAGTGCAGACAAAACATTTAGCGCACAAATTATATCTACAAATGCATGGGATGCCGTCAACAATAACGGCCAAATTTATCTAAACGGTACAACTGGTAATAGAATTGACTGGAATACAAACGGTGTAGCTATACCGGCATTTACAACACGAAGTGCGGGTACTAAACTTGTACTTTATCCGGGTGTTGGTGCAGCAGCGGTTGATTATGCAATAGGTATAGCTACTGATACTCTTTGGAATTCGGTTCCTACAAGCGCAGGCCAATTTTCTTGGTATGCTGGTACCACTGAAGTTGGAAATTTGTCTGGTATTGGCGGTCTAACTATAACTAGGCTAAGATGCAATGCTACAGCAGACGTAAATCTTACTAGCACGTTGCACGGTTTCCAAGTAGGTCCCAGTACTGCCGCCAACGTTTGTATTGATCCTAATGAAATAATGGCCAGAAACAACGGTGCCACTAATACCCTAATTATTAACGGACTCGGTGGATCTGTAACTTTTGGTGGTGCAATTACCGCAGCGGGCGAAATAACTGCATACAGCTCGGATGCAAGATTGAAGGAAAATGTACAAGTTGTTTCCAATGCTGTTGAAAAACTTTCTAAAATCAACGGAGTTTACTATAATTGGAAATCTGAAGCAACTGAGCTTGGGTTAGCTGTAGATCCAGATAAAGTTGAAGTTGGATTGCTGGCACAGGAAGTACAAGCAGTGTTGCCCGAAGCGGTTGCACCTGCACCATTCGATCATAAAGAAGATTCCCAAGGAAATCTTTATAGCAAGAGTGGTGAGAATTACTTGACCATCAAGTATGAAAGATTGGTACCACTGTTGATTGAAGCCATAAAAGAACAACAGATTACCATCAACTCACTGACTGCACAACTGGAACAAATTCGCAAAACCATAAATGGCGGGGAATAATCCCCTGCCATTTAAATATATTAGCTTTTATAGGTTGATATATGCGAATAGTTATAATAGACAAACTGGGTCTCTGCTATGATGGGACTACCTTAGAACGCCGCGGGCTAGGCGGTAGCGAAAGTGCAGTAATACTAATATCCAAAAACCTTGCACAGTTGGGTTTTGATGTTACGGTTTTTAACAATTGTAGAGACTCCACACACTCTGGACCCGGAGTGTATGACGGAGTACGTTATATTGACAACAGTGATGCACATGCCCACACAGAAACATATGATTTTGCTATTTCTTCAAGATCTGTGATTCCGTTAATGTCTGAACACAATACCCACCCGTTTGTGCAAAACTGTGGAAAGCGAATACTTTGGTTGCATGATACTTTTATCGAAGGTGACCAAATAGTAGAAGACCTGTTGCTTAACGGGACCATTGATCATGTGTTTACATTGAGTGACTTTCACACAGACTACTTCCTTAACTGTGATCATGGTAAAAAGCGTAACTTTGAAGTACTAAAGCGTTTTGTATTCCAAACACGAAACGGCGCAGTCCAACACATACCGGAAGTGGACCTATCTCTGAAAGACCCAAACCACTTTGTGTTTAATGCGAGCATGAGTAAGGGTATGCTGCCGCTTGTAAATCAAATATGGCCTCGTGTTAAACAACAAATACCTGATGCACATTTAACTATCATAGGTGGTTTTTATCGTTTTAGAGAAAATGCTGAACCAGATAGCCAAGAAGTTGTAGTCTCTCAGCTTGCAGATCGACCGGATCTAAAAGAGTTAGATGTAACATTTACCGGTGTAATACCTCAATATGAAATAGCTCGCATATTAGCCAATGCAAGTTTTACAATTTATCCCGGAAGTTTTCCCGAAACTTTTGGAATAAGCAGCCTTGAATCGTTGCTTTACAATACACCGGTAATTACAACACGATTTGGGGCATTAGAGGAAACTGCTGTCGAACAAGCCTGTTACTTGTTAGACTACGCGATCGAGCCAAACGGTTTATTTCCACATATTGATAATGCCGCACAGGTAGACAGATTTGTTGAACTAGTAATAAGTGCTTACAATAATCGATACTTACTCCAGCAAAAGCAAAATTATTGCAACGTTGTGCGAGATGTAGCCGGATGGGATACTGTTGCGCTACAATGGAAACAATTTTTATATGGTGTAAGTGGTGAATTTTTACCAGTAGATGAATATCATAAAGTGTCTCGCATAAACGAAAAAGTTGCTGGTGTTTTTGGTAGGGTTCTCAACTTTCCGGCTAAACGTCAGTACAGATCGTATGGCAAACAACGAAGAATAGTAGTCGTAAGTCCATTCTGGAACGCAGGGAGTTATGTTAGAAAAAACATTCTTTCAGTTGCACAGCAGGATTATGATAACTATCTCCATATTATAATTAATGATGCTTCGACTGACAACTCACATTCGGAAGCTGTCAAAACTATAAACAGCTTGCCTCCCGGTATCGCTGATAAATTTAAAGTTATCGATAATATCCAAAATCAAGGCGCAATATACAATCAATTAACGGCAGTCGAGGAATATGTAAACGAAGATGACATTGTAATTCTACTCGACGGGGATGATTGGTTAGCCAACAATAATACAATATTTCATTATTATAACGACCTGTACAATCAGGGATATGAGTTTACATACGGTAGCATGTGGAGTGTCATAGACAATATACCGTTAATAGCTCAAGAGTACCCAAGCATGGTTAAAAAGAATAAAAGTTACAGGTCACATTGGTTTAATTGGCGCATACCCTATACTCATTTGAGAACAGTATTGGGAAGATATATAAAAGCAGTTAATTGGAATAAGTTTAAAAACCCCAGTGGTGATTGGATGCGATCCGGTCACGATAATCCATTGTTTTATGAGTTAATAGAACAAGTGGAACCGGAAAAAATATATTGCAATCAGGAAATAGTGTGTTACTATAATGATGCAAATCCATTAAATGATTACAAAGTACGCGGGGAAGAGCAAAATCGTAACGCAGATATGAGTTATAAAAACAGTAATGTACCTTCCAAAGCATATATATTAAGAACGTCAAACTCAAATTCAATAGAATATGCAAAAGCTGCTGCCGAGTCGTGCGAGCGTGTTGGTTTAGCTTGGGAATATTTTGAAGGAATAGAAGGCAAAACTGCCGCAGAAGCATTTGCAGGTTTACCCATAAATGGAGATGTAAATGACATTGCTGCATGTGCCACAGCCAGCCATTTTGCAATTTGGCGTCGTATTTTAGAAAATCGTGAAACCGCAATAGTACTTGAACACGATTCTCTAATGTTGCATCCTGTAGACATACCCATACCGGATAACAGAATAGTAGCACTTGGATATAAATTTAAAAATATCGGTATTTACGATTACACCCGAGCTGGCCCACCTGCGCGAGTTGTTGATGTTCCGAGGCACAGTGGCGCCCACGCATATGCGTTGACATGGCGAACATGCGAAAGTTTATTAACGGAGATTGATAAAAACGGTGTAACTCGAGCTATTGATAATTTTTATTTTATGAGAGTTAATCAACCGGGCGATACGGAATCATCAGTTCCTCTGGCGATAGCAGATCCCACTCCTGCCATATGTTGGATAAGACAATCAACAATATGGGAAGACCCATCTACATTAAATTATGAGTTACTTCCGTCGTTTTCTGAAAATATTGTACAAAGAAAAGAAATGAAAAAAATACTTATAGCAGTTCCTACCAACAAATACATTGAGACTGAAACTTTTAAATCAATATATGATTTAGAAATACCCGAAGGATATACCACTGAGTTTCAATTTTTCTATGGTTATCAAATAGATCAAATAAGAAACCTAATAGCTGAATGGGCAAAAAGGTATGATTATCTGTTTAGTGTTGATAGCGACATAGTATTGCCAGCAGACACACTTAAAAAAATGCTAGATGCAGATCGAGATATAATTTCTGGTTTATATATACAGCGTGTTCCCGGCCTGCATGTTCTCGAAGTGTACAAAGATACTGGGTTTGGTGGTGTTACAAACATACCATATGAAGAATTGCACAATAAAGAAATAACTGAAATTGCAAGTTGTGGTTTTGGGTGTTGTTTAATAAAAGGGGAGGTTTTTAGGAAACTTGAATATCCACACTTTGTATACACTTCTGCACTTGACCACAGTCATACTATCTCTGAAGATATATATTTTTGCAGAAAAGCAAGGGAAAACGGATTTAGTGTTTGGGTAGACCCATCGATTAAATGCGAGCACATCGGCGCAACTAAGTTTTTGGTAAAAAATACCGTTGAACTTCCGGAACCACAGCCGGTTCTACAACAACCAGACCCATATGCGGAACAAAAGCAAATATTAGAAATGGCATATCATGAAGATCGCTTGCCTGAAGATCATCGTCGATATTTAAAAATTATGGGATCAATGGGTATAAAACCAAAGGTAATATATGACATAGGTGCATGCGTATTGCATTGGACACGGCATGCTAAGACTGTTTGGCCGGATTCAAATTACTACCTGTTTGATGCTATGGAAGAATGCCGTCCTTATTTTGAAAAATCACAAGACAGTTATTATATTGGATTACTTTCGGATCAAGATGGAAAGGAATTAAAATTTTATCAACATATTTGGGAACCGGGCGGTAATTCCTATTATAAAGAAACCACTGGACGATTTGATGAAAATGACGTTGTTATGAAAACAGCCTGGACTCTTGACACTGTTGTAAAATACAACAATTGGCCGCTGCCGGATTTGGTAAAATTAGATATTCAAGGATCTGAGTTGGATGTGCTTCGTGGCGCAGAATATACACTGAGCAATTGCAAAGACATAATACTTGAAGCACAGCACACTGATTATAATGAGGGTGCACCAAAAGTAGAAGAGGTAATCGAATACATGCGCTCTATAGGTTATGAGTTGGTGTCAAACTTTAGCCGAGTCGAGCACGACGGTGACTATCATTTTAGAAAATTAGATAATTAAATTTATTAATTTAATTACAGTTTCTAATTTTTTAATATTAGTACGACTTTTCAGTGTATTTTGTAGGCCCGAATGTAATGGTTTGGGCCACTTTCCAAAAGTAACCCAACAATACCCATCATGCTCTTCGTTTAGTTTTGGTAAAAACTCATTATCAACTATGCACAAATATGTATGGAAACTAAAATGGTCGTCATTACTTACAAATGTTTCTAATGGTATTGTTTTTTTAATTTTAGGAATTGAACCAATTTCTTCAGTTATTTCTCGGCACAAGCCATCCCAGGGAGTTTCACTTTCTTCGTTGGTTCCACCCACTAAGCCCCAAAGGTCAGCACGTTTTCCTCGTGACCTATGTAAAAATAAAAAACGGTTAGTATCTAGTGCATAAAATAAGGCACCACTGCATATTATCTTTTTCATAAAAATACTTATCCATCTAGTTCTATTCTCCAGCTGCCAGGTGGATAATCACCGTTTATACTTTCAATCCATTCCGTACCAGTCCACATATATTGAACGCGGGTGTTTAGATTAGTGACAAACGTTGGTTCAGTTTGTTGACTAGCGTCAAACACTAGATTCCAGTTGCTGCCGTCCCATTCGATAATATCATTTTCTGATGCTGTAAAGTCATCTCCATTAGCCTGTTTCCATGCTCGCGGCCCGTCTTGGTTTTCTTCTGATCCTATGTCACCTATTAGTAAAAATCTCATATTCGGCTGTTTCACATAAATTGGATTAAATCTACTAGGGTCAATTACATACTCTATATTGGTTCTTCCAGCGATACTTGTATTTGAAGGGAACGTATCAGTATCCCACACAACTGTTAATTTGCTGTTGTCGGTATTTTTTAAAGTAACAGTTCCGGTTATAAGAATATCCAAATCCAATCTTGATAGGAATATTCGAGTTATTCCTGGTACATATCTTCCCGGATATGAATTAAAAATGTTGAGCCAACTATGCTTTTTATTAGATCCGTTTTTAACTAACTGAACTTCTTCTCCTTCAACATATACGCCATATTGTTGATAATTAACAGCAACAACTTCGGCAGCGGTGGGAGTTTCAGTAATAGTATTTGTTGTTTGTGATCTAACTGATACCAAATCAAGTATTCCAGGATCTGCAGATTCTATATCGTATATGCCATAGGCATCCCAACTTGCCATAACCCAAAGATTGGAAGTTTCATCCCAATATGAGCCGTGTACTGGTTTAGGTGCTCCGGCATCTACAGCATATATTCTCACATCTCGTCCGTCACGAGTCTTATAATCTTCACCGATGAGAATTTTTTGGTTGTATGCTGCGCCCGGCACGTTGGCAGTTGTTTCAGTAAGCGATCCACGAGAGTAGTCAACTCTTCCTGCTTGTGAATCGTCATATTTGTTAAGTTCGGGAGTCGACAATCCTAGATCTATAGTACCTGTATCTTCATTAAAAATGTTCATTATAATGTCAGTTATGATGCCCATCTTTTTAACTTTTGCGGGTGGGCTAATCCATATCGGGGTAGAAAAAGTAAGCGTACCAACATCTATATTATCTGTTGTTCCAACCGGAATAGATCTATTAGTAAATGTAACAGCATCCAAGTCCACAGTTGTTAAACTTGCCCAATCAACGTAATTGTCAGTAGTTTGTATTTCCAAACTAGGGTTAAATAACATTAAAATTTGTTCTAATATTTGTAATTTTTGATCTGTGTTTGTGCTCCAAACGTCAGCATTTACAGTCATCTTATACGGAGTGGGCATGAGTCTTTCAACTGTGTAATTTTTTCCCTGTATATTTTGGTATTCTTGATTAGTCGAATCCCAGGCTCGCTCGCGTATGTGAACTTTGCTTACAAAACTACTATCACTAGTACGTTCACGATCTATATCTAAACCGGTTATGTATACTGCAATTCTAGGTGCACTTGGTAATTTATTTTCGCTATTTTCTTTAAGAATGTTTGCAACCTGTCTGCTGATGTCACCATACATAACTGGGACTCTTCTTAAATCTCCATCACCGTCTTTGTAGCTGAAATTACTCAACATTCTTATAAGTTGTGTTAGATATCTTCGTATTTGCCCGTCGTAAAAATGAAGCACAGTGTTAATCCTTAGTTGTCAGCTTTGGGTCTCAAAGCTTTGCTTAAACTTTGTCTCTCTTCAACAACTTCCCCACCTATTACGTTAGTGGCAGTGTTGTTTATAAATGTACCTTTTTGGGTCATTCTATCCGGTCCAGGTGTCATAGTTAGTCGTACATCATCTTTAACACGGGTCCATTTTGCGCCATCATACCTAAACATTCTGTGTGGCATGTAGTCAGTTCTTATAAAATAATCACCCAAGGTTTTGTTTGTAGGAAAACTTATACCAGTGCCAACCGGGGCTCCGTTTGGGGCTTCACTGGTTCCCAACAAGTAGCCTGTATAACCTTCTTTAACCGGTCGATTTTGTGCGCCACTGTTAACTATAAAGGAAAAATCACCACCGTCAGCAGTGACTTGTGATGTATCAACTGTTACAAGCGTGACACTACCGTCTGGGTTTACTGTCAAAGTATAGTAATGAGATACATCATACCCAGACTTTAGTGCATCGATCTCGGCTTGTGCAATAATTGCATCATTAATTTGTAGTTCTTTTTCATAAGTGCTTTGACCAGGTCTGTCTCCCAAGATATCTTTGTATTCCTGAGAATCTATCAGTTGTTTTAATCGGAGTCTATACAAGTGTGGATACCAGGTCTGGCTAAAACCCTCACTTGCACGATTCACTTCTTCGACTACATAAAATCTTTTTAATGCAAAATCGTAGTCATTTAACGCATAATCATCTTTTAAATGCGGCAATTCAATAACATCTCCAGCCATAATTTTTCTGCCCAAAGTTTTAACAGATCCGTTTATGTGAATTGTTAGGAATATTATATCATTTGTTAAAAACAAACCAAACTGACTTAAGTCAAAGTCTTGATCTTGTACTGAGTATACCCCACGTATTACGTATACGTCCTTATCATACTTTCTATCCCTATTTTCCAAAAACAGCAAATCTTGAATATTCGATTCGCTTATTACATCATACACTGGTTGATCTGCTGTTGCTTCTTCTGGTGTAGTGTTTTTTGGTCCAAGATATTTGTGTACAATAACATCAGTTCCGCCAACAGTGAATTGCTCGAGTATTACTCGATCAATAAAAAAATAATCAGAACTTTTTGTTGGTCTATAGAGAGATATACGTGGCATACAGTATTTATAATAAATACTTGCAACGGAGGGCGACATGTCTAACTTACAAATTGAAAAACAAAAAATATTTGACTATATACACGCAATGTTGGGTGGCGGAATGGTTGATGTGGAACTGGATCCCATACACTATGAAACAGCACTGGACCGCGCTCTTAGCAAGTTTAGACAGAGAAGCGACAACAGTGTTGAAGAAAGCTACGTGGTATTACCACTGGAAGTAGATCAAAACGAATACATACTACCAAATGAAATTGTAGAGGTGCGTCAGCTTTTTAGACGCAGTGTTGGTAGTAGAACCGGAGGCGGTGAAGGCGGAACGCTGTTTGAACCATTTAACTTGGCATATACAAACACATATTTGATGGCCGGCACAAAACAGGGCGGTTTGTTGACATATGAATTGTTTGCACAATATCAAGAATTGCTAGGCAGAATGTTTGGTAGCTTTATAGAATTCAAGTGGAACGCTGCGACCAAAAAACTTACTATACTACAAAGACCACACGCCCAAGAAGAAGTCCTTATGTACGTTTATAACTATCGCCCAGACATTCAGTTATTAACTGATTATTTGGCAAAACAGTGGATACGTGATTATGCTCTTGCAACATGTAAATTTATGCTTGGTGAAGCCCGTGGCAAATTCCCAACTATTGCTGGACCACAGGGCGGCGGATCACTTAATGGACAAGATTTAAAAGCAGAAGCACAAAACGAACTTGAAAAACTTGAAAACGATTTGGCAATGCAAGTGGCTGGTGGTCGCGGATATGGATTTATTATTGGTTGACATTGCAAAAATATTATGTTAATATAAACATATGAAAAAATTGCCCAAATTGTTAATTATTGGCCACGGCCGTCATGGAAAAGATACTGTTTGTGAAATTTTACAAGAACAGTATGGATACAATTTTAGATCTAGTAGTCATTTTTGTGCTGAAAAGTTAGTATATCCACTGTTAAAAGACATATACAACTATTCATCATATCAAGAAGCTTATGACGATCGTCATAATCATCGCAGTGAATGGTATAATATAATACACGATTATTGTAACGACGACCATGCTCGCCTCGGTCGTGAAATTTTTGCAGAATATGACATTTATTGCGGTCTTAGAAACAAAAAAGAATTTCACGCAATGCGAAATACTGGGGTATTTGACTACGCCATTTGGGTAGACCGTAGTGATCATTTGCCACCAGAAGATCCAAAAAGTATGACATTGCAAATATGGATGGCAGATTATATAATTGATAACAACGGCAACCTTGCAGACTTGAAGAAAAACACCTGTGACCTAGTAAGCCATATCTTATCTAAATAAAATATTATAGTTTTTTAGTCCATTCAAGCTCATTTCGGCAACATTCTACTAAATACTAAGAATGATAAATCCATGAGGAGAATTGACGATGGCATTACAATCACCAGGTGTACAGGTTAGCGTTATAGATGAGAGTTTCTATACGCCTGCTGAACCAGGTACCACACCTCTTATTTTTATAACAACAAAGCAGAATAAACCAAATCCTTCAAATACCGGAATTGCACCCGGTACACTTGCTGCAAACGCAGGAAAAGTTTATGCAATCACAAGTCAGAGAGAACTTTCTGAAACTTTTGGTGATGCAATATTTTATAAAGATGCAAATAACAACCCAATCCACGGTGGTGAGCAAAACGAATACGGATTGCAAGCAGCTTACTCATACCTGGGAGTAAGCAACAGAGCCTATGTCGTAAGAGCCCCTCTGGATTTGGGAACATTGAATGCTAGATCCGAGGCACCCCGCGGAAATCCAACTGCTGGGACTTACTGGTTTGACTTGCAGCAAAGTCTTTTCGGTATATTTTCATGGAATGCAAGCTCAGTTGCTGCTGGTGGTCAAAAATTCAGCAATGTTGAGCCGATAAAAATAACAGAAACTGCGCGTGTTGTAAACTTTGCAGGTGGCGATTATACTCCAAGATCTGACATTGGAAGAGTAGGATCTTATGCAATAGTCACAGTCACAAATACACCAAGACTATGGTACAAAAACGCAGATCTGGTTTGGGTAGAAGTTGGCTCAGAAGAGTGGAAAGCAAGCAATCCGGTTGTTACTGGATCAGTGTCATCGCCATCGTTAGCTGGTCTAAGCAATCCTGCACTTTCATTAACTTTTACTACAGTTGGAAATGCACAAATAGAATATCAGGTTGAAGTACCTGGCGCTGAAACGCTTGCAACCTTTGTTGCACAAATTAACAGCGTAATGGCATCTGCCGGAACTGGATTTAGTGCAAAAGTTGTAAATAACCGAATTGCTCTTTACAATAACGGAAGCGGTGGTTGGGATGCATTTGCACTCACAGGAGCACCTGCATTGCTAACTGCATTGGGTCTCCAAGCTAAAACTTATTATGCACCAAAATTGAGCATACAAACACACACTCAAGTTCCAGAATATAAATTGACTGATGTTCAACCAAGACCTACTGGTAGTATATGGATTAAGACCACAACTCCAAACCTTGGTGCAAACTGGTCAATAAAACTTTGGAATAGCACTACATTGCTATGGGATTCTATGACGGCGCCAATATACGACAACAATCACCATGCAATTTATATGTTAGATAGAAATCGTGGCGGACTTGGTATTCCAGATGGTGCATTGTATGTGCAATCAAACATTGGGGAAACATTGGATCCCAATAAGCTGGCCACATTTAAAATTTTTAGAAGAAACGGCACTGGATCTACAACTGTCACTAGCACACCAATTTCAACACAATTTGCAGTTGGTACATATCAGTTTAGAATAAAAGAAAGTCGTATCGGTAACCAGTTCTTAGTTGACAGTGGCATCCTAAGCTTCACAGCAGTGGGTAATGAAAATGATGCTGCTACACTTGCTGCACTTATTAATAATTCTAGCTTGAATAATGTGTCTGCTACTGTTGATGGGTCAAACAGACTGGTTGTTAAACATGACCAAGGTGGCGAAATGCGCTTCATAGAAGGCGCAAACAATCCTATTGAAAAGATATTCACTCCATATGATCCAAACAACAATGCATCTACAGTAGATTTTTATGTAGCTGCTGCTGAAGCTGGTGATGGAGCAACTTACGTTGCAACGAAGTGGAAGGTCCTAAATTACGTTGCGTCAGTAGATGCTCCATCAACTGTTGCAGAAGACGGAACTCTTTGGTATAATAGTATAACTGATGAAGTTGACATACTAATTAACAACGGCACAACATGGGTTGGATATAAAAACTATAGCCTAGCATATCAGGACACTAACCCACTGGGACCGATTGTGAGTGCTACTGAACCAACACAACAATCCGACGGTTCACCACTTGCAGAAGGTGACTTGTGGATCGACAACGGGGACATGGAAAATTACCCGATGATTTACAGATACAGTGCAGATTTAGACAAGTGGGTGTTGGTAGACAAGACTGACCAAACTACTGAAAACGGTATTGTTTTCGCTGACGCCCGGGCAGGACGAAACGGCGGAACCGCTACTGAAGAACCAACCGGATCAATAGTTCAATTGCTGACTAGCAATTACTTGGATCCAGATGCACCAGACCCATCACTATATCCAAAAGGTATGCTGTTGTGGAATTTGAGAAGAAGCGGATTTAACGTTAAGCGTTTGGTTAAGAATTATATAAATGTTGGCGGAAGAAACAGTCGTTTCAACAACCAATTTATGTCAAATTATTATCCACATCGTTGGGTGAGCGAGGCAGCAAATAACGTTGACGGTTCAGGTTGCTTTGGTCGCCAATCACAGCGTAAAGTTGTGGTACAAAGCCTACAAGCTCTTGTTGCAAGTAACCAAGATATCAGAGACGACGAATCAAGAGTGTTTAACTTGATTGCTTGCCCAGGATATCCAGAACTTATCGGAGAAATGATTAGCCTAAACTACGATCGTGGACTATCAGCGTTTGTCATAGGCGATAGCCCAATGAGACTCAAGCCAAACAGCAGCAGTATCGAGGCATGGGCTTCAAACTTGAATCAGGCTGTTGAAGACAACGATCTAGGATTGGTATCAAGAGATGAATACCTTGGTGTGTATTACCCAAGTGGTTATACTACTGACAATCTAGGAAACAACGTAGTGGTTCCGTCTAGTCATATAGTTCTAAGAACTATAGCACTAAACGACCAAGTTGGATATCCGTGGTTTGCTCCAGCAGGTACTCGCCGCGGCGGAGTTACAAATGCAAGTGCAGTCGGTTACATAAGTGACGAAGGCGAATTTGTAAGCACAGCACTAAATGAAGGTCAACGTGATGTACTTTATCTAAACGGTGTAAACCCAATAACGTTCCTAAATGGTGCTGGTATTGTTGTTTACGGACAGAAGACCCGTGCAAGAAACGCAAGCGCACTGGATCGTGTAAACGTTGCACGTTTAGTAGTGTATCTACGCAGCCAGCTTAAGAAGCTCGCAAAGCCGTTTATATTTGAACCAAATGATAAAATTACCAGAGACGAAATCAAGCAACAGGTTGAAAGTCTAATGGTAGAGTTGACCGGACTACGCGCGATTTACGACTATCTTGTTGTGTGTGATGAATCAAACAACACACCAAGCAGAATAGATCGTAACGAACTTTATGTAGATATTGCGATTGAACCAGTAAAAGCAATCGAATTTATTTACATACCGCTACGTCTAAAGAATACCGGCGAAATAGCTGGATTATAATAAAAGGCCGCGCAAGCGGCCTTTTTAACGCATTTTAAAAACTAGAAAAGAAGATAAATACTCTATATAAGGAGTTATAGATAATATGGCAATCTCATCGTTAAGAAATATAACAGTCCCACTTGCAGCTGACCAGAATCCAACTGGCCAAGGTCTGTTAATGCCAAAGCTACAATACAGATTCAGAGTTACATTTTTAAACTTCGGTGTAAGTGGATCCACTACTGAACTTACCAAGCAAGTGATTGACGCAACTAGACCAGATTTGAGTTTTGAAAACATGGAAGTACATGTTTACAACTCAAAAGTAAACCTTGCAGGCAAGCATACTTGGGCACCGATTACTATTAACCTTCGTGAAGATGTTAACAATAACGTGCAAAAGTTGGTTGGTGAACAGCTTCAGAAGCAGTTTGATTTTATGGAACAAAGTAGCGCAGCAAGTGGTGTTGATTACAAGTTTACTACCAAGCTTGAAATTCTTGACGGTGGTAACGGCAAGTATACTCCAACAGTTCTAGAAACATGGGAATTGTATGGTTGCTACCTAAGCCAAGCTAACTACAATACTCTTGCATACGAAACAAGTGCACCGGTAACAGTTACACTTACACTACAATATGATAACGCAATTCAAACACCAGAAAATACCGGCGTTGGATCATCAGTTGGAAGAACTATCAATAGCTTGATTACTGGCGAATCAAGAACAGTATAATAAAAAATATAAAGAGATTGCTACTTAAGAGGCAAAGTTTCGTACTTTGCCTCTTTTATTATGTTTGTATATTATTTTTTTGCATAAATAATTATATGTCGACATTTAATGGTTTTTTTGATAACTTTTTAAGCAGCCTTACAAATCCCAAGGGAAACCTTGGTGATTACCAGCATGCTGCAAGATTGTATACTGATAATAACATGCGGTTGGCCCCAAAAGTGGGCTATTTGTATCACGTGGTATTCAACATAAATCCCGCAGTTGTTTCATTATTAAACACACAAAACGTTTTTGATAGAACTGAAATAAACTTGCTGGTAAAGGCAGTTGATTTGCCCGGTTATACACTGAAAACAGAAACGCTAAATCAATACAACCGTAAAAAAATTGTTCAAACTGGGGTAGACTATCAACCAATTACTATTGAGTTTCATGATGACAACGCTGGAATAACCACATTCCTGTGGGAAAGTTACTTTAGATATTACTATACTGATAGCAATTATACGACTACCGATTACAACGGTAGTCCAGGATTAACTAATCCAGCTTATCAAAAAACCGGCTCACTTAATACAATGTACGCTGGTGTTGACAGATTGGGTTATAAATTTGGTTTGGACAGAAGCGGTAAAAACCAACATTTCTTTACAAGCATTCAAGTTTTTCAATTACACCCACAAAATGCCAAACCTACATTTACTAGCTTTACACTAGTAAACCCGTATATTGAAAAATATCAACACGATAAATTAAATCAAGAAAACAGTGATTTTACTTCAAATACTATGACTATTGGTTATGAAGCTGTGTTTTATAATCGTGGTCAAGTAAGCAAAGGTGAAAATCCAGCCGGTTTCGCCACTACACACTATGATAACATGCCCAGTCCGTTAACGCTTGCCGGCGGTGGAACTGGGGTGTTGTATGGACAAACTGGCGTAATTTCAAACATAAACACAGTAATAAATGAATTTCAATCTGGAAACTTTTTAAGTGGTGTTTTACTAGCCGCTAATACCTACGAAAATTTGCAAAACACAACTGGTACTGATGTATTAACCGAAGTATTGCGTATATCTGAAAATTCAGTACCACCACCTGGGGCATTGTCCGATTTGTCATTTTCCAGACTTACAACCGGAAGCACCGAGACACTTGCATCGCCAGTAAATTTTGGGAATTAACACATGACTGATTTTTCTAATATAGACAAAAATTCAAACCCAGATAGCGCAACTGAAGTTAAGGAATTTTATAATAAATTTTACACTACTACTGTTAGCTATCCGGCAAACCAAATCGATGCTGTAATTGGGTTTTTTACAAAACGCGGTTTTGACGAATTAGCAGCAGTAAGCGTTGCAACAGCAATCTTACAACAAGCTAAAATTGAAAATGTAAATGTTTTTAAAATAGTTGAAACACTTGAAGGTCTCACCAGCATACAATTAAGCGACGTTGTAACCCAAGTTTTAAACTCCAATCGTGCAAAAATAAGCACACTTGGATACAGAAATTCCACAACCCCAAATGTTGAGGATGTTAGAAATATCATAATATGAGAAATTATGCAAAAGGAAAATATACTGTAAAGAATCCCGAAAAGTATGTTGGGAACCGACAGCCAACATATCGTAGCAGTTGGGAATTTGCATTTATGAATTTCTGCGATACTAATACAAATATATTAAAATGGGCAAGTGAAAGTATTAAAATAAATTATGTAAATCCTTTTACTGGAAAACCTACGATATATGTTCCAGATTTTTTTATTGTATACATAGATGCTGACGGAAAACAGCATAGCGAGTTAATCGAAATTAAACCAGAAAAGCACACATTTAAAGAAAAGGTTACACGTAACCAAAATGATAGACTTGAGTTTGCCTTAAATCAAGTCAAGTGGGCCGCAGCTCGCGCTTGGGCTGCAAAAATGGGTATTAGCTTTAGAATTATTAACGAAGGCGACATGTTTCACAACGGTTCACGAAAGAGAAAGTAAATAAACTTATGACAAAGAAACTTGAAAAACTCTTAAATCTTCCGGAAAATTCTAAAGAACTAGACGCTCCTGAAAACAAAAAACCCAAACGGGAACTAACTAACGTTCGTGATCCCGGAGATTTAGACAAGATTACAGCAGCATTACCACAGGTTAGTGGGCTCGGTGAAATGGCCGATGAAGAATTAAACGACGTCGCAGACAAGGCTATGCAAGCGTTTGAAGATTTAATGGACCTCGGTATGAATGTTGAAGGACGCTACAGTGGCAGAATATTTGAAGTAGCAAATGCTTTCTTAAAAACCGGATTAGAAGCAAAAATAGCCAAAGTAGACAAAAAGCTAAAAATGGTAGATATGCAAATTAAGAAAGAAAAGCTAGATAGAGATACTAGCTCATCAGTTGCAGACCTAACAAATGGTGAGGGATTTATAGTGACTGACAGAAATAGTTTGCTTGAGCGATTGAAAAAAACTAATCCGGATAAATAATATAACTATAGGATTTAACAATGAAAACGTTTTTTGACTATCTTGCAGAGAATAAAAAAGTATATCAATTCAAGATTTCCGTTGCTGGCGATCACAAAGGGATGTCAGATAACTTGCATTCTGCACTAACAAAATATGGTGTAAAGAAATTTAGTGAAGGTAAAAGAACTCCAATCCAAGAGAGTCCTTTAGAATTCCCCAATATGCAAAACATAGAGGTTGTTCACTTCGAAACTGACCTTACATACCCGACTACTCCGGCTGTTCTAGAAGAGTATCTCGGAAGTATTTGCAACGTACCAAGAAGCCACATACGTGTTAGGAACCTTGCAGATCCAGTTAACACAACTTATGCGGAAACTTCTAAAAAAACAGAAGTTTATACATCGCTATTAGACACTGAGCAAATGGAAAGTGTTAGCGGACAAGAATTTGCTGGACAAAATCGTGTCATGTCATTGCTAAAAGAATTAGAAGTCGCCAGGAAAGAAAATCCCTATGGTGCATACGACATATCAAAAACAGAGAAGAAGTAACCGTTAGGAGAAAATGATGGATATTAAGAAAATTTTGCAGCACATTGACGGTGTTGAAAAGAAAAAAACAAGACTGGACGAAACTGCCAATATGACTGTAACTTTTAACGGTGACACTGCTGACGAAGTTGGCGCAATGTTGGATAGACTACGCGGTGTTAGCACACCAACATCCGCAGCACCGTTGGGTAACATGCATAATGATATTTCAAAGTTTAAATCAGCAGTTGACAACATGGGTGCTGACATGGGCACTGGCACAGACATAGTAACAAAGTTACCGGCAAATGCACCAAATGAAAAGTATGCAGGTGTAGATGCAGTAACTACCAAAGCCGGCGGTGGATTAAATGGCCCAAAAAATCCAAAGGATATAAGAGTAAAAGATCCGAGCCCATATGAAGATATGGATATGGAAGAATGGGCAAACGAACCCAATCCCGAGTATGCCGGTCACGATATGATGATAAAGGACCTTTCCGGTGGCATAAACCGTGAAAAGCGAGCATTCGCTGCTGCACAAAAGGGCGACAATGCTATGGCAGTTGAAAGCATCAAAGCCAGACTATATCGTGCCCTAGCAGAAGCTGAGAAAAAAGCCAAACCAGATTTCCTTGATATGGACAAAGACGGCAATAAAAAAGAGCCAATGAAAAAGGCCCTCAAGGACAAGAAGGTTAAAGAAGCTGCAAAGCCAGATTTCCTTGATATGGACAAAGACGGCAATAAAAAAGAGCCAATGAAAAAGGCCGTTGCTGATAAAAAAAAAGTTTCAATGAAAACACAGAAGACAGCAAAATAAAAATTATAAATGCAAGACGATATTCTGATGGTAAAGTTGCTGTAAAATATTCTTTTAAAACGCATTTTGGTGACGAAAAAACAGATGTTGTAGTAGGAACACAGTCTTACGTAGAAAAAAAATTAAAAGACCAATATGGGTGGCATGGTTTTATAGATTACAAGCCAATACCACAAGAATAAAAATTAAAACACACGGATAACTCCTTATCTTTATAAATAATAGATAAGGAGTTTTCTAATGGCTGCCAAGAGTTTAGACGGTGTTTTAATCAAAAAAGCACATCAGAAGGAAACATACACTTCTGAAGCTATAGAAGAATTTGCACGGTGTATGGATCCGGACACTGGTTATTTGTATTTTTTAAAAAAATACTTTTACATACAACATCCACTAAAAGGTAAAATACTTTTTGAACCTTTTGATTATCAAGTAAGACTACTTGAAAGTTATCACAATCATCGATTTAATATAAACATGCTACCACGCCAAACCGGTAAGACTACATGTGCTGCCGGTTACTTGTTGTGGTATGCTATGTTTAACCAAGACCAAACTATTCTTATTGCCGCACACAAGTATGCTGGTTCTCAAGAAATTATGCAAAGAATTCGATATGCATATGAACTGTGCCCAAATCATATACGTGCGGGTGCTATTAACTATAACAAAGGAACTATTGAATTTGATAATGGTTCTCGTATAGTAAGCCAAACAACCACCGGCAACACTGGTCGTGGTATGTCAATTTCATTATTATATTGTGACGAATTTGCGTTCGTTCCACCCAACATAGCTGACGAGTTTTGGACTAGTATTTCTCCAACACTAGCGACCGGTGGTAAAGCTATTATTACCAGTACCCCAAATAGTGACGAAGATACTTTTGCCACCATATGGAAACAAGCATCGGATAGGTTTGACGAATACGGCAACGAAAAGTCCGTAGGTAAGAACGGTTTCTTTTCATTTACTGCACACTGGAGCGAGCATCCTGATCGAAACGAAGAATGGGCTGCTACCGAAATGGGACGTATCGGGGAAGAAAGATTCCGTCGAGAATACGGTTGCGAATTCCTGGTATACGATGAGACCCTAATCAGTTCCCTAACACTAGCTGAATTGACCGGAAAAACACCGGTTATGAATATGGGCCAGACTCGTTGGTATAAGAAACCCAGTCCGGAATTTAGCTATATTGTGGCACTTGACCCTAGTATGGGAACCGGCGGCAACAATGCAGCTATACAAGTAATCGAACTCCCAACCTACACACAGGTTGCAGAATGGCAACACAACATAACCGCCATACCTGGACAGATTCGAGTGTTAAAAGACATTTGCCAATATATTGCGGACGAATGCAGGACCGGTGGAAGTAATATTTACTGGAGTGTTGAAAATAACGCCATTGGAGAAGCTGCTCTTATTGTTATAAATGATTTTGGTGAAGAAAACATTCCTGGGCTATTTTTAAGTGAACCAATAAAAAAGGGTCACGTTAGAAAATTCAGAAAAGGTTTTAACACAACACATAGCTCAAAAATAACAACATGTGCTAGATTAAAGACAATGGTTGAAAACAAGCATTTAACTATTCACAGCAAGCCACTTATAAGTGAATTAAAAAATTATGTAGCAACCGCAAGCACATTTAAAGCAAAACCCGGCACAACTGATGACTTGGTGAGCTCAATTATACTTGCGCTGCGTATGATAAACATAATGAAAGATTGGGACGTGACTGTTTATAAGACCTTTAACCAAATTCAGGTAGAAGAAGATTATGAGCCACCCATGCCAATCTTTGTAAGTACATATTTTTGATAAATAATATTATGGAAAAAGAAGACAAAAAACTGAATTCAGTTGCCAAAGAACTGTATGATTTAATAAGCACCCAGTTTGCTGATCTCAAGCTGGGCGACGATTCTGCGACTGTCGTTACTGAACCTGAATATGCTAGATTTTTTGATTTTACTTATAGCACAGATGAAGCCAAACTTGGAAAAGTTAGTGTAAGTTTAGATGAGCGTGCCATATCTGTAATTTATAAAAAAAACTTTGTATCAGACCAACCCAATAACGTTAAAAAGTCTTGGTATGATTTTTTAAGAAAAATAAGAAAGATTGCCAATATAAATCGTCTAACTTTCGACGTTCGTGACATTGATAAAAGCAATCTTACAAAACGTGACTATCAGGTAATGTCTAGTGAAAAATTTAAAGGAAATGCTATGACCGAGAGCAAATTTTATGGAACAAGTATGAAGAGTTACTTGAATATTGGTGAAGCAAGGCTAGTTATACATCATAGTCAACCAGTAAATCAAGAAGTAGCCGGCGGCCGCGCTCAACATATAGAAAGTATATATGTTGAAAGCAGTCAAGGTGAAAGATTCAAATATCCAATAAAACACTTAAATGGTGCAAAGGCAATGGCGCGACACGTAAGTGAAGGCGGTAACCCATACGACGATTTTGGTAGTCATATTGTTGGTTTGAGTGAAGAGCTGGGCAAACTTGGTAAGTTTAAGAGATACATGGGTCGTGGCGGTGTAATGGCAGAAAGCCTTGCACAGTATGTTGACGCAGTAAACGAACGAGTTATCGAAGTAAGAAAAAGAATAGAACATCTCCAAAGAGAAACATTTTATCGCGAAGCTTTCGAAAATTTTGAACAAACAGTGCTTGAAGAAGTTCCATCAGATGTTGCTGAAAATTGGATTGAAGAACTTACAATACGCCAGTTTAATGAAGAACTAAAAGACGTTTTCCCCTACATATATCGTATAGTTAGCGAACGTTCAAAACCAACATTACTGGGACCCGATGAACTAGTGGCAGAAGCTGACGATCCTTGCTGGAAAGGTTATAGACAGCTGGGTATGAAAGACAAGGGTGGAAAAGAAGTTCCAAACTGTGTACCAGAAGAAACTGAACTTGACGAAAATGATCGTTATAAAACCAACAAAAACTTTAAAGTTGCCGACCCAGACTACAATAATTTTAGAATTTATGTCTCGCTTTCAAAAGTAATACAAAATCAATTTATGGCAACTGCAATCAGTAATGCTTCTAACAGAGAAGTAGAAGACGCTAAGAGCTTGTCAAATAAGCCAGAAAAAGCTGTAGAAATGGTGCGACAGAAGTTGGACGCTCGTATGGCTAACTCGAAAAAAGTTACCGGAGACGCAACTCTAGACTTTAACGTAGCGTTTACACATGACTTTATGGCAAACGATGCCGACGACCTCGGAATAGACGATCCCAAGAAGTTTTATGCAAAAATAGCCCCGGGTCCGACTCTTGTTATTGCAAACATGTATGAGTTTGGTGATATGCCAGAGTTACTCACAGCAGACGGGTTTACAAGAGCCGGTGTTAGAAATAATGGTGCCAATCCGCTTATAGGTGTGAAGTTGTCAAGCAAGCGTGTACAACTTGCTGAGTTGGTTGCAAACGGCCGTTATATTATCGGAAAACCGTCGCAAAACAAAGACGGACATTACGAATATCCTATGAAGTTTGACAGCGTTGTGTTGGACAAGGGCGATCTACTAAAATTTAATGTACCGGCAGTTACGGTTGGCTCAGCCAGAACAGAAAGCTCATTTGAATCTCAAATAGATGATTACTACGAAAGCCTTATGGGACAATTTGGCGAGTCAACAATAACCGAAGCCGGTGACACAATTTTTGTAAGATTTGTTGAACGCGGTGGATCAGCTACAGGTGTTGGAAAAACAAAACCGTCGCTGTTTATGATTGCGGGACCAGGTAACACACCGGCCGATGTACAATACAAGGATGCTCAAGTAAGAGCTACTATTTTTGGTAAATCTTATGAAGCTGTAGACCGAGCAGTGCAAAAATTGTTTGCAACAGATCAAATGTTGGGAATTAGAAAAGCTTTGCTGGTTTGGCCTGATGCAGCAACAGCAAAAAAACACCCATACTTGGGAGAATACCTAAATGACGCAAATGAAGGAAAAATCCCAAATGTAGAGGTAGTACATGCAACTCCCAAGGAAAAGGGTGTTGGTGGTGGGAAAGCCGGCCTTATTAAACCAAAACAAAAAACAGCAAATTGGGGGAGTGATACTGCCAGGGTAGAACCGGCAACACAGGAAAGAGTGTATTACGTATCTCTTGAGAACCCAAAGTTGTTGGATTTTATGCACAGAACTCAGCAAGACTTTATGCGGAAATATTGGAGACCAAATATTAAAAGATTTGTGTTGGGTAAAAAACAACTAGACAATTTAAGGAAATTTGCTGATTCACCAAAAAATGTAGAAAAATTTGGTAACAGCAAAATATGGGAATTTGATCCAAGAAACTTTAAAGAACAGACAGACATACCAGTTGATGAAGGCATGCGCGATAAACTAAAAATATTGGCTCTAATAGGCATGGCCGGCATGGGCGGCAACATGGCACTTGACGCAATAAGTGCCAAAAACTCACCATTAGGACAGGCACTGGCAGTTGCAGCGCAACAAGGTGACCAAGAGGCAGCAATGCATTTGAAAAATCTCGATGCATACATTGACGGACAAAACACTAGAGCATTATCAGGACTAAGGCAAAAGTATTTGGGCAAACCGGCATTTGAAGAAGAAGAAACTGACGAGTGCGGATGCGACGATGGTGATGGTGGCATGCCACAACCTGAGAAGCCGATGACCTCATTAGGCGATTTTATACTGTCCTTCTATGATAGAAATAGCGGACAGTTCCCCAAAGGCGAAACATCAGTATTAACCATGGTTGAAAAGAAATATGGAGACCATTATGTACCAATGGCCACAGAGTTTATAAATCGTGTACATGGTACATTTAAGGAATATGCAGTTTCTGAAAACCCAGAAATATCAAGAATTAGAAGTTTGGCGGGTCTTTGATCCGCCAAATTAATATAATATTTTAGTTGACAAGATAAATAAAAAGTGTAGTATAAGAAATGTGCTACATAACATTTAGGCACAATAGGCATAACAAGGCATTTAAAGGAGAAAAATTATGGCAAGTTTGGCAGAAATTCGGGCAAAGTTAAAAGAACAGGAAACTAGATCATCCGGTTCTAATATGGTTTCAGATAATGGTATTTTTCCGTTCTGGAACATGAAAGAAGGACAATCCTCAACAATTAGATTCCTTCCTGATGGTAACGATCAGAATACATTCTTTTGGGTAGAACGTTTGGTTATTAAACTGCCGTTCGCTGGCGTAAAGGGTGAAGCTGATAGCCGTCCGGTTCAAGTGCAAGTTCCTTGCATGGAAATGTATAATGAGTCATGCCCGATTCTCAGCGAAGTTCGTGGTTGGTTTAAAGACCCCAGCCTAGAAGAACTTGGTAGAAAGTACTGGAAGAAGAGAAGCTACATCGCACAGGGACTTGTAGTTTCCACAGATATGAAAGAAGATACTGTTCCAGAAAATCCCATTCGTAGATTTATTCTTGGACCTCAAATTTATCAACTGATCAAAGCAGCATTGCTTGATCCTGATATGGAAGAACTCCCAACTGATTATAGCCATGGAATTGACTTCCGTCTTAACAAAACCAGCAAGGGTGGTTTTGCAGACTACGGAACCAGCAAGTGGGCTATGAGAAGCAGACCGCTTAGTGATGCAGAAATGCATGCAGTAAACCAATTTGGTCTTTACAATCTTAGCGATTTCCTTCCGAAGAAGCCTTCCGAAACTGAACTTAAAGTCATAAAGGAAATGTTTGAAGCAAGCGTAGACGGTGAAGCATATGACGCTGATCGTTGGAGCCAATACTTCAAGCCTGCTGGTATGTCAGCACAGACTGGTGACCCGGTATCCGGTGGCCGTTCGGCTCCAGCAGCAGGACGTCCTTCTGCACCAGTTGCAGATGACGACGAAATCCCTTTTGATTCAGAGCCTGCTCCGGCTCAGGCAAAAACGGAAGCACCAAAGCAAGAAGCACCCAAAGCCCCAGCCGGCGGCGGCGCACAAGACATTCTTGCAATGATCAGAGCACGTTCCAAGAAGGAATAATTCAAATAAGGTTGGGGACTCGTTCCCCAACCTTTTTTACACAAGGATAAATCATGGCTTCTAAAACATTCGACCCAACAAAGTTCAGAACAAATCTGACAAAAAGTATTACTGGCATGAGTGCAGGATTTCACGATCCAACTGATTGGATCAGTACCGGCAATTATGCACTAAATTATCTAATAAGCGGAGACTTTCGCAAGGGAATTCCCTTAGGCAAAGTGAGTGTGTTTGCTGGAGAATCAGGCTCTGGTAAAAGTTATATTTGCAGCGGAAACATAGTGAGACACGCACAAGAACAGGGCATATTTGTTGTATTAATTGACAGTGAAAATGCTCTTGACGAAAGCTGGCTTCAAGCACTTGACGTTGATACAAGTGAAGAAAAACTGTTAAAATTAAATATGGCAATGATTGACGATGTTGCCAAGACAATCAGCACCTTTATGAAAGACTACAAGGATATGGATGAAAAAGATCGTCCAAAAGTCTTGTTTGTTGTTGACAGTTTGGGCATGTTAATGACGCCCACTGAAGTCAATCAGTTTGATGCTGGTGACATGAAAGGCGATATGGGTCGCAAGGCAAAGGCACTCAAGGCACTTGTTACAAACTGCGTTAACATGTTCGGCAGTTATAACGTGGGTATGGTGGTTACCAATCACACTTATGCAAGTCAAGACATGTTTGATCCAGATGATAAGATTTCCGGTGGTGCTGGCTTCATTTATGCAAGTAGTGTTGTTATTGCTATGAAGAAGCTCAAACTTAAAGAAGACGAAGATGGCAATAAGACCAGCGAAGTAAACGGTATTCGTGCAAAGTGCAAAGTTATGAAAACACGTTATGCAAAACCGTTTGAAGATGTAGAAGTAAAAATTCCATATACTACCGGAATGGATCCTTACAGTGGTTTATTTGATCTTTTTGAAAAACAAGGACTGCTAGTAAAACAGGGGAATCGCTACAAGTATACTAATACTCGTGGAGAAGAAGTGTTGGAATATAGAAAAGCCTGGAAGGGCGATCTTATGGATATGATAATGGATGATATAAGCAAAAATCCAGACATGTTTATAAATAGTGCTGAAACTGACCAAGAAGCAGTTGATAACCAGGAGTTTGAGGACGATGAAGGAAGATCAGATAGTTGAAATCTGGACCTTGTTTAAGGAATATATTGATAAGAAAACACTTGACGTAGTAGCTGAAAAGTATGTTGACATGCTTGCAGATTACGGAGTGCCTGATGAAACATTAAAAGAATCGTTGGGTGCGGATGCATACCTTGACGATGCTATATCATACTACCTTGATATAGACAGCGATGATGAAAGCGAGTGGGATGAATAATGGGATGGTATAGTGAAATATCAAGAGATGTTTCAAAGATTCCAGATGCAATAATATATTTTGAAAACGAGTTACTATCTGCTAAACACGAAGTTAAGTTACGTGGAAATGTAGAAAAATCTGCTGCTGAACTTCCGGGAATTGTCGAACACAGATTCAATCAATTGCAAGAGATAGAAGCCATATTAGAATATCTTAATATTGAACTGCGCAGATTGCGCAGTTCATTTTTCCGCAAATACTTGGAAAATTATCAACGAGCACTCAGTAGCCGCGATGTTGAAAAATACGTCGATGGTGAGCCAGATGTTGTTGATTACGAAAAAATTATTAATGAGTTTGCGTTGTTGCGAAATAAATGGTTGGGAGTACTCAAGGCATTAGATCAAAAACAATGGCAAATCACTAACATAGTTAAGTTGAGGGTTGCAGGAATGGAAGATGCATCTGTATAATATATTAATCGGTGTTGATCAAAAATATTATGCTGACTGGGGTGAAAATCTTTTAAAATCTATTAATTATCATAATCCTTGGATAGCACTGCACTGTCATATAGTAAATCCATATGACTTTTCTCCGTTGCCTTTTGTAAACTATACATTCGAGAATCGTGTATTTGAAAATGATGAATCTCGTATAGGTTATTTACAAGCAGTTAGATTTTTAAAAGTGGCAGACAAGTTCTCAAAAAATGAATATGTAATAACTTTGGATGCTGATAGCATTTGTACACGAGCATTCGGTGAACAAGAATTTTCTGAACTTTTTAAACATACAACGGTTCTCAAGCATCCTAAAGGTACCAAATGGCTAGCCTGCTTGGTTAGTTTCGATAATAGCGATTTTAGATATGACTTTGCAAATGAGCTCAACAAAGAACCAGTTTCAGAATGGAAATTTGGAAGAGATCAACATGTTTTAAAATTGCTTAACGAAAAACATAACTATCACATGCTGGATTCCAAATGGGTAAGTATTGGAAAAAATAAACAGGATAGCATATTTTTGACACTCAAAGGTGAACAAAAAGAAACAGAAAAGTATTTAGATTGGTATAAAAAGTACATATGAAAAGTTACGTTATTAGATTAAGTGATTATGAGAACAGTGTACGATGGGCCCAGAATGCCTATGATACAGCTAAAAAATTTAACTGGGATATAGAGTATTTTGAAGGTACTGACGGAACCAAAACTTCACTACATGAGTTTGGTGTAAAGGTTAATACAAAATTTAAAAAAGGTGCACGGTATCTTGAAAAACCGGGTGTTATAGGTTGTTTTCTAAGTCACTATAGACTGTGGAAAAAATGTATCGAATTAAATGAACCCATATGTATATTAGAGCATGATGTAACAATCAACGGGACTTTCCCAGATGTAGAGTTTGTTGACGCAATCAAGATAACAACCGGCCCCAAAGCAAAACACATATATGTGGGAAATTGGTATGAAGGTGCCATGGCTTATTGCATAACTCCTGAGGGAGCAACCAAGCTGGTAAATTTTGTAAATACCGAAGGTGCAATGCCAGCAGATGTCATGCTGTGCGATGGAATACTAGATTTAAAATTTTATGACCCCATCAACACTGTAGTAACCTACATAACTGATGAATTTAGCTTCACACGCGATTTAGTTTAAAATTTCAAAAATTAAACTATCTTTGTCAGACTCGGTTTTCTTCTTTATAAATGAGTTGATTATTTCATGTGCGTGACTATTGCTTAATTTTAAACAGGTGTCCGCTATTAAATTAGTTTTATTTTCAGGATTAAGAATACTTTCTGCATATATGTAATTTTGATTTGCAAAACTTTGTGTAAAAAATACTTCTTTTTTCTTATCAGACAATGTTGATGAAATTGTTGAAGCACCCATACCTATTCCTATTACCGGAACGCTTTCTCTCATGCCGGTAATACCACAATGATATATGTCGGTAATTAATCCCGAAGATCCTTTTATGACAGAAATTTTGTTAATAAGACCCGGAAGTCCGCTCTTGTCAAGCCAATTTAAGTTTACTGCATTAAGATTCATAGAGTTAGCGACCTCTTTAGCAAACTCTTCAAGTTTTGCATCGCAACCACTTCTACCAAATGAATAGCATAGGTATGGTGAATCTTGTATATTTTTTAAAATCTTATCGGTGTTAAAATGAAATGCACAATCTACTCTATATGAAACATTTTTGTTTTGTGAAATTTGAGAAATAAAATTAGCTGAAAAAACATCTCTAAAACTAATCGACTGTGCGTTGTCGCATAGCTCAGATAGCATACTGAGATAATCATTGTTGGATAATTGTTCACTGTTAATCCCGTACAGTGTTGTTCCATAAATTATAACTTTCTTTTGAAGGTCTGGTCTATTTTTTAAAAATATAAGGTTAGACCATTTTTCAAAAATTTGATCATATGTTAGATTTTTTCTTTGTTTTGATAAAATTTCATGTTTTCCGTACAGTAGCCACAGAAGAAAATCACCCCATATGATTATTTTGTCAAAATTTTCTAATTGAGCCGCATCATATAACAAATTGTATTTTAATTTGTATAAATCAGATTTTATAGAATAATTATCTTGTATGTTAAATCTTGTAACTTTAACTTTTTCTAAAGTATTAACGATGCTACCCAAACCCAGATCCACACTATACATTCCGGGGTTGTGTTTAGGGTATGCGCAAATTACGGCTATTCTTTTCATAAAAATATTTATCAAATAAAGATTGCATAGGAGCAAAAAATGTTGTATAATTAGGAACAGCCGCTTTTTTAAATCTACAAAACAGATCTAAATAATTACATTAAACCTATAAAGGAAAAATTTAAATGGCCAAAAACGTAGTTCTTGTTACCGGTGGATTTGATCCACTTCACAGTGGACACATTGCATACTTCAAAGCTGCAAAAGCTTTGGGAAATTACCTCGTTGTTGGTGTTAACAGCGACGCTTGGTTAACTAGAAAGAAGGGTCGTCCTTTCATGCCATGGCATGAAAGAGCAGCTATAATTGCAGAGTTGGGAGTTGTTGACGAAGTTATCGACTTTAACGACGACGACGGAAGTGCGAATTTTGCAATATACAAGTGCTTGCAAAAGTTCCCAGATACTCGCGTGGTATTTGCAAACGGTGGTGATCGTATACCAGATAACTGTCCAGAATTTATATATAAGCACTCTCCCTGGGTGGAATTTGCATGGGGTGTGGGCGGAGATGATAAAAAGAACTCGTCAAGCTGGATACTTGAAGATTGGAAAAATCCAAAAACTGTGCGCCAGTGGGGCTGGTATCGAGTTTTAGATGAAAAACCCGGAATGAAAGTTAAAGAGCTGGTCATTACGCCAGGAAAAAGTCTTAGCGATCAACGGCATTTTAAGAGAAGTGAACATTGGTTTGTTTTAAAAGGTTCATGTTCTATAAATACAGAATGGGATGGGGTAAAAAATACAGTAACCTTATCAGAAACTGATACTTTTGTAATACCAGTAGGAACCTGGCATCATACATCGAACCCGCTAGATGTTCCGTGTCATATTTTAGAAGTACAGTATGGTGAACAGTGCGTGGAGGAAGACATTGAACGAAGAGACTAAGCCATTAAAAATATTTATTGGTTGGGATAGTAGAGAAGACATTGCATACCAAGTTGCTAAACAAAGCATCTTGGATCATGCTTCAGTACCAGTTGAAATAATTCCAATAAAACAGCATGAGTTAAGGCAGGCGGGCCTGTATTGGCGAGATATTGATAAACTTGCGGCTACAGAATTTACGTATACACGATATCTTATACCTGAATTAGTGGAATATAAGGGCTGGGCTTTGTTTATAGATTGCGACTTTCTTTTTGTAGAAGATGTTGCAAAGTTGTTTGATTTAAAAGACGACAAGTATGCTATCATGTGTGCTCAACACGATTATACACCCGCAGAAGGTATAAAAATGGATGGGCAAAAACAAACGCAGTACCCTAGAAAAAACTGGTCTAGTATGATGCTTATAAATTGCGAGCATCCGAGTAATCGAGTCCTAACAAAAGCTCTTGTTAATGATCCGGAAAAAACCGGAGCATTTTTTCATCGGTTTACATGGCTAACAGATGCAGAGATTGGTGCAGTAAGTCATGAATGGAATTGGCTGGTTAATTGGTATAAGGAACCAGATAACGGAAAGCCAAAAGTAATACATTACACCGAAGGCGGTCCCTGGTTTAAAGAATATCAAGACTGTGAATATAATACTGACTGGTACAAAGTTGCATATCAATATTTGCAAAAAGAAGTAGAAAGGCTAAATGCTGATCTTTATTTGGAAAAGATTAAATCCGTTAACGTAGACGACATCCCAATGTCGGATCAAAAAAAAAAGTTAATTAAAAATCTCACAAAACATTTTGTAGACCCCACGGGAAGATACTATGGGGTCACAAAAGATTCTATACTAAAAGAATTTGATAATATTACTTTTAACAAAGTGGCAGCTATTGACACCAGCGAAGTTGATCTTGATAAGAAGAATCTGTCTTATGATCCTATTCTTGAAAAATTTGTTGCTGGTGGCAACGGTATAATTTCTTCCTGGGAAGAAGAAGAGTTTTCAGATAAAACTCTTGTAATTCGCGGTCTCGGCGGTGGAAGTCGTCGGGCAATAAAGCATTGCTGGGAAACTGGTAGAGAATTCTATGCAATAGATACCGGATATTTTGGAAATAAAAAAATAAAATTATGGCATAGAATTACCAAAAATGCGTTACAAAACCTCGGACCAATAGTACAGCGCCCAACCGATAGGTTGGCTATGCTAAAATATTCTTTTAAGAACTTTACGCCGGGAAGAAAAATTCTTATTTGTCCCCCTTCTGAAAAGGTTATGATGTTATGGGACCAACCTGATCCAGAAACTTGGACTGCAAACGTTATTGAGGAAATAAAAAAATACACTGATCGTCCTATTGAAGTAAGATTAAAACCAACAAGGAATGAACGTGTTACCAATAGTTCTATATTTAAAGCATTAGCCAGCGATGTTCACTGTGTTGTTACATTTAACAGCATAGCGGCAACCGAAGCACTGCTTTTTGGTAAACCGGCAATCGCCCTCGGTCCAAATGCAGCACAAATGCTGTGTAACAAAAATATAAGTGAAATTGAAAATCTAAACATTCCCACAAAGGATGAAATGATTGCCTTCGCTGCACATTTAAGTTACGCACAGTTTAGTCCATCCGAAATGTTAAATGGTACTGCTTGGAGAATATTAAACGAAAATGAGTGACGTTCGTGTGTACTTTGCTGGCATTCCAGCAACAAATAAAAATTTACAAAAAACTGAAGTGTTACACCGTTTTCACAATGGTGTTTTTACTGAAACAAGCGAAGAAGTATTCAAACCTGAATGGAAAGAAAGTCGGCTTGCGGTAATACAAGGGTGGGCGCACGAGCACAATCACTCTACGCATCTTAAATTTAGAAAAACTGTAATAGAGAAACAATTTGAAACTGGAAATCAAATTTTAGTCATAGATAGCAACATATTTCAATTTGCAGATCCTGAAGTAAAATTCAACTATTTAAGATACAGTTTAAATGGTATTTTCCCTACAACAGGAAATTATTTTACAGCCGAAGTAGAACCATCACGCTGGCGTGACATAAAACGTACATTAAACTTTGACATATATCCATGGAGAACCGAAGGTACACATATATTGGTATGCCTTCAAAGAAACGGCGGATGGAGCATGAAGGGTAAGAATGTAATGGATTGGTTGAATTCTACAATTCAACAAATCCGAGCAGTAAGTAAACTTCCCATTATAGTTCGCCCGCATCCGGGAGATAGAGCTGCAAAAAATTATCTTGTAATTGATAAAAAAATACACAAAAAGGTTTACATAAGTAAAAATGCAAATATTGTTGACGATCTTCGCGATGCCTGGGCGACTGTCACATATAACAGCAGCCCGGGTGCAGTGAGTGCATTATTGGGGGTCCCGGTGTTTATAACCGACCCAATTCCAGAAAACAGTCAAGCATTTGCAGTTGGAAATAGAGATCTAAGTATGATAGCAGACCCGCATATGCCAGATCGTCAAGAATGGGTTGAGCGGCTTGCCATGTCGCATTACAATTTTAAAGATTTATCTGATGGTGAAGCTTGGAGAATAATAAGGAAATATATATGAGAAAATTTGCAGTTGTAACAACGTTTAATCAAGCAGGACTGTCAACCTATGGTCAAAGAATGATTGATAGTTTTTCTCAAAATTGGCCCAAAAGTGTGACGTTGTTTGTGTACGCAGAAGACTGCACGCCAATCTCACACAGTGAAAATGTTGTTATACGAAACATAGGCGATGTAAAAGATTTAACAAGATTTAAAAATAAATGGAAAGATGTCCCCAAAGCAAACGGAATATGTCCGTGGCCAGAACGGCGCCCCCGGGACCACCACAAAAAATTTAAATGGGACGCTGTTAGATTTTCTCATAAAGTGTACAGCATTTTTGACTGCGCAAAAAATTCAGACGCTGACGTTTTAATATGGATGGATGGTGATACCTTTTGTCACAGCCCGATCACAATAGATGATATCGAGCGATTGATTCCTGATACTGTAGATATAGGATATCTGGGAAGGGGCAATAAGTGGCCAGAATGCGGACTTTATAGCATGGCACTAAAAAACAAAGGTACTCAAAAGTTCTTAAAAGCATTTAAGCGTGTGTATGATGATGCTGAAAACGGAATATTTAAGATGGATGAATGGCATGATAGCTTTGTTTTTGAGGAAGTTAGAAAACAAATAAATCCTGCAACTCTAAGCTGGAGTGCCGGAATAATAAATGGAGAAGGACACCCGCTTATTAATACTGAATGGGGAGCATATTTAGACCATTTAAAAGGTGAAAGAAAAACCTTGGGAATGAGTAAGCCGACCGACTTAGTAGTTGAAAGAACCGAAAGTTATTGGAAAAAGTAAGTTTATTTAAAAAATATGGGGCGTTAAACAGCCTTCCAGTTTTTAGAGCTTTTGAATACAGTTTAACAAATGCTGGGTATCAAGTAGTTGACGACAGCTATGATGCCGATGTTGCAGTTATTTGGAGCAACATTTGGCACGGAAGAATGTATGATAACCTTCGCGTTTGGGAACATTTTAGAAATCAAAACAAAAACGTTATTATTTTAGAAGTTGGCGCAGTAAAGCGAGGTGTTACATGGAAAATTGGTCTAAACGGTTTAAAACCAGATAATTTGATATATGAAATAAGAAAGACTGATTCCTATGGATTAAAGCTTTCTAAATGGAAATCTTCGGGAGATCATATATTAATTTGCGGACAACACGACAAAAGCAATTTTTGGAAAGGTATGCCAAAACAAGACGTATGGATTAACGATTGCGTTGATATCATAAGAAAACACACAGATAAAAAAATTATAGTTCGGCAACATCCAAGGTGCGTAATTAAACAGGCAAATTTAAAAAATGTAGAATATTCTATTCCTTTAAAAATTCCAAAAACATACGACGATTTTGACATAAGTTTTAAAAAATGTGCCAGCGTAATAAGCTGGAGCGGGTCTGCGGGACCACATGCTGCAATCGCTGGTGTTCCGGTTTTTTGTGGACCTGATAGTTTTGCATCTCCTGTTGGTAATAAAGATTTTGAAAATATACTAAATCCCGAAACCCCGGACAGGACTGAATGGTTTAAGCAATTTTTATCCAGTGAATATACTATACCTGAGATAAAAATGGGTATGCCTTTAAAAATATTGACAAATTATATATAACATGTTAGTGTAGACATATGCAACACAAGATTACTTCAATAGAGGACTGTATTCACAGTATCTCAGATAAAACATATTCCGGAATTGATTTTGCAATTAAGTTGCCGGATGATCAAATATTGTTGAGTATGTCACGTCAGCTAAAACGTCGCGTACCGCTTACTGATAAGCAGTATTATCTTGCCAAAGATAAAATCGACAAATACCGAGATACATTTGTTAAAAATGGAATATTTGATCTTGATCAAATATTAGAGAACATTTCTTTGCCATTGCGATCTATTGATAGAAGTCGATATATTTCTATCGTTGATAGGTCGGAATTTAAAATTGAAAGTCGAATAGCATCCATGTATATGCACAAAACATGGATTAAAATCAGATTTCCATTTAACAAAAAAACTATATCAAAAATAACTGAGATCGTGTCAAACAATTCTCGTGAAGGAAATTACTATCACGAAAAAGGAAGTCACGAACATTTTATAAGATTTACTGAAAATATAGTAGAACGTATAATTGATGTTTTTGGGAAAAAAGAATTTGATATAGACCCGGATCTCATCGATGCATACGAGCGCATACAGGAAATAAAAAAGAATCCCGAGATGCACGTTCCGGGTATATTTAAAGATCAAATAAAAAATATTCCCATGCCGGCCCAACAACAACTGTTGAGCGAGTTGGGTGAAGTGAATTACAAAACCCGGCTACTGTATCGTGATCGATCTATAAGATACGGGTTAGAATACTTCGATTATGAAATACCCGGACATACTCTAGTTGAGAAAGTGGCGCTAAGAACCGATCCTGAAGTATTGGTAGATCCGTCAGTTTCTATAGAAAAAATAGTATCTTCATTGGTTGAGCTACAGCGCAACCCGATATTAGTTCTTATAAATGATACAAAGAGTGACGAGGACTCTCTTGACGAGCTCAGAAAAATACACACTGAGTTTGCAAAATATTATCCTTCTTTAGAACAGAGTGTTCTATTTAGGGTAGACACTGTGCCTAATTCGTATACTGTCAACGATTATGTCAAAGAGCACAGCTTAAACAACTGGGTTGACGAAAAAACAAAAGTAGTATATATTAAAAAATCCAGACTTCCCAAACTGTTGGTTACTGGGAACTGGAAACCTATTACGAGTATAAGTTTGACTTCTGATAATTCAAACACTATGGTTAAAGAGTTTATTAAAAACAACTGCGATCTAGTATTGTATCAGGACACTTATATATCGAGTATAAGTAAATTGTACAAGAAAGATTCAGTGAATGTCATTATGTAAGCTAGTAATTTTAGACGAAGTTAATATAAAATTTGAAGGACTTCCGGTAGATACTAGAAGAAAAATAGTAAATGCTCTCAAGTTTGAACTTCCGTATGCTCGCCACATGCCACAATACAAACTTGGGCGGTGGGATGGCACTCAAGCATTTTTTGGAATTGGTGGGTCCGGATATCTAAATCACCTAGATAAGATACTACAGATATTAGAAGACAACGACGTCACTGTAGATGAGATAGATGATCGTAGGATTCCTTTTGAGATAAAGTTTGCGCCCATTGCTGAAGATTTTTGGGGCGACAAAACTTGGCCCAAAGGTCATCGCTTTGAAGGTCAACCTATACGGCTACGTGATGACCAAGTTGAGGTAATCAATCGATTCTTAGAGAATCCGCAGAGCTTGCAGGAGGTGAGCACTGGGGCTGGAAAAACCATCACAACAGCTACACTCAGCAAAATATGTGAAGATTTTGGTAGGACATTAGTGATTGTACCAAATAAGAGTCTTATAACACAAACCGAAGATGATTATCGCAACTGCGGATTAGATGTTGGTGTTTACTACGGCGATCGAAAAGAGCTCGGCAAAACTCATACCATCTGTACTTGGCAAAGCCTTAATATCTTAGACAAAAAAGGCGCAGCAGGAGACAGCGTTCTAACACTTGCAGAATTTTTAGAGGGCGTAAAGACAGTTATAGTTGACGAAGTACATCAGGCCAAAGCCGATGTATTACGTAGTATACTCACAAAAAATCTCAACAATGCACCTATCCGCTGGGGATTAACCGGAACTATCCCCAAAGCTGACCACGAGTTTCAAGGAATATTAGCAAGCCTTGGTCCTGTGGTTGGACAAGTGACTGCAAAAGAACTACAGGACAAAGGCATCCTTAGTCAGTGTCACGTTAACATAGTACAGCTAAATGATGAGCCAGTCTTTACAAACTATCAAGAAGAATTAAAGTATCTTGTTACAAACGAGGAACGGTTAAAATTTCTTGCAACTCTTGTAAATCGTGTTAGAGTTACTGGAAATACATTAGTACTTGTAGACAGAATTCCGTCAGGAGAGTTGTTAAACAGCCTAATACCTGATTCAACATTTGTACGCGGGGCAGTGAAGGAAAAAGACAGAAAAGAAGCCTACAATGATATTAATGAGGCGACAAACAAAGTAATCGTTGCAACATACGGTGTTGCAGCAGTGGGTATTAACATACCTAGAATCTTTAATGTTGTTTTGCTTGAACCGGGAAAAAGTTTTGTTAGAGTTATACAAAGTATTGGCCGTGGTATTCGTAAAGCAAATGATAAAGATTTTGTTCAAATATGGGATATAACTAGTACATGCAAATATGCAAAACGACATTTAACACAAAGGAAAAAGTTTTATTCAGACGCAAGTTATCCTTTTTCTATCGAAAAGGTTGATTGGAAAAATAAAAAATGAGGATATTAACACTTGACAATCGTTCTTTTATACTAAACAACATTCCGGATCAGATGGAAGATGTTATTAGATTTTCAGTTTTAGATAACACGGATCCACAGAATCCGGACTTTTTCTTTATACCGCTGATATTTTTGGAGAGCTTTAATAGCCCTGCTATTGTCATGAATATAGGCGGGAGAGAAGTAACCATGCCATTAGATTGGTGCATAGCCGTCGGATGTAAAGAAGCCGGCAGCGACTTAGAAGTAATACCATTAACTAGCGTGAATGATCGGGGATTTGAAGCGTTCTTGTTTAATCCTTTAACCAGCTATACTGCTGGTTTTGAGCGTATAGAAATAGTTAATTTTTATAACGACGTAAAATGGTATTTTCCTAAAATGAAATCGGGACAGTTACTGAGTGTTCCAATACGAGACGGCGACAACCCACAGTGTGCTTTCTTTGTTAAAGATATAAGCAGACAGTTGGAGACAATAGACTTTGGTAAACTACTGTAAGAGGGTTTAAATGGCAACTTACCACGAAGTTATGCAACATGCAATAATAACTGTTGGCGAACGTAAAAAGCAAGAATATAAAAGAAAACTCGAGAGTATTGATGATGAGGTGGCAAATCTGATTCAATTCGATTGGAGTCCGTTAAGGAAGTTTTTATTAGATGAAAAAAATCAATACCCAGGAATAACTGGAAAGACTGGAACCTATTTTATTTTTTATTCTAACGACGATCTTAAAACATCCGAATTGTTTTATATTGGTCAAGGAACCATATCTGAAAGAAGAGCAAACCATAAATCTATTTTTTTAAATGAAGGAAATCCTTGTTCATATTACACAGATTCAGAAAATCCATCAAAGATAACAAGTCAAATTGACAGTGTAATAGCTAGAAAAATGTATAACAAAGATCCTAATAGAGAACACTGGTATATGATGTATAAGCCTAGTCCAAAGTCATGGGCACCCGAAATAGAAGCTGAAATGATAAGCATGTGTAAACCATCTGGAAATGATGAAAAAATGAGTGGAAAGAGTTGATTATGAAAGTAATGAGTTTTGATTTTATTGAAAAAACGCGGCCACAATGTAGCGTCCCCGGATGCACAAATCTCGCAGCAAACATCCTAGCAAAAGATCACCCAAGGTACCCAAGATACCGTCGATCAAATTGGATTAAAGAAATGTATCCGGATGCTTTTGACAACTTTTGCTGTAATTATCATCATAACGAAAATACTGCCAAGAAACATGGAGTTAAGTCTGCAGGACATCTTACTGCTCTGCGACATGGATTTGATTCAGTTATTGAGTACAAAAACAGTATACACCCGTATCTTAAATATCGTAAAGATTATTGTGAAAATATTGATGGACGGCTTGGATTTAAGTGTAATACTGTATTACCAACTCAAGAAATGATTGATGCTGTTGGATTGGGGGCAGCTGGTTGGAAACCAAAACAGTTTTTAGAGGTAGATCACATAGATGGTGATTATACCCATAACGACCCAAACAATTTACAGACTTTATGTAAGCATTGCCACGCGGTCAAGTCGGTGACACATGGCGATCATTTGACACCGGGTCGTAAGACTCGTGACAAAATAACCAATATAACTAATAATATATACATAAGTGACTCCACGGTTAACATTCAAACAAAGAGTAAAAATGGCAAATAAACATATAGACTTATTCAAAGAGATGATCCCAGCTCTGGACCTGGGCATGCGAGATTTGTGGGACGTGGCTGGAGAAGAAGGCCAAAAAGAAATCAAAGCCGACATGTGGAATTTAAATAGATACATGAGTGCTTTGGCGGATAGCAAATACTCAAAATATTCAGTTGATGACGTTGCGCTTGCGGTAATTAAAACTAACGAATACTACAATAAGAATTGGGCAGTTTTGGGGTCAAAGCATCCCAAGTTACAATGGCTATTGTTGTGTATGTGCGGCAACACTGGCAAAAAAGAACGGCACGAGTGGATTGGTACCAAACGGGCAGCCAGTAAGACTGTCAAGTTTTTGGAAGGCATTTATCCAAATATGAAACGAGATGAGGTAGAGTTACTTGCTGGAATACTTACAAAAGAAGAACTTAAACAACTCGAAGAAATCCACAACCCAGTCCTCAGCTAAGGTAAAAAAATTGCCGTTTACTTGTGAATATTGCAGCAAAAGTTTTGCAAAAGAAAACACGTTGCAAGTTCACATATGTGAACAAAAGCGCAGACACTTGCAAAAGAATGAAAAGCGTGTACAATTTGGCTATCAAACTTTTGTGAGATTTTATCAACTCAGTGCAAACTATCGCGGAATCAAGACGTATGACGAATTTTGCAAAAGCCAATTTTACAATGCATTTGTTAAATTCGGAAGTTTTATGAGCAATGTTAGGCCACTGTATCCTGACAAGTACATTGACTGGATTGTAAGGAGTGGTGAAAAGATTGACAAGTGGAGTAATGATGATCTTTATGAGCGATATGTTCTTGAACTTATTTTTAAAGAAGATTTAGAGACAGCATTAGAACGTTCTATTACAACCATGACTGAGTGGGCGGAGGAGAACGGCAGTGTTTGGAATCATTATTTTAGATATGTAAATCATAATCGAGCAGTATGGCATATTCGCGATGGGAAAATAAGTCCATGGCTTATACTAAACTGCGAGACCGGAAAAAACATGTTACAGCAATTGAGTGACGAGCAATTGACTATGGTGTACAAGGTAATGGATCCGCAAAAGTGGAGTATAAAGTTTAAAAAACACCCAGCGGACATGGAACTGGTAAAACAGGTAGTAAAACAGGCAGGTCTATAATGGACATTGATATTGACTTTCCGGACAGATCAAGATTATTAAACTTACTTAAACATCGCACAGCCGCATTGGAAAACGGTAAACCCCACTTGACCGGGGTTTACTTTTCAGAAATTCCGTATAATCCCATAACCAATCTGTCTAATATAAATTACAAAGATGCTGAGCAACTGGGTTATTTTAAAGTGGACTGCCTCAACGTAAGCATATACCGCGATGTAAAAGATAATCAGCATTTGCAAGAATTAGTGGAACGTGAACCGATATGGGAGTTATTGGAACATGCTGAATTTGTGGATCAGGTTTTTCACATAAATGGACACAGCGATATATTAAAGCAGATGCGTCCCAAAAGTGTAGAGCAACTTGCAGCAGTTTTGGCTATGATACGTCCGGCAAAACGTCACCTAATTGGGAAAGACTGGGACACTGTTATGAGAGAGATATGGGTTAAACCTGTGGGTGACGATTATTATTTTAAAAAGTCGCATGCCATATCTTATGCACACGCTGTTATAGTTCATATGAATCTTATTTGTGAATCGTACGCTGGTTAGTCATTCTTTTTTATTACCAACTGTACACTTTTTTTTTTGATTCGCTTGAGCGCAAGATTGTTTAAGTTTACAGTTGGCCCTATACATATGCGCACATCTTTACTGTTCATACTCATTAACGCATACTTTAGTGGTTCTATTTCTTTCCTTAAAAAAATATTAATGGGAATCATTCTATTTGATTCCCACCACCATATATTTCCTAAACTTAATAATAACTGTTTGTGTTCTTGTGATTTCAAAATCTCGTAGACATACATACAGGTAACATACTGATCCTGGTTACTTATTATACCAACATATTCGTTACCACCGTAAGCTACTACGCTTATAAATGGAAAGTTTTCTTCTATATCCTTCAATAACATTTTCTATATAAATACTTAAAAGAGTATGGCATGCAATTAACACCTAGATATTTAGTAAAAAATCAAGTTGACATTATTTCCAACCATGCCGGTCTCGGAGTGGAGTATAGACCCGTGTTTCAAAGAAATATTCGCATAACTCGTGGAATTGACAATTTGATATATTTTAGATTGCTTAACGCTGATCAAAAGGCTGTTCCAATAACCGGAACTCCGTATTTTGTTGCATTTGATGATCAGCAACGGCGTATTATTGAAAAACCCTGTGAAGTTATTGACGACGGCTCCACCCGTGCTACCTTGGGCAATTTTACAGTTACTATTACAGATACTGATCTCCTTGATATTCCACAACAATATTTAAAGTATAATGTATATATCTTAGACAATACTGGAAAAAGAAATATTACATATACAAATACTGATTTTACTAGCTCTGGAATTATTTATGTAGACGGTCAGAGTTACCCGGACACTAAAGAAAATCTAGTGTTTGATAACTTTTACAAAATAAATCAAAACTGGTATGCTACTGTGAATGCCACATCAGCATTAAACACCAATCCCGGCGGAAGTTATACTGCGGTGGTGTACAACAACGGATACTCCGGCGATGTGGTTATAGAAGCAACCTTAGAAAGTTCTATAGGTCTCAACTGGTTTACTGTGGCAACAGTCGCAGTATCACCATCGGACACTGCGCCGGTGTGTGTAAACTTCAACGGCGTTTATCAAAACTTAAGAATCAGAACAAGTACTGATCCTGAAAATTTGATAAGACGAGTTGTAATACGAAACTAATTTGACTTTTTCATAGAATTATGCTATATTAAACTATGAGCATAGTATCTGAGCTGTTGATAAAACATTTGCCCGTTAAGAGGAAAACTACGCCCAGCGGGTGGGTTAGCTTCAACGCTGTCTGTTGCCAGCATAACGGACAGAATCCCGACAAGCGCCAGCGCGGTGGCGTCTTAGAAAACGGCGATATTGTAACCTATCATTGCTTTAATTGTGGGTTTAAGGCAAGCTGGCAACCGGGCCGTCAGCTCGCGCCCAAGTTTAAAAAGTTGTTGGGATGGTTGTCGGTTCCGGATTCTGAAATAACTCAGCTAGCATTGAATGTTATGAAGTTAAACGAAGGCGTTGTAGTAAAACAACGATCGATAGAACTTCCAAACTTTGTTAGTATGCCACTTCCGGAAAATACGGTGCATTTAAACACCTACTCCGGTCCGGTAAATCAACACCTTGAGCGTGTCCTGCGCTACATGCAAGCTCGTTCTCTGTATTTTGAAGATGGAGATTTTTACTGGAACAACAGCGTTGCATATCGCGATCGACTGATAATACCTTTCAAGTATCGCGGACAAACCGTGGGTTGGACTTCACGACACACGGACACGGGTACACCAAAGTATCTTTCAGAACAGCAGCCCGGCTATGTTTTTAATTTGGATCGCCAATCGGATGACAGAGAATACATGATCCTTACCGAAGGACCCATAGACGCACTGCCGATCGGCGCCAGTGCATTTTTAGGTAGTGAGTTTAGTGAGCAGCAGGCATTGTTGATAAATCAGTATAGAAAAACTGTGATAGTGGTACCGGACCGTGATCCCGCGGGACAGAAACTAATCGAACCAGCAATAGACCAGGGCTGGATGGTTAGCATGCCGGATTGGGACCCGGACATAAAAGATCCAGGAGATGCTGTTAAAAGATACGGCCGACTATATACACTGTATTCAATATTACAGGCTGCCGAGAGTTCGGCATTAAAAATAAGATTAAGAATGAAACGGTGGTACGAAAGATGAGCAAGGCAAAACAAAACGTCGATTACGGATATGATATCCAGAAGGTCTATCTGGAGATTATGCTGACTGATGCACAGACATTTGTGCGCTGTCAGAGTGTGTTCGACCCTCACAGCTTTGAGCGCCGCCTACAGCCCGCAGCCGAATTCATTCTCAAGTATGTAAATCAGTATAACACAATGCCCACGTTTGAAATGGTCAACGCAGCCGCTCACGTGGATCTACGGCATCCCGGAGACATGGTGGATGCGCACTACGATTGGCTGATGGACGAGTTTGAGACCTTTGCGAGACACAAAGCACTGGAAGCAGCAATCTTGAAAAGTGCTGACCTGTTGGAGAAGGGTGAATACGGTCCGGTTGAAGATCTGGTTAAACGTGCTGTGCAGATAGGCCTACAAAAGGACCTGGGCACCGACTACTTTGCCAACCCTCGTGAGCGTCTAGAAGCCATCAAGAGCCGCAACGGGCAGGTAAGCACCGGCTGGCAGGCACTGGACAGTCGACTGTTTGGCGGATTTAACCGCGGCGAACTCAACATATTTGCCGGCGGTAGCGGTGCCGGCAAGAGCCTGTTCCTAGCAAACCTCGGAGTCAACTGGGCGCTGATGGGTTTGAACGTACTGTACCTGACATTCGAACTTAGTGAAAACCTAGTGAGTATGCGTATTGACAGTATGGTTACCGGAATTACGACGCGTGACATTTTTAAGAACATCGACGACGTAGAACTCAAGGTTCGAATGATCGGACGCAACTCGGGTAGCTTCCAGGTCAAATACATGCCATCGGGCAAGAACGCGAATGACCTACGCAGCTATGTAAAAGAATACGAGATCAAGACAGGCAGAAAAATCGACGTACTGCTGATAGATTATCTGGATCTTATGATGCCCATGCGTGTGAAGGTCAGCGCCGAGAACCTGTTCGTCAAAGACAAGTATGTGAGTGAAGAATTGAGAGACCTTGCAATGGAACTCAATACTATTACTGTTACAGCCAGCCAGCTGAACCGATCAGCGGTGGAAGAGATCGAGTTTGACCACAGTCATATCTCGGGTGGTTTGAGTAAGATCCAGACAGCCGACAACGTGATCGGTATCTTTACCAGTCGTGCGATGCGAGAACGCGGCAGATATCAGATACAGCTGATGAAAACACGTTCGAGTTCGGGTGTGGGCAGCAAGATCGATCTGGAATTTGACGTGGACACACTGAGGATCACCGATGCCGAACAGGGAAGCGAAGCCGAGTCCGATCAGACTCCCAGCCAGGTTATGAACAACCTACGACGCACCGGCAACAACAGCGGTCCCACCAACAGTGCAAAACCGCAGGCGGCCCCCGCAGCTGAAGTAGACGGCAGCAGACTGCGACAGTTCCTAAACAATCTCGGAACCGGCTGACGGGGCAACGGGCCCCGAAGCCGCGAAGCGGTGCGGTAGAAAAGATTTTTAGAAATTATAGCTGTACATTATACAAAGCCCGCCAGGACTCACGACGCGCAGCCCGTGCCAGATAATAGTCTAGCCGAGACTGTTCATAAGCATCGAGATCGTGAACCCGTACAGTACTGAGCCCGAGGCTGATGTACGTAAACTGACGTTCGCTAGCCAGCACCACAGTACGGCCACTGGCCGTGGTGAATATAGGATCCAGACCCAAACGACTGAACAGTTCACGCAGTGCCAGACGTTCCTGGGGGGATACCGAAATCGATCGATACAGTTTATCCAAGTTCGATCTCCTCCAGGCTAACCGTTTGACGTGGGTCCAGCACCGTGCCCTCCAACACTGGTAATCTCTGGAGCAACCAGAGTGTGATGGCACTTTCGTTACTGTGATCGGCCCAGAACCATCGTGCCGGACTCATGCCCAAACGATCATCGAAATGTTCACGGATGGTAAATCCAGCCTGACGGAAACTGGCTCGCACCTGCCAACCCTGACTGCGGCTGACCGGTGCACCGGTGATTCTTACTAGCCAAGTGTGCATGTGGGTGAGTCCTCTATGGTGATGTACTGTGCGATGCTGTCGGGAACACTGAGACGCAGCAAGGTGCCGGCACTGCCGGCACGGTGTCGTACTATGACACGAGTGCTGGAGTTCAACGGTTGATGTTCCCAGGTGAATCCACGGTCTCGTAGACTGTTGAGCATCCGGAAAACTGCCCAGCCGGTGCCGATGGGCGCTGACGCCCGTACACGAATGTTCCAACTGTGATGTGTTTGTAACCTACTCATGCCAGCTGTATACACTATGGGCGGGGGTTTGTCAACGGGCTTCTGCAGGATAAAAAATTCTGACGGCGAAAATTTTTTAGCAAGTACTTACAGATCTGGCCCGGTGGTTTCGGAGCCCCCGGGGGCTCCTGCGCTGCGCTGATCAGCTCGCGCAATTTTTTTTATACAAGTACTTAGGGATTCAGGGTACGGGTTTCCCCCAGGGTACTTGGGGGTTTTAACGGTTTTAAAAAAGAAGAAGAAAGAAGAAGAAAAAGATTTGCGAAAAAGGATTTGGCTCGTCGCAACGCGTCGCAGAAAAAAATTTGTTATTATATACACGCCACCCCAGCCTGTCAAGCAAAAAAATAAAAAAACGCACGCACGTTGCACGCATGCAACAGTAATAAAATTGCGCCAGCACACACAACAACGCAATAAAGTCGCGCATTTTTTGCTTGACGCCCGTGTGCGCGCTGTGCTATAAACGTAACTGTAGCAAGTAAGCAGTAACGCAGTAGCTAGTAGCAGTTGTAACACACTGTAACAATTTGTTACTTGCATTAGCTAGTGCTGTGTGCTATAAGTGTTGTGTAAGTAGCTAGTGCGTGTTGTGCGTGTAACGTAACAACTGCAGGAGCAAACATGCAGACCACAAATGACCACCACAGTGCAATCGTGCGCGCTGCGCAGGCGCTATTGCAAGCGCACCAGCTGGCGGCGGCGCTGGCTGAAAACTTGTTGCAGGCGCTGGACGCAGACAGCTTGCTGACCGACAACGCGGCGGAGTACGAGCGTCGCGGCTATGACAGGCTATACATGGCAGCACTGAACGACGAGGACAGTGCAACCATGCAAGAGCACCTGCAGGCAGCACTGCAAGCAAATCGCTAACACACGGGAGCAGACATGCAGATTGTTACATACAGAGACTTGCTGAACTTCATCCGGCGCAACGAGCTGTGGCAGCAACTCGCCCGGCCCGTGGAGGACGGCACGGTGAGCGAGATGCAGTGGTACGCACACACAGCGTTCCTCGACATACTGCTCAGCAACCCCGAGCTGCGGGCGCTTGTGGCGGAGCGGCACAGGGAAATTTACGGCGAGGGCGCGGACGAGGACTTGTACGAGGTGCTGTTCGAGGACACTGCCACGGTGACGATCGGCGGTGTGCTGTATACGGAGGATTGGCCCGGGGACGTGCAACAACCCGCGTAACAACACCAGGGGGCGCACTGTCAGTGCGCCCCCTCCGCCTATCTGCCGTGTCTGTTCTGTCCTGTTCTTCTCTCACTGGTGGGCAGCACCGGGGTCTTTCCCTAAGCACCCAGCAGCAGTCCCAGCACCCACAGCACCACAAATACGATGCCAATCCAACCCAGCACCTGCAAGGCTGTGTCGCTGGGCCCACCCGTCCGCTCCGGCGCAGTCCAGTCCCGGGACACACCCTGGAGACCCCGGGTGTTTCTGCGCCCGTTCTGCACCGGGGTCTTCGCACCCAGGCGTTCCCGTTCCCAACTGCCGTCAGCGAAACGGGTTGTGCGGGTTGTATAGCTGCGACCTTCGTTGTCCACAGTGTGTGTGATGCGCCCGGTGCCGGTGCGCTGGCTGGTGCTCTGCGTCAGCCTGCCCGTGCTGGTGAGGGTGGTTGTGTGTCGTGTGCCACCGTTGGTGTGGCTGGTGCGGCGAATTCTGGTCATCCGGTCTCTCCTGGGCAGCGGGGTCTGCCCCCGGTCACTTACTTATAGCACACTGCACAACACAGTGCAAGCACAAAATGCGCTTGCACTGCATTTGTTTTTGTGTTAGTCTACAACCGCGTCAGCATAGCCTGCCTCAGCATACAGCCGTTGCAGCCGTTGCTTTGCAGCGTCCTCCTCTGCAATTGCAGCACGCCACAGCGCATAGCTGCCCCCTGTTGCAATTGCAGCGCGCAATTGTGCGCTTTGCTCTTGTTTTTGCGCATAGCGCGCATGTGCAGCAGCAATACGTTTACGCATGTTAAGCATTTAGTTGCTCCTCTATTTGCTTACAAGTCGTGTATAGCAGTTTATGCGACGCAGTGCAAGCACAAAATGCACTTGCACTGCATTTTTTTTAACGTGCAAAAACTACAAACGTTCCCCCGTCTTTTGTCCCGTAGTTGCCCGTATGCAACTGTTTGCAGTTGTGCAGCCCAAGTGCAGCAAGCACTTTTGCAAACACGCGCAGCAAGTTTGCACACTTGCTTGTAATTTCCCCCAGCTCCCCGCAGCACACAACATACACACGCTCTTTGCGCACAAGCACACGCAGCACGTCGCTCTCGTCGTATTTGTATTTTACAACAGCGTTTACGTTGTAAATTGCGTTGTTTTTGTGTTTGTAAACAGTAGCGTATTGCATTGCGTTGCTCCTCTGCGTTGCTTACAAACTGTTTATAGCACTATGCGCAGCACAATGCAAGCACAAAATGCGCTTGCATTGCCGTTTTTTCTGTGTTATGCTACTGCATGTTCCCTCAGCAGCTTGCGCTTGCCAAACACGCCCTCTTGCTCGTATTCGCGCACCCACACCTCACGCCCCGTGCGCTTGCGCTCTGCTACCGCCATCAGCGTTGCATACTCAAGCGTTCCACAGTCCTGCCCTACAACGCTGCGCTTGTTTGCAGCGTTACGCACAACAACGTAAAAACTGTTATACATGCAGTTGCTCCTCTGCGTTGCTTACAAGCTGTTTATAGCAGTCTGTGCAGCGCACGTCAAGTAACAAAATGTTACAGTTTGAAACGTGCTTTGTAACAAATCGTTACTTGACAAACTGCCGTATTGGTGTGCATGTTGTGTGCTATGGCGTTGAATGACTGGTGGCGTTTGATGGCGCGACTGGAGACGGCGGCGGTGGCGACTGGAGACGGCGCGGCTGGCACTGAAAAAAATGGGTGCTGGTGGCGGCGGACAGCGCGGGGCGCGGGAGCAAACGCACCCAACACAATCAACGCAACACACCACCAGCACCGACACTCCGTCGCCCGGGGGGAGCAAACCCGCAGTGACGGAGGTTCTGTATCGGGATCGGTTCCCGGTATGTTATCTCAATTCGATACGGATCGCAGCCCAGCTCTGCACATGAACTCGAACACTGTCGAAGGTCAGCGTCGCCTGCCGATCGTCTCGAAAACTTTCGCTGACGGATTCCAGCAGCGGCCGCAGTTCACCTCGGGCAGCCGTCACTTCCTCCGGGGTCAGCGGGCGGTCAGTCCGCTGCTCGAAGATAGTGACCCAGTCGCCGCCGGTGCGGAGTATTCCGCTCACCGTCAACCAGCGGTATTGCGCCGCCTCGGCCTCTGCCGTATCTTTCTGTTCAGTTGTCTGGTTCACGTCCTGTCCTCCGTGTCGGCCCGCTCCGGTCCACCGTCAGTGTCCGGTGGTGTCCGTGTCTGTTGCCAGTGTTATAGCAGTCCCGTGTCACAGCGTCAAGCTCTATTTCGTTGTCGCAGCCTGCCGTCGTGATCTTTGCGGGCGGGGCACCAACAGTCGGTCCGTGCCACACCCAACAGCGGGGTCTTACTCCAGCGGTTCGGTGCAGTCGCAGTCCAGCATCTCGAACCGGGCAGTGTCGATCTGTTGCAGCCAGCGGCCGTATTCCGCCGGGTACCAGCGGGCCCACAGCAGCAACATCACCACCAGCATGGCCAGAATGGCGATGCTGAAGTCACGGACCATTTGTGCGATGTTCATCAGCATTCCTCCAGATCATAGTAGGCGCAGTCAGCCACGAGTTCGGGATCATACTTGCCGGCCAGGTAGGCATCGTGTGCTGCACGGTCAGCCAGCGCCTCCGCCGGGCTGGTGAGTCGCGGAGTGTCCGCGCAAGCCGACAGCAGCAGGGTGGCCAAAATCATCGCGTATTTCATATCGTTTGCTCCTTGTTGCCAGTGTTATAGCAGACAGTCCTGCCCGTGTCAACAGTTATTTCAAACTTCTATCACCAGCCAACCGTTCGCGTCCATCAGGTCCAGCATGGCCTGCCACTCTTCGGCCGTCTCGACGTCGTCGTCTTCGATGGCAGCAATCAACAAATTCTGGATCGTTTCGCGCCGCATTGTGTATCTCCCGTCTTGCCAGTATCGTATAACAAGACGGGAGGTGTGTGTCAATCACTATCTGTAAAAAATGTGAGCATCAATCTGCACTACCCGAACGAAGTTGTCTTCCCATTCGGGGTTGACATAGTCAGCGTGAAACATTACACTGCCTTCGGTGGGATCGAGATCCGGATTGTATTCGGCGGTCACTCGTGCAGCAATCGCCCGGGCCTGATCCCACATGTCACCGGCGCGCGGCGTGTCGCCCCGCCCGTCGTGTGTCCAGCTAAACTGGTTATCCTGCCACACGACCCGGCAGATCGTGTCCGGCCAGCGCGGGTCCATTACGCGATTGAGCGTGACCCATGCAACGGCCTCCTGGCCAATTCTGCCCTCGCCTCGTGCTTCGAAATAGATGTTCTGCGCTAGGCAGTATTGTTCGTCCTGGTTGTTCGCCGATTCTGGCAGACGCTCCAGTCCTACGGGTCGCGGCCTCGGTCGGATTGTTGCAACAGAACTGGTGAGCTCGGGCTCTAGGGCGATCATTCGCTCGCTATCATAAGTCGGGCTCGGGATCATCAGTTCTGTTGGGTCTATGGCGGCGTATGCCTCTTCGCCCGCCGTTATGTAAATCACTGCCATAGCACCAATCACGGCTGAGGAAGCAACACCGCCGAGGATGGTTCGCATCTTCATTGGTTTTCTCCTTTTGTCGTTGTATGTTACTTATAGCAGCCTCAGCCTGTATGTCAACAGTTAGTTGGGTGAGTAAGCGGAAAGTCGCTTACGCTATCCACCAGCCGAGTCCGACCAGCATCACTACCCCCAGGATCACACTGGGCACGATCCACCAACCGGCAGTCCAGCGACCTTCGGTAGTCTCGGAAAAGTAGTCGTCTTGTTCGTCCATCACGTCCTCCCTGTGTGCCGGCAACATAACAGTTGCCGGCAACAGTGTCAAGCAGAATCAGGGCTCGTCGAACAAATCTTCTTCCCAGTCGTCGTAAAGGTCGTCATCTTCCCAGTCGTCCTCGTCGTCTGCGGTTGGGATCCGGATACTGCCGAACTCGATGGTGCGCCCGTCGGTGTCGCAGACAAAGTCCGCATCGAAGGTGTGCGTCACGCCCAACGTGACGTCGTCCTGATCCGAGCGGTCCACCGACTCCAGCAAGATGCAGCCGATGTTGCCGGCGTCCACCGGATAGCGCCCGCCCAGGTTGTCGGTGTAGGTGCCATCGCCGTAGGCGGTGTTGAACATGGCGAACTCGCGGCCGTCTTTGAGGGTGAAGTGGCCCTCCAGCACCGCCTGCCCCTGAATAATCAGGCTGCAAACTTCATCCCAGCTGTCGTGCAGCACATAGCACAGGTCACCGATGTAGTAGGTGCCGGCTTTCATAATCACTGGTCGCATCTTGTTGCTCCTCTTTGCTTCCATGTCATGTGTATAGCTGACCGTCTGCCAGCTGTCAACAGTTTTTTATGCCAGTTCGGCATAAATCTCCGGCTGCGGGTCGGTGATCTGGAAGCCGAGACGAGCGGCCTCGCGGGCACCAGCGTCCCAGGCGTATTCCGGATACCGGCACTTGCGAGCAGCACACCAGAGCTGCCGGGGAGCGCCACAGCGCGACATCTTCTCGTATGTGTATTCGGTGAACCAATCGCTGGGCCAACGGTCCTCGACTTCGAGGTCCAGATGATCTTCGGTGCTGACCACAAAAAACGATTGACTGTCGCCGAATTCGCTCCTATAGGTCACGCGCCACAACCACCATTCCCACTCAGCAACCGGCACCAACTCTGTCATGAACTCGTCCATCCGTCTGCTCCTCGTTGTATGTCGGCACCCTAGCGGATGCCGACCTGGATGTCAACCACTTTCTTCAGTCGTTGAACACCCTCGCATAATAGGTCTGATGGAGATCCACTGTGGGATCTTCGCTGGTGATGCACCGGCTGCGGTAGTTGAACCACAGGATCTCGCCCTCGGCATTCCGCGTGGGATCGATGCGCTCCATGTTGACGAACGTGCCGGTGAGCTCGCTCTTGAGCTGGAACTCATAGCAGGCCGAACCCGCGGGCCAGGCGAGGTCGCTGGCATCGGCGCTGAAGGTCCGGGTCTGGGGGTTGTAGGTAAAGTAACCGTCTCGGGGATCGTAAGCGCGCATCCGTGCCTCCGTTGTTTCCATGCAGCACTTATAGCACTGCATGGAGCCCGTGTCAACAGTTATTTTCAGTCCAGTCGCGACCCCGCCCAGGCCTCGATCCCGTAGCGGCGCAGCACCGAAGCCGCAGCCTGTGCGCCGGCCTCCTTGGTGTCCACGTTCTGACAGGAGTGGTTGCTGGGGTTCCAGAGCTGGAACGCCTTGCCGGTGTAGTCCAGCTCAAAGCCCATCGCCCGCAGCGTCTCGCGCTCGGCGCGGCCCGCCCGCGTGTTGCCCTTGTGTTTGGGGTAAACAGTCACCCACGCAAAGCCGCAGGCGTAGCGGTCGCCGCCGATCTCGGCGAACTTGCGGTTGGCGGCATCACGCGCCGCGGCCAGCATCTCGTCACGGATCTCGGTGACGGGCTTCAGTTCCGGGTTCACAGTGTCGGTCATCTCGTTGCTCCTTGCTTCCATGTCAGTGTTATAGCTGACTCCCTTCCGGGAGTCAACCACTTTCTTAGGCCAGGACGGATTCTTTTTCCCGCACCACGGCCCGCAGGTGGGTGCTGGGGCACTCACACTCGCCGCGAGTCCAGTCGCTCACGAAGATGTTGCGAGCTCCGGTGTAGCGACCGTCGCTGTTCAGCGCGAGGTTCTTGGCAGTCCAGTTCACCATGCCGCAGCAGGTGCAGCCGAAAGTCACATGCGGCGCGCCAGGGAGATCCTGCATCTCCCGGATCTCTTCCTTGGTGGCCAGTCTCCAACCAGTGTCCATCTCGTTGCTCCTTGCTTCCATGTCAGTGGTATAGCTGACTCCCTTCCGGGAGTCAACCACTTTCTTCAGAGTTGGCGAACACTCTTGACGTTGTTGGCACCGTAGATGCCCTCCAATTGCTTGCGCGCCGCATAGGTGCTGTCGGCATTGACAGTCACTTTGGTGAGCGCCATCCCGGCCCGCACCGTGGCTTCGAAGGTCTTGACCGTTCCGACTTTCTTGTATCCGAACATCTTGCTCTCCTGTTTTCCATGTCAGTGGTATAGCTGACTCCCTTCCGGGAGTCAACCGTTATTTTGCCGTCAGCCGAACATTTCTTCCCATTGCTCGGCCGTGATGCCGCTCTTGATGAACTCGCGGTCTTCCGCGCTGATGTTGGGCATGGCATTCTGGATCAGCTCCCCATCCTGCCAGGCCATCAGTTGCTCCTCGGTCACGGGGATCTCACGGGTCAGCATCTGGCCGGTGAACGGATTTTTGCGCGTCACTTTCATCGTCGTTGCTCCTTGTTGCCTACTCACACGTGATAGCAGGAATGTCAGTGCCAGTCAAGAGCTTTTTTCCACGAAGCCAAATTTCTTTCGCAACGGCTTCGATCGGCACATAGCCGGCCAGATTGTCCCCGGCGTCGTGAGTCCAGCAGCTGGGCGTGACCCCATCGGTGATGGTCATCACCTCGACGTGCGTCCAGGGCCCGACATCGTTGCGCGGCTGGCAGTAGGTATACCGGCTGGCCTGGACGCTGAAGCGGGCGCCGTCCGCGCAGATGACCTGCTCGACCGGATAGCGCCAGCCGTTGACCACAGTGGCCGTCTGGAGGTGAGCTTGCAGGGCGGCGACGATCTCGGCGATATCTAGTTCCATCGGTGTCTCCTCGTGTTGCCCGACCAGTATAGCATCAAGCGGCCGCCCTTGCAACCGCTTTCCGCGCCGCTTCCTCGGCCAGCTGTCGCCAATACTTGGCGATACGCGGTACGCCTTTGGCGTTGGGCCGCTGCCAGTAGCGAACCTGCCATTCCTCGAGCTCGCCGCGCTTGATGTAGCATTTGGCGTGGATGCAACCCATGCGCGCATCGGCGGGCGTGAAGCCCACGTCGTTGAGGTTGCGCGTCACATTATCGCGGCTCTCCTCGCGCGTCTGACGGTTCAACAAGTGCACCAGCGCACGGCCGATGGCATGCATCGCCACCGCATCGGTCCGGGTCACCAGCGCCACAACCTGTTCCCTTGTCAGCGTCATCGTCGCCTCCGTTGTTTCCATGCTCCAGTTATAGCATCAGCCAGAGCCAGTGTCAACCACTTTTTTCAACAAAAGCCTTCAGCAGTCTCCTCGTCGATCTCAGCCACCTCGCACCAGTTGCCGCCGTTATAGCGCCACACGATGTCCTGAAGCTGATTGCCCAGCGCCAGCTCGCTTGCCAGCACCCAGATTGCCTGACGATCGAACACCTCATCCGCCCCGGCCGCCATGAGGATCACGCCCGGGATCTCCTCCATCTGCTCAGCAGCCAGCCCGATTGCCAGCTGCCGAACGTGCTCTGCTCTCACTCGATAGTAGCGCATGCCAGCCTCCTGTGTTGCCCAGTCCCACATCAATAGCAGGACTGGGCGTCAGTGTCAAGCAGTTTCTTCAGTCAACTCCAGCGCCGCCGCCAGCCCCTCCACGAGCCCGTCCGCCATGTCAGTGTCGCCATACATCGCGTCGCCGCGTGTCACATCATACACCCGCAGGCTCCACGCCTCGAGCTCTGCCAGCGTGGGAATGTCGTTGCGTTCGATGCGCTCCTGCATCTCGCGAAGCAACGGCACGATGTCGTCGCCCAGATACTCGTCTGACTGTTGGAACTCCAGCTCGCGGCTGAGTTCCTCGGCCAGGAACTCCATCGCTGCCTTCTGACGCTCGTCCATGTAATTTGCTCCTTGTTTTGCCGTTGTGTCAGTGTAGTAACACGGGCCGTGGCCCGTGTCAACACTTATTTTAGAGGTAATGCCCTTCATCACAGCGCGAGCGATAGTAATCTGCCTCGCGCTTCGTCAGCCCACATACAATCGGACGGGCCTGCCCATAGAACACCACGCCGCGGATGCCCTTCACATCCGCCTTGCGGAACACAGCCCAGGATCCCTGGCTATCACCGTCGAACTTGCGGGTCGTGAACTTGTTTTGTTTCATCGCCATCGTTGTCTCCTCTGTCTGTATGCCGGCAACATAGCAGCCGCCGGCACCAGTGTCAAGCACTTTTATGCGATCGAATACAAATAACTGTTGGTGTTGACGCTGAGCTTGATCTCAACGCCCAGGTCTCGCAGGGGCTTGTGATAGCGAGCCTCACGCTCGCTGCGCGGCAGGTGGTTGGGGAACTGCGGCGACTCCACTTTGATCACCGTGCGCGGCTTCTTCGTGTTGAGCCCGCGCCGATTCACGTAGAGCTCCTTGCGGATCGGCAAGAAGTCGTCGAGGACAGCGCGAACGGCGTCGACGCGGCGCTGGTGCTCGGGGTCGCTGAAGAAGTCGGCGTGCTGATCCAGCGCCTCGCGGCTGCGGGCGATTGCATCCCAGCGAGCGTTATAGTTGCCGGCCGGGCGGTTGTGGATCGTCTTAACTTCGTCGTCCTGTGCCATCGTGTGCTCCTGTGTTACAGTTCCATCTGTATACTGCAACCGTTCCCAACTGTCAATAACAAAAAAGTTTTTTCTTGCTATTGACAAGTGGGTGGGGCGGCACTATAATGCCGCCCCTGCCTGCATCAGTGCTCGGGCTCGAACTCGGCGGTGTTCTCTTCCACCACCGCCTGCACGGCCGGCGTCTCGGCAGCAGCGTCAACCAGCTCGTCGCCGAGCCCGTCAGCAGCCGGCGCCTCGGTGCCAGCAGCCTCCTCCACCTTCGCCTTGGCCGGGCGGCCGCGCTTCTTCTTGGGCTTTTCGATCACGCCCTTGCTCATCAAGTAGGCAGTGAACACGGCCTGCGCTTCGGCGTTGTCCACAAACTCCGGCGCCGTCTGCAGGAACTGGACAGCCTGGATCTTGTCCATCGACTCGGGCAGCGTGACCAGCGTCACATCCACGTGCTGCCCGCGGGCCAGGTCGAACCGGCGCCATTCGATGTCGGTGGCCATACGCAGCTTGAACGGCTGGTCAGCACGGACACGGGAAACACCGGCGGCGTTGTAAATCTTGGTCATCTTGTAGTCCTCTCTCTGTGTGTTGCAGTGCTGTCTGTATAGCACCTGGGGTTCAATATGTCAACAACTAATTTAGGACAGTTTGCATTGCCAGCGCATTTATTTTGTGCAGCGTTGCTTTGCAGCGTCGTCCGTGTTTCGTTGCTTCCATGCCGTCCTTATACTGAACCCTGGCCAGCAAGTCAACAGCTTTTTTATAGAAAAACCGAACTTTTTGTTATTGACATGGCCCTGACGATCTGCTAGACAGAACTGGACGACGGGTTTACTAGCACCCGGAGGGGAGGGCACGGAGGTCTGCCTGAAAAGATCTACTGAAGAACAGAAAGAAAAAGGACAGCGGCGCTTGACACCGCTGTCCTGTTGTGTTATGTCGGTGGGTTGGGGCTTACGCCACCTCCCCCTCCGTCACCCCCAGCCGCTCCGCCAGCAGCGCCTCACGCGCCGCACGGCTCAGCAGCCGGCCTTTCTCGTCGCGTTTGGGCATGTCGTCCACGGTCAGCGCCGGCGCTGCGGGCTCTTCAGCGGGCGTCTCCTGCTCGGGCAGCTCAGCCACGGGCTCCTGCTGGGGCGCCTCAGCCTCGCTCGTCACGGGCTCGTCAGCAGCCTTCGCCGGGCGGCCGCGCTTGCGCTTCGGGCGCTCGATGATGCCCTTGCTGATCAAGTAAGCGCGGAACACCTCCTGCGCTTCTTCGCCAAACACCGGCGCCAGCGAGCCGTCCTCCTGGATGGCAGTTGCAGCCATCGCCAGCTCGATCGCCCGTTCCTTGGGCATCACAGTGCCGAGGTCCAGCAGCTGGATATCCACGTGACCCTCTTTGGTCAGCATGAACTCACGCCACGCACGGTCGTTCGCCATACGGATCTTCAGTTTGCCGAACTGACGCGACACGCCGACGACCGAAAAGTTATTGTTAACGCTCATTGCCTTGCTCCTTGTTGCGGTGCGTTATGTATAACGCGGGGTTTGGACAGTGTCAAGTGTTTTTTTGCGTTTACGGCGTTTTATTTTGCAGCACCGTCTGTCGCATCATCCTCAACACTCCACCCTTATAGCGGAGGCCGGCCAGCATTGCAAGAGGTTTTTTATAGAAAACCGACTTTTTTCCTATTGACACGCCCGACAGCATATGCTAGACAGGACTGGACGACCGGCTTAGGAGCGCCGGGAGGGGAGGGCACGGAGGTCTGAGTGAAAAGACCTATATCAGAAAATGGATTAACTGGGGCTTGACAACCCTGCCAGCCCCAGTTATAGTGTCAGTTCAATCAGTCCCGAACCCAGAACCGGTTCAGGGCCATTGCACCCCGTGCGCTCGCAATCCGATGATCGAGTCCAGCGCAAAAGTCCGGATCACCACCCGACGTTCCAGTCCGGCCTGACCCGCCTCCGATTCGCGACGTTCGGGCAGTCCCTGAATGTCTTCGGGATCAATCGGTTCACCATCCAGTTCATACTGGACCGATCCCGCTCGGAGGAAAATGGTTTCCAGATAATACTGGCCACGGTGCTCCACGAACGGCGTGCCGGCGACGCGAGTGCCCCAGGCCCTGGGCCCCAATTCAAACGAATCCGGATCACGTCCTTCTTCGGCCAGACGGCGGCGCACCATCGCCTCATAGGCATTGGTCTGAAGGTTGCTGAACACCATCACCTGGGCACCGGTCATCCGTTTACGGACGCGACCCTGTTGCGGGTTCGACCGGCCACCGGTGAGCTTAACATCGGTGAGCGTATCGATACCCACGAACGTTCCGCCAGCCAGCGAACCGAATACACGTCGCGCAGTCTCATAGTCCATGTCAGTTGCTCCCTTGCATTACCCGACTGTTATAGCAGGCCCCCGCGCCAGTGTCAATAGCAAAAACACCAGCAGCGGGGTTAGAGATCGATACGGTCAGATACCCAGCAGCGGGGTCTTAGTTGAGCCGACCCGGGAAGGTCACCACATTCCCATCGGCCTCCAGTTCCCGGTCCGACTGCTGGTCCCGGATCCCCAGCTCGTTCAGGATGCGTTCGATCGAGCGAGCAGCCTGAGCCTGAAGGATCTCGTGCAGGCGCTGATACCGAACGCCGATGGCCGACACATCTTCGGCCGCTTCCAGCGCCACGGCCATGCCGCCTTCGGCAGTCATACGGTCGAAGCTCTCCACGGCACGGTCACACGCACGGCCGATGGCCTGGATGGCCTCACGAATTTCCTTTTCATGTTCCACGGTGTATCTCCTCTGCCGTGTGTTACGTCATGTCGTCACGTATACACGACCCAGGCCGGCATGTCTAGTGGTTTTTCACCGTTAGACAAAGTTTTCTAGGGCTGCTAGACAGGCTGTCCAACATCACAGGATGTCAAGTATAAATAGGCTGAAATACGAAATTCATCTCGGGTGTGTGACGGACGCCACACCGGATCTGCCGGTCAGACCGGTGGACAGCCTACGCACCAGCGGACGCTGTGGGTTTCTGCCAGAAATGAAGACCGGACGAACCACAGGCATAGTCAAATACTCCTTCAATGGTTTTCGGATCTTTCCGGGGTTTTCCGATACTCCGTCAGTGGTTCCCCGCCGGTCAGTCACCGTCGGTTACATCCAGTCACGTCCGGGTGTTCGATCCCGGATCTGGCTCTGTTCTGGACTGATCCGTTCTATACGGTATTCGTCCACTATCCACGGTTGTTCACCCGACTCATCAGTATACCAGCCGGTATCATTTACACTCCAGTCATAGTGTAGACGCCAGTCCGATCCGTCCTCGAACCGGAAGTCCACAGTCCGGTCACCGGCACGATCTGCATCCCAGACTCTTACTCGACGTTCTAGATAGTCCAGTATGGCGTCCTCCGGGCTCTGATCTGTTTCTATCCATTTTTTGGGAACCGGACCCGCGCCCGGTCTGTATTGGTGATTTTCACTGGTTGTGTATAGCATTCCGACCGCTTTCCTTTAAAGTATGGACTCTGACGTTATTTTTTCAAATTTCTTTACTCGACTGAGAATCGTGCTCCAGCGTTGACGCTCGGACTCCATCATCGATCTAAAATCGTCGTCAGTTGTAGACCCACCAATCTTATCACAAAATTTTATATATGAACGAATCCAACTTTGGAGATCCACCGGCCGTTGAGGTCGGCCAGCAGCGGGGTCTATTATCTGTTCAACCATCAATTGACGTGACTCCTCTACGAGATGCCAATTGAATATCACCACCCAATACTGTAAGTCGTTGCCGTATTGTTCTTGGCTAATCACTCCCGCCGCCCGGCTCTGACGGCCCAGAATGGTCCGCAATTGCTGGAGTTGCGGTTCGGAGATCGGATCATTTCTCCGATAGATTCGGATGGGTGGAGTGTAGATCATTGTTTGAACAGTATGTTAATGATGGTCCATTCCGATTCCGGAACAACAGCGGGGTCTATGTATAGTTCCACCAGTGCCCAGCGCGGGTGCAAACGTGCTACCAGATGATCCCGATATCGTTCTGCTATGCGTTGTTGGGCGGCGGACAGTTCGGTTTCAGTCAACCACCGAACCAGTTGCGGACTCTGTCCCGGCCGTCTTCGGTATACCGGTGGTGCCGTGCGCGGTTCAATCTCGGCAATTTTTTTTAATCGCTTCATCGTTTCTTTCGCCTCCGGGGTTTCTCGTAGACCACATAGCCTTGGGCGCGCAATTGTTCCACCAGATGCTGATTTATCGCTCGCTGGCTGGTGATTCGTTCCTCGGCCTCGGCTTCCTGCAAGAGCCGGCGCTGGTGTTCCACCGCCTCCCAGTGCTGTTCGCTCAACGCGATGGCTTCGGTCAGCCAGGCGGTTTCGGTCATGCGGTCACTGAGTGCGATCTGTTCCAACTCGCCCACGTCTATGAAATCCCAGACCTCCGGGCGCCAGTCCGTGTTCAGTCGATCCCGGATGTGTTCCTGAACCGTTCGCTGGAATTCTGCCCCGGCTGCCAGACGGTCACACATGGTGTCCCAGTCGGTGTTCAACAGTTCGTGGTCCAGGGGTTGGTCTTCCAGGATGCTTTCGGCCACTTCCCGGTATATGCTGGATGACACCTGGACGGTGATGGGTATAGCGATCTGCGGGTGCTTCACTTTTGTTCTCCGGTTCGGGGTCGGTATCGTATGCGGGGTTCTCCCGCCGGGGTGCAGCCGATGTCAGCCCACACCACCGGATCCGCCGGCCGGGCTTGTCGCACCACCCGGCCCCGCACATAATCCCACAGCACGGTGCCCAGCCACTGGACCGCGGCCGGTGCCGGTTCGGTCAGTCGCGCAGCTACCGGTTCGATCTCCGGGCTGAGTTCGGTGAGTTCCCGGCCGGTGACGGTCATGGTGCAGATCTGATTCCGTCTGTCGATGAACAGTAGTTCATACTGGGCCCGGCCCCGAGCCCGCACCCGGCTGATCGGTTGCCACTGGCCCAGTTCGCTCATTCCAGCCTCCAACCGGTGCCGCGCAGGCGTTCGCCGAGATCGCTCAATCGTTCCTGACTGAGGCGACGACGCTCCGGCAGTTCGCTCTGAATGTCCACTCCGCTCAGTGCGGCTTCGGCCAGTTCCACCAGATCCTTGGCTTCCCGCAATCCCAGGCCGGTGGCCGCACGAATCTCCTTGATGGCCGAGATCTTGTTGCGCTCCGGTGCCGTGCGATCCAGCACCAGGGTGGTGCCGACTCCGCGTAGTTTTCTCAGCAGCAGGTGTCGCCGGATGCTGGGGTTCAGTGCTTCCAGGAACCGTTCGGCTTCCTCCACGGTCCAGTCGGTCACGCTGATTCTGATCAGTTCGTCTGCGAGGTGCAGCACTCGATCCGTGGGCGCTGTCATCGCAGCACCGAACTGAGTTCGCTGAACAGGATCTGGTTCAGTTCAGACTCTGCGTGTTCGCGGGCTATGTCCACCAGTTCGTAGAGGGTGTCCGAATCGTCCGGGCGCTCCGGGTGTTCGTCCATCAGCTGAATGCTGGTTTCCAGTTGCTCCAGAACCTGAATCAAAAGTTGCTTGCGAGTCATGTCCGATCCCCTCAGTCTGCTACCATTCGCTGGACCACGGTTTCGCCCGGTTCCAAATAGTCATCGCCAGCGTATTCCGAATAGGTGCGGGTCTGCGCGTTCCACACCACCGATTGCATACGAACCGTCGCCTCGCGATAGCTGTGGTCGTCAGCCGGCACCAAAACAATCTCTTCTTGCATTCGTGTTCTCCTTGTTGCGTTGTATATAGCAGCCGGCAGCGTCAGTGTCAACAGGTGTTTCGGTCTCACTGCCGGCAGTCTGCGAGCAGGTCAGCTGGGGTTCTGCGAGTGTGTGCCGGGGCTGGGGCTCAGCAGGAAGGCAGTTCTCCAGCCCGCTACGGCGCGCTCCGTGCCGTCCTGCCAGCGTAGCACCACGTCAGCTTCGTCAGCACGGATCCGCCAGCTGGGTCGATCATCCACCCAGCGGACGAACTCCACCGGTTCACCCTCATAACGAGCCGGATGGTCCCGGAACATCCACTGATAGTTGCCCCATTTGGGGCTGAGCAGGTGGACAGCCGAACCTTCCGGAGTTCGGCTAAAAGCCACATAACCGTTGAAGTTCTGCTGATAGCCGCCCAGCGGGATCGTTTCGGTATCCGGTTCCGTGCCGACGTCGGCCAGACTCTGCTCCAGGGCCAAACGTGCGCTTTCCTGAACGAACTCGCGGAAGGTGTCCGGATCCAGGAATCGGGTGATCCAGTCCGAGCGATCGCCATATTTTTCGGCTAGGAGAAATTCCCGGCCGTCCAGGCTGTAAATGCGGGCCGTGGCGGTTTCGTCGCTGCTGAAGTTGTATTCGAACAGAACGGTTTCACTGAGACGACCGGCCGGCCATTCCACGCGGCTAGCCTCCACACCCGACTGTCGCAGTTCCGATTCCAGCGGTTCCGGCAGCCAGTAGTCCAGCGGCTCCGGTGCCCGGGCAAAGAGACGGGCCTGGCCCAGGGTTAGCTGAATAGGTTGGATTTCCACGATGTTTACTCCCGTTAAAAGCCCGTGCCAGTGACTTAACACGGGCACGGGCGGGTTGTCAACAGCCGAGTCGGACTCTTAGAAGTCCATCTGGCTGTAGTTGTAGACTTCCGGTTGCTTGCGCGTCAGCACAATGCAAGCCCGGCCGTTCTGGAACACAAAGCGACCGCTCTTGCCGTCCACCGACTTCAGGTGTTTGGGCGTCATGTTCACCGGCTCCCAGTCACCGTTGTCATCGCCATCGTCATCCTTGCCAGTGACCTTATAGAAGCTGGTGTTGATCTGCTGCACCATCGGATTACCGCGCCAGCGACGATCGCCCAGGTCATCGTCTTCAACCGGAACACCGTCAACAGTCATCTGCAATTCGTATTCCACCGATTCCGAGTATTCCGGCTTGGTGTTCAGCATGGCCATCACTTCCTGCGCGGTCTCGTTGTAGCGGTTCATTTCTTCCACCATGGCCTTGAGCATGTCGAAGTTGAACTCGCTGAACAGGGTGCTGATCTTCAGCACGCCGTCGATGTGGTCCTTGTTCCGCAGATTTTCTTGGCAGTATTCCAGGATAAAGTCCGGTTCCAGGCCTTTGAATTCCAGCATGTAGTAGATCCGACCCGGACGGTTCCGCATGTGACGGTCGATACGCCACTTGTCGTTGGTGGTCAGAACGAACAGTTTCTTGGTGGGGAACATGCCGTCGAACAGGGTAAGGATCGCTTCCTGGTCGCCGTCGCCGTAGACCTTCTCGAACTCGTCGAACAGCACGATGACCGGTTGCTGGATATCCTGCATCAGCTTGTTGAAGTTGTCGCCCGACCAGGGACGGTTGATCACGATGGTGCTCACGCCCTGCTCGCGAGCGTTGGTGCTGAGCGTCTTGGCCAGCAAGCTCTTGCCGGAACCTTTCTCACCAGCCAGCATCACACCGGTGCTGTTGGGGCGATCCATGAACGTCCGCAGGATTCGATCGGCATGACGCAGGGTGTTGCCGTAAATCTTGCCGGGCTGGACGAAGTCGTCGATCAGATTCAGGTAAAAGTTACCGAACTGATCCTGGTCGATGATGTAGGTTCCGACCGGAAGATGATCGTAAACCTCGGCGCCCGGATTGTCGGAAACACGGTAGCTGGAGTTGTTCTTGATATAGAAGGTCATTTTCTCTCTTTCAGTTCTTGGGGGCAGGACGGACGGTGATTGTCGGAACACCGTTCGGTGTTTCGATCAACGACCAGCGCGGGTCAAGTCCACAGTTGGCCTTGGCCCAATCGAGTGCCACTTGCTTGTCATCGAACCCTTCGATGATTTCAACAGTGGTTTGGGTGTATCGTAGGATGGAATACATCGTGTTCTTCTCTCGCTTGCGTGTCGTGTTTATACTGTCGGCAGACTCTTCTGTCAACAGTTAGTTCGTTCCTGTCAGTAAATCACCACATCGTCATCACTCAGGATACTGACGTGGGTCACTGTGGTGTCGTCGTTGCCCAGTTGTTGGGTCTGCAGAATGATGCCGTAGATGGTTATGCCCTCCAGCACTCCGATCTCCACATCACCGTGTGCGGCTTTGAGCCACTCCAGTCGGTCGATAAACTCGGAAAGTCGCATCTGCCGGACCTCACTGTTCCCATTCATTGTATCTGGAATCGTAGCGGCGCTCATCACCGGTGGGACCATCCCACATGCACCCCCACCACTGGCTGTCTTCGTTATACAGAACGTGGTGCCAGCCCTTGTGGCTGAACACTTCTCCGGATTTCAGGAGACCGCGCTCTACGAGCTCGCGCACATGAGCAGCCTCAACCGGACTGAACTCGGTCATCCCCGATTCGTCAATGTCTTGATCTTCGTCGTAGTAGAGCAGATAGTCCAGTGCCGCCATGGTCGAGTTCATCACTGTCTCCCGGTTGTCTTGCGAGCGTTATAGCAGGGCCCTGGGGCCCTGTCAACCTAAAGAAGCTGGATCCTTCGACTCAGCACATCACAAACCAACCCGAACCCGTGTTCCAGACACAGGGCCCGGATTTCCCGGTCGCTGGCTTCAAAACCGGCAAACGTCATTCGGTTTGCGTCCAACACCATTTCCATCGCGATGCTGTTGTCGCCTTCGCAGAGGTCGTAGGCGTCCGAGGCGATACTGTCCCAGGTGCTGACGATCGCTTGTTCGGTTGCACGGCTGATTTCGATCATCTGCATATCACACCTTCCAGTAATCGCGCAGCGACTCGGCGGCGCGGAACCCGTCGCCTTCTTCGTTCCACCAGCCCTCGGCATCGTCGATTGCTGACTCGCGAGCGGCAATAACCGGACCGGGAATCATTTCGTTCTGTTCGTCTTCGTTGAACGCGCGACGAGTTTTGGTCAGCGCCTGACAAATCTCGTCTTCGTCACCGTTCCAGCCAAACTCCAGCAGGTCACGGATCTGCCGATCTTCAACGTGCGGAAACTTTTCCATTGTGTCTTCCTCTGTTGCCTTGTCCTGTTTTTATAGCTGACTCAGCGGCCGCTGTCAACCGCCAAATCAGTCTTGACCGTCCTGAGATCGACCGTTTCCTGAAAACGGTCACGTTTGATGTCTTTGTTCGAAAGTTCAAGGATCCAGTCCACATAGAACCAGTAATTGACCGATTTCCAGCTTTGGAAGTGCCTGCCATCAATCAGCGCACCCCAAAGGTTCTCGCGCACTTCGGTGTCAGTTGCTTCTCCGAAACCGTCTTCACGGCTCAGCAGTTCCAGTCGGCTGTAGGAATATTGCCAAATTTCATCATCGGTCAAGCCCGGCGCAATCCGGATCGTGTCGTCAAGGATCTGCTGGACACGACGGTTGCCGTCGGTGCTGAACATTGCGAAATAACCCGGCCGAGTGGCGTCCATATCGTTTACTTCACCACGGGTGCCACGATGATCGTCATCATCGTCATCGGAATCGTCTTCATCATCTTCATCCTCGAGTTCATCTTCGTAAAGGAAGAATTCTTCGTTATGCGCCATTTCGGCAATGTCATATTCGCTCATGTAGCTGAGAGCGCCTTTGGCCACTTGTTCCCAGCTGAGCGTGCCTTCGTCGACAGCGTCATAAATCCGGTTGGTAATCTTGCGAGTCTCACGTGCCATGACGTTCCTCCTGTGTCTGTCAGTAGGTTATAGCATCAACGCGAACGGCTGTCAAGGCAGTTGCTCGGTTTTTTCCGGTTCATCCACGACCGGCTCGAGACCGATAACCTCGGAAATATCAGCAACATACTCGTCTTGAGCAGCATCGATTGCAGCCAAAAGGTCCAAACGCACCGCCTCGGCTAGTTCACGAGTGACAATCGGATAACTGCCACGGCACCCGCGTCCGAAACACGGCTCGTCCACCCACACCGGAAACCCATTCTTGAGAATGGTTTTTCCATCCACGTCAATGGTGTATCCACGGGCACTCATATACGGATCCAGATAGTCGTCCCACACTCGCGGGGATTCCGGAACTTCACATGCTGCCAGCATCACAGCCAGAGACAGTGCAATCGCTTTTTTGAACATTCGCTGCCCTCCGTTTCGTCAGCCCGTCTAGCACGGGCTGGCTGGCGTGTCAATCACTGTCTTGAAGAACCGCTTCGAGTTTGCTGAACGTGGGCCGGCGCGGGATTCCGATTCCAACCACGCCCCACTCGCCATTATCGAAAAGGTATGCGTATTCGGCACCGCACGATTTAGCCCCGCCCACAAAGAAGGTTTCGTTGTGGTAGTTCTTGGCTTCAATGCCGGTCTCGCCTCGGTCACGACCGTATGCTACGGTCCAGCGATCCCATCTGGGATCCATATCTTCTTTTTTCAGGTGGTAGGTGTCGAAGGGATGCTGTTCACCGATCTCTTCACGCAGCGAGCTGATGTCGCCGAGACCGATTAGTTCACGAACTTTGGATTCGTCCTGGTAGTGTTCGCTCAGGATACGACCATTGTGTTCCGGATACGAGTCCCAATGACAATAAATCGCATCGATGGTTCCATCGGCATTCTTGATGCCAATCATTCCGCGCGTTCCCATGTGTGTCTCCTTTGTTTCCTAGTGTATAGCGCAACCAGCGCCTATTGTCAAGTAGCCATCCGAAAAATAATTGTTCGATAAATACAATATGAACAATTATTATACATACCTATATCGAAACCCTGACACGCTAGAACCCTTTTATGTAGGAATGGGTAAAGGTCGTCGTCGATTTGCTCACTTAAAAGAGGCAAAACTAAATCCAATTCCCGAGTCGGGCCAACACAAACTCAACGCAATTCGAAAACTATTAGAAGAAGGAAAAGATCCTTTAATCGAGATAGTTCACAACAACCTTACTCGTGAACAAGCCACTGGCCTTGAGATAGAACTTATATCGACTTATGGTAGACGGGATTTGGGGACCGGCGTCCTAACAAACCAAACAGACGGTGGTGACGGAAATAGGGGATGGAATGAAGAAGCAAAACAAAAAGTAAGAGATCGAAATTTGCTTTTAGGAATATCTCCACCATCACAAAAGGGACGCAAACAAAATCGCAATCCGGAATTTACTTCAATACCAGCAAAGCTAGTATCAACAGGTGAAAAAATAAAAGTATCACCAAATGATCCAAGATGGAATACTGGGGAAATTGTAGGTATAAACAAAGGCATCAATCAAGATGCTGACTGGCGAAAAAAGAACTCGGAAGGTGTTTCCAAACTAAAATGGTGGAACAACGGAGTTCAGTGCATACGGAGCGTTAATCAACCGGGACCGGATTTTATTCAGGGTCGCGGTAAAGTCAAATGGTGATGGTTCCGTCCGTGTTGCGGACACCGATCATTGACCTGGTTCCCATATTTGGCTCCTTGTTGCGAGGGTTGGGCAGTTTTTAAGCGGCGGTCATACCCAGGACCTCCATCAATCTAAAATTTTATCTAATTATTCCAGGGCGTCTCTGGCATGCCCGGCTAGGGCGAGTCTCGAGGTCGGGGCATCGTATCCTCTGTTGAACCGTTAGCGTTTCTGTTTACTTGCCTTGTCTAGCAAGTCTTCCTGGCCGTGTCAACGGCTTTGTCGGTTAGTCCCACCAAAGCCGCAGGGTGCGCGGTTCAATGAAACTCATTTCGTCAACCTGAACGCCACCTACGATGTAGTTGACGAGGTCGGCTGCCGAAAAGTCACGATTGAAGTGGATCAGCAGAGTGCCGTCCCAGGTATCCTGCGTGAGATCGGCATCCGGCATCTCCAGGCGGATGTCGCCGGATTTGACAAAGATGCGCAGATTTTTCTGCACTCGATCTCCGAGCCACTCCCGGGCCACCTTCAGGATGCCTTCGAGGTCAGTCTCACTCGTAACACGAGTCATGGTTTCCATCTTGTTCTCCTTCAGTCCACAAGATCCAGTTCACGGATATAGCGACCTACCGCCGCCTCTGCGACATCGCGCAGGCTATCGAAAGCGACACTGATGGTTCCGTCAGCCACCACAGCGCCTTGGTCATCCCAGATAGAATAGGGGAAGTTCATGTCGTCATCCATCACGAGTTCAACAGTGAACTTACCGATCCCAGTTTCGACGTCGATGTATTGCTTCATCACCACTCTCCTTTTTTATGTTTGGCCTTGCGGGAGTATTTGGTGCGATCCCGCACGACGCGAGAGCGGAATTGAGCTGCATCCCGGGCCATCGCACGGGCGACGGGATTGCGATGATTCAGGTCCGATTGTTTGATCTGCATCTTCATCTTGTCCTCCTGGGTTACCAGTGCAATATATGCTCAGCCAACCCAGGAGTCAAGCAGATTCCTTAGGCTTCGTCGGTTTCTTCGTCCGTTTCCCATTCAGCCATCGACTCGCTGATGTTCATTTCAGTGTCGATTTCGTCTGGGATGTTTTCCGAAACCCAGTCACTGTTGCCGGTGATGTTCCAGTAAGCGTCTTCGCCTTCGAAGAACTGACCGCAGAACGCCATGCCGGGTTCGTAGTAGAAGGCGCGAACCTCAAGACCCAGGCCCTCCATCTTCTCGTAGGCCGCAATCGGCGGGGCCCAGGCGCTGTCGAAGCTGATCTTCAGGGTGCTGTTGCCGGAACCGTCACCCACATCAGTGACTTCCATATGACAGTCTTCGCCACCGATGTCCCACTTGGTGCCCCACTCGTTGACGCAGAAGTCATACCAGGTGGCGTAGCCATATTTTTCCACATTGGCGGATTGTTTCGCTTCCAGCGCCGCCTGCTTTTCGGTGTCGCCGAAACTGCCGGACACCGTGTCAGTCAGTTCCTGCGGAACCGGACATACGAATTGCAGCAGCTCGCCCTTCTCGGCGGCAGCGGCCATGTCTTTGATCACCTGGGTCGGGCCGGTGACATAGAGGGAGTTGGAGCACCAATTCGGCATTTGCGTCGTCCTTTGTTTCTGTTACAGTCAGTTTCTAGCAGGCGCCGCCGCCCGTGTCAAGCAGGTTGTGCGTCTCGTTCGAACAGTTTCACCACAATTGCGGGGTCATAGTTGTCCCACCGAATCAGCGAGTCGCGGACTTCCTCCACGTCATCAGAGCGGAAAAACACACGATCGATTCGTTCGTCGTTGAGGTAGACATCAAAAGTTTTCATCGGATTTTCCTTATTGAGTTGTGATCAGTTCCACGCGATTGATGTGTTCCCACCAATCGATGGTTCCCATGGTTTGGGGTTCCCGGCTTGTCCAGTTAGCCGGGGCAATCCATCGGGTTCCGTCGTGCAGTTGTCCCACTGAGGCAACCGAACTGCCGCCACTGTTCCAGTGCAAACGGTAGACACCTAACGGTAGGTTTCGGACTTCGTCATCGGTCATCGACCGTCCTCGCTTCCTGAAATGTCATCTCGTCGACGAGATGAATGTCGCTGTCGGTTTCGATCCAAGCCCGCGCCCCGCAGCTCAATTGCCGCCCGTCGTATATCATACGGCTAGGACCTGCAATTTCCACTTCGCGAGCATAGCGAACCTGTGAACCGGTTTTGATCGTGTAGACGGGACGGTTAGCCCCGTCTTTCGCATTCATGGCAATATGCTGCCGGTTCACGTGGATGATGTGCCGCGGCACGACGATTACCGCAGACCGAGCAGTCGCATAACCAAGCGCGTCACAGCAAGATCACGGTTCGGTTGCGGCGGAAGGTGCCCGGGTTTGGGGGTATCGATGTAACGCTGGATGGGGTTGGTCATGTTTCTCTCCTCAGATTTCAGTGATAATATCGCGGATTTCGGTGTCGATGATGTCAGCGTGGGCGAAGCTGTAATCCATTTCGCTGACAATCTCAGCCACGTCGGCATCTTCGCGAACACGAAGCGCAACGACGATTTCGATCACTCGGCCTTCATCTTCCATGGTCAGTATCCTCTCATGCCGTCTTGCGGCCAGTTTCCAGATTATACTCGAAGCGCAACCCGCCCAGCACGTCGCGGCACCGGATGTATTCGTAAACACCGGCCAGTTTCATACGCTGGTGCGCGGCCTTGCCTTCGGCGGCATTGCTGACAGTTTCCACAAAGGTTTCGACACCGTCACGAACACCGTATACATTAAACATCCGTGCCATCGTGTCCTCCCTTGTTGCCCATACTGTCTAGCATCTGCCGCCAGTGCAGTCAAGCACAGAGTTGGTTGAGTTCTCGGATAACGTCGCCAGCATCCAGCGCCGAGCTGGCAACCAAATAACGATCACCCTCGCGGTCCAGCAGCGTCAGCCCGCTGGCCGAATCGACGACTCGTGCAGTCCAGGTTCCGTTAGCGTTGACACGCACCCGGAGTTCATGTGCAGTTTCGACTTCTTCGGTGACCGTCGACATCAGATCCAGGATATTTTTCATCTCATTTCTCCTTGGTTTCACGGAGCCAAAACATGGTCACATCAGACCGGTTGTCCAGCGGATGGACAATGCTGACCCAAAGGTATTCTTCACCAGTAACATCGATAACTTTCCACTCTCGGGGCATGGCAGCAAAGTTCAGTCCGGTTATGCGAGTCCAGGTTTCGACAATCTCCCGGACCTGGCGCTCATCCGACTCGCCATAGAAGGTGCGCTCGAACGTGACATCCGGATTGATACTTCCGGGTCGAACAGTAATCGTGGCCATCGTAGCCTCCTGCTGTTTCTGTATGCTATGACTAACAGACTGCCAGAGCCGTGTCAATCACGGATACGGTTAACCGCAAATCTGTTCGATTTCGTCTGCGGTGCGATCAGTGTTGGCGTAATTGATACGACATTCGGCGTCACTCTGATGTCGCGACCATTCCGAAACACTCGCACCGGCTGAAATGCCAACGATGCTGACTGCGACGCAGATCATAAGCCATTTGAATTCCATTGTGTGGTCCTCTTAGTTAAGGGTTTCGATGGTGATTCGGACCGTGCGTCCGATGAACTGGTTGATGCCAACGTGCCGTTTGGATGTGTCCCAGCTCTGGAATCGGAAAAACTCCGGCCCAGTGATGTCGTCAACAATTTCGGCAATCACAGCCGCACCACTGTCTTCGTAAGTTGCGTCCAGTAGGCCTTCGTGAACAATCTTTGGCATCTCGTGTCCTCTCATGCTGGTGCCCCCACATATAGCAGGGGCACCTAGCCTTGTCAAGTGCTCTTAGACGTTGTCTGCGAGCGTGTCAGCAGCCGTGTTGGCGCCTGCTTGCACCGCTTGGGTAAACGCATCCCCCGCGCTGACGCCAAGCTCTCCTACCACAGCATAACGGCAGGTCCGGCCCTTGCTGTTGTTGTAATCGGTCGGGATGCTCACGACATCAGCCGGGTTGATCTTGAGGATCACAGTCCGGGCACCGCCGAAGTGGCTCAGGTAGTATTCCGAGCAGAAGTGCAAGCCTTCGGAACAGGTGTTGTTCTGGTCATCGTTGACCGCGTTGCGCGGCATTTCCACCACCGTCACACCGTCCACAACCGAGATCTGAACCTCGTTCTTTGCACCGGCAGTGATCGGCATCGACGCCAGTTCTTCCACAGTCCAGGTGTCAGCCAACCGGTTGGGCGTGGTTCCGGAATGGACGTCCAGATAGTCGTCACGCACCTTCTTGTAAGCCAGGAAGTGACCATCCGGCGTGATCGGAAGGTTGTTCTTTTCCAGGAAGCCATACAGTTCGTTCACCGCACGGAAGCTGGGGTTCTGCATGAGGTTTTCCATGAAGCGAACCAGCGGTTCGATCGGAAAGCCTTCTTCATACATTTGCAGCATACGGCGGGTGAGACCGTTGTTCATCAGCTGGCCCTTCCAGAACACCTTCTCGCCCTGGACGCTGACATGACCGGCACCGTAGTTGAGCACCGTCTTGACCGGATCGACGATACCGCGGACGGTTTCCCAGTCACCAACGCGGATGGCTTCTTTGATCTTTTCGTAAGCCATATGGCTCTTGGTGACCGTGTGGCTCTTGTTGTCAATCACGACAACGATGTTTGATCCTTGGATCAGATATGGGTAAGACATTGGTAACTCCTTTTAGATGTCTTGCTTCGAGTTGTCGACGATGTTGATGTATTCCGCCACAGCGGCCTCGTCGAAGCCATACCGTAGGTGTCGAATAAGGGGATAACGCTCGTTTACCTCCCGAATCACTTTTGTCGCATCAGCCTGCATCTTTTCCAGATCCAGTTTGAGGTTAAACATGCTTGCCAGTTTCTGCAAGTAATAGACATTGAAGTTTTCACTCACGTCCATACTCTCAACAGCCTTACGGAACGGGCTGTTGATGTCGATCTTGGCTGCAATGTCCCGAGTATATACGCTCCGGGCATTGCTGTCAAGGCTTTTTATGATGCCAGTAACGAACTTACCGGTGCTGAGTCCGTTGATGGTCTCGCTGATCAAGTCCTCCAACGGAATCCAGTTCGCCTGTGCCCGGACAGCCTCGATGTCGCCTTTGCGAACGCCAAACACTCGCGCACCACTCAGCACAGCCAATTCGGTATTCAGCATATAGTGGTAGACTTCCTTTGCAGCGACCAAGTCACCGCTCTGCATGGACGCCTCGAACCCTTTGAGGTTCAGGTAGTAGAACTTTTGATTCTGATCCAGCTGGGTAATGTCCGGAACCACCAGCGGTTGCCAGCTGATCGCCGAAGTGTAGCTCTGGTGCCGGCGATTCTGATCCATGCGAAGCTGCATGATGTTGATGGGTTCGGACTTGGCGCGAGCCTGGCGCACAACCTTGGGAATAGCCGAACCTTCGACAACCGTGTCAGCCGGCGGGTCCAACAGCACCGTGGTCAGGAACCGTTCAAAACCCATCTCCTTCTCCGGATCTGCGGGAGTGAACAAGAAGATGTTCTTGCGCTCGTCGCCGCCGGATTCCTTCATATGGTTTTTCAACCGTTGCTGGATCTTTTCGTTTTTGCGATTGGGCACCAGCATCATCTGATAGTCAGGACGGAACACAATGTTGCCGTCGTAGTTGACCGGATTGTGATCGCGAGCACGCCGCGGATAGGTGTCGTAAACGAAACCGCGGACTTCCATATTGTAATCGTCGCGCAATTTCTGCGGTGTGATTTCAATGTCTCGGCTGTAGATGCTGCCATAATGGCTACGGTCAATCAGCGGATTCGAGTTGGTTTTCAGCCAGCGGTTAATCGAGCTGCTCCACACCGTGCTGCGGCTACGTTCGATAATCGCCCGGCGCTGTTCCCATACGTTGGTAAACTGGGCAAGGTGTTCGGCCAGTAACCGATCCAGCACCGCAGCCACCTGCTGATATTTTGCAGTGATAGCCGACACCGTTTCTTTGGTGTATTGCAAACCCTCACGGCTTGCCTGAAAGTCGATCTCGCCGATTGCAAAGTGGATTTCGAGACCCATGCGATCGATATGCTGCAAATCGTTCAGCGGGCCCGAGTAGTTGGGCAAATCGATCGGATATTCGATAGTGCCCATCACCGCCACATTGCTGCGACCGTGCAGGCGGGAATGGACCCCCGGGATAATGTCACGGTTTTCGTAACTGTGGACCGCCACATTGCATTCTGCGCCGGTGAAGTTCGGCTGGACAGCGAAGTGAACGAACACTTCGCTCGCTTCGTTAATGAACTCGCGGAAATCATACCGGTTTTCAACCGCGAAACGAACTTCAACGCCAGTGGGTTCATCCGTGGGCTCTTGCAGCATCAGCGCCACGCTGGGCACACCAGTGTCGTTGATGAATGCCGAATAGATGCCCTTGATGCCGTCACGGATGGCGGTCACGGTGAAGTTGTCGGTGTAACTGAACGGGCTTTTGCTGCCCAAGCCCAGCGCGCCGATAAAGTCGTCACTTTCGGTCTTGGTGCTCTCGAAATAGGTGGTGTAGATTTTGCACACCTGGTCGTGCGTGAGACCGGTCCCGTAATCGCGGATGGCAAAGTAAGGGCCCAAGCTGGTAGGCAAGTGAACATCAAACGGTAGATCGGCACGGCCGGCATCCACATGACTGTCACGGGCGTTGCAGCCGAGTTCACGAATGATTGCTCGGATTTTGTTGGCATAGAGGCCGCTCGACAGGATCGAGAAGGCTTTGGCGCTGTTACGAATGCCAAACTCTTTGACATGAGTAACGCCTCCCATCGTGACGGGATTTTCGGGCGCAGTATTCAAACGCATATGGCTGTTTCCTTTTGTTGCTCTTGAGCCCTAGCAAGATTGCAGAGCTCTGTCAATAGTTTTATCGATCTCAGATGCATAAAGTGCTGCGGACTGTTTACGGGTATCCCGGTATCCAAGTCACCATACAAATGGTAGGGCTCGCTCCACATCTGGTTGTCGACGTCGATCCATTCCGGAATCATACGATAATGACCTACCTCAGTGGGGACATGGTGCCCCCACTGATTGAAGTAGTAGGTCCGCATCCCGTTATTCCTGTTCCTGGTAATACCGTTCCAGTTCCATCACCAGCTGATTGTGGCTTTCGGTATTCACGTGGATTAGGCCCACATACTCCGGTGCCATGAATCCTACTTCGGTGACGTAAACACCCGTGACGCCCAGCTTCTCCTCAATCATTCGTTGGATTTCTCCAAACTCGTGATAGTCGAGTGCAGTGATCACACGCGGAAGCCGCAGGGTGATTTCCACATCGGAATAGACGTTGTTAGGATCGATATCGCTCATCAGTTTCCTCCAAAAACCTGTTGCCAGATTTTGATGATATCGCCGTCTGCGGCGTTGCTGATTTCTTCAGCAGCTTCAACCAGACTGCGGTCCATTTGTGACATCAGGATCACTTGCGCGATTGAGCGAACATGCTCGGGTCGCGTCACGCCTGCCTCTGCAAGCAAGTTTACCAAATGATGCATGTCACACCAGCATCATAGCAGAGTAGTAGGCCAGTGTCAACACCCACCACACGGCATCACCGATTTTCTTCAGTGTCTTCTTCATCATCGCTCTCCTCCAAAAATGCCCATTGAACGAACTCACTGTGCGGTCCGGTAAACAAGAGGTCACCGTAAGAACGGACCGACACCTGGATCTCCGGCTGGGGCTCGGGACCAAAACGGCCCGGTGTCATACGGACCTCAAGGTCGTAGGTGTATTCCTCGTCTTCCGAATCCGGTGAGTGAAGGTAATATCCGCCGGGACCGTCTTTGAATGCTGCCGTCACCTGGGCAGCGAGACAGCCGGCACCGTTAAACACTTTTTCCGTGCCACCGCGAAGGCCGTTCACCATACGACCGTCACGCAGGACGTTGGCAAGCTCACGCCCGTGACCGGTAATATACCCATCATACTGGCCGTAAAGGCAAACAATCGGTTTGCCGTCCTCCATGAATCGAGTTAGGCTTCGAGTTCCCATCTGCGTCTCCTGTTGTTCATCTGCTTATAGCGGGCTCAACAGCCAGTGTCAAGCCCGCCACCGATGATTGTCACCAGCTGGAGTGATATTCTATTTGCCAGCGCCGCCAAGGGCTGCTCGCATCATCGGTATATTCAGGAAGGAATTCATCCAAGAACTGGACGGTTCGTTCCAGATCCTGGAAATAATATTCGTCGTAGTCGGTCCCGCCAAAAAAGAACCCGCCCTGCGTGGGCAACAGACGACTGGCGCTGTCCGGGTTCCCCAGCACGAGCCGGCAAAGGTCCCGCAAGGTGGCCAACTGCTCGAGCTCGACCGGATAGTAGCCGCAGTCGTCTCGCCCTTCCTGGACGGTATCCACGAACCATTTGTGGATTGCGTTGGCCTTGCGCCAGTAGAACAGTTCGGTGCTGACCTCACGAGCCCGCTTGCCCTTGAGTTCCGGAAACATGGCGCCGATATCAACGGCCAGTTTCACATCCGGATCATCACCCAGGTCCCAGAGGAAACGGCTGGCGTTCAGATACATGTCAAGACCCATAGTCTTCTCCTTTACAGAATGTTCAGTTGCAGTTCAAGATATCGAACGTCTGGACTGGTTATCGGAACCAGCACGTCACGAATTCGCTCTCTGTGTTCGTCTTCTTCACTTTTGATCACGATATACTGTTTATACCGCCGACCCAGCATCCGCTCCACCACCTCTGCCGCCGAAGTGCAAACATCGACTTCCCCAGTCTCTCGGTTGATTATACGGAACACCGTGTTAGTCTTCATCACGACCCCAGTCCTTGAAGTCGTCGTTTTCACGGTAACCGGCCAGGTAGGCTTCGATTTCAGCCGCCGTCATTTGGGCTTCAGGCACCATTTCCCACCTGCCCGCGCCGCCACGGTAGTAGTGCGGTTCCGGGCTGCGCCGATAGTAACTGTCAGCAGAGCCCCTGTCGTAAGGGCCGCCGTGTCGCATGTCGTAGCTCATAGCCTTGTCTCCCGTTGTTCTCCAGCTCTTATACGCTGTCTGTCAGCCAGCGTCAAGATGTTTTTTGACGCTGGAGGTTATGACGTTTTGCTACCAGTTCCGGGATCATTAGGGTGGTCGACAGTTCTGCCGGCCACTTCCCAAAAACTACGATCCATTGGGAGCAGATGAAACACCCAACGCTCGTAGTAGTATTCGAACCACAAGAAGGTGCCATCATCCATCCGTGTTGGAATCCATGCGTATTTTCTTTTAACCGTTATGTCAGAACGGATTGGAGAATTCCATTTCATTCCGGTGTTCTCTTATTTGGAGTTTCGTTGATTTTGGACAGCCGCCACACGGACTCGGTGCATACCGGATCGGATTTTTGTGTGATCCGGTTCACCGCTAGGGAACACGTCCACAAACCGAACAGAACGGGCTGCGTCTTGCATGTAAAGGATCTGGGACAGCTGTCCGAACTCGGCATTCTCCGAACCCAGTCTGCCACGCTCGTCGCAGATAGCCAGTTGCCACAGCAGAGTGACTACCGGAAGATCCCGGAAGGCGTCCATCCGTTCGAACATGTCAACAACGGTAGACGATTTCAGCTCATCCAGACGATGCATGTGCATATGGTATCTGGTCACTCGCGGCAGTCTGGTCTGCATGGTGCTGGGCACCCGCAGCCGCTTGCAGAAGTTTTCAACAATCGGAACACCTGTGACCTCGTGCCCGTGATGTCGGGGCAACCGATCTCGCGGAGTTGCTGCCTTGCCGAAATCGTGAACCAGTGCAGCCATACGAGTCTCGAGATCGAATCCAAACTCCACAGCCTGCGACAGCACCAGCATGGTATGCTCGTAAGCGTCACCTTCCGGATGCCAACGACGCGCTTCCAGAGCAGTCTTCAGTCGATACACTTCCGGAAAGATCACATGCAGCGAATCGGTCTCCATCAGCGTATCGAAGAACAGACGCGCATACGGTTCCATCAGCGCTCGGCTCATTTCCTTCCAGACGCGTTCAGCAGTCAGCTCTGTCAGCACACCGCTCTTGGCCATCTTGGAGATCAGTTCAACTGTCTCGGGTGCAATGACCCAGGTCGGCCCCAGTCTGGCACGAAAACGCGCCAGCCGCAGCACACGAACCGGATCTTCTGCGAAGGCATCCGAAGTATGCCGCAGCATACGATTCCGGATGTCATCTTCGCCACCGAACGGATCGATATATCCGCCGTAACCGGACACGTCATAGGCAATGCTGTTGATGGTCAGGTCACGCCGCGCCAGGTCTTGCTCCAGCGTCACGTCTGGACCGAACTCCGTCGAGAAGCCCGTGTAGCCGGAACCGGTCTTGCGCTCGGTTCTTGCCAGCGCATATTCCTCGCCGGTTCCGGGATGCAGGAACACCGGAAACTCTGCGCCCACGCGCTCAAAACCATCGGCAATCATCTGTGCAGCCGATGCGCCCACCACCACATAGTCACGATCTTTGGGGTCCATGCCCATCAGCATGTCTCTGACAGCCCCACCTACTAAGTATGTCTTCATGCCTGCCTCCTATTTGTCTGTGGTATAGTTGAAGAAGGCAGGCATGTCAAACACTTTTTCACCCCCGCCGCATAAGCGTGGTCTCAGCCATGCTCTGCCAATTGTTCGGGAACGCCTGCGCCAAGTCCGCAGCCTTGCAAACGGTCCGCAAGCTAACCTCGCGCAGCCGATCCTTGTTGGTGTCCACGAACTCGACAATCGCGTCCTTGGTGTCCTGCGACAGTCGGTAGTCACTGAGCATGCCGTCGCCCACCACTTGCCGGATACGCAGCATCTTCTCGCGAGTGGTATCGATAGTCAGGTCAATGTAGTGGCAGCGCGACTCGAGCGCCATCAAGTGATCACGAAGCCGGTTGCTACGCACCGAGTCGAACTTGATGTTGGTAACAAAGATCACCGAGCCCTGGAACTCGAAGCTGTTGGGAATGCCTTCGGTCCGGAGTTTGTTGCTGTCGGTATTCCAGCTGAGTCGGCGAGTCCGCTTGCTGTCCAGCGCCGCCTTGAGAATGTTGAGACCGACTTCGTCAAACAAGACGCTGTCGCAGTCATCGAACACCACGACGTTGTCCGGGGCGCTGAACTCGTAGAGCTTACAGTAGAGGCCCAACGCACTCGTCGCACCCTTGACGACCTCGTAGACGGGCGGCTGATGCCCCAGGGCAGCGACGACGTCATAACGCTCAAGGACTTCTTCAATGCCGTGCGACTTGCCCACGCCGGGCGGCCCCGACACGATCAGTCCGCGCACATCGCCGCGCTTGATAGCTTTGGTCATTTCAGTAAGCTCTTCGAAACGACGACGCATACGATCGATGATCTCGTCATCGGTCTCAACACGCGGCGGTTCGACGGGCTCTGCGGCAGTGAACGCCATTACAGCCGCCGGTGCAGCGCCCACACGCACGGGCTCGACGCCCTCGATAACTTCATAATCTTCGCGGCCGTTTACGCGAATGCGAATGTTGCGCTCCGGATAGCCCGGAAGCTGACTGCCGTCAACAGTCACATAGGCCCCATTGACGCCCACAGTGAAAGGCTTGGTCATCGTAGCCACAACACCGGCAAGGTTCAGATGTTGGCCGCGATGCGTAAACTCACCGTGGTTGAAACGGATCTTCGTCATGTTGTCTCCTATCTTGTGTCCTGTTCTTATACGCTCTGTCACTGACAATGTCAACGGCTTTCTTTGGTTGCCTTAGACAAAATGTGACATCAGCAAGGCAATGATAATCAGAATCAACCACACCATGGGGCTGCTGATCAACAGCCAGAAAAAATTGATAACCATCTTGATCATGTATCCGAAGATACCGACCAATACCAGCACAACGATCAGTCCGATGAGAATTTCCATTATTCCACAATCCTATGAATGTATTCGAAGCTGGTTTGCCGACGAATGATGTCCCAGTATCGCTGATCGTATTCAGCAATACTCCGCCGCCCCATACGCGGATGAAACGGCATCCCGGCATGCTCATATGCTGCAACCGCCAATTCCACTTCATATTCATACGGGAAGCGGCTGTCTTTGTTCTGGTTGCATTCATAATGGGCCGGCATCATATTTCCGCCGATGCCGAAGCCCATCACTTTGGGAAACACATGATCACGGTTGTGCGGTTCGTCACCCTGTAGTCGGTCACCGCAAATATAGCAACGGCAATCGATGCCTTTGAGCAGGATATGCGAGACCATGACGTCAAATTGTTTTCGCATACGAGGCTTGATGCCCTTCATAACCGAGTCCAACGGATTCTTGCGTTCACGGTATTCGCGTTTGGTCATATCACCTTGTGAGTATTCGGTATCCAGTGCATGGATTTCACGAGCGTGTCGCGCACGAGTTTCGGACAGCGTCCGAAACTTCTCAAAATGAGGCTCGAGATCCAGATCACCAGCAAACTGTTTCATCCAACGTTCGATGGTCCCAGTGTGCAGCCCGGTCATCTTTTTCTTAGACATTCTGTCCTCTTGGGTTGTGTCTGTTCTGTCATCTTAGCAGACGTAGACATGCGAGTCAAGGAAGAAGGTGGTATGTTGCCATACCACCTTCTTATTAAGCCAAGTTTCAACCTTTATGCGACATCCTATAACTGGCAAAGGTCGGAGTCACAGAGCGTTTCTGTTAAACCATACCCCCTTCCACGCACAAGTGGGGATATGACGGTGGCGGTCCCTGCAGGCTAAAACTCCTGCACTCGCCTAATGTTCGCAATATAACGACGTTCTTGTGTTGCGTCAACAGGTATTTCAGTTTTTCCTGTTGGCTTTTCATCGCTTGCGGGTTTTTAGGATCTAGATATAAATCATAATCCGGCAAATAAAAGTCCGGAAAGTAGTTGTGTTCGACCTCGTCTCCGTCTGTCCACCGGATTGGATCGGGCCTAGTCCATCGGATACCCAGGTAGTCCAGTCTCTTGGCTAGTTCGACTTCCCAAGATGAATCCAAAAGAACTCCATTATACCATATAGTATTCTTTTTTAACCGTCGGTGTTTCGAAGCTAAGGCTTTTTGGCTAATGATGGCGCGAGTTTTATCAGAATGTCTTCTTCCAAGAACCCCGGGTTTTCCCTTTCCGGGGTTTTCTGGTATCGGTTTTCCTAAAAGTTTTGCTTTTGCATATTGATTCACGATGCCAGACCGTTTACGGCTTTCGTTCATGAGAGTAACATTGTTTTTACCGCTGCCCGAAATCAATGCTTCGACATACGCTTCTCGTTTTGGATTTTTTGAACACCATCTGGTATGGTTTGCCATCCAACCTTTGGGCTTATCAATTAAATCAAAAACCTCAAAACAATGGACGCAGGTTCCTTTTGGAACAGTGGCCTTTTTAACGCCATTGCAGGATTTCACATGTCTAGAAAAGTTTCCACCTTTTAACGAAAACTGACCACCACATTTAATACATATTTCTTTTTTCATACTAATACTTTAATTGGCGCCCCCGAGAGGATTCGAACCTCTAACCTGGGTTTAGAAGACCCGTGTGATATCCCTTTCACCACGGAGGCGTCTTAAAGTATTTATCTAGTTGCTCTATCCAGCTGAGCTAAGGAACCGAATGTCTTAGAAGATCACACCACGGGCTTCAATATTTACTTTATTTTGAAGATCCTCCGTCGAAGACTGATGTGATCGTCAAAGACATGGTAGCCCCGGCCGGACTCGAACCGGCACGCCATTGGCAGAAGATTTTAAGTCTTCAGTGTCTACCATTCCACCACGGGGCCATTTTGGTAGGGGATGCAGGACTTGAACCAGCAACCTACGGATTATGAGTCCGGCGCTCTAACCAATTGAGCTAATCCCCCAAATGGCGGGCGTTATGCCCGCACCTTGGAGTCCAGCGTGGTGCCGTCCTCCTGCATCAGGATCGCCCGAGCAAAGTCTTTCAGCACCAGGGCTTCAAAAACTTCGCGGGCCTTGCGGATGTTTCCGAAGTCCAGCTCGTCGACAGCCGCGCCAGCCGTGTTTTCAAAAACGATCTTGTAACCTTGCATTTGCTTTCCTGTTTTGCGTTGTTTACCAGTTGTTTATAGCATCTAACGTTCTTGCCGTCAACAACTATTTTGGTTTTTTTGTTAAACTACCGAACTAAATTTTTTGAGATCGAACTCATCAAGCCCGGTTCGGTGCTGCCAGTATGGACCACGATACTCATCAACCTGGACAGTCCACTCGGGGTCTGCTCCGGTGTCCTCTCGCACAATACGATCAGCCTCTTCCTGGGTCCTGCCCCAGCGAACCCAAACCATACGGCAAAACCCGTCCGGTTCGTCGTATTGGAATTTTCTTACACGATAGTCGCTCACCGGATCACCTTAAAGTCCGGAAAGCTGATGACCGCCTCGACCCGCTCGTGTTCACCGTTTCTGAAACGGTGGCGCCATTGATCGCCGTTCTCCTCTCCGGACCCTTCGACATCGATCGTGATGTGCGGGAACCAGAGGCTGGCAGTCCGGAGGTCATCCGCGTAGTCATACCATTTGGTTTCGTGAACTTCGAACTGAGCCGAAAAATCTGAACCCAGTTGGCCATAATGAAACCGCGTGGAACTGTTGACAACGCCTTTCTGCACCAGTTTGAAGGCGAAAAATTCGGCTTCGTCTTGTTTTTTGAAGCCACGGGCTTCAACAGTGTAATCGGTATAATATCCCATCGGTCCTCACATTTGCCAATATGCTTCCGAAGCCGGGCTCATATAGTTCGGAGTATTGACCGGCTCCATGTAGGTCTGTCCGGTCCGGATGTTGACCCGGGCCACAACCTGTTCGATGTTGTCGTGAAAGTTGACTGCCTCACTGATCAGGTAGTCCTGGTCATTCAGGTAGCGAGTGCGGTGCCGCTTGGCTGCCGCCTCGGATGCAAAATATTCGTCACCGTTGGCGCGCCGTGCCAGCCGAGTGGTGTCGCGGTGATAGATCACATAAGCTGCCATCTGTCTTCTCCGTTGTTACCAGCACGGTCTAGCAGAAGTGCAGGACAGTGTCAAGCCCGTAAAATACCTAAGTCGGTTAACTCGTCACGAATTGTTTCACTTAATTCGTTAATCCGATTGTGAAGATTGTAGGTCAACTTCTGGTTTCCCTCGGGAATCGGCATGGACTGAACATGGGTGTCCACCCAGTCTAGATGATTTTCGATCTCAGCCATGCGTTCTTCTGCGGTGCTGATGATGTCCTCAACATACTCGGTTTCGAACAGTTCCGCTCGCATCGGTCGCAGGACACGGCCGCACTCGCGGCAATAGTGGATTTCGAGATAAAAGTAGAAGTGATAATCATCTTCCTGAACATCTCGTTCGAAGTGTTCCGCAGTTTCGAAACATTGCGGACTCCGAATGTGAATCCAGTTTTTCTCGTCCTGACAGCAGGGTTCTACGCTCATTTGACGTCCACCACGAATCCAGTTTGATCTTGTTTGGCACGACCTTTGGCATACAGTGCCACGACCGATTGTTTGGGATCCAGAAACCGCAGGTCGTCACGGTCACCGTCCACAACCGGCAGTCCCAGAAACTCGGTGGGGATCTGTTTGCGATTGCGGAACACCACAGCGATGTTCATACCACGCGCCCGCGCAATCTCCACCTGTCGAAGGTATGCCGAACTCGCGCCGCTATAACTGAACGTGAGATCGTAGTTGGGGATTGAGTCAGTCTTACGGTTCGCGATCTTGGTGTAGTCGTAAAACTGAATGTCCGGATAATGCTCAAACACCGTCAGTCCGTTGAAACGGATGAGCTCCCAGCGAATATCGCTGGTGCCGTTCAGCCTCACGCACGGTTGCAGACCCAGTTTCCGACACTTGTTCTGGAACACTCGAAGGTCGTTAATGAGGTCAGCCATAAACCCGTCGCGGTCCTTCCAGAAACGTTCGGTCTTGCCCATGCGCCAGTTCTGGACATTATTCTGTTTGCCGCGACCGGCGGTGTTCAAACAGCCCACATGGCACTGAGCCAGTTCGGCGTTGGCGCAGACATTGCGGCTCTCACCGTCGATCGTGTTGCGCCACGGGCGCAGATACATGATGGCCGTAAGATAGCCTTGCCCATCACCTTTGATGGTTTTTGCATTACCGCCCGCGATGATTAGCCGGCCGTGAAATTCAGCTTTCATGACGTTGCTCCTCGTCTTGTCCACCAGTTATATGTGCTGGCGTCAGCATTGTCAAACAGTCTTTCGGTTAAATCAGGCCGCGTTCGCGGCGCATGTTGTTTTCGATCATGCAGCAAAAGTTAACCCAGTCGGAATGACTGTCGAACTCCAGAGATTGCCAAACCGCCTCATCGTGAGCATGGATCTCGATTTCTTCCCAGGTGGGTTCAAGATCGACTTGCGATACTTTTTCAACAACGAGCTCGGTCATGTTATCCCCATTTCCAGTTTTGTTTCAGCATTTCATTGCACATATCGGTTACCCGATCATAGTCAGCAGCAGCATAGAAAAAGTTGGCGAACGATTCCAGTTCGCCGAACCCATCCTTGCAATGGCTATGAATCCAGTCGAGTCGTTCTTCGGCCCCCGCACGGCATTCCTCAACCGTATAGGGCTCATAGGGAGAACGATCACGATCACCGGTGAACTCATCCCAATAAAGGGATTTGAACACACCCTCGGCGACACGTCGCGTCTGCTCGTCTGTTAGCTGATAGCCCATGCTGCCTGTCCTCCTGCCCCCTGACTACTATACACGGCCGCCCGTGTCAAGCAGGATTAGAGCAAGAGTTGAACCATTGTTATCATCCGCTCGCTTTTGAAGTATATGCGGGCAAATGATCGACCGTTTTCACGTTGGGCACTCCAGCGACCGTCAGTCCCAAGATATCGATACCAACTCTCACCGAATTGAGATCGACATATATCTGATATTCGAAAAAAGTCTTTATAGGGCTTGGAATTGGGCCGCAATTTCGTTATATTGGTCCATTCGATTGCGTGAGTAAATCCGTATTTGGACATAGTATATCGATGATCCAGTTTTATCACTCTCATGGTAATGGCTCCCAATCTGGTTCGTGCTCGGGGGGTCTTTTACGATACCCCGGGGCGCGTGGAGTTTTGGCTTCGAATACCATTATGTCAGCAATATCCAAATGACCGCGAAGACTCGCCCTCCGAGCCAATTCGGTCATGAGAGTCCGGTCCGTGGGTCTCAAAAAATCCGGATAGGTGTAAATCAAATAACCGGAGATCACATCCTGTATCCATAGCCGTTTATAGGCCTTAACACAGATAAATCTCTGGTTTACGGTTATCCCTTTTGGCAAGGGATGAATGGTTCCATAATGATACATCTTCTGCCCCTGCTCAGCGACACCTTAACAGTATGCTCTAACAGTAGTGAAGTCAACAGCTATCTGCGTTTTAACCGAAATATATATTTGCCAGTGTGGCTTGTTTTTCGGAAAATACATCAATAAGCAAGTATGCTGATCGATCAGTATAATCGTATATAACGATCCAATCAGTTCTATTCAAAAATCTCAGTTGTTCCGGTTTTGCAGTATCTATGACCCAGTCACGGAGGGCAGGCCCGCTAAGAAGCATCGGCAATACTGTATTGGTACGATATGCTACTTTAAGGGTTTTCGGGCTCATTCGCATTTTCCGGATATAGTATGTCTGTTATCGTATCAGCCAGTAAAAGCATGAGAGTGGTTAATTCCTGATCTGAAAGCGGCCGCCAAAATGCCAGAACATAACCACCAGATGCCAGGGGATGCTGATCATAATCAAGACGTTTCATACGCTGATGTACGAAGTCGGTTTGAAATCGGTTAAATGGCGCCTTCAACCTAAACATAATACGACGCCTTTTTGGAACGATTACACTCTCCCTCCAGTCAGCAGCGGGGTCTTTCATAATAGGTTCTCACTCAACAAAAGTCGTATTGCAGTTAAAACAACTTCCCCAACAGCGGGGTCTACACTTACTATGTATACTCGGTCAGCACTGTAAATGTTTCTACCTCTGGATCTGCCAAACGAATATTCAACATGCACCAATCCGCGATTGATGTATTTGCGTAGATAGTTCATTTGCGGTAGAGTTAGTCCATCGCGTATATGAAATGTTTCACGAGAGAATTTACAACTAACAGCGGGGTCTTTATCCATAGTTACCTACTGCCTCCATATCCGGAATAGCGTCAAGTTCGGTTAGATCAGCTCTGCCAAACTCTAGCTCGAATATTTGTTGATGATACTCGCTGGCAAAGTTAATTATTATGAAATGTTTAGACTCTTTACCCCAGATCGGATGATAGCTGTGACTTGTAAACTCAACAGCGGGGTCATAGAAGTCTCTAATTCGTTTCCGATTTACCCGACCATTCATATACTGGCAGTTTTTGTATTCGTATATCATTTCGCACACAATGCTAAACGTTCGGATAAAGGTACAACTTCGAGAGTCATCAGTAAATATCCGATGAATGATTATGATCGAGCCAACCTAATTGCTGCTGGAGCGATACTTGTTCAACTGCTATTGGTTGTGCTAATAGCAGTTTTGTCATGACGGAACCCGCCACCCAAACTTTAGGGCAACCAGGGTGATTTCGTGTTGTGTCAGGTCCATCCAGATATCATACAAAAAGTATTGGTGTTGCACACCACTCGTTTCGTCAATCCGCACCAAAGTTCTTTCAGACTGAATCACACGGTTCGGTCTTTTTCTTATAAACTCATGCTCGCTCTGTGTCATATAATGACTCAAGACATCCAGACACGGCATTAGCGAGTAATTCGTGACCCAGATTGTGGTTACCGGCCTGGGACCGGATCCGATTCGTTTATCCATTAAACAATATCCGTGCTATCAGTTCTTCACGTTCAAAGTTTCCGTATTTCCCCATACGAGCATAAATTACCGCATTGGTACCATTTCCTGAAACCACACGGGCCTCCCAGGGACGAACTTTAAGCCAAGCCCGTTGTGCTTCAGTAAGTGATGCCATGATCTCCTTTCGGGCTTCACCGGTGCGACCGTTATAAACATAGCTCGCAAACCGAGTGCCAGCGTCTACGGCGCCGATACGCACCATGGGTCTGATTTCAGTTTGAGGACGTTTCATATCATCATGCTCGCCAGTAGTCTGTCTCGTTCTGAACGAAATGCAAAAGTGTAGAGGTCTCGATTTTTACCCGGTGGCGAAGTCCATTTACGCGGACCCACAAACCACCGCGCCAACTGGTCGTTTCCGCCCCTCAACCAGAGTCCGTATCTTTGTATGCCACCGAACTGATGACGACGATTGGGTTCACCGAATACCTCGCGAAGAATGTTTATCTTCTCCAAGTATTCATCTCTAAGACACCAACCGGTTAAGGCATATCTGAATCCTAGACTGCCCATGTTGGTTGTTTTCGTTACATTGTCAAATTGAAACTTAGACATGTTCACCCCTATTCCCGCATACTATATAGTCAGCTGTCCAGCATGTCAACAGTCTGTTGATAAATATACCAAAGGACTTAGTTAGTATGAGATATAAAGAAATCAAAACAATCCTAGAATATGACAGATCAAAAACACTTGCAAACTTCAGCAATGCGATTGCTGACCGGGCAAAGACCGATGCATATTTAAAAAGTCGGGGTGCTGATCCGGTGGAGGCAGTGCTACAGGCGGCAGAAGAAGCTGACCCAACTGCCAACAAGCAGTATGTGGTCTGGATAATTCGTCAATATATAAAGAACGGGCTCAAATACGAAGACATCTACAAACTACGGGCAGATCTCGAAACATTCGTTAAAACCAAAGGACAACACAAGCGCCTTAACATCAATAGTGATATAAATCAATACAATTGGCGATCGTTGGCTGATGTTGCAGCCAAATTGAGCAATACCGATCTTGGTGCAGCTGATACAGATGCCGCCGGAGTTAAAGATGCGGAAGTGCTTTACAACGGTCCGCTGGGAATTCTTACCGTTCCCAAGACTCGTGAAGCCAGTTGTGCATTGGGTAGCGGAACCAAATGGTGTACGGCGGCCTCCGATGAAAAGAAAAACATGTATAATTATTATACAAAATACGGTCCACTTTATATCTGGCACGACAAAAAGCGCAAACAAAAATATCAGTTCCATTTTGATAGCGGACAATTTATGGACTCTCAAGACCAGCCACTGGGAGTTGAAGACGCACGATATTTTATGGAGCAAAATCCGGTAACTGCCAAGCTGTTTGACAAAAATCAAAACAACATGCTTGAAGTTTTGGGTGAAGTAGTAGATTATGCCGAACGCGATCCAACCGGTGACGACGAAGACGGCTATTACAACGACCCAGGCCCCACAGATCGTCAAGAAATGGCACTTGAAGCCAACTTTGTTTTCTTACTCTGGAAACTCGACGGAAAAGAGTTAGTGTATTATTACCGTAAAGCCGGGGAGCATCTCGGTTCAGATGTAAAAACTATTTTAATGTCAGATGAGAAAAAACGAGACGAATTTGACACAGCATTTATAAAAAGTCAACCAAAAGTTTCTTTGTACTCCAACGAAGTTAGGGAAGCAAGAGCAGCGCAGGATCTAGCATCCCGATTCTACAAAGGCCCAGCGCCGCACTTGGAAGACATTATAGCAAAAGATGGCATGAGTGCTTATCTATATGCATTTCATTCACTAAATCAGCAAAGATTTAAAAAGGGTGAACCAGCAATAGCAAAAGACAGTTGGCCCGCCATGATGTATGCCCAAAAGATTTTGAAACAACCGTGGCCTGCAGGTGAAGCAGCTATAAAACAGAGTCCGTATATCTGGAAGGAATATCAACGACATTTTGGATTGTCTGAAAACACGACCAAATCTGTCCCGGAAGCGAGAAGAAATCCTGACAAGAATCCTAGGTCATATGCGCTGGACAGTCTGGAAAAGTATGTAAACCAAGACGAATTCTACTACATAAGTTATACAAAAGTTGACAAAATAGGAATTAATCCCAGAAGTCAGTTTGACACTCCTATTGGGATTTATACATACCCGTTGACCAAAGAAATATACAAAAATATGTATGACTACAAGACCGCCGCGGCTGTGCCGTTTGCCGGCATGAGTCCGTTTATATGGGTGTTAAAAGCCAACAATCCAGATAAGGCAATGTGGTTGGGCTCCAACTATTATACCAAAGATGACTATGAACTCGACGTTTGGAAGATGGAAAAATTCTTCGTAAACGGCGATTACATGGACGAGAAAGATTTTCATTTTAGAGTAGAACAATATGCCGGACAAGCATATGAAGAAACTTTCTCCAGCCAAATATGGAATGTCACCAGAATGTTTGCTGCACGTCACCTCGAGTTAAATTCCAGAACACCAGTTGCATGGAACTGGTTAATGAGAAATGTGCTAAAATATGATTACGCCGTTGATTTCGATAGCGGAACCATACACGAAAATGAACCCACTCAGGCGGTATTCTTCAGCAAGGCCGCATTCACTGTAGTTGAAAAAATACGCAATGCCGATGCTTACAGCCGCGAACTGGAAGCCGATCCTGAAAAATTCAAGCCCGCAGATCTGCTAGATTACATTCTCAAAACAAATCCGAATCCGGCAAAGTATGACAGAAAATCAATAGTAGCACCCACTAATATTCAACAAAAACTCATACAGAAAAACCCCAGTTGGGCGACTAGGATTAAAAATTTGGACCCATTGTTTTACAATGTACTAAAACAATACCAATATATTGTTGATGAACCGGGACTGACAGGATTGAACTTCGGACAAGCGTTAACGCAACAGGATTACCAGGATGCAGTTGACGAATATGGCGATGACGCTTTTACTGTTGAACCATTTAACTCTTAAAAACATCAACCCACAATGCTTCTTCACCCAACGGCGGATGGCTGGGAATTTCCTGATAGAATATCATTCCAGCCATAGTCAAACGACTGTCTGATATCGGAGTTTCGGAGTAGATATGGTAATGCAGTCGTCGGAATTCGTCATGCCAAAACTTCCAGTCTGGCGCATTGTTTTCCAACCAACGCTGCTGTACATCAGATAGCCGACTGAAGACGTCCTCGCGAGAGGTCAAACTCATCTTCTTCCATAAGTTGTTTGGGTCGTAACGAAATGTTCCGATATAGCTTCTATGCATATGATATACCAACAGCGGGGTCTAGCATATACTAACGTCAACAAAGGTGCTTGTCAAGCCTGTGTTGATAAATACACTAACTAATTTGGGAACTATAATGAGATATCGTGATTTATTAATTGTAGAACGTCGCAGAAGCGAAAAAGGTGTACCCAGAGTTCACAAAGACAGGGCCAGCAGTGATGATTTAGATCAGTTTCGTGAAAACGCTGTAAAAGATTTGGAACGTATGGCCCTTGACTCAGGTATAGATATGCGCGACCTGTATATAAGCTATACTGGATTAGACAAAATTGGCATCAATCCAGTGAGCGGGTATAATACTCCTATCGGTGTTTATTGCTATCCTCTTGAATATGCTTTGAAGCGTATGAAGGCATCTAATGACCCGAGTGACGTTCCGTATATGGGCAAGCAACCGTATATTTGGTTGTTTACACCTAAGAATCCCGAACGCGGATTGGAACTTGCGACCTATACGGAAGAACAGCTTCTTGAGGATATGGAAAAGATCAGATCTTTCTTATCAAAACAGGGATTGACTGAAGAGTTTATCGATCAGAAAATACAAGAAGCTTGGTCATCAGCCAAACAAACCAGTGGCTCAACCATATATGCGTCTATGTTCTGGAATGCAACTCGAGTGTTAGGCAAAGACTTTGGAAGTTTTAAAAACGCTTCGAAAATCTCCGGCCCCTCCAATATAAAACTGGGTGACTTTGTTGAATTACCCGAGTACACCGGTTGGAGCGACACTGTGGGGATGGTGGTAACCAAAACTGAAACCACTGCTGATGTAAAAATATATTCGGGATCTGGTAATTTTAACAGTTACCCATTACAGGGCCTTCCGTTGAACGATTTAAAAAAAACAAGCGTTCCGGTAGATTATGTTCCTGCCGAAAAATCGAAACCCTCTTTTAATATAGAGGCTATGCCTAAAATTGGTGACACTGTTGAGGTTGTCAAGGGACCGTTTGAAGGATTTGAAGGCGAGGTTGTAAACAAAGTCGGGCAAACCTTCGAACTCAGCATCAGTATATTTGGAAAAGCGACGAAAGTAAAGGACTTGCCACCAGAATACTTAAAAGTGCTAAAATCACCGGCCGCTGAACCAAAAAAAGAACCCGACGCCTCTGATGATAATATTGTAGATTTTGATGTTATTGATGATTTAGAATTTGAACCGGAACCAGACCCATATTTTACATTTCCAAAAGAATCCATAATACGCGAAGAAAGCAACTTAAATACCAGAGCCAAGACCAGTATTATCGAATGGAACCGTTTGATGAGAGTCGCCGGGTATGATTTCATCGTAGATCGTAATGACAGCGGACTAATCCATCCCAGTGAAGAAACACAGGCTGTATTCCTATCCGGTGCCTATTTTACCCCTATCGGCAAGATTCGCAATACTGCGAGAAATATCAGAGTGAGACCACCTTATACAACTGATCAAATAAACAGCGGAAAATACGACCCGATAACATTTGAACGTTGGTTAAAAGTGCATTACAAGAACTACGACCAAATACATGGACTGTATTCGGATACTGTTAAGATACAATCAGAAAAACTTATTAATAAGTTGGTGGTAGACAACGACCTTTGGTTGTCCATAATCGACGGCGCCAGCAGCAAATACGGTTACCTTGTGGTAAAGGCCAAGGCAAATCGTTTGGCCAAGTTAGTAAACAGCGGCGAAGATGAATATGACATTAACCGAGCTATACGTGATTTGGAAAGTGCTTACACCGGTGACCCTAAAGACATACAAGTGTCCGACGAAGCGTTTTTGAAAAACCCCAAACATATCATGGAATACATAGAGCAGATAAAGAAGGGGCCGTGGCCGGCCGCCGAATCTGCCATAGCCGATGATTCATGGCGAGCATACAGGTATGCTTCTCGTATTTTGCGTAAACCTTGGCCGGCTGGCGAGGAGGCTATCAGTAAAGACCCGGAAACCGCATATAATTATGCAGCCAACGTCTTGCATGAAGCATTCCCCAAGGGCGAACCACAAATTCAACTAAGTCCTGACAATGCGGCAGATTACGCAATCAACGTTCTTCAACGCCCTTGGCCGGAGGCCGAAGATGTTATGGCGTTGAAGTCCTCGGCCATTCGTAGATATAGGAAAAAGTTTCCGTTATATGATGACCTGAGCAAGTTTAAACCCGGAGACATGTATGCAGAAGTTATGAGCGGTTTACAGAAACTTGTAATGATAGCTAATACTCCCGAGAACAACAAACGTATTCAAATTCATGACATGCACCGTGGTGGTGAACTTGATGAGACTGCACCGGAATTTATCGCTCCAATAAAACCAAATCGGTATGGTTTCAAGTTGGGTGAAAAATACAAAGTAAACAAAAACGGTGATACCGGTATGTTGGTAGGCATCGAAGAGAGCTACGAATATATATTTTTAATCAATAATAAAACATTGAAAGTAAAGGCTAGTGAAGTTTTTGAATTTAATTCATCTACATACAAAAAACCTTCGAATTTCTCGTTAGGGGATATTGTTGAATTCAGCACAGATTGGTGGGGAGATGGCACCAGCCTTGAAAAGTTTACCGGTTATATAACGTCTTTCCCGAAACCCGGAGTTGCAATAGTTTCATATGGGGTGTATGGTGATCATTCTGAAGTTGAAGTACAAGATTTAAAACATTACGTGGGTAAATACAAACAATGAAATATCGTGATATCCGAATTGTAGAGCGCCGCCGCAGTGAGAAGGGCCAACCAAGATTAGATCAGAGGTCCGCAGATTATGATGAATTAAAAAAGTATCAGGAAAACACTGCTGAAGAATTATTAAAATACGAACGGTTGGCCGGATCATCTGACAGTCGTGGTAGAACATATCCACCGGTGGAAGACCTTTATGTGAGTTACACTGGTATAGAAAAGATCGGTGTAAACCCACGCAGCGGATACGATACACCCCTGGGTGTTTATAGCTATCCGCTATCGCATGTTCTCAGAGTAATTAAAAATACCGGTAATGCGAGCGCAGTTGAATACATGGGCGACTTACCGTTCGTATGGGTGTTTACACCGCGTAACGCCAATGCAGGACTGGATATTGCAAGATATACCGAACAACAGTTCAAACGCGATATGGCTAAATTGCGTCAGTATATGACGTCACAGGGCTTTGATCCAGAAGAATATAGTCGTATCGAAAAAGAAGCATTAAGTAATGCATTTAGTTTTGAAGAAGACAAGGCCGGGCCTGACATATCAAAGTTGTGGAACGTGACTCGCGTAATGGGTGCGGAATTAGCCAAGAAGAAAAAAATGGGCGATATAAAGGTCGACTTTGGCAAGGGTGATTTTGTTGAAATAAACCCAGCTTTTACGGATTACAGTAAACCTTGGTCCAACAGCCAAGCACCGGATAAAGTTGTGGCTAAGGTTGTGAGCATGCATTTTGACGGCAACGACTATAACATGGATCAGCCACATGCATCAGTGGCTTTGGTTGGTTCTCCTAAAAGCAATTACATCGAGGTACCGCTCAAATACCTGAAAAAGACTGCGCCTCCAAAAAACCTACCAAAAACGGAGTTAATACACCATGGTGATAAAGTTATAGTGACAAAACCCGGTCATGAATATTATAAAAAAACCGGAACGGTTTCTTATGCATATAAATCATCGGGTTCTTTAGAAATTGACATGGATAACGGCCCTGAGGTCTTCGATTTAACATACGGAGATGTTGAGTTGTATGATCCCAACAAAGATTACGGAAACGACGTCAAAGACACAACCGGATTAAAATTTAAAATCGGTGATGATGCCAACGCGACCAGCCCAAAAGGCAAGAAACTTTTTACTGTTATCGGTATCGAGAAGGATGGTGTTGTTCTTAAAAATAAAGAAAATGGCACCGTGTTAAAACGACCGTTTGCGATCTTTTATAAAGCTAATCCGGATTACGCACCTAACACCCCAACAGCACCAGAACCACCGGAGACTGAGTTTGAACCGTTGGGCAACACCCCCGCCGCTCCGGCGGCACCCGGTGTCGACAAAAAGAACGAGTTACTTAAAAAAGGCAAACAAACCGGAGTTATAACATACGCTGAGCTTGACGCAGCATTTCCAGCTGATAATGTTTCAGCCGATGATGTTGAACAATTTATATCAAAAGCCGCAGCAATGGGAATTGAGATAAAAGAATCAGCAGACCCAGTACAAAACATGATCACTGAATGGCAAAAAGGACGCAGCAAGCCTGCACCTAAAAAAACAGTTGAATGGAATCGCATTATGCGAATACTCGGGTACGAGTACGCAACCGATAGTCGGGGCGCCGGTGTTATACACAGCAACGAACCACACCAGGCTGTGTTCTTTTCCGGGAAGTACATTGTTCCAATTGAAAAAATATACAACAGCGAACGCAACCGCTCTGAAAATGCTCCAGTTTTACCAAAACAAATCGGTCCCGGAAAGTCTTACGACCGGGTGGCATTCGAGCGTTGGTTTAAGAAGAACCTCAAGAATCAGCGGGTGTGGGACTACGAAGACGGTAGTCTTGAACTTGCATCACCCAAATTGCAAATGGCACTTATAAAGCGCAGTAAAGAATGGGCTACCAAACTTGCAAGTATTTCACCAACAGTTAAGAAAGAAATTCGAGACAATCTAGATAAGCTGGTAAAAGATCCAAATTCTAAAATAAGTGACCTAATGAACGCCGCCGAGAGTGCAGCGTATTTTGATGTCGGTTATGACTTTAAAAAGATGCGTATGCGTTTTGCCGACAACGCTGGACTTGCAAAATATTATTTGCAGACGTTCGATCATGATGCTCACAGTTTCCCCGAAGGCGAAGCCGCACTTGCAACTGATTCAGAAGAGGCAACCTGGTATGCGATACATGTGCTGGGTAAGAGATTTGAAAAGGGCGAAGCAGCTATAGCAAAAAATACACGCAATTATATGAGATATGCAAAGTATTTCGATGTTAGGATACCAGCAGGCGAAGAAAAAATAAAAGAAGATCCCGACAAATCTGCAACATATGCTATCGAAGTATTAAACTCTCCTTGGCCGGAAGCCGAACCCATCATAATGAGTGACCGCTCTGCTTATGCAAAATACAGAAGCAAATTCCCGTTATTTGCCAAAGACTCAGATGTAAAAGCCGGCTCGTATGTTGTTTACGAACGCCAAGGTAAATATATTCTTGCAAAAATTACTCAAGACGGTCTTGTTGATCGTTACGGGGATCCGGGAATAGAAATAGAAGACGTTGGTACTAATGATTATGCCGGTACAATATATGCCATTAACGCCATGCCAGTTACCAAAGGACGCAATGGCTTTGCGTTGGGTGACACTGTTAAAATTTCCAAAAACGACGACCGAGACTACATGATAGTTATTGACGACCGAGAGTATAATAATTATGTGTTGGTGGAAAAAGGAACCAATAACGAAAAGGTGGTTCCAAAACAGACAGTATTTGCAGCAAACTTGGATCGTTACAAAACTCCTGAATCTGGATTTATACCAGGTGATTGGATAGTTGTAACTAGACCCGGAGGACAACAAACCGGAGACCTATTGCAAGTGGTGCGATCGTCATTTAATGAAATTGCCGTAATTAACAAAAACGGCGGTTATTCTTATTTTGACGACCATAGCATAAGGCATGCCACAGCTAAAGATTTCGAGAAATTTAATTAACGTTGCGGTCTCGGATAAGGTATAGGCGGCAACGCTGGACTTGCGCGGTTGATCAATTCAAAATACGGTTCGCCCAGGGGTTCCCCGCGTGATTCCAGTATAAACGCCGCCTCCTTAAGAGCTGCCAGCAGCTCTGGCGCAGCCGCCAACACCGCGGCGTTCGCTTGTATTCTTGATAAATCTTCTCTTGGATCTATCGGGACAGCCGCAACAAGTGTTTGATCTGAGTTTACTATTTCGTAAACATCATCCACTTGATTGACAGACCAGGGTGGAGTTGTTATGTTAAGGTTACTAATAAACAAGTGCATGTAATTATTTATACAAATAAATACTCGGTGCATACGCATTTATAGAGGAGAATGGTCATGAGCACACTAAATCGTATAACTGTAGATCTTGAACTTGGACAAACTATTTTGGTAGGTCCAAATAACAGACCAGCTCAGATTACAAAAATTGAGTTCCATCCTAAAACTGGAGAAATATCACTCAATACCACCCGTGGACCTCGTAGTGCGTTAACATTTAGATTGGCTGCCGACGAGGATCGTGAAGTGACTAACCCTGCAGACAGGTATCGTTAATCGGATAAATATAATAAATGGAGTTAAACCTATGAGATTAGATGAAGTACTAACACAAGAAGACGATATCGAAGAATGGAAGGCCAGTAAGGCACTGTGCAAAAGCAGCCGAAGCAACAAAAGTCTCGGTGCAAGTGCTCTTGCAAGTTGTAAAGGGCAAGGCTATAGAGCTAGAGAAGGTGGAAAAATTCAACGTATCGGTAAGAAAAGAGTACGTATGTCCGGTAAAAAACTAAAAGCTCAAAAATACGGGGGACCGATAATCCCAAATAAAGGTTAAGGGTAGTGAAACATAACATAACAACGGGGTCAGTATTACTTGCAAGCACTCAGTTAGATGGCAGTGCTTGGCACCGAACTTTGGTTATGCCAGTTTCACTAAACTCCAAACGCATTATTGGTGTTATAATAAATCAGATAAGCACAGTTGGTATTGACATACTGGGATTTGATTTGCCTTACGATTACGAAAACAGTCCTGTTTATCTGGGAGGACCAGTCAATCCCAGAGAAATTCGGTTGTTGCACACTACCGATTGGCAAACTGAAAAAACCGAAGTGTTTTATAACAAAGTTGCAGTCACAAACGACAACTCGGCTATAGATTTATTTAAAATACATCAAGTACCAGAATACTATAGGTTTGTTGCTGGTTGTGTGTGGTGGACTCCGGAAAGATTGGATCGAGAGTTGGATCAAAAGCTTTGGATACAGGTTAGTATGAACAACACCAGTATATTCGCCGTTCCGGCACCAGAACAATGGGATTTTGTAGTTAATGAATTATCTAGAAACGCTGTTGATAGATATTTTTAACGAAACCATTCGCGTGGACTAGACCAGCCTACGGGCTGGTTTTTTTCTATGCGACTCTGGTATTCAGCTTCGCTTCCCGGATAACGCCAAGCCCACACAGCAACCAGTCCCATAAACCCACCGCTCCACATTATGGCTTTTAGGTTTTCGGTCATAAACCAAGTTATGATTAAAGTACTAGCCATAGTTGCAATCATTATGTATTTTCCTCGAGTTGGGAATATTCTTTTTGTATTCCAATTGGTTAAAAATTCACCAAAGATTGGATGATTGTATATCCAGTCATGCCAAGTTTCCGAACTTTTTGCAAAAGCCCATGCAGCAATGACTAAAAATATACTAAATGGGATACCGGGCGTGACCAATCCCACGTAGGCAAACCCCACGCATATTATCCCAAGGGTTCTATACGCCAGTTTTTTCATCTTTATCTTTTGTCGGTTCTTTTAATTCATCAATGGGCGGCAACGGCATGATGTATGCGCCGTATGCGTAAGTAAACGGATATCCCGGCGGATACCCCATTTCTTGCATTGCAAGATTGTAATCGTCAAACCATTTTAAGAAACGCTTAATCATATTTTATTTATCTATAAATACCACAAGGAGATGACAAATGGATATAATAAAACTAGATGTTCCGACATTTTTACGTCTGCTTGAGCTGGCTAGAGAAGAAGTCAAAGATGACATGACACTGCACTTTGTGACTGAAAAGGTGACAGGACTCAGCAAGCACAAAGTAATAACCATGGATGATTACGATGAAATCATGCAGCATGTTAAACACAGCAGAAAGAAAAACGAACTAGAAGATATAAAAAGACTGGGAGGTTTGTGATGAGCGCAAACGGGATCAGCACATTACCCTACAAGCGTGATCGCCAAATTGCAAAGTTAGATGCGGCCAGCGCAAAGCGTTCTGAGTCCTATGATTTAACACAGCTACCCACTGTTTACGCAGAAAACGACAACGACACCAACAACGTAGTTGATAATCCAAACGTGGGTGGATTAAAACCTGGAAGACCTTGGGCACCATGAGTTGGAAAAACCGTAACGAAAACAATAGCACACCCTATGCACACCCAAACGAAAGTAATCTTTGGGATTTACATAAAGCAATGGAATACAACGCACAGGGCAAACCAGTTGTACGAGTCCAAGGAGGAACAGAAACATACGGTGTTGGAATAAGTTGGGCAGACAGTCCGACTATAACTTCATTCGGCAGGGGTAGAGTATCGGATAGTAGAATCCTGGGCGAATACAGATACATGTATGGCGAAGGTACTCTTTTTGAGATGAATGATCTCACCTCGGGGACGGCAAGTATAACAGTGGATTATCCAAGAGTGTGTGCATTAGCTACTATAGGCACAGCATCTGGTGATCGAGCTGTACGACAAACAAAACAGTATCATCCATACATTTCAGGTACAAGTAACCTATTTTTTATTACTTACGTGATGGATCAGGCAAAAGAAAATCTAGTACAGGCAGTTGGTGCATTTGATGATCTGAATGGAATATTTTTTAGAATGAACGGAACCGTTCCAGAAGTTGTTATTAGAAAGAATGGTACCGATACTGAAATTGTATCACAAAACAATTGGAATATGGATAGAATGGACGGAAGTTGGGAATCTGATCCTGAAGGAAACCCAAGCCATGTAAATTTAGATTTTTCAAAGGCACAAATTCTCACATTAGACTATCAATGGTTGGGTGTTGGACGAGTTAGAATAGGGTTTGTTGTTGACGGGGTGGTACATCATGTACATCATTTTAATCACGCAAACTCAGTAACTGAAGTTTATATGATTCAGCCCAGTTTACCAATACGATGGGAAATAAAAAATGTGGGGGACACATCTAGTTCCAGTGAACTAATGATGATTTGTGGGAGTGTTTATTGTGAAGGGTCAGATTTTGAAACCGGATGGCAACGTGGTGTTAGCACTGGTTCAACAACGGTATCATTAACTCAAGCAAATAGTCAATCATATGGAAAATGTGCTATAGCTTTAAAACTCACAAACACCCAACAGGGCCATCCAAACAGATCACTGGCTAGATTAAAGGGATTTAACATAATAACCGATGTCGACATAAGATATTGTATTGTTTTACTTCCAAACAGTACTACCGTTTTTGATGGATCTCCGGTTTGGAATGACGTCCCCGGGGCAGGATGGACACAATATACTGTCAATGCTGCTCTTAATTCAAATTGGCAAAGTAGGCCAGATTATAATATATTATATGATGATTTTGCATTAGGTACCAAGGGAAACAATAATGCAGTGGTCGGTACAGCCGACGTCGTCAACAGAATAAGCACTATATATCAAAATTACGATTCAACAGACAGTCAGTGTATTGCTATAATTTGTTATTATATTGGATCAAATGCTACTATAAGAGCATCGTTGAGCTGGTTGGAAGTAAAATGATTAACCCCGGCTAGTTTGCACTAACCGGGGCGTGTCATTATACAATATTTAATACTAAAAAGAGCTATGCTCTGACCTACATAAAATTTTTACTGTCTTTTATTTATTATTAGTGCCGTTGACGAAGTTGTAAAACTTTTCAGCAGCTTCAAGAACCTGGTCGACTCCGGGAACTTGCGGAAGATCAACCCTGACAACCATATTGTCACCTTCCTTGCGGACGCTGGTTTCATACTGGCCACACTTGGTGTGATAGTCTTGCCAAACCTGAGATTGTGCCATTTCCAATACCTGGGCACGGATCTCGTATCCGTTTTTGTTGAAGTGTACTTTCGGCATCGCTGCCTTGAACTGCTCGGCAAAAGCCGAAGCCATATCTTGCATTTGCTTAGTGTAGTCTTGCATGTGTGTGTCTCCTTAACTATGTTACAAAAGTAACACAATATTTATAGACTGTCAACAAGTTTATTGATCTAACTTGACAGCACCATCAAGAGCACTCTGTGACCGTATATAGTAATTCCGGTATGCAAGTATTATGGCATTTTGCTGTTGTATGTATGTGCGCAGGTCGTTTAAATTAAGCGACAGATTTTGATAACCCTGGTCTGTGAGACCGATTAAAACTATGTTTTCTCCGGAATCAGCAAGTTCTTTAAAAACAGTTTCGTAGTTTTCGCCAGTTATAACAATCCATTTAACGTCTCTTAACTTCAACGGGTCAGCCTCCGGCAACACTAATTCTGGCCTTTCAACCGGAGAAGTGCTTATCTTAATCGGTTCCGGAGCCTTAGCACCACATGCTGCTACAAACAGTAACGCCGCTGTTAAAATGTATGCTTTCATAATATCACCTATTGTTGCCCGGGCCACAGCCAAGGACATTCACTATTAAATTCTCTAGCTGATGCTGCCCGGCTTTCTTGTTCAGTTAACTGGGCGCCACTGAGCAACTCGAAGCATCGCCCGGCCTGGTCGCTTGCTCGATTGATCGTTCGCTCTACCAATCCTGGACGACTTTCTGCCAGATAACCGAGGTCGTGTTCGGACAATTTATCAACCAATATACGATTCTGTTCTCGAGTTTCGGCGAGAGTGGTGTTTACTTTCGCCAATTCTTGATTTGCCAATTGAAAATCCGCTTGTAAACTGTTGATGGTTTCAGTTTGAATCTGAGTTGCCACCTCTAGTCGCGCAACATTGCCGGTTAGGGTTGCTATTGTTTTTTGAGAATTTTGATAATACCAATAGAATCCCGACAGCGTCACGGCCATAACGATAGCAAAAATGCCTATGAGTTTAAAACTGCCAAACATCAGTTATAGAGCTTTCTCAAAGTTGCTGGGCCAGCTATACCATCGGCAGTCAATCCAGCACCAGCCTGCCATTGCTTTAATGCACGTTCAGTTCCGGGACCGAACACGCCATCAGCTGTGATTCCCAGTGCGGCTTGTAAACGTTTTACTTCATCACCGCGTGATCCCAATCGCAATGTAGTGGGGACCGGCGCAGCGGCTGGCGCAGTTGTCTTGCCGTTTAGAACTTGCAATGCCTGATTGTAATTATTTCGACGCTCGGTTAAACCGATGTCACCACCGTTAACAAGTTTTGATACTTGGTCTATCTGACCCGCGTCTGCTGGTCGATTTATGTTTCTTTGATTCCAGAACCATGCAGCACTTTCTAGAGCACCCTGTTTGGTTTGAAGATGTGCGATAGTCTCGTCTAAAGTTTTTCCAATAGACTTGGCGAATGCCGAATAGTTGTTTTTACCAGTTAGCTGAATAATGCCGCGCCCACGGTATTTCCACCCATCACCGGGCGATGTGTTACCTAACTTTGACGACCGGTTTGCATCATCGTATACACGATTGGCTATCTTTTCAGGTTTGCGCTCGTATTCCTTAGCCATCGCGTCAGTTGGGAAATACCTGCCAAATACCTGGCGCAATCCCTTCCAACTATAATTTAGGTTTTCTTCTAGAACTTTAAAGTTCTGGCTTTCGTGTGCAGTTTGGGCAAGGAACGCTGCGACACGTTGTGGTGTGTTTATTTCCCATTTGGGTAATATCTCCACCATTGCACGGTACCATTCGGAAACTTCCGGGTTTCCTTTGAGTATCTGTTTTAGTTGGTCTTCTGTAAAATTGAAAGTAAATGACATGATAGCCTCCCGATTACTGTTATTTAGTCGGGAGGCTATCAAAAAGTTAGTATATTATTCTTTAGGCTGCGGTTTGGACTTCTTTTCTTCTTTGGTGTCTTCACCGTAATATGGTATATGTGACATTACTTGCCACCTTTCTTGCCATCCTTAGTCTGGCGGAAATAACTGTGATCGGGATCTAACATTATGCCCATCCTTTGAGATTTAGGTTTGCGCGAACCTGCCAAGGTGCTTCTCCGCGACTAATCGATCGCTGCCGGCGTTCGAGGTCTTCCAAGCTCAAGCTATCTGCAAGATAGTCTTCAATACGTTCTTGTTCTGTTTTTGTTTTAAACCAGTTTTTAAAGGAAAACATTCTTATCGCTCCCATAACTCGAGTTTTTAGCTATGTATTCAATCATGCTGCGATCCAAACCTAAATCAGCAAGCTCATAATCGGAAAGGCGATTAAGTTCGTTGTAGGTTGTCTTAAACATTCTACGCTTCTTGTACCATTCATGTAACTTGAACATTATGAGCATACTCCCAGTGCCGGAATCTGTCCAGTCGACTTATAATAGTTGTATGCGTATTCCGCATCGCCTTTGTATTCTAACCGCGCCCAACTGCGAAGCCCTGAGTCATCTCGTTCGCTGTTGGATTTTAATACTTTAACCAATCCGTTAAAAAAGTTCATTGTCATCATTTTCTGTATGTTCCTGTGTGATTAATGCGCAAATGCTGCACATGCACACTATATTTAACACAGGAAAGCAAAGAAATCTAGGGGTATCTGTGCAATCGCGGTATGCACATGCAGCATAACTGACAGAAACGAAATTTGTCTTGACAAGCCGTTGTTAATAAGCTAAATATATTAGGAGATGGCACCAATGAAGAAACGAACCAGAAGCATTTTAGAAGAATTAAACTCCATGAATCGTTTGCATGGTGAAGAACGTTTATCTACCACTGGTAATAATATTATCGAAAGTGCCATTAATTTTCTTGTAAACATACACGAAACATACGACCCCGACACTGCAATCGATTTGGAAAAACGTTTTTTGAGTGCCATTAAAAACGCAAATCCAAAAAAATTTAGAGCCGGTGTTGAACGAATAATCGAATCTAGAAAAAAATAGAAGTGGACTGTACATGGGTGGCCATGTTTTTAAAGATCCCGCGACACGACAACCATTAACACAACCCATAAAACGAGATGATATACCCAGCACTGTCATGTGGATAGAGCTGTTGGTAAAAATTCCTGGTCTTTCAAAAAATCTCCTAGGGTCTGCCGGTCAAGCTGAACAGTCAAACGACATTGATCTAGCAGTTAACGAAGATTACCACAGCAAAGACTCGGTGTATAAAACTGTATCAGAATACATAAAACACCGGTACCCAGACGACCCATTAAAATCCTGGGTCGCCAGAAGCGGAAATTGTGTTCACATTCGCACTCCTATTTGCGGAAATCGTGAATTTGGTTATGTGCAAGTTGATCTCATGTTTGGCGATCCAGATTGGCTAAAGTGGAGCCTGCGTGGGGAAAGCACCCACGGTTTTAAAGGCAGACATCGGCACATTCTTCTAGCAAGTATTGCAAAATCTCGTGGATATCGTTGGAGCGCACTAAAAGGTGTGCTCACCCGTGAAGGTGTTCTGCTTTCCGATAAGATAACTGCAATGCCCGGTTATTTGTTGGGAAACGATGCAATACTGGATGACTTAGAAAATATTGACAGTATAATGCATTATGTCAAACGCAAACCAAATTGGCAACAGTTGATTGCCGAGGCTGAAGAAACGCTGGGCCACGAAGGTCTATCACTAATGGATGAATACGATGAGAATAAAAAGAATAGGCCGTGAGTATCAGCATCCAGAAGATCTGGTTTTTACAGAGACGCGCGGCGCGCTGCGGGCCCAGTTTATTCTAAAGAATATTCATAACGTGAATATGAGTATAAAGTGGGATGGAAACCCCACTATATACTTCGGGCGTGACAACAGTGGTAGGTTTACCCTTGTGGGCAAAAACGGATGGGGTCATGAATGGATTGGATCTGTTGATGAATTAGTTAGTTGGACCATGTCACGTGGAAAACAAGAAGGATGGCGCGGTAGGTTTGCAGAGGATTTAGCTAAACTCTGGAGAATAATTGAAAGTAATTTTCCCGAAACAGAAACTGGATTCTATTATGCAGACGTATTGTGGCATCCGGGAAAGCCTTATGAAGTTGACGGCAAACATTTGCATTTTGCCCCAAACAAGACCACTTACAGTATAGATCAAGACAGTGATCTTGCTGACACAATAATGAAAAGTTCGGTAGGCCTCGCAATTCACAAACACTATCGTGATTTTCATAAAAATGCATACGGATATCCGCCCCAAGAAAACCTATTTAAAAATTCCAGCAGCATCGTAGTTATGAGCCAGACTGCCGTCAAAGGTAAAATTTCTTTAGATTCCGAAAAATTAAAGGCTCTTGACGAGCTCTTAGATGAAAAGCACTACCTGCCGTTAAATCAGTTCTTGTTTGAAAGCCGTCCGGGGCTTTCCGATTTTAGAGAAATAATTTACAAATATACCAATAGCATGGTGAAAGCACACAGCATAGATCTTATATCTGTTGAAAACTTCAGAGACTGGCTTAGCCAATCGAGCGTGTCTTTTAATAAACAGGGAAAAATAGAAGCCCTGCTAAAACAGAATTCCGCACAGATGTCTCTCATGTTTGACATTTACCATCAAGTTATGGATATAAAAGACGATCTAATACGGCAGTTAGATGAGAATAATGTTACATTTAAGTCAACAGTAAACGGCCAGCCCGGTAGCGAAGGATATGTTACCACTAGATTTTACATTAAATTGGTACCACGCCGGCAATGGGTTCCTAATTAATAACGATTTTCGAGCGTTATTAATAGTTTTTCGCTCTCCTGTATAAATATCTATAGCAAAGATTGCGGAGCGCAATTTTGTGCCATACGATCAAGGAGAAAAGAAATGGCAGACGTAACAAATTTACAAGTTGGTGGAACCACCGTTGGTGCTAACTACCTCAAGAATACAATCTTCACTAGCGACGCAGGTACCACGCTTATCGTTAAGATTGCAAAGACTAACCTCACTAATGCAGAACTAAACACTATCGTTAGCTACCTAACTCTATCCCATGGTTCAAACGGAACCGGCGACAGCGCATTCGTAGTTGCTGGTATGGGTACTGCTGATGGTTCAGACTTCGTTTCAGGCGTTACTGACGAAGTGTTCTTGAGAGTACAGGGAACCGGTGAATACACTGCTGACCTAAGTGACGCTCATGGTGTAACTGGTGCAGCTACTTCAATCGTAGCCGTATTCAAGCAAGCTAACCTAAAGCAGTCATAATCGAGTAAATTACTCAAAGAAGGCCCACTTTTGGTGGGCCTTTTTTTATGACCGTTAAATACTTTATGAAATTCAAATTATACACCCTGATAGACATTACCGAAACCGGTGCCCGTCGTGGAGATGATTCGGTGTTGGTAAAACAACAACAAAATTATTTGACAGTATTACAAACTATCGGTATACGGTCAAACCCAGAAATAGACCAACCACCAAAGAAAGAAGTTGTAAACTTATCTAAAATAGGTTTTGGATCGGAATTTAAAGGAACCAAACCAGTCTGGACACTGGACTTTTCATTTGGATTAAACCAGTATCACAGCGTAGAAGATCTCGAAGAAGACTTTGAGCTAGTACCGGTTATCGGTGGGTTAGAAGAAAAAATAGAAATAGAGGATTGGGTTTTTAGATCTCGTGATGCTCGCCTTAAAAATATTGTCTTTTTAAAACAAGAGTAAAATGATAAATATATAAAAATATTAAGGCACATCTAAGGCTCACATTTAAAAAACAAAAAGACAACAAGGAGATAAAGATGTCAAAGCCCACTGAGTTGGAAAGAACTAACCTCGAAGCGCATGTTGATTTGTGCGCCCAGCGATACGAAGCACTGGATAAACGACTAACCAATGTTGAAAATGAACTTAAGTCGATAAGTGATGATATTAAAACTGGTAACAGCAGTTTGGTCAAAGTTATTGTAGGAACAACCGGAACTATAATTGCTGGATTATTGAGTACCATCGTAGTTATTATTATGAAGTTTTAAAAATGAAAATACTAGAGATACTTTCCGAAGGTTACACGCAGGTATGGGGTCGCAGCAAGCATGGGCCTGTAAGAAAGTATCGCTGCACAAGTGGTAAAAAGTCCGGTCGTGTAGTATCAAAACCGGCAACTTGCAACAGTCCGATAAATCAAAAAAAGTCAGCTACATTTAAGAAAACCCGTCGTACCCACCGGGCACACCAGGCAATAAAACGATCCATAACCACCAAAAGACCACAGTACAAGCGTATAGTTAGAATAAACAAAGGTATCAAAAAACGAAGCAGATGAGAGCCAAGGATTTCATTAAAGAAGAAGAAAAATTGGATGAAATACTCCCGCTAATCGGCTTGGCTGCTCGCGGTGCCGGTGCATTGGCCGGAGGTGCTGCACGTTTGGCTGGTCGCGCCGCATTAAAGGGAGCCGGTGCGTTGGCAAGAGGAGTAGGTTCGGCAGTGTCCGGAGTGGCCGGCGCCGCTGCTGGCGCTTTTGGGTCGGATGATGAAGAAGATGCCGAACAAGGGCCAAATGCAAAGGTCGGAACACAGATGCAACCAAAGCCTTCAGCCGGAACTGTACGGCCCGGTCAACAGCAACGACCGCAGACCGCAGCAAAACAAACGTCTCCCTCGATTGATTTCCGTCCAGGCGCGAAAGTCAATCTTCCAACAACCACCGGGCGAGTGGGAAATTTTAAAGTAACAAAAGTAACTGGAAACGACATTGAGATTGAAAATCCAGACAAATATAAACTAAGTGGTGAACCCGACAAGATGACATTCACCAGAGATGAGTTGGCCAAACTGATGGGTGGCCAAAGATGAAAATTAATGATCTGATATCAGACTTCAGAATAGCTATTACTAACGAAGAAAAAATAGTTCTTGACAAATTGAAAGAACCTGAGTATATTAAAAACTTCCAGGAACGTGAACAATACGTATTAGAAAATCTAATACGCAAAAATTTAGTTTCAAAGGTATATTATAAAGGTGAGGTAGTAGTAGTTCCAGATGATAGACTTAACCGTAGCAGTTGAAGAACTTAAGACCATCATTGATAGCAATATCCATGATTATGTGTTGCCGGAAAAAGACGGTGGCACAATTAAATTGGGCCATACCATAATCCGCAAAAGCAAAACAGCTGGATACTTGGTTTTTGACGTACGTAAGCAACAGCAAATTGCCAACATATACAGCAAGCATGCAGCTCTGGTATATGCAAAAAACTACATAAACAATCGAGATAATAGAGCAGTTTTAGACCTCGATCGTTGTTTAGAAAAAAACGAGATGGACGTCATATTTTTTCAACATACGATTGAAACAACTCGCAATGAAATACGCAGGGCTATAGCAACTGATCGTTTAAAAAATTGTGAATTGGTGATCGACAACACAAAACAAAAACTGGAATCTTTGTTGTTAGATAAATAAATATAACAAACATCATAGGAACAAACCATGAAAATCAAAGATATCGGAAAACCAGTTACATCTAAGTCGCTAAACGAAAGTCTAGCAGCTCGCTACGGATCTAAAATTGATCTAGAAAAGTTTACTCTTGAACAACTAGAAGACACCAGAAACAAGTTGAGAACCAAGCTCAAAGCTGTCGAAACTATGGAGAGTTTTGAAAGCGTTCACAATGACGTTTATCAAAAAACCAAGATGTACTTGGATGTGCTAAATGCAGAAATTTCCGAGCGCGGTGGATTTACCGAAGCATCTACCGGAGATTACAGTGCTAAAAAAGCCCGCGCCGGTAAAGACATCGGCAAGCCCGGCAAACAATTTAGCAAAATTGCAAAAGATGCTGCAAGTCGTTATGGTTCCAAGGAACGTGGTGAAAAAGTTGCCGGTGCTGTATTGAAAAAACTACGAAACGAATCCTATGTAGCTGAAGGAACCGAAGACGAAGCCGAGTTGGTCATGGCTGCAAAGCAGATGGTAGAAAGACTAACCGGTTGGATGGAAGATGTTGCTGAAATGCAAACTCAATCCATGCTAGAATTGGCCGATAGCATTCGTGAAGAGTTAGGCAGTGAAGTAAGCGAACAGTTTGTTAATACTGTAAAACCCAGTTTTGAAAGTCTCTACGGTGTTATGGAAGAAACCCGTAAAGCATTAACCACCGGTGTTGGTTTGCTAACCGGTGACGCGGCTGCTCAAGATACTTTGGGTGGTGAAGAGGGCATGGCTGAGCCGGCACCGGGCACAGATGAACTCGGTGCTGAAGCTGGCATGAGTGATCTCGATGCAGAAGCCGGTGGCGACGAGCTTGACGATGATGATCTGGATGCTGAGCTCGCAGCCAGCGAACCGGAAACTGAACCACGCCCAAAGCGTGAAAGCATAGACCCACGCAGACTGGGAATGATCCTTTCAAAAAAAAAGTAACTGAGTCTGCTAGTGTAGACAAAGTTTTTCAAGTATTGAGTCTAATAAAAAACTCGGGTAAATCTAAAGTTCCGCTGCCTGCTTTGATTAAGTACATGCGCAACAGTAAGATTCCCGAGTTTAATTATGACATGCTTAAAATGGCATATGACACTGATCCACGCTTACAGCAAATAATAAAAAACTTTGATCAAAATTCTATAGAATTTAGTCGAGGTTCTATTGACAATCTTACCAAAGATGTTGATTCAAGTGGATCAAAAGTTAAACAAATGGCCATGCAGGCCGTTGATTTAAAAAAGTAAATCTCTACATTAATAGCGAAACAAACATTGACGACACAATAAACTATGTGTAGTTGTGTGCATGACCTTGCATAACTTAGATAGTTAATAGTACTACAGTTTTAATTGAAGAAAACCACACAGAGCTATAAATATTCAGCATTTGACTTTTACAAAATACATTGTATAGTCTAAGAAAAGGGATATTTTATGGCTGAAGTTCGTTCAAAAGAAGAAATTATATTAGAGATAGAATCTCTGTTAACCACACATGTTGGTCCGTATGTTTCTCAACACGGTGGTGAAGTTAAATTCAAAGATTACAATAATGGTACTGTTGTATTAGAGATGAGTGGTGCTTGCAGTGGATGCGCCAGCAGCACTATGACTTTAAAATATGGTATAGAAAATCTCCTCAAGGCCATGATTCCGGAAGTTGAAAATGTAGAAGGTATGGACGACCCGTTCAGTTCAGTTGCACCTTACATTTCAGATGCTTACTATTTTGATGACTACCTGGACGACTTCGACCCGGACAGCAAATGAGTTTAGTAGTTGAAAAATACACATACCGTCCACTAAAAAGAATTGAGGTGGACGGTAAACGTCGCTATGATTGGGGCGGTGATGTTCCGGTACCCAGTGTTACAACAATCCTTGACAGTACAAAAGACAAAACGCACATATATGAATGGCGAAAACGTGTGGGTGAGCGCACCGCAACTCAAATTACTGTTGAAGCCGCAGGACGTGGGACTCGAATGCACAAGTATCTCGAAGACTATGTGGGAACCGGTGTATGGCCGTCTGCTGGCAGCAATCCATATGCGCAGCAAGCACACAACATGGCTACACTTATTCGAGATCAAGCCATAACGCACATAAGCGAAGTATGGGGAAGTGAAGTTCCGCTGTATTTTCCCAAGATATATGCTGGAACAACAGATCTTGTGGGTGTTTATAGAAATCACGATGCAATACTTGATTTTAAACAGACAAACAAACCAAAAAAAGGCGAATGGATTGAAGATTACTTCTTGCAATTAACTGCTTATGCTATAGCACATAACGAGGTTCACGGTACAGACATAAAACATGGGCATATTTTCATGTGTAGTAAAGATCTTGAATATCAGCAATTTGATCTTTCACCCGAACCAGACCTATATTTTGGTAGAACCTTTGACGACTGGTGCGATGCTTGGTGGAACAGGGTGGAACAGTATTATATGAATCACGGATAAATACACTAAAGAATAGGAGTATTTAACGTGGCTATTGTACAGATTTCAAAGATACAACACCGCCGTGGCAGAGAGCGAGAAGGAACCGGAATGCCACAATTGGCTAGCGGTGAACTTGGCTGGGCCATAGACACACAAAAACTTTACATAGGTAACGGTAGTGTAGCCGAAGGTGCTCCTTATGTAGGGAACACTCGACTATTGACCGAGCACGACACCGTCAATATGCTGGATTATGTTGCAAAGTATTCTTATAGAAATAATCAGGATATACAGACTGGTGATACAGAAGCGTTAAAAATATCGAGAACTCTACAAGAGAGATTGGATGATTACGTTTCTGTTGTGGCATTTGGTGCTAAAGGTGACGGTACTGATCAATCAGCAGCAATTCAACGTGCAATAGATCAACACTATTTAAAAAATAAAACAAACGGTGAAACTACTGTAACAAACCGTGTAACGGTTCACATTCCACCGGGAACCTATCGCGTAACCGGTACTATTTTTGTACCACCTTATGTGTCAATTGTCGGTGCCGGCAAGGGCCGTACAATATTAATATCTGATGAAGTTACTGTTTTTCAAACAGTTAACGCATTAAGCGAAATCGGTGACTACAGCGGTGCTGAATCAAACACTTTTGATAATCAAACCAGAGATGTACTTATTGAGGGTATGACCATTATTAGTAGTGGAGACAATCCGGCAATTATCCTAGATTCATGCCGCGATAGTGTGTTTAAAGATTTACGAATATCCGGAAGTTGGCAGCCTGGAGAAGATAATTTTTCACAATTTGGTATCAAATTATCTAGTACAAGCACACAGGTATCTTCAAATAACAATCGTTTTATAAATGTTGACTTGGATCATTTCAGTATACTAGTTTACAGTGATGATGACATTGTTGAAAATGTGTTTAGTGGATGTACCTTTAAATGGGCAAGACAGGGAATCGTTTTTGGTAGAGATAGCTTACAGGGCACAGTTGCTCAGAACTTCGGCCCGTCATTTAACACAATAGAAAATTCAGTTTTTGATAGGATAACTTTACAGGCATTGTGGGTTGCATACGGCAAATATAACGTGAGTAAAAACAATAGATATCTTCTAGTAGGTAACGATGACGGTAGTGCTGAAAGCACTCTTACATCAATTATAAAATTAGATTCCGACAACAACGTAAGTGATTCAGACTATTTTCAAAGAAGCAAAGATATACCATTTGCAGATTCGCTCGAACCAAATAGCACTGTGAGATATATTCCTGAAATAGAAGGCAGTGTTAGATACGAGAATCGTTTTGCAAACACAACATTTATTGGGTTTAGAAACGATTACGGAAACATAATAAAGGTTCCTGCACCTACAGAAAATGGTACAGTTTATCTAGATTATGTATATCGGGATGAATTTTTTGTACGAGAAGGGACTATCGAACTTGTGTGCAACTCACAAAGAGAAACTGTTGTGGTAAATGATCGTTATACCTATAACGGTGAGGGAAATTTTAGTAGACTACTAAAATTTAGAGCAGTGTTAGAAGATTTAGACAGTAATGGTATCAAAGAAACTATTATTTTACAAGCACAGAATACTATTCCAGGATTGACAAACGATAGATTTTCTTATACAATACGACTAAAATCGTAATAAAAATGTTTGATAAAAAATTTGAAGATAGAATGCGTTTGTGGAGCGAGTTTCGTTCCACACTAGAAACGTCTAATGATCCATATTCCTCAGTCATAGAGTTTTATAAACGAGCGCCGCTGGTATCAATTCAAGCGGATCCATGGGACCAGAAAACGTGGCCCGATCCCTGGGAATTGCTCTATGATAATCAATATTGCAATTTTTGTAAATTACTTGGTATTTGTTATAGTTTACAATTAACCGACAGGTTTAAGGACACCGTCTTTAAGATACATATCTGTACCAATGCAGAAGACTCCGAAGTAAAATATCTTCTGTATGTGGACGATTTTGTAATAGGTTACGACATGGAACGAACTGTATATAAAAATGAAATACCAGAAAACATTTTTGTCGAAACCGTTTATATTATGCCTAGTCTTCAGTAAATAATCTTACCATTGTTTGTTATAGTTAAAGGAACGTAAAAAAATGATTCAAGTCACCAAGCGAAATGGCTCTAAGGAGCCATTGAATATTGAAAAACTCCACAAGGTTGTATTTTTTGCCTGTGAGGGAATTACCGGTGTAAGTCCCAGCGAAGTAGAAATCAAAAGTCAGATACAGTTTTATAACGGTATTAAAAGCAGTGAAATTCAAGAAACACTAATCAAGGCAGCAGCAGATCTTATTTCAGAAGAGACGCCCAATTACCAATATGTGGGTGGACGTCTTATAAATTACGGTTTGAGAAAGGAAGTTTATGGTGGCTATCTTCCTTGCACAGTAAAAGAATTGGTTGAAAAGAACATCGCCCGCGGGTTTTACGATCCAGATTTGATTAATTACTATAACGACGACGAATGGGCAAAAATCAACAGTTTTGTTAAACACGAGCGTGATGAAAACTTGACTTATGTAGCTATGGAGCAATTCCGTGGAAAATACTTGGTTCAAAATCGTGTAACTGGTGAGATATTTGAAACACCGCAAATGTGTTATATTCTCATTGCAGCAACTCTTTTTCACGGGTATCCAAAAGAAACTAGACTGCATTGGATAAAGGATTACTATGATGCGATCTCTACGCATGATATCAGCTTACCCACGCCGGTTATGGCAGGAGTTCGCACACCGCAGCGCCAGTTTAGCAGTTGTGTCCTTATCGAGTCTGATGATAGCCTTGATAGCATTAATGCCACCACAAGTGCTATCGTTAAATATGTAAGTCAAAAGGCCGGCATCGGCATCGGCGGCGGGAAGATCCGTGCAATTGGCTCGCCAATTCGGAGTGGTGATGCATACCATACCGGCATTATTCCTTTTTATAAAATGTTCCAAGCTGCGGTTAAAAGTTGCAGTCAGGGCGGCGTTCGTGGTGGTGCTGCCACAGTATACTATCCGGCTTGGCACCTTGAAGTAGAAGATTTGCTGGTTCTTAAAAACAACAAAGGCACAGAAGAAACTCGTGTACGACATATGGATTATGGAGTACAGTTCAACAAGCTAATGTACGAACGATTGATTACTGGTGACAGTATAACATTGTTCAGCCCCAAGGATGTTCCGGGACTTTATGAAGCTTTCTTTACAAATCAAGATGAATTCCGCAAGCTCTACGAAGCTGCTGAAAAGAATCCCAAACTGAGAAAGAAATCGGTAAAAGCACTGGACCTTTTCAGTTCGTTTATGGAAGAAAGAAAAGCAACCGGTCGCATATATCTACAAAACGTGGATAATGCCAACGATCACGGTAGTTTTATTGCAGAATTAGCGCCAATACGACAGAGCAACTTATGTGCAGAAATTGACCTACCCACAAAGCCACTTAATGATCTAAACGATCCCGATGGTGAAATAGCACTATGCACACTCAGCGCAATCAATTGGGGTAATATACGCAACCCCTCGGAGTTTGAAAAAGTTTGCACATTGGCTGTTCGCGGATTAGATGCTCTTCTTTCGTATCAAGATTACCCGGTTCTTGCCGCCCGTAAATCCACAGAGAAGCGCAGACCGTTGGGAATTGGTATTATTAACTTTGCATACTGGATGGCAAAGAACGGTCTTAGCTATCAAAATATAGACAGCGAGGGACTTGCATTGGTTGACGAATGGGCTGAAGCCTGGAGTTATTATTTGATCAAAGCCAGTGCAGATCTTGCAATCGAACAGGGAGCCTGCCCGGGCAATTGGGAAACCAAATACGGTATAGGTGTTACCCCAAATCAGACTTACAAGCGTACACTTGATGAACTGGTACCGCATACCGAGCGTATGAATTGGGAAGGTCTCAGAAATCAGTTAAGAGAAACCGGTATTCGCAACAGCACACTTATGGCATTGATGCCCAGCGAGACCAGCGCACAGATTGCAAATGCCACGAACGGTGTTGAACCACCGCGCGCATATATCAGTGTAAAACAAAGCAAGCACGGTGTGCTTAAACAAGTTGTTCCGGAATTCAAGCGCCTTAAAAACAAGTACGACCTTTTGTGGGATCAGCGTAGTCCCGAAGGATATCTAAAGATTATGGCCGTACTTCAAAAATATATTGATCAAGGCATTAGCGTCAATACCAGTTACAACCCACAATTTTTTGAAGATGAGAAGATTCCGATGAGCGTAATGTTGCAGCATATGGTTCTGTTCTACAAATACGGTGGTAAGCAATTGTATTATTTCAATACTAACGACGGCGCCGGCGAAGTTGATGTAAGCAAAATGGTTTTTGAAACTCCTGTATCTGAGACTGATACTGCTGGTCAAGATGAAGTTTGCGAAAGCTGCACAATATAATTGACAGTCGTAAAATCTGTGCTACCTTTAAGCTATAAGAAAAGGAAAATACATGAGCGTTTTTGATACATCAAACAAAGCCGATCATACTCAAGTTTTAGCATTTTTGGACCCCAGCGGGGGTCCAACCATCCAGCGTTACGACACTATGAAATACAAACAGCTGGATCAACTAACTGATAAACAGTTGGGATTCTTCTGGCGTCCTGAAGAAGTTGACATTTATAAAGACAGCAAAGATTTTCGTAGCCTTCCGGTACACGAGCAGCACATCTTTACTAGCAATCTAAAACGTCAAATTCTACTGGATAGTGTGCAAGGACGAGCACCGGTTGAAGCTTTTAGTCCAATTTGCAGTCTTCCAGAACTAGAGAACTGGATACAAACCTGGACATTTAGTGAAACTATTCACAGCAGAAGCTATACTCATATTATCAAAAACGTGTACAGCAACCCAAGTAAAATCTTTGATGAACTTATGGACATTGAAGAAATTATCGATTGCGCCGAAGACATTAGCAAAAACTATGACGAATTAATCGAGCTTGCTCACTGGTACAACTTACTCGGCGCGGGCAAGCACACGGTTAACGGTAAAGAAATAGTAGTTGATCTTTATGATCTCAAGAAAAAGCTATGGCTTGCACTGATGAGTGTTAACATTCTTGAGGGGGTTCGCTTCTATGTTAGCTTTGCTTGCAGTTGGGCGTTTGCCGAACTCAAAAAGATGGAAGGCAATGCAAAGATCATCAAACTAATTGCAAGAGATGAAAATCTGCATCTTGCCGGCACTCAAATGCTGCTTAAAATACTTAAAAAAGACGACCCTGACTACGCAAGAATCGCCGTAGAAACCGAAGCCGAATGCATTAAAATGTTTGTAGATGCAGTAAATCAGGAAAAAGTTTGGGCTGAGTATCTGTTTAAAGGCGGCAGCATGATTGGCCTAAATGTACAATTACTGAATGAGTACATTGAATGGATTGCCTCTCGTAGAATGCAGAATGTTGGATTGACCAGCCCGTATTCTGTAAAAAACAACCCATTGCCCTGGACCCAAAAATGGATTAGCGGTGCAGAAGTACAGGTTGCACCTCAAGAAACTGAGATAAGCAGCTATACTATCGGTGCTATCAAACAGGATGTAGGGTCAGATACATTTAAAGGATTGGAACTATGACAAACACAGTTGTTTGGAGTAAAGACAATTGCCCGTATTGTGTGCGGGCAAAATTGCTTCTTGAAAGCAAAGGAATAGCATACGAAGAGCGTCGCATCGGTGCTGAGCGGCCCGATGGCGGAGTTTGGACTCGAGAAGATCTTCTCGAAGTTGCACCCAACGCTCGCACAGTACCGCAAATATGGCTATATGGCGAGTACATAGGCACTTGTGACAATCTCGAGGCCTATATGGAATCACACGATATGTGGAGAAATGATTAATGTTAATTGAAGCACCCTATAAGGCTGGTGACACCGTTACTGTAAAAACAGTGACCGGAGAAGAGTTAATAGCAAGACTGGTTGAAGAAAAACCCGGAAAGCTAGTGTTGTCCAAGCCGATGGCTATTATGGTTACACAAAACGGATTGGGATTGGGCCCGTTTACTTTTACAGTAAACCCAGACACCAAAATTGAACTAAACACAAATACAGTGTTGTTTGTAGCCAAAACTGATAGCGAAATGGCCAAACAATACATCAGCAGCACAACTGGGATTAAATTGGTATAATGCGCGGTTCTGCTAGAAAGGATGATAGAACTGATGGCATTTGCTATCATCCTTCACACATAGTACCAAATCCCACTGGCGGAACCATAACATCTGCCAGTACGTCAGTCTTTGTAAACGGCAAAGGTGTTGCAAGACTGGGTGATGAAGTGACCACTGACTGTGGACACAAGGATACTATAAAAACAGCCAGCGGTGATACATATGCAGACGGTATACGAACTGCCCGGCTAAACGATGAAGTAGGCCAGAATGGCATTTACATAGCCACTATAATAAGCGTATCTACTGATGTGGCCAACAACCTTCTTTGAGACGAATAAATTTTCTTTGACTTCTTTGTTTAGGTAGTTTAGTATTTAGGCATGGGGTTTAACATGAAGAAAATTTTAACAGACTGCGACGGAGTTCTCCTTGATTGGGAGAACCCATTTCATGAATGGATGCGTGACCGTGGATATGATCAGGTAGACCAGGGTTACTATGAAATGGAGTTGGTTTACGGTATTGCTCGAAATCGAAGCAAGCAACTTATTAGGGAATTTAACAACTGTTCCTGGATGGGGTTCTTACCAGCTTTTAGAGATTCTAGAACTGGTGTAGCATCACTAGCAGAAAAAGGTTTCAACTTTACTTGTATCACAAGCGTGAGTCTTGACCCTTACACTAAACGGTTAAGATGGCATAATTTACATTCAGTTTTTGGAAACCAAGCATTTGATGACCTAGTATGCCTGGATACCGGTGGAGACAAACAGCACTCCCTAGAACCCTATCGAGATAGCGGACTATGGTGGATTGAAGACAAACCTGAAAATGCCAGCCTCGGTGCTGACATGGGATTGAAAAGTATACTTATAAATCATCCCCATAATCAATTTTATGAGGATGATCGTCTACATCGTGTAGACACTTGGCGTGAGATAGTTGAGTTAATAACGAATGAATAAAATAAATAGTAATAAAGAAAGTTTTGATATGGTACCCAGTGAAGATACAGTCGCTTACTTCAATAACTTGATCAAAAAGATGAACCAATATCACACAAATATTGGTTCAGTCAAGCAGTATATTTCCAAAAAACGCATACGTGACGAGGGGAAAATAACAAACCTTGTTATCATGAGTGTACTTTGGACTGCCGAAAAATTAGGTGACCATCTTACAGAAAATGATATTTTGGTTATTCTGGGTTCCACAAATGAAATGGAAACGTCCACGTTTATGAGTTTGGATCCAGAATTAAAAAACATGCCTCTCATGAAGTTAATGGATACTGTCTATGCCGCAACAAGCAAATAAGGTATTGGCACATTTAGTTGATGTCGATTGGCCTGTAAAAACTAATCCATGTTTGGAAATCAACCTGCCAATATTAATGCAACCGCAAGACGTGACCTTGTTGCGCCTTCGTGGGGTTCAGGTTTTTGATTACACTGAAAGCCTGAACATGGAACCAGAACTAGTTAGCCACGAAAGCTGTTATCGTTTTCGCTAAATATTGTTTTGGAGAAGTTAGCATGGAAAAGTTACCGGAAGTTTGCCGAGACTGTGCAGAATACGGGTCAGATTTTTGTGACGAATGTCTAAGTGAAATCAATAAAAATCTCAGCCAAGAGGAACGATTGATTCTCAATCATGCATTGCGCAACATAGCGAAAAAAGATGAAACCCTGGCAAGCACAGATACCAAAACCCCCAAGCAATGATAAGCGAAAACGATGCTATATATACTGGAAACTACTCTCTAAGTTTGTAGTAGCAGGTGGTAAAGTGGTTTGGCTGACTGATCGAGAAAAGACTTTTGCTTACCTTAAATACCCTAATATTGTCCTTGACGAGGTTTTGGAAAAAGACAAATTGGAAGAATACAAGAAATATCTTGACGCTAGTATAGAATAAGTGTATAAATAACATGTGACGTTGAAGTTCACCGAACACGGGACAGACTCGGGGGCGGTACCCGACGGCTCCACCATAGATACATGTCATACTAGGTACAGCGATTTTCCGAAAACCTATGTTGATAGCGACACGCTGGAAGCAGGAGTAGGACGTATGTGCATGTATCTTTGATGGGGCCGAAACAGGATCGATGTACGAACTAGGCAGGATGGAGTCACCGGGATCTAAGCGCCGTTACCGCGAAGAAAATGATAACTGCAAATATTAACGCAGCGCCAGAAATGGCAATGGCCGCCTAATAAGCGACCGGGGGTTGGCAACGGACCTAGCAACAGAACCGTTGCACTTACTTACAGACGGCAAAAATCGATGACATAGTCTGAGAGGCTGGGAATGTAGTCTTGTGCAGATATAATCGGTTCTGCACCGACAGGATTCGAATAGTGGACATACAAAACGCACCACTCTGAAACTGTAAGTGAACTATTTCATAATTAACTAAATATTCGTAAAGAGGTTAGTTATGAGATTTTATGAAATTTTATTCGAAGGACGACCGGGCCGACAAAAAACTGCGATCATGTATCATGGTACCAGTTCTGTGTATCTCCAATCAATCAAAGTTCATGGGCTGTTGCCTGACCGTCCGGGAACCGGATACGGGAGTGACGAACCCGGAAAGGAGAGCTATGGGGGAGTTTATTTAACTGCTGACCGCGAAACTGCTGAATCAGCTGCGGTCGAAGTTGCCGAAAGAACCGGCGGAGAACCTATTATAATTACGGTTCAATATGTTATCGGCAGTGGCGGTGCTGACGAAGACCAAATAATATATAACATGTTTGATATTATTGACGACATCGGTACTAGTAAAACATTTGTTAAACGTGCCCCAGCAATATTGGGTGGAAATTTACCACCGGGTGACTACAAGTATTTGATCTCGTTCTACAACAGAGTGAAGCGAATAGCCAACGGCGAAAGCTGGATGGAAGTTGAAGAAGAAATTCTTACAGACGAAAAAATAAGAAAGATTGTGACGTATTTGCTAAACAAAACTCGTGTAAACACCGTTGATAAGTATACCAACGTCCGAGTAACTAGACCGATAACGTTTAGGGGGAAAACTCGCATAACAAATATCGAAAAAGGCGACCCCAATTATTAATGCTTGACGCGATATAGTTGTTGACAAACTAGCGATAGTGCGCTAAGTTTACACATACAACGCAATACAAGAGGATATCATGGCAAAAGGCAAAAGTTCCGGAAAGACTTACACTTCTAAGGGCATTCACAGCAATGTGAAGCAGAGTATCCTTGGTGCTATTCATCGAGAATACATGCAGAGCGGCGATAGGCTCATGAATCAGCTTCGTGCTTTCCGCCAGCGCAAGCGTGTTATGGTTACTATCGCCAACCCTAACCAAAATGACACTTCCCGTCGCTTTATTCGAGTGACAGCACAAGAAGCCGGTTGGAAGTAATCAATGAGTATGCACCTTGTTGGTCCACATCTGACCACCACTAGGTACAACTCGAAGAAGAAGGTTGCCAATACCCAAAAACTCAGAGACGCTCGTGAAGCACACGATCGATTTTTAGAGCGCATGGGTGTTGGCAAGACCAAACTTCCTACAGATCGCAAAGGCCGTCGGGTAGGGTTGTATGACATTCCTGATTATCAGGTAGAATCAGCAATTCCACTGAGCAATACAGTTGCCGGCAGTGGTGCAAAGGTTACTGAAAAACGTTATACTGGCACTCTTATCAAAGGCATCGCTACGATGCACAAGAGTAATGCTGTTCCTATTTTGAATAAAGAACAGGCTATTGAAGTAAGCACTATGCGAAGAGGGTAATACCCTTCGCATAGTTTTCTCTATTGAAAAAGAATAAATATTGTATCATGTTACTGGGTATTTTAGTTTTAATTACAGCTCTTTCGATATCGTCTGTAGCTATATTCTATAGTGTGGCTGGTTTAGTAGCTATATTTCCGGCATCTGCAATCCCAATCATTATAATGGGAACGGTTCTAGAAATTGCAAAACTTGTAACCACAGTATGGTTACATCGATATTGGCGGCAAGCCGTTTGGTGGTTAAAGACATATTTGTCAGTTGCAGTTGTGACTCTTATGTTAATCACCAGTATGGGAATTTTTGGTTTCCTAAGTAAAGCGCATATCGAGCAAACTTCAAATTTAGAATCATCTCTACTTCAAATTGAACAAATAACTACCGAAATAGCTAGACAGGAATCACAAATCGAATCCTGGCAAAGTGAAATTGCACGATTAGAATCCGCCCCCACTACCCGAGACAGTGAAATTCAGGCTCAAATTGATGCTGAACAATCTCGAATTGACAGCGCATATGCTCGTGTTCAACCATTAATCGATGAACAAACTGCATTAATAGACCAAGAAACTCAGAGATCTGAACGACTTATTGCGTCTGTCGAAAGCGAGATACAAACAAGTTTGGCGAGAATCGCCGCACTAGATTCTGCTCTTGCATCCAACGACGTTAGAGCAGCACAGGCAATTATCGGTGTGAGGCAGGATGGTAGTTTGGGACCAGCAACTGAACGTGCTATTGACGATTATCGTCAATCTGAAGAACAAAATCGCACAGCACTATCGGAAAGAATTAGTTCATTAAGGGCTGAGTCTGAACAAATAATTGCTCGATCACGTGATGAAATTACAAGAATACGAGAAGGTGTTGATCAACAGGTAAGCGATAGTAATGCTCTCGTTAACCGCTTACGGGACCAGCTAGGACAAACCAACAATGATGAAACTGTTGGGCAAATAACTGATCTTCGGGAGAGAATTGCATCAACTACTCAATCCGTTAACACACTTACCGAACAAAAAATAAACTTGGAAACTCAATATAAAAAGGTGGAAGCTGAAGTTGGTCCTCTGAAATACGTTGCAGAATTTATTTATGGTGACTCGTCTGATAAAGCATTGCTTGAAAAGGCGGTTAGATGGGTTATAATAATGATTATATTTGTTTTTGACCCACTGGCCGTATTGTTGTTAATAGCCAGCCAACAAACATTTGCACTCAGATCTGGTAACAATACAAGTTTTGACGTTGGAAACTATAATGATAGATCAATTACTAAAAATGCTGGTCCCACCAGTGCGGATTCACCCGCTTCTAAAGAAACAGATGGAAGAGTTACGGACCTGGATCGATCAGAAGAAACGGGAACAGCAGAATCAATATCGCAAATAGTCACTGAGCAAGAGCAAAGAAAACGTGAAGAACTATTACAAGAATATGAAGCTCATGATGCTTGGAAAAATGCAAAAAAACTCTGGAAAGAACAAAATCCCGGTTTGAACTTAAAAGCATTCAAAGATGACTATATAAATGGGGTTATAGATGAATTGCCTTGGGCTCAGTATGTTGATTATAATACTGATTACGTGCAAAACTCAGAGCAGGGCCCTGATAGTTTATGGAAGAGAATAAGAGAAGCTAATGGACAACATAACGGTAATAACACCGCCTGATGTGCTTTATAATCGTTCTAAATCAATATTAATAGTATCACCCAATCAAGATTTAAAAAATCAATTGCAGGATTTTCTTCTGCAATATCCAAATCCTATGAATGTGTACTTCTGTGATCCTGAAATTGAAGTTGAAAGTATTGACTGGATATTGAAGATCTCTAAAATCGCAGACTGTGTGATTATTGATATAGACAACACCACTTCACTTATAAAAACGTTTGCAACGTATTTAATTTCGTATCCAAACGTTTTTTACTTGACAAATGACAATTTTACGCCATATAATATGGTTAGCACCAACAGAATTTATGACCTAAGTTGGTTGCCAAATTTTTTTAAACAAGAGGATAATAATGGATAATCGTAACGAACTCCCGATTAATGGTCTTAAAGTGGCAGTTCACAACAATGATATCGGTCGTGCAATGCGAAAGCTTAAAAAGAAAATTCTTGAAGAAGGGGTTATGCAAGAACTTCGTGAACGAGAATTTTATCAAAGCAAAGGGACCAAGCGCCGGCTCGCTCGCCTTGCATCAATCCGTCGTTATAAGAAAAATCAACAAAAACGCGAAGAATGAAATAAAAATTGACGTTTTTGAATAATAGCTGTATAAATAAAATGTAAAACGCCATAAAGGGTTTTACGGATTCTTGCTTAAAAAGGAGATGAAAATGACACCAAGAACACTAACTTTAGATTTTCCACAAATCACCCGCACAGCAGTAGGTTTTGAACGCTTGTTTGATGAAATCGAAAGAAGCTTTGCAAGCAGCCAAAACACAAATTATCCTCCGTATAACGTCGCTGAGATAAACGACGACGAATGGATGATTAGCGTTGCTGTTGCCGGATTTGGAATGGATAATCTAGACATAACGCTAGACAAAAACGTCTTAACTGTTGAAGGATTTACGCCCAAAGGCGGGGAGGACGTAAAGTATCTGCACAAGGGAATCGGAAACAGAAATTTCCGCAGAAGTTTTACACTTGCAGATCATATCGAAGTAGCTAATGCTACACTAGAGCTGGGCATTCTTAACATTCACTTAAAGAGAAATGTTCCAGAAGAACTACAACCCAAAAAGATAGCCATAAACTCAACAAAGCTAATCGAAGGCTAATCAAGTTGGGGCGGCGCTGCTGGCCGCCCCATTTTCAAACGGAGATGATAATGACTGCTACTGATGTTTTACTTGACGAAAAAATAAAAATTACTGTTTCTGAACCAAAAAAATACAAAATTGTGTTCTTAAATGATGACAAAACTCCTATGGATTTTGTTGTAAGTTTGCTTGTTGAATTGTTTAAGCACACCGAAGAAGTTGCTCGTACAATTACAGTTCGTATTCACGAAGAAGGCAGTGGCGTTGTTGGTATTTACAGTTATGAAATTGCAGAACAAAAAGCTCTAGAGGCCACTGGGATAAGTAGAGAGAACGGTTTTCCGTTAAAGATAAAAGTAGAAGAAGATTCATGAGTAAACTAAAAGAACTTACCTGGGAAGTACATAAAAAAGCAGAACGAACTTCGTTTGCAAGAAAGCTTATCCGTGGACTGACTCCGGAAGAGTACTACAGATATCTGTATAATCAGTATCTTATATACTCCGTATTAGAAACATACGTTTATAACAAAATTCCGAGTATACGCGAAGTTTGCAGAAGCAACAAGATGTACGAGGATTTAATGGAACTTGAAAATAAGTTCGGAGTCCCACACGCAACCATGGATATTATTTCTCCATTGGTAAGAGAATACGAACGGCATGTTCATACACTGGACCACGATGGGTTATTGGCACATGTATATGTGCGTCACTTCGGTGATATGTATGGTGGTCAAATTCTTAAGAAAAAGAGCCCGGGGTCGGGAAAAATGTATGAATTTGAAAACAGAGAAGAACTAGAACGTAAAATACGTTCTATGCTTAAAGATGAAATGGCTGACGAAGCAATAGTGTGTTTCAATTTTGCCATTAGATTGTTTGAAGAACTTGATGATGGAAATATGGAAAACACTGATACTACTCCAGAATAATCTGGAAGCAGCTTTTGACCGAACCGGAACTGAAATATCAGAACCCGGGATGGAGAGATTTAACCAACCGGGTTGGGTAAATCGTGTTTGGACTAGTGATAGTTATAGACGTGCTCACGTTGATGTAGTTGATGCAAGGCAATCTAAAGGATTGTGGATGATGCATTGTTGCGTATTTCCACACTTGCACAATGACGGTCCTATTTTCGGTTTAGATGTTATAGCCGGTAAACATAAGATTACCGGTTTCTTTCACGATTATTCTCCCACAACAAATGCACATCATCAAATGATAGATGATTTTGCTGTTGCTACGGATTCAACTGTTTGGAAAAAAACTAGAGAACTTCCGGATTGGGCTAAACAAATTTTTACTGAATCGATGATTGCTGCCGGTAATATAAACGATCCGGAAGAACTTCAAAAACTTTTTGACTTCAGTAACGAAAGTATAACGAACTATTTGATGGATATCGGAACTTATAATAACCGGTCCGATCCAGAAATTGGCAAAAAACTGCAAAATCGTTACGCACATTATCAAAAACAAAATCCGCACACACCAAAAACTATGAAAGCGTTGGGCCTCAATGAGGCTGATGTTGACCTGTTTGTTCGCGAATGTCTGTTTCCAGACATATAAATAATTGTATGAATTGGCTGCTAAACTTACTAAAACCAAAACAAGTTGAAACTGAATCTGTTTTAAGTCAAACGGAGACAGTAGAATATCCGCACGTTGTTTGGTTGCACGGTGCTAACCAGTCTAGTTTGAGTTTTAAATACATAAAAGAAAAACTTCCACACGTTCCTTCTACTTTTGTTGAATACTCAAGTTATAACGGTTTTTATAAAAATTTAGATGAAATGCTAAGTCACCTTCAAGATCGTGGTCCAATATTTGTTGTTGGACACAGCCTAGGTGGAATATACGCATTGCATATGGCTAAACATCTCAATGTGATTGGGGGAATAAGCATAAGTACTCCGTTTCGCGGATCCAGCATGGCCGATTGGGCTAGGTACATCGTTCCAAAGTATCAGTTATTTAAAGACATCGGTAGAAAGAGCGCCCCAATTATCGAAGCACAACAAGTAGATATTTCAAATATTCCTTGGACGCAGATAGTTACAACTCGCGGTCATGCCCCGTGGATGAACGAACCAAACGACAGTGTGGTAACCATTGAAAGCATGCGATATCTCGAAGATAAGATGGAAATTGTAGAAATTCCAGTAAATCATTACGAAGTTGTTTGTTCTGACCAAACAGTATCAGTTATAGACCAAAAATTGCGTTGCATAAATGCAACATCTAGAGCCCACTAACACGTTCAGCTCAATATTTTTGTTGCATTATAGAAACATTCGTGCTAATTATAGTGCATAAGCAATTGTGCTTAACATAAAAGGAAACTATACAAGATGATGAAAACTGTTTTTGTTGCCGCTGCCGCAATGGCCGTCTCTGCCACTGTCGCTTCTGCCAACGACTTCGACAACACTGGCGTCACGCTGACTGCTGAAACCGGTAAACTTGAATTTGTGCTGGAAGGTACTGCTGATAATGGTTATGATAGCCTGACTGTGGGCTACGAAGCACTTTCCTACGACGCTGGTGCTAACGCCACCGGTGCTCTCGATGTGTATGCAACTACTCATCGTGCAGATGACGAATTTTCGATCGGTGCTGAATACACCATGACTTACTCTCGTGATGCACTTAGCCTCTACGGCCGTGCTGATGCCGAATACTTCGTTAACAGCGAAGTGCTGGCTGTGACCCCGACCCTCGGTGCTTCGTACGTTGCTGCCGAAGCTGTCACTGTTTGGGGTGAAGTTGGTTACACCTGGGATGCTACCAACGACTGGGCAAAGCAGGGCGGACTTGCTGAAGTCGGCGTTGACTTTGCGGTTGCCGAAAACATCGCAATCACTCCCAGCGTCCGTTACAACTTCGACGGTGCTGCTGCTGATAACACCCAAGCACACCTTGGTGTGAAGTTTAGCTTCTGATAGGTCGGCCGGGGGAGACCCCGGCCCACTACTGTGAGGTAACATGAGTTTATCTTTTTGGGTCATATCTTGGTTTGTAGTGGGATTCTTACATGCTCTGTATGAATACTTCAATGCAGCCCGGAGGGGTGACGAAACGCTGGGTGAATGGCTTTTGACTTTTGCGTTTTTCACCATAGGCGGATACGCCGGTGTAATTGTAACACTCTACGAAAAATTTACTGAAAGATGAAGCGGGCCAGGCCCGCTTCATTCATCTACAAATGCTTATTTCTCGTAATATATTCGGCTTAGTGCTTATTTCAATAAAACGTTGCAAGTACGAAAAATTATCCGATAGCATTTTAAGCAATTGATCATTTAACTGTCGTGATGCAATGTTATAACTTTCCATGCCAATTCCCATGTAGTAGTTTTTATCAATACCGTATCGCTTTCCGTATTCTGGAAAAACTCCGGTTAAAAACAGACACGTATCTCCGAGCTCTTTGGCCTTACGATGACTGTACAGAGATAACAACTCTTCAATAAATGCACGATTGGGCATAAAATTCGTACGATCCATATAACTTGACAACAGCATTACTACATATGTCTTGACCGGTTCAGGTACAGTATAACCCGTGACTCGCTCGGTTTCATGAATTACATTTCTAAAAGCTTCAATATAAATGTCATTAATCATCATAAAAATATTTATTTTTTATTGACAGTCGCCGTTCTGTTTGCTAAATATTTGTTGACAGTAGGGCGCCGCGGTTGGCCCGTCGCGGACTACTGCGCGAATCTACAAATTCTGCATCAGCAGAGGTTTCACTCTTGGGGTCCAAAACCAAGGAAGCTAACGGGCCGCCAAAAATGACGCCGACACCATGTGTTAAAATATGTGTTATACACACTGTTGAAAACATTTGTGTAGGATGTTATCGGACTCGAGAGGAAATTTCCAAATGGAAATTTTTTTCTGATGCTCAAAAGAAAAAAGTGCTAGACGACTTAGAAAATCGTAAAAAAATGATATATAGGAGAAGAGGTGGAAAAAGAAAGGACTCTACATTGAACACAAAGGACCAAAATGGCCAAGGCTAACGACATGCTTGACTACGAAGGTGAAATCATCGAGGTTTTACCAAATCAAACTTTTAGAATAAAATTAGACAACGAGCACCAGATAACAGCATACACTGGTGGAAAAATGAGACAACACAAAATACGGTTGGTCATGGGTGACCGCGTTCGAGTTGAAATGACTCCCTATGATTTAACCAAGGGCAGAATAATACATCGCCTATGATGCAGTTATGATGTTTTTTATCAACAGCTCTTGACAACGCACCTGTCGTCTGCTATTGTAAGCGAGTAACTTAGATCAGGGCAACAAGATGAATCTGCATACTGCTAAACAAAACGATGGTTCTTACAATACCCGGTTCGTAATAGCATTGTCCTTTGCTGCATACCGCGCAAACGGTGGCAAATACATCAAACAAACCTTTAGCGAAGAAGGAAAACGGGTTCTTTGTAACAAAGAACAAATTTTCTATACGCTTGCTCATATGGAAAATGATCCCAATTCAGTTCAAAAAAACTGGATTCCTGAAAAGTTTGTTCCACTTGAGGTAACTGAAGAAGACCTTGAAAATGCGGAACTTGCTATCAAGTTCTTTAAGAGATACACCCTCGATGCTATGACTGGCGAGTTTAGTCCGTTTAAGCGTGACGTGCTGAACATCATCAGCGAAGAAACAGCACCAAGTCACAAACTGGGCATTGTTGGGTACATTCCGGAATTGTATAATCGCGAGGATGCAGAAGCACAGTTGCGGAAGCGTCTTAAGACCGAGTTTGCCGAAAGTGAATATTTGGCTGGCCGTGTTACAGGTGTTGTCGAAATTCTGCGGACGTTTTACATCCAACGTTTTGAGAAATATGCATATACTGGTGGTATCAACGGAAACCTTGTGTCATTTATGCATGATAAGAAACACAAGCCCGGAGACAAGTTTCACATTACTGCAAAGTTTTCTGCGAAGGATTCTTGTGAATTTACCAAGGTTCCCAAAAGCAGAATCAATTATGTAAAGTTGAAACCACTATGAAAGCCGTAGAACTCACACTTCCGCAATGGGCCTCGCTCAAAGAGCAATTGCGCAAAGATTATCGTCCCAGCTACATTCTAGTACGCGAACGTATGAAAAAACATCTGGGGTTTGTCGATCGCGAATTTCGAGACTACGATAAAATCACTGGAAAGTACAAGCACTGTATATGTCTTGACTTCTACAGTGAGAAAAAGTATACTTACTTTGTAATGAAATACGGAAGCTTTTTGGAGTTAAAACCCGGTGACAACAGATTCTGAACACAACGAAAAACTGCATACGTTTGTGGCATATTGGGATTGTCTGGGATTTGAAACAATCTTTGACATGACAAGCTACGAGCGTACTCGGTTATTGGAAGATTTAACCGGACGTGATCCATCACCCGCGCCGAATCTCCAACACATGACTTTGCGAGCAAGGTTCAATCCACAACGCAATCCGGAAATTTGGGTGTTTAACAGCACAGTGGATGTAGAAACACTTCGTACAGTTGCTGAAGAAAATCCGCAATCCCTGGTGGACCTAATTCGCGCAAACGGTACAAATGTCTTTAGAACAACTCCAGCGGGTGAGCAGAGGATCAAATGAGCAAAGTGGGTTTTAACACATACGAACGAATTAAAAAGTTGGAAACGTCTGCCGAACGCCTGGGATTTAGACTTAGTGGAAACTACAACAGAACTGAGGACATATTTCTATTAAAGCCCAAAGACGAAGACAGTCTTCCAGTTTTTAATAAAGAACTTTCAGTATTTGGTGGAGATCTAGAGCAAGTTGAATCATTCCTGTATGGGATTGAATGGGCTAGAGATTACGACACTCGGATAGGACTGAGAACTGCCAAAACTCGTCCAAAAGCAGAACAAAAATGTCGTAATCGGCGTTTACTGAAACTAATGAAGGGCACTGCCAATGTCAAAGAAAAAGACTATCCGTTTTGAAGTCGATCTCCAGGAGCGACTAGCACAAAGTCGTTCTGCCACAGATGCACTACGGATGCCCAAGATCGGATACCAGCAATACCGCGTATATGAGCCTGAAAAGAAAGCGGACAAGATCGCAAAAAATGGACAGTACGGTTTGCAATCTTACGGTCGAGTTTTGCGGGGCCGAGGTCGATCACCCAGAATTCTTAATGTGGTGGGTGGAAGTTCTTTGCAGTATCTCTATCCAACAGTATATCAAGTCATTTTTGACGATATTGTGACCAAGCAGGAACCAAAATATACAGTAAAATGGCTTAAACCCAAACACGTGACATTGATGCGGATTCAAGGAATCCGAGTAGAAGAACATGGATAAAACTGTAGTGTATTATGAGCTTTCACCAGCAGCAGCTGAAAGGTTTGGCGGAGTTCGCTATTGGTATTCTCATGAGACACGAATTCCCAGATCTTACACTTTTAAACAACAGTTAATGTATATGAGCGATCGAGCATGGATGCAATGCGATGACACGGTGTTTTATCTTAAAAACAGAACAACCCCTTTTAACCCGAAGCAAATTCCTGTTGACATGCGCGAGTTTTTTATAGTACAGTTACGCAGCAGGCTATACGACGGAGACAAGCTGTGATCAAGCTGCAAGGGCGCTTGCCTAGAGAAATTTGTGTTGCTGTCAGCGGCGGTGTTGACAGCATGGTGGCTCTTGAGTTTCTTCGTAAGAACCACGACGTTACAGTTCTCCATTTTAATCATGGAAACCACTACAGCCTGTATGAAGAGCAATTTGTTGGTGAACACTGTTTGCAACGCAACATCAAATGCATTCACGGTACTATTGAAAACGCCGAAACACCGATTGGCATGAGCCAAGAGGAACACTGGCGTAACGAGCGTTATCGATTTTTTGAAGATAGATGTCAGGGGCGACCGGTGGTTACAGCACATCATTTGGATGATTGTGTTGAGACTTGGGTGTGGAGCAGTTTGCACGGTTATGGTAGAATTGTTCCTTACCGCAACGGAAACGTAATTCGCCCATTCAGACTAAATCGTAAACGCGACATTGAATTGTGGGCAGCAAGTCAAAATATCCCATTTATTCAGGATGACAGCAACGGTGATTTGCGCTATACTAGGAACTATATTCGGCACCAAATGATGCCGCACGTACTAAAAGTAAATCCCGGGATTTACAAAACTGTTAAGAAGAAGGTCTTGAAAGATGCTCAGTAAGTTTTTTCATACCCATACTTGGGAACTGATGGCAGTCAACGATCAGTACCAGACCAACTATACTGATACTGGAAAAACTCGCAATTGGAATCAGAGATTTTACAAATGTCAGTGCGGGGCAAGACGTCACACTGACGACCGTCCTGACTATCATGATCACAAAGGCATAAATGAAGCAAAGCGCAACTGGATTGACGTCGGTGTGGTTCCCACGGGCAGTTACCTCCCGGGCCCAGCACACGGGTATACAAAAGTTGACGACGTGGATAGAGAAAAGCTGGACCCGGTTTTGCAGTATCAGAGAACGTTGGAAGATATTCAACGTAGTTTGGCTGTTATTATAAATCGAGATTTCAATCTTGAATCTAAATATCCCAAACTCAAAGAAGCTGCTGACGAATACCATCGTCGTCTGGACAAGTATCGCAACTTCGAACACCTACAAGGATTGAACAATGAAACTGATAAATGAAAGCCTGTTGTTTTCGGCAGAAAACATAGCCGCAATTGAGAGTGTGCGCAACGCAACGTATGTATGCGATACCGAACACAAAGGAATTCACGTTGCAGTTTTCTACGGCGCCGAACCACATCCGGTGAGCAACAGTCGTTATTTTGCACTATATCGTGACAATGCTGGAACTCTAATGATCACCAACGGTGCTTTCGTTGAAGAACAGGAGATTACCGGTATAATGGCAGATAACGGAGATGTAATATACAGTGCTTATCGCCACCACTTTAACAAAAGTCCCGATGGCAGTGTTTTTATTGACGGCGGGCGCGAATATACACGATCCAGCGGAGGATCCTTTGTAACGCTTCTGGTGCGTGACGGTGTTATGAGAATATTGGAAGACATAAAATGATAGAATACACGTTGGACTGGATCGGCGGAGTTTGTCCAGTGCAAGCTGAAGGCACATTTCAAGGCACAAAATTTTATTTCAGGGCAAGAGGCAACAGTTGGACAGTTTATATAGGCAATCCAGATCCATTTACAGTTGACGCATGGACTTACGGCGAGCCTTACGGTGATGAACCGTTTGAGGCCGGCTGGATGTCAGAAGAACAGGCACTAACATTTATTGAACAGGCACTGACTCGTTATTCCAATGAAAAGGCACACTAAGGCTATATAAAAACAATCGTTGCCCAGTGGCCACCTTGAGCTAGCCTGACCGGCGAGCAGATCTGGTGTTGTTTCCTGGCGTGGGTTTAGCACGCCTTGTATGTCCCCTTTCGTGGCTCCCTGACCGGAGCGAATGAGTAGGCTCTCCTGACACTTGGATCCTACGGACGATCAACAGTTGGTCATGTTATTGTTGGTCTTTGTCTGCGCTATGATAAGCACAAAGTAAAAAGGTACCGCGTAACCGCCTTTCCCTTACGTTAATAGGTTTTTGAATATGACTGTGATGACGAACTCAGAAAAAGTCATTTTGCACTCGGCCGTCGGAAGGCTAAGTGTGAATTGGAATCTAGAAAAAGATCAGATAAAAAATCGTTGTTGACTGAATGAGCGATGCTAAGAGCGAAATGAAGTAAACAACTGGTTAGCGTTAGCTAACCAAGAATATCACCAAACTACCTGAGGTTTGTGATAATTCTGACTGAAACACTGATTGACAACCCGGCAGTTAGATGTTAGCTTATAGAAAAGGAGAAATACATGCGGGTAAAAATTGGACCTTATAAGAACTGGTTCGGCCCTTATCAGCTGGCTGAAAAAATCATGTTTTGGGTTCCTAAAGAAAAGGATGAATACGGGTTCCCGCATACTGCTGATCGTGTTCATCGATTTGGCGAATGGCTGGCACATGGCAGTGTACTTCCTGAACCTGCTGTTGGTGATGTTTCAGGATTGCGTGACGACCGTCCTAACACTTGGCTATATCGTTTGCTGCTGTGGATTGACCAAAAGAAAAAGCGCAAGATCTCGGTCCATATTGATCGCTGGGATACCTGGAGCATGGACAACACTCTTGCTTATATTATCCTCCCCATGCTCAAACAGCTGAAAGCAACCACACACGGTGCGCCGTATGTTGATGACGAAGACGTCCCGGAACATCTGCGCAGCACCGCAGCGCCACCCAAAGAGAACGAATGGGACACTGACGACAATCATTTTAAGCGTTGGGATTGGGTTCTTGATGAAATGATCCATGCTTTCGAGACCGAAGCTGGTGATCTGCAGGATTGGGAAGATCAGTTTACCACTGGTGAACATGACTTTAGATTTAAAAAGATTAGCGAAGACGGGACCAGTCAAATGGTAGAAGGTCCCGGACACACGGCGGTTACTGATTGGGATGCCCGCCGGGCTTATGCAAACCGTATCCAGAACGGCTTTCGACTCTTCGGCAAGTACTATCAATCATTGTGGGATTAAGTATGACAACAAGCAACACTGTTAAATTTCCGGATTGGTTTTCAGATTTAGCATCTGATGAATTTGATGTTAATATAGCACTACCGGAAACCAAAGTTCACCATCTGGATTTTGATGCGCTGGCATGGCTTATGCGTTTGCGGGCAGACAATCCCAACAACACTCGATACGCAAACATGATTTTTGGAAATACTGTTCGCGGTGGAGAATACCTAAAAGCGGATATAGAGCCTGAATTTGTCAAACAAGCTGATGACATTCGCAGACATTTTAAAAATAAGTTAATGATCACCAGTTTGCGTGGTCATACGGTTAGCAGTTTCAGACAGAGAGTTACTGAAGTTGTGGATAATCCCAACGCCTTACAGGACTCAGATATACCAGTAATATTGCGCCTGCCGGACTTTTATCTGGAAGATCAAGTTATGGAAAATCTTCTCAAAAATCATCAGTCATTGGACAAAGATAAAACGCTGGTGGATATTGACGAGCGTTTTTATTATGTGGATCGGGTTTCTCGAGTAAATCGCAGGAATCCATACCATCGGTATTATTTCCGTAACAGCAACAACAATCTGCTATGCATACGAGTTGAGAATGAAAGCCAATTTCTGCCTATGATCAACTACTTTATTAATAAATCCGATGGTATGGGAGTTCGCGGAAATGTAACAGTTTATCGTGAAACCGGCTACAACGACTTCCAATTTTATCATCTAGGAAAAAATTATGAACTCTACTAAGATAACTGTTGACACTCTCGTAGATCTTGCTATGCAAGCAGAGATAGCAGACCCTATTGACTGGGGCATGCTCAGCATTGAAGAACGTCAGGCTTACAATCTCATGGCTGCTACTGTTATAGATCAGATTGCCGGATTGCCGGACGATCGTAAATTACTGATAGCCATGGCCAGCATGACCAAATTGCTGGTTGAAAACTTTGTACTAAACATCAAACTGCAAGGAAAACACACATGAAAGTAGGAACCAGCTATAGTCGTTGCGTCCGCGATCTGGTTGACGGTAAAGTCGATTACAACGATGTTATGGTTATTGTGACCCGCACCGACTTTGATCCCGAGGACGACGCGCAATGGACGGGAATTTGGCGAGGCTACGCCGGTGACGGAGTTGGTGGACTATGGAGCAACCCTGAATGGATCAACCATCAAGAACAGGAAGCTGAATTTCGTGAAATGAGCATACGTCTCAAGCGCGATGGCAAATTACATCAGCCGCGACAGTTCGGTGCATATCCGTTACGAACTCAGCACGAATGGTACGACCTAGTGCTTACAGCAGAATTACATGAATCAAACCCGGCAGCGAGAAACGCCTGGGAACGCTATAAAACAGTGGCCGGTCTGGTCGCAAATCAAGAGGAAAAAAATGCCTAATCTAATCCCTACAGTTATTGAAAGTGAAAGCCGTGGCGAACGTGCATACGACATTTACAGTCGATTGCTCAAAGATCGCATCGTCATGCTGGACACCGGTGTTGACGATCACAGTGCAAGTTTGATTGTTGCTCAGATGCTGTTTCTGGAAAGTCAAGATCCCAACAGTCCGATCAAATTCTACATCAATAGCCCGGGCGGTGTTATCACTGCCGGCATGGCAATTTACGATACCATGCAGTTTGTTAAACCTCCGGTGCATACAATTGTTATCGGACAGGCTTGCAGCATGGGCAGTTTCCTTGCACAAGCCGGTGAACCCGGGCATCGTTACATGCTGCCCTATGCTCGTCATATGATTCACCAACCAAGTGGCGGCGCCCGTGGTATGCAGAGTGATATTGAGATTCAATATCGTGAAATCACCAAGATGAAGCAGATGCTTACCGAACTGTATGTCCAGCACAATACACGCGGTAAGACCTATGCTGACTTTGAGCGTGACATGGACCGCGACACATTTATGAGCGCACAAGAAGCTCTTGACTACGGACTGGTTGATACGATTGTGCAACGGCGTTAATTCGCTTTTGCACTTGACACAGCCGTCAGGTATATATAGTGTATATACATAACGCGGAGGATCTAACATGCGTATAACACCCTTACTGTGTTTAATTGCAATCGTACTGATTTTTTTGTCAGTACCGGTTTTTGCCCAGACAACCACAGTCACAGGCCGGGTTACTGCGGTTGATCCCATATACACAAATGTACCTGTAGACGAACCGCGCACTTATTGCCATCAGGTAGAGGTGCCGGTTTACGGTCGTGGTCCAGCACAACCCGGAGATGTGGTTGTTGGTGCTATTGTCGGCGGAGCCATCGGCCACCAGTTTGGTAGCGGAGATGGCCAAGATTTGGCCACAGCGTTGGGAGTCATTCTCGGCGCTGATGCTGCCGGTCGCCGCGGTCGCGATGTAGTTGTTGGGTATCAGTTAGAACAACAGTGCCGAACAGAATATGTCCGCAATAACTACCAGGAAATCGCCGGCTGGCGAGTGTATTATCGTTGGAAGGACGTTACCGGAAGTTTTGTCACAAATCGTGATAATTATCAGGTAGGTGATCGTGTGATGTTAAATGTAACCGTGCATTAAATTGCACGGTTTTCCTGGTTGAGTGAACATGAAAATTATAGGTAATTTGTTAAGAGTTTTGGGGTATATAAAAACATCAGAAGCAAAAGATGTAAAATACAAAGACCCTGTGGATATTCCGAAAGAATCGGAGGAAATGATAGTAATAAACGGCGTTGCGAGGCCAAAGAAAAAATTTACAAATTCTACACCGAAATTCATTCGAAAAGATAAATAAAATACAACCAAAAAGATAAATAAAATACAATTAAAGGAATGAAAATGTCGATGACTTTCGCACTCGCAACAGTAATAGCATTAGGATGGGGCCAGGATTCAAATCCAGGTAGCACCAAGTGCCTGGGGGGATTGCGAAGCTAAGAACGGCGAAAGTTCAAAAGTTTCAAAACCCTCCCAGTAAAACGGGAGGGTTTTTCCATTGTACACACCAGAACAGACACAAGCACTACAAGAATACAAAAAGATACTAAGGCAATATAATCAAGGCGAGATAGACTATCTGACATATGTAGAACTGACACTCCCACTGTGGGATAGAATAAACAAGTTGTTTGGACTAGACCAAAAAAACAGTTGACAGCAGCGGCAGCACACTATATAAACACAGGACAACGCAGCAAACAACGTTCCAAAAGAAAGTTTTTGCAGCAAGCATGAAAAAGTTGTTGACAACGCAGTAGAGATACAGTATGTTAACAACATAACGTAACAAACAGTAGCGCAAGCTACACGCTCTTTAAAAATTTGGAAAGTTGTTCCTGGAAACAGGACCGGCCCCGAGCGTAAGCGATGACAGGGCTGAAACAGAAGAACAAACTGGCGAATGTGCCCGTGAGTTCCTCGTTGAAGACACTCGCAAGAGTGTTAACAATTCTGTTTTCACATACACTGTGGTTGGGGCCAAGTGGCTGGCCTGAATCCATAATACTCCTTGGGCGACGCCTTTCGGGAGCAAGCCGGGTTCGAATCCCGGACGCAGTGTAGCTGAAAACAGAATGATTCGCGCCCGATACAAATATCGGATACTAAAATAAAAAGGCCATAAGCAACTGAGGTTGCAACGTCTTAAGTGACCATTTGTAGCAGCCTAGGCTACACCGAGGCGCGAATTATACTAACTAGCGCAGGGTGCTGAACCCGTAAGCCGCAAGCATAACGGTACTTCGTGTTAACCTTTACGAAGCTAAGTCGGCAATTAGGTGCTAGAGCCAACAACTATATTTCCTGATAGCTCAGTAGGTAGAGCAGCTGACTGTTAATCAGCGGGTCCCAGGTTCGAGCCCTGGTCAGGGAGCCAAAATACGATGGTTGTGTTAGAGTAGAGACATTCTTAACACGCAAATTACTAGGAAGTTGATTCGCTATCAGCACTCGGTACTCCATTGTATACACGATTTTTGCGGGGTAGAGCAGTCCGGTAGCTCGCTTGGCTCATAACCAAGAGGTCACAGGTTCAAATCCTGTCCCCGCAACCAAGATACTGGAGCGTTGGGTGAGTGGCTTAAACCAGTGGTTTGCTAAACCATCGGCCCCGAAAGGGGCCCACAGGTTCGAATCCTGTACGTTCCGCCAGAGTTTGATCCGGGTACCAAGATAGCTTGCCTATCGAACAGTGGTCGAAATTCCGGACAACATTCGGTTCAAAACGTGAGAACCAGCGGAATTTCGGGCTCTTAGCTCAGTTGGGAGAGCGCCTGCCTTGCAAGCAGGAGGCGACCGGTTCGAAACCGGTAGGGTCCACCAAATTTAAATGCTAAATACTCCAGATAAAATACAAGGAGATATAATGTTAGCACAACACAAAGGAAAAATAATCAGCACTTTGGCTGCTGCGTTTTTGGCAGCATTTGCAGTGTTTTACGATACGGTTGTGGAGTTCGTAACAGTTAATTATGTTAACTACACGACAGAAGAGTCAACAACAGTTGACCCACAAATAACAGACTCGGTGACATCAACAGCACCATCAGAATAATATCGGTGTAGCTCAGTGGTAGAGCGGCGGTCTCCAAAACCGCGCGTAGAGGGTTCGATTCCTTCCACCGGTGCCAAGATAAGTGGCAGTTAGATAAGAGGGATATGGCCGGCAAGGACACTACTACAGTGTCAAATACGCTCCCCGCCACTTATGCATTTTTAGGCGTCCCTTGCACGGAACATTCGAGCCGTGAAGGTGTTTAACGAGGGTAATTGCTAGCGACCGGCTTACCCCTCGAACTGCGGGTATGGTATAGGGGATGTGCCTCAGCCTTCCAAGCTGATGAGGACCGGTTCGATGCCGGCTACCCGCTCCAGTTTCTTAAGCCGTCATAGCTCAGCTGGTAGAGCGCCTGATTTGTAATCAGGATGTCCGGGGTTCAAGCCCTCGTGGCGGCACCATTATACTGCTCTTATAGCTCAATTGGTTAGAGCGACAGACTCATAATCTGCAGGTTCGGGGTTCGAGTCCCTGTGGGAGCACCAATATGCCCGCGTGGTGGAACGGTAGACACAGGAGACTTAAAATCTCCCGCCACAGGTGTGCCGGTTCGAGTCCGGCCGCGGGTACCAACTATTTAGAAGATAACAGTACACAGCCGGGGCTTGGGTGATTGAGTTCGCTTTGAAGTGGGCCCTTCAGGGAGTTTGCGTACCCTGCTGTTATCTTCTAAACAGTGGCGCGTTAGCAAAGGGTTAATGCGTGGCCTGTGCAAGGGCCAAGGACGGTGGTTAAACTCCCCGACGCGCCTCCATAAATACGATGCACACGGGAGGCATCGAAATGAAGAACTTTTTAAAAGGTTGGAGAACAACTTTATTTAACGTTGCAGTGATCATAGCAGGTCTTGCACAATATGTTGACTTGATCAACATAATAGCACCACAGTATACCCCACTTGTATTACTGGCGGTTGGTGTTGCTAACTTGGTATTAAGATACTTGACAGATACGCCAATGGGTGTTAGTGTTAAGCAATAATAGAACGCGGGTGTGGTGGAATTGGCAGACACACTTGATTTAGGTTCAAGCGCCGCAAGGCGTGGGGGTTCAAGTCCCTCCACCCGCACCATAACAAGAGGAAAATATGGGGAAACGTAGTAAGAATGAAATCGTCAGCGGAGTTACTGATATTAGCATCAGCTTCGCCGATAACGGGTTCGTTGTTGAATACAGCGGACAAGATGATCAAGAAGATTGGCAAAGTGCAAAGCTGGTGCTTACTAGCTTGGATGCAGTATTAGAGACTGTCAAAGACGTAGTAGAGAACCGTCGATAAAAATTCTTGGGGATTAGCCAAGTGGTAAGGCATCGGGCTTTGGTCCCGACATACGGAGGTTCGACCCCTCCATCCCCAGCCATTTATATAATCTGCGTAAATACATAGTGACAGGATATAACTCAAGTGGATAGAGTGGCATGATTTAGATTCATGTGATTTTGGTTCGAATCCAAATATCCTTCTTACTATGGAATTTTAAATGATTATTAATAATGAAATACGCCATCTGTTAAATGAACAATGTAACCATGAAGAAGTTTTTTATCAAGAGTATAAAAAAATACTACATGGGTTAAACAAAACAATATCAAAAACAAAAGAACCTTTAGAAGGAAATATTTTTTATTATGATCTAGAAAAAGATAGATCATCATTACATAAAGGTTTTTCTGATAAACGTAAACTTTATGCAATGTTTGCATCTGTATGTGATGTTGTGGTTGAAATTGGATTTAACGGTGGACACAGCGCCATGTTGGCCCTAACTGCAAATAAATCTTTGAACTATGTGGGCATAGATGTTGGCATTCACAGATATACAGTTCCGTGCTTCAATTACCTAAAACAGATCTATGGCGATAGAATTGAATTAAGAATTGGCGACTCAAAAAATGTGTTACCAAATATTTTTAATTTTTATCCAGAAATTAGAAACAAAAAAATTGGATGGGTAATTGATGGATCACATACTGTGCATGATGCTAATGCAGATATCTCCAATGTGATAGATTTAGCCGCTCCCAATGACGTAGTGTTATTTGACGACGCAGATGTTCCTTACTTGAGGAATTTGTTAGATATGTACACTATATCAGGTGATATACAAGTTTTAAAAGACAACGAAATGCAATTGTTTTTTAAAGTTACAAAAAATTGTTGACATGGATAATTATATAGACTGTCTGTAGCACAGCCTGGTAGTGCGATGGTTTTGGGTACCATAGGTCGGAGGTTCGAGTCCTCTCAGACAGACCAATTATGTTGGATTGACACGGATTGTCAGTTGCAGCTAGGATCGCCGGGCAGGCGTAGGTTGCAACTAAAGTAGGGGTCGGAACCCTTGCCAACTCCACTTTTACAACGCCGCTCAATGTACCGGAATATAGTTTCGGGAGGGCAGGGGGTAATAGTCCGCCGGTCCGGCTGCGGCTCACCGGCATAGGACCGGTGTTGTAAAACACCCTGCTTTAGACCCAGGGTGTATAAAAATGGGGCTGATAACTCAGTGGTCAAGTCCGTGGTGTGAAAACCACGGGCGGGCAAGCCGAACCTGTATCACGGGTTTAAGAACTTGCCTTACAAGATAATGCATGTGTAGCTCAATGGTAGAGCAGACGCCTCTAAAGCGTACAGTTGTGGGTTCGAGTCCCTCCACACGCGCCAATCAGTATCCATGCGCCCCCACTGTCGCGATTGGATACTTGGATGCTAAATCCCAATACAAAAACACGCCAAGGCCCCCGATGGGGCAGGACAACGTGTTGGGGGTCGCAACAGCGGCTAACAGTGGTCGCCAATTCGAAAAAGGGTTTGTAGTAGAGACAGCAAACCAGAAACCCTGCGGCACTGAGGTGAGAACACCCGCCTCACACACCAGAAACGGTAAAGTAGCGAAAGCGAAGAGATGCAGGAAATGGGAACCTGCCAGTGCTAATACCCATTAAGATCGACTGTTAGGCTGTCACCATATATGACAAAAGGAGAAAGAAATGTCGTAGATTGCTATACCTTGTAGAGACGTGGTTTTCCACTTCAACAAAAAACATCTGGAAGATGCAACTATCCCGATGTGGGTGCTTAAATTGCGAGGGGAAACCTTTTATGTAAACCATGTGGACTGCTCGGTTCCGTGGAGTACAAAAGAGACGCCGGATAACGCACACACCAAGGGAGCAATTAAAGTCCGAGATTGTACAGTAACAATCGACGACGATAATTGCGCAACAATTAGGCCTGCAACGGCCGAGGATCATGCAGCATATGTCAAAAGTCAAACAGTGAGGGTTATTACCGAATACGGTAGTAAACTTAGAACTGCCGTCGCCAACATGGCACACGGCGCCATAAAACTGGCAGGTGGCGGATGTGGGACGACTTGGTATATCACCGATATTCCAAGCATGCGGCATTTTTTGATTCTGCAAATGCAAATACCAGATGTGAGAATCCTTAAACCAAACGAGGATTACTACAAGCAGTACGATCGATCGGCACTGACCGGAGACGATTGGCTTGACGAGATTGATGACTATGATGACCTATATGAGAATTAAAGTTCCATATCACAGTCTTAGAACAGTCCAGAACCTTATAAAAAGGTATCGCCTACGGCATGGCCCGTTTGAAAGAACGGGCAATGAATACATTATATATCTGTATCCTGACAATAAAAACACACTGTTTTTACTGACTCTTGGCGGTCAAGAATTAGACGTGTTGGATATAGATAAATAAAATATGAAAAACTACATGTTAAAGAGCACATATGAAATTCCTGGTGAAACAGCCGTTTTTGATGATTTTGTTTTTGGTTTAACTAATTACAAAGATTATAAAAAAATGCAAAAGTTAAGTATAAGCTCTTTTAAAGAAAACCTTCTCGGAGAGTGGTCTCTAATACATTTAACCGGTACTAAAGACACTCTCCAAGAATCTTTTATTTTTACTCTCGAGAAAACGTATAAAATATGGAAAAATGAAAAATGCAACATACTTTATACCGATCCAGACACACTGTGTATAAAACCTACACAGGTTTTTAATGAAGATTTTGTGGCTGGTTGTAGACATAACTGTGGAGTAAGATATTTCCCGCATGATATGGATAGTAGCATATGGGACCAGGTTTTTGAGCATGTCAGTAAATGGAATTATAACAAGTATGATTATGAACAAGATATCTATATTAGCATGTATCGTTCAGGAAAGGCAATTACTGATATTGTTCAACAGGCTCCGATATATGAAAAATTTACTGGTATAGACTATAGCAAAAACATAATTCATTTACACTCATCTGGCGGTCCAAAAAAGACGTTGATGAAAATGAGAGAACTAAATAAAAATATGCGGGCGTAGCTCAGGGGTAGAGCGGCGGCTTGCCAAGCCTCAGGTCGTGGGTTCGAATCCCATCGCCCGCTCCAATAACGCTGCTGTAGCTCAGCTGGTAGAGCAGTTGATTAGTAATCATCAGGTCGGCGGTTCGAACCCGTCTAGCAGCACCATAAAACTTGTTGACATTTGCTGACGGCACTGCTAGATTAGCAAAATGCAACACGTAGACACAATTATCAATCTCGTTGAACGATTCACTGGACGTAAACAACGTCCTTATGAATCTACTGTAGGATCCCTCGAAGCAGGCCTGCACGGTGTGCATCGCGGACTCTATTACATTTATCCTGAAGTGAATTTTTACTTTGGTAAGTGTCACTCGCCAACGGCGACAGTTTTTGGAAGGTTTTATAAAAACCATGGTAGTAAGTTGAGAGCAAATCCCGCTGAGTTGTACGGGCCCTTGAAACCCAAAGTGCAACCCAGGATTGAAACACCTCAGGGATGGCGCGAAGGTGTCGCCCGATTCATTTATTCAGACATGCCAGAGTATCCGGAATACTATAAGACGGTTGGACGCCGTCGAGTAGAACCTGTAATAACAGAACATCAGTATCAACCGCTGATTAAAATTTCCGATATTCCGGTATTGGTTTGGAACATGTCAGATGATCCAAAAACCATCAGCGATGTTGAAACTGCGGTAATTGCGGCTATTGAGCCTTATTGCAATACAGAAACTTATAAGAAAAGACTCAAACAAAGACTCAATAACAAAACGGAGCAGTAATGAAACTTTGGAATACAATTGAAAATACACTAAAATCTTTACCAAATGCTGCCGCTGGATATGAACAACAGATTGATATTCCGGAATTTACATTTCTTGGGGTGAAAAACCAACCAGACTTTGGACATATCAAGATTTGGTTTCATGGTAAAGAAAAAACAATTGAACTAAAATCTCTCAAAGAGTATCTGATACAATATCGAGATACCGTAATTTCATACGAGAGGGCTACAGACGTGATGTATAAGCATTTGATGGAAGCCTACGATCCATTTCGTATTCGTCTTGAAATTACTTTCCGCCCGCGCGGCGGTATTAGTTCAAAAATGGTTGTCGACTCTGACTGGGGTCACCTAGGTGGTTCAGACAAACTTTGGCAACACCATAAAGACTAAAATAAAGACTTCAAAATAACACTTGACGCAACACGCGACAACTGTTATAAAGTGTGCATACAAAGGAGACAACGATGTACAATCAGACTGCACAAGCAAACGTTCTTAAACTGTTCAATGCTCTGGTTGTAGAACCCGGAGCGACGACCGGCGTGGTTAACACTTCGTTGGTTGAAAAACTGGCTGTTGTCACCGACTTTGAACCCAACTCGGTTCATAGGGCTGTGTTGATGGCAACCCGCAGTCCGCTCGCTATTCGCACCCTTTTCGGGCGTGTTGAGCGTGATACTGCCAGCCTTGTTCAGCTGGTGACCAAGCAACTGCTCCACTACGTGGAAGTTTACGGTCTCAATCGTCCGGGCCTGTTTGACCTGGAAGTTGAAGAAGGCCAGGTTATGGTTATGACCTATGTTCAGGGTATCACTGTTGAGCAACTTGCTGATCGTGTTCGCGCACTGATTTATGCAAATGCTCCGGTTAAAGATTCTGATCTTGTTCGTCAGATCATCCAGGACTTCAACATCGACTACGATGTAAACCAGATTCGTAATAACGAACTGCGGGTTGAACTGTTCAATCCCAATCGCGACCGTTTCAACAACGGTGACGACGCTGTTCGTTATATGGTGAAGGTTGCAACCGGAAAAACCCTGCTGATCAAGAGCCGTCAGGTTATTGACAGCATCAAAGTTTGCAGCCAGATTACTACCAAGTTTCTAGAAGCACACGAAATGCCGCTGGCACAGGTGTTCAACCGCCACAAGCCGTTGATCCTTGCTGCAAAGCGAGCTGTCAATCGTAACGTGATTAACCGTATCACCCGACTCAGCAAGCGCAACCATGTCCCGGTTCACGAACCGATCGGCAAGCGGTTCCTTGCACTGGCACTGGCTGGTCGTGCAGACCAGACGGCGCTTGAGAAGGTTAGCCTTCGTGACCGCTTCAAGATCCTGAACTTGATCGAGTACAAGCACACCGGTCAGGATACCGACGCATTTATTGTTCGCAACGGTAAAGTGCATCTTGAAACAGGCCGCGCGGTTCGTGATACTGCTGGACTGAATCGTGTCCGTGACATGATTGTTGCTAGCCTCCGCCGCGATCTTGCTGGTCTTCAGGGCAAGCGTATTTTGCTGGATAGCACTGTTGATTACGGTCTTCCGATCAGCCGCAAGCAAGCACTGGGTAACCTGCCCTACGGTACCAACATCACCGTGAGTGGTGGACGTATCAGCGCCGGTGTTTACTGGCAAGACGACTGGGGCGCACATGACCTCGATCTCAGCACTATTGACCGCAGCGGTCATCGTACTGGTTGGGGTGCATGGAGTGGTTACAGCAAGAGCAATCCGGTTACCTTCAGTGGTGATATGACCAGCGCTCGCAACGGTGCTATGGAATTCATGACCAGTACCGGTGTCGAATACGGCCTGTTTGTTAACATCTTCAGTGGTAACAACGGTGCTGGGTTTGAACTGGTCGTGGGTCGTGACGGCAAGGATCGTTGGATTGAGGACGTCGTAATTCGCGAAAAGGGTTCGCTGGATAGCCGCGGTAATGTGATCGGTTTTGTCAACAACAACACCTTCACTGTCTACCAGGGTCGTCTCAACGATAACCGTTGGAGTGTGGACAACAAGTCAACTGCTGTTGTTGCTCGTGGTACCAGCCGTTTCTGGACTGTGAGCCAACTGTTGGATGCCGCCGGCATCAGCTACGACTTGGATCGCGCAGACGGTGTAGAATACGATCACGATCTCAGCTACGGCAGCTTCAGCTACGACCGGTTGGAAAACCTGCTGCTGAACTAACAGAATACCGGGCCGCACAGATTGTTCCTTATATTTTTATTTGGAAAAAACTCACAATCCGCGGCCCGGTTACACAATACTTGCATAGCGTGTTCCTTAATAATTGACCTTTAAATCAGCAAAACACACGCCGCAAGTTAAATTATACGCACATCGTTCATAGCACAAAGGTCGTGCTAGTCCTATAGGGACTGATCGCAGTTCAATTCTGCAGACGATGTGTGTACCAATTTAGTTGTTGACAAACTTGCAAGAGCTGCTATATTAACAACACGACAAAACGACGCCGCAAACAGTGTTCCTTAAAATACTTTCTTTGGATGAAAAAACACACTGCGCGGTATACTAAAACGACGTTGCAAAGACTGTTCCTTACATTTTTGTGCAAAGAAAAACACAGTCCGCAACAAGACCAAAATAGTTGTTGACATTGCTGCACTAGCTGCTATATTAACAACATAACGTAACAGTAGTTACACGCTCTTTGAAAATTTAGCAAACAGAGTAAACGCTCTGTTTTTAACTGTATGTGGCAAAAAACGGAGTTTATCCGTATCCTACCCAACAAGGTATAACCAGCCAGTCAATTGGCAACGTTTTGGGGTACAGTTAAAAACAGAGACTCGCAAAGTTAACGTTGTGAAACGTGGGCTTTGTGTTAAAGATTGGCGGTATGACGTCACTAGAATAAGTGTGGTAACACACCCAAGGCCAGGTTTCCTATAAACTGGCACCAGCAATGGTTCGTTCATACAAGCCTGGATTAGACTTGACTCGCAATGACGCGAAAGCAAGTCCCGTCAGTAGAATGGCGGTAGGCATTAAGTTAGGAGAGTTGTCCGAAAGGATAGCCACAGAGCCAGTCGGTGAGTGGTAAGAGGGTTGGCGCCCGAACAGCTTTCAGCCAAACTAACGAGTGCTGAATATCAACAGGTAGCTACACTGTCTGAGCCCGCAAGCAAAGGCTAGGTAGCATTACAAGCGAAGAAGGGTTAGGCCCCGGACTCGTGAAGTAAGGTTGAGTAAGCCGCAAGCTGAAAGACAGTCGGTGTGTTGTATACTGTGTCTAACAAGACATGGTGCAACTGGGACAGCACATCGAAGTAGGTTCGCAATATTGCATAATGGTAATGCAACGGTTTTATGGAACCGTCGACTGTAGGTTCAAGTCCTACTATTGACTCAAAAGCGAAAGACTGTCCCGGTACGTTGTGAAAGTGGTCTAATACCACACTCGAAAGAGAATGTGGTCTACGGATGCTCGCAAGGCTGATGTAGTTGTTCGGAAAGATAGCGTAACTTCTTAGCGGAAGTGAACTGCTCGCAAGGCAGGCGAAGGATTGATGGACGAATAGCAACGTGCGACAGGAGAAATGCCACTCCTCAACAAGGCGACCATGAGTGATACTGAATGACCGTAACTGGCTTTAGTGGATAAACTGGCAACACGGCTCGCAAGGCCGGTGGTACTCCAGAAAGGCACTCGAAGCATGCTGTAATCTCAAGCTATGCAAAAACGACTAAATATTGTATGAGCAATAAAGAAATATTTTCAAAAATATACAAAAATGAAGAATGGGGCGGACAGGGTGATACACCTTTGAGTGGTCCCGGATCTTCTTTATGGTACACAGAACAATTAAGATCAGCCTTTCCCGGCATAATCGAGCAGTTTAATGTAAAAACACTTTTTGATGCTGGATGTGGTGACCTTACGTGGATGGGAACATTAGTTGACACCCTTGATATAAAGTATATCGGTGCCGACGTAGTTGATTTTTTGATAGAAAAAAACCGGGCTAAGTTTCCAAACCTGGATCTTAGAGTTATGGATATAACAGTTGACCCGTTACCGCAAGCAGATATGATGCTTTGTAGAGATTGCATGTTTCATATGTCTTTCAAAGACATATATGCAACGTTAAATAATTTTTTAAGAAGTGGTACGCCACTTCTGTTTACTACCTGCCACGATACTCCTGCAGAAAATGTAAACATAACGACTGGCGGTTATGCAGAGCTTAACTTTAAAAAACACCCATTTAATTTTCCTGATCCAGTGTTTTCTATAAATGACACTCTTCCGTCGTTTGTAAAACGAAATGTGTGTATTTGGACTAGAGACCAGATAATAACTGCACTAAAAAACTTAACTTGAAGAACAGTTTTCGTGTTACCGACCCACTGGACGCGGTGCTGGCACTGCTCCGATTCCGAGACTGTTCTTCCAATTAAGTTAGCTGGGTATCACATAGGTGTGGCTGATGGGAGTCATGACCCAAAGGCGAATGGAGAAAATGGCTTTGAGAGGGTCATGACCCTTCGATGAGAAGTCAGGAGGCAGTAATCCCCGCCCGGCGCCAAAATAAATATCGTAATGAAAATAGAATTGTTTTACCATTTGTTTATTCCGCCAGATAGCCGCGGACTACGCTGGCACTGGATGTTTGATGCGCAAATGCGTCTAATAACACAAGCACGATTGCACGAGGCAGCTGACTTGAATTTGTGTGTAAGCATGCCCATGTGGTGGGAAACTGACGAATACGGCGGTGGATTTTTTCCTGAAAACGGTGGAGATAATATACCGTTTTGTGAAAAAGTAGTCAACTACGTTAACGCCAGATATCCGTTTATAAGAGTCTTAGAAGTCAGGGACATAAGTCAAAAGAATCTTTACGAAGGACAGACGTTAGACTATTTGCATGAACACTGCCAAAATAACGATGGATATGTTTTATATACACATTCCAAAGGTATGACTGGTACCAGTACCAATGTGTGGAATTGGCGAGAGGTATTAGACCATTTTACAATAACTGAATGGACTCGATGTATAAAGCATCTAGTAGATCATGATGTTGTCTGTGTTCGCGATCTTCAGTCTAAAGAAACTGGGGACACTATAACAAGTGGAAATGTATGGTGGGCAAGGAACGATTACATACGTAAACTTCCAAAACCCACTGATATATACAGCTACACTCCCACAAAAGTAATAGCAGAATCAGAGAGGCATGCATACGAGCTATGGATAATGAAGAACCAACCGAGGACACATTTTACGGTAGATACTGGTGTTAATCATTATGTTGATAGATGCTATGTCGAGGATTTGATAAATAAAAGATAAGGACAGGTGGCCGAGTGGTTTAAGGCTCTGGTCTTGAAAACCAGCGTACCCGCAAGGGTACCGTGGGTTCGAATCCCACCCTGTCCGCCAAGATGAAAACGAGAGAAGAGAAGAAAGCGTTCTACGCCCGATGCGCAGAACTATTAAACATAGAACACGAGTTTAGGGACCCGGTTCCTAGACGCAATAGATGGAACACTAGACGGTTGGGTAACGGAAGATATCCGGGATTTGGCCTAATACAGTGTTTTGGGTCCACCGTTCGTGTGATGTCAAAACAGGGAACACGAATGTTTGAGACCTACGAGCAGGTTTACGAATACTTGGAAAAGTATAAAACTGCAAGTGAAAAAACACTAGACAACTAAGCGTGTCTAGTGTATGTTAAATATAACGCGGGATTAGCTCAGTGGTAGTAGCGTTTCGTTTACACCGAAAATGTCGGGGGTTCGAATCCCTCATCCCGCACCAGATTTCAGGATGGTTGTTAGAGTGGCTTATTATACTCCCCTGGAAAGGGAGTCCAGGTTAATAGCCTGGCGGAGGTTCGAATCCTCCACCATCCGCCAAAATTGGCCTGTTAGTCGAGTGGTTGAAGACGCTAGCCTGTCACGCTAGAGATCACGGGTTCAATCCCCGTACAGGTCGCCAAGATAGTGTTGCGCCGCACCTAGGGGGGTGTGAGGACGATGGTGCACAAGAATCCGGCAATAAACTATAAGTTTTAGCTCGTGCAACACTAAACAAATTTCGAAGTGAAGTCAGGATACCGCAATGCGGTTGCTATTCTAGGACTGACTTAAACGGTGGAAAAACAGACGACATAGTTGTCAGAAAGCAGCTGGGCCCGTTAAATTTCTACTAGAGATTGAGCTGATACCGGCTTCGAAAAATATTTGCCCGTGTGGTGGAATTGGTAGACGCGGCGGATTCAAAATCCGTTTCCGTAACAGGAGTGGGGGTTCAAGTCCCTCCACGGGCACCATAACCGACAATAAATAATGCATGTTTAAACATTATACTTTCGGATTACAACGTTCAGGAACAACTTTCTTAGACCACCTGCTGAGAAATACTTTCTCAGCCGGTTGGCTCAATGGACCTGGAACCTGGAAACACAGTCTAGAAGTTCCAGAAGAGATAAAACAAACTCAAGAAACAGTATTGTTAATATACAAAAACCCCTACACTTGGACAGAGAGTGTGGTTTTTAGAGAACCAGCAGACATGCTGGTTTGTTTTCATGACTATGGGCTGCAAGACAGCACAGACGCAGAGGCTCTAGCTGGGCACGACAGCATTAACTTGCGCAGGCTAGCTGCACTGTACGCCCTACACGCAGAGCGCTGGCTCGCGCTCGCTGACAAGCCCAACGTGCTGTTGCTGCGTTACGAGGACATAGTAACCTATCAAGGCCGTGAGCGCCTTAGAGAACGTTTGCCAGTTTCCCGCGATCGCGTGATTTGGCAAGTTCCTGAACCCGGATCGTTGTTTATGTCCGAGGGTTTTCAGGATAGTATGATTGAGTATTATCTCGATCAAAGACCGGTCAGACTTACTGCTCAACAAGTGGCAATAGTCAACGCCTCAATACCGGACAGTGTATTTGAAAAATTGGGGTATAGTAAATGGTATGGTGATGCAAGGCAAAGGGTATAAAGAGTTAAAACAACGAAGACTTGACGAAGGGATACCAGCAGGTAGAACTGAGACGCCGGAAAACGCAGAATACTGCGTTTACATTGGTAGAGCGCATTTACACGATCATGAAACTGGAATTCTTGCTCGCGGCCCTGTGAAAATGGGACGAGCAAAATATACAGAAACCATAGCTCGTGGACGGAATCAATCCGGTATAGATTTTAGAATATATGCACAAATAATGGTTGAAACTGATCGTGACAGCTGGCATTTAGAATCTGTATTTCACAAGTTGTTAAAAGACCATCATTTTGTCGGCAGTCAAGGACAACGCGAACTATATCGCGTTTCTGATGCAGAACTAAAAAATGTATTGACAAAGTTCAGCGACTCCTATAGTGTTGGCACTAGCGGTATTACTGACGTAAGAGTATATATTTAGGTGAAGATTTGAAGAAACGCTCAACAAAACAGACCAATGTCGAACATCAATTGACCGACATTGACATAAAAAGAATACAGGCAGTAATCGATGGTGAACTCGAAGCTAAATGGGTAAGTGACGATGAAATACTGGCTGTCCGAGATCGGTTATATGACGCAATAGCCGGTAAAATCCAGACCCATTATGGCGTTTATACAGTTCATTAGGAGATAGAATGTTAGTACATAAGCATTTGGTTGTTAGAGCAGAAGTTAAAAATCCTCCCCGTGACGAAGGGCGGATCGTTGAATGGATCGGGGATCTCATTCGAGATATCGGCATGAAGGTCTTGATTGGACCTTTTGCAAAATACCTGGATGTCGTGGGCAATCGTGGTCTCACTGTTGCTGCAATTATCGAGACCAGTCATGTAGCCATGCATGTGTGGGACGAAACCGATCCCGGACTGTTGCAACTGGATGTTTATACTTGCGGTCCTTTGGATACCAGTATAATCTTCCGCTATCTCGAGCAATTCGAGCCAGTCAAGGTAGAATACAAATACCTGGACCGTGAACACGGACTGACAGAAGTTCCTTTGGAGTAAACGATGCGAGCACAACGGCCAGCAGAAGGCATTCTTAAAACCAACGAGTGGGGCGACAGCAAGTGGTACCATGTTCGCTGCGATTGTGGTAATGACGTTTGCAGCCATGAAGTTGAAGTTGAAGCAGATGATTTTGGTGTACAAGTTAATGTGTATATGAAAAATCATACCAAATGGTGGCAGCGTAATCGCTGGAGTCAAATTTGGCAGATTCTTACAAAGGGCTATGCTGAAATGGAAACTACTATTGTTCTTAAAGAGCAATCGGCACTTAACTATGCCGAAACCCTCAAAGCAGCAATAGTTGATGTAAAAAAGTTCAAAGAAGATGAATGGAAAAAACGCAACGCCAATAACAACAAGTGACGGTTCCGTTCTCTATGTAGCCCGTGGTGGGCTACATAATGAAACTGGGCCAGCAGTGATATTCCCAGATGGTCGTTCAGCGTTTTATCTAAACAACACGCCCATGAGTTACGATGAATGGGTTTCCCAGATAGACTGGAGCCAGTTTACTGAACGAGAGCAAACTTTTCTGTCTATGAAATATGGCAGATACATGATAAAGGATTAAAAAATGTTGCCCACGCTCTATGTTATGGTCGGTCTTCCCGGTACCGGCAAAAGCACCTTGGTGAACACTGTCCTGCGCGATCGTGGAGACCGCACTTTTGTCTACAGCACCGACAATCTTATTGAAGAATGGGCTGCCGGGCAGGGTTGGAGTTATGATTTTGCATTTAGCAAGTACATCAAAAAAGCAACAACTGAAATGAACGGTCGCCTTCGTACTGCTATTGAAACTGGTCAAGATGTTATCTGGGATCAGACCAATCTCAGCGCTCGCAAGCGTGAAAGCATTTTGAACCGGTTCCCTCGCGAATATCGTCGCGAGTGCTGGGTTGTTGAACCGCCGCAGGGTGACAGTCAGATCAGTGACTGGCAGTGGCGACTGGAGAATCGCCCGGGAAAGACTATCCCGGGACACATTATCGAGAGCATGTGCGACAGCTATGTGGAACCGGCTCTCAGTGAAGGATTTGACCGTGTGGTCAAATATAATATGTATGGAATGGAAACATGGGAGATATCTACGTAATATCAGACACACACTTACATCACGCAAATATACTGAATTTTGTAGATAGTAAGACCGGCTTACGAGTTCGTCCGGAATTTGACAATGTAGATCAAATGGACGAGTTTATGCTGGATACCTGGAACAGCGTTGTAAAACCCGGTGATAAAGTTTATCACCTCGGAGACGTTTTTATAGGTGATAGGGATAAATTTAAACGCATCTGGCCGCGATTTAACGGCAGCAAAAACTTAATCGTTGGAAATCACGACGACATCAAGTTTATGGCCAGCGGTGGATTTTTTAAGAGCATTTATCTGGAACGTAAGTTCCGTGATTTCAAATTGCACTTAAGCCATATTCCGCTGCATCAAAGCCAACACGAAACCGGTGCCCCGGGCAGTGGCAATTTTATGGTAAACGTCCACGGACATATACATCAAAATCCCAGCCCGGAAGGCAGATACATTAACGTGAGTGTTGAAGCAGTTGGATACCGGCCGGTCCCGATCGAAGAACTTGCTGAGAAAGCGAATAAAATATTGACTACAGCATAAACATGCTGTAGTTTTCTTTTAAACATTAGCAACACGAGGATGCCATGGGCAGCTGGAATAACACTTGCGGACTTACCAATTTGCCGATTATCTCCGGGGAAGAAGTTTACGTATTTCCTATTCGTGAACGCGACTTGAGTAAGTATCGTAGCCACTGCTACAGTACTGCTCTGTACCAACCGGTTCTGGTCCCGTTTGCTGCCAAATACAACGACTATGGCGGCGCTGAAGGCTGTAACGGTGTCGCTCTCAAATTTATCGTGGAAGAACTTCGCCGTGAATTGGTTGAACTTGAGGTTGGTGAAAACCAGTATCACGACATTGCCGTCAAACGTGACGACTTTGACGATGAAAAGTTTTTTGAAGCTGTCCACGAAAATCGGTTGTTTGTTCGCGGCTTTGGTGGGACTGATCGACCGGTTTACTTCACTATGATTCGCAAGGATGTTGTGGATCGTATGTGGAACGAATGGACATTTGATATGTGGAAGGGCAAAGAAGGGGTCGTTCCTGCCGGTTTTGAATCTGATCAGTATTACATTAAAAACGTTACCTATGCAAAACTGGCGGCCTTGCTGCCCGATTTTGTTGCTAGTGCAGCCGCGGCTGTTGCCGCTCTGGGCAAAGAAGACAAGATGATCGTTCGTTATTTTAGACGAGACTTTTTTGCGTCTGAAAAACACATTCTCAGTAGCACTTTCCGCGCATTTGAGAACTTCGAGTTTTGGGACTTGCTCAATGGTCGCGAGTGCATTTTCAATTTTATCGAAGAAGGAAAACTTGACGAAGCTGTGGAGTTCATTCGCACGTTTATGGTGGGTGTAATGGTCAACAGCATGATGGAATGCACTCGTAAAACTTGGCTTCCGGTCATGCACATGGGTAGTCAGAGTGAGGAGTACCCGGAATACCGGTTCTTGAACTCGGTTATGAACGATGTTATGAATGCTCGTGAATCCGAGTACGACGATGACGACGGGGAAGATGACCTGTTTAGTATGGTTGGTATCTATCTCGGCAAGGACATGGCGGCTGAATATTGAAAAACCTTGATTTTTGTCCGTTTTGCGGATCTGATGAAATTGAAATAGTTCGATATGTGTGCGGGCTTGATTTTGAAGCACATGCCCGGTGTTTGCACTGTGCAGCTCAGGGCGGAACGTTTGTCGAAGAAACCGAAGACGAGGCAATTGAGTCAGTAACTAGGGACTGGAATCAAAAATCTCTGAGGCCAAATACCATTTGCCATAAGATAAAGAGATTCTTTGTGCAACTGGAAAACGATTACTATACATACTGGCATAAACTCAAAACATGGGACTTTTTCAAATGAAAATGTATATTCCTGAAATTGGTGATGGTTTCCGTCTTCTCCAAGACTGGAATTTTGAACTTATTGAAGAGTACCGCAATCGAAGCCTCTGGGACCTCTTTAAAGGAGACGAGGATCCAGGTGTTGTTCGCAAGCGGGCCGAGTGTGACGCACTTCGTGATCGTATGCACGTTCTGGAACGCAAGGCAGGATACATTTACGGATACCAAAAACAAATTTTATCTGCAGAAGAATACGAAGAAATGCAGACTTTGAGAAACACTGTTTATAACGTCAACTTCAGAACTTTTAAAATTGATGCAACATTGCCTGCGGGGTCTGAATTAACAATTGATCGGATATATATTCGCAAAGGTTCCAGCGATTGGAGTTCGATTACTTTCTACCTGCAAAAACACCCACAAGCCATTTTTAAGAAAAAACCGAGGTTTTGGGTGAAGCTTGCAGACTGCAACCAGATTGAGTTTGAACCAGTATGAGATGGAGTCGTATTCAGAACACTGAACTGGCGGCCATGTTGCGCGGCCGCATTCAGGACAATACCGAACGGTATTCACTCCGCTATCACAATATAAACCACATCGTCAGTATCTACAATTATTTTGATGCGGTGGCTGAACCATATCGTGAATCAACAGATTGGGCTGTTTTAGTTCACGATGTAGTTTACGATCCCGAACCAGAAAAAGAACTTCGTAGTGCTGAATTCTTTATCGAATTGGCACAAGATCGTGGAATGAGTCGCCAGTTGTGGTCAGACGTATATTACGAAACCATGGCAACTGTCAGTCACGAAATTACAGATACGCGGCATGCTGCTATGGTGCGCGGTGATCTTCATCAACTCGCGCAACCATTGCAGGTTTATGTGAATCACGGGAATATAGTTCGTGAAAGCATGAGTCTCTACGATAAAGACATGCAGGTTTGTATGAACGGAAATCTTGAGTTTATGCGAAAGATGCTGCCGAGAGTCGAGCAAAATCAGTATGCTGATCCTGATCATGCTGATTTTTGGCGCCAAGTCAGTGCCGGTGTCAGAATGACCTGTGCAATCAATGAACTTGCATTGGGAAAGTTTCACAATCTTTCTTGACATGTGTGCGACATTCCTGTATAAATATACTGCAAGCCAGAGAGGCATGCATTTAACCGCAAAAGGAGTTTTTGCAAATGAAATATGACGCACTAGTCTTTATTGGCAGGTTCCAGCCGTTTCACAATGGACACCGGGCAATCATTGATGCCGCAATCAAGCAAGCACGAGAAGTAATCATTGTTGTTGGTTCCAGCTTTGCTTCACGAAATATTCGAAATCCCTTTACATTTGAAGAACGCAGACAGATGATTAAATCTGTGTTCCCGGACAACAACGTTAAAGTTGTTCCGGTCAGCGATTACCCGTACGACGACAACAAGTGGGTTCGCGCAGTGCAGAACGTCGTTCATGGCGCACTTGCTTGGAGTGCCGATCCAATCCGTATCGGTCTTATTGGCCACGAAAAAGACGGAAGCAGCTACTACCTGAAAATCTTCAAGCCGCTGGGCTGGGGCAACGTGAGTGTTCCTAACGTTGATGGTATCAACGCAACTGATATTCGTAACGCTCTTTTTGAAGGTGATTCTTCTGTAGCCTACAAGAGCATGCCAGATATTGCTTTTACTAAAATGCAACATTCGTTCGCTTCTGGTTCATGGTTCAACACTCTGTATGACGAATACCATATGGTTAAGAAGTACAAGGAAGCGTGGAAAGTTGCTCCGTTCCCGCCGACCTTCATGACTGTTGATGCTGTGGTTGTACAAAGCGGTCACATTCTGCTTGTTAAGCGCGGTGACATGCCGGGTAAAGGACTCTGGGCACTGCCCGGTGGCTTCCTTAACCAAGGCGAAACCATGCTAGACGGTGCGCTGCGTGAACTTCGTGAAGAAACTAAGATCAAGGTTCCGGTTCCGGTGCTGCGTGGTAGCATCCGTGATTCTCGAACCTTCGATGCTCCGAACCGCAGCCAACGTGGGCGTACCATTACTCAGGCGTTTTACATCGACCTCGGTTTTGCAGAAGAACTGCCGAAAGTCAAAGGTTCGGACGATGCTGAAAAGGCATTTTGGGTACCGTTCCACGAAGTGAAACAAGAACTTATGTTTGAAGATCACTTCCACATTATCGATCATTTTGTTAACATTGGGTAAAAACATGGAAAAAGTTTGGGAAGCACGTCTGGATGATCAGTACCATTGCCGGGTTGTTCGAGAATCCGGGTCAACTGGTAAACTAGAAATTGAACAGGGTGGCGACATCCTGTTCAGCAAACCGGTTGCACTTGCGTATGGGGCCGTTTTTGGGCCGGACGTCAGTGACGTTGCATACTGGGAAGACCTGTGTGTCGCTTTTGTGGATGGGCAATCAAATGAAAATTCTTGAACCTGGAATACGTGGTGAAAACTGGACCATTAAACACCGTTGCACCGGTTGGGGCAACGGTGGTAAAGGTTGCAATGCACTACTGCAAGTGGATTTTGACGACCTCAGATACTACCCCGGAGTCCCCGGTGATAGCTGGGGATCACGCGATCCGGCAGTGACTTTCAAATGCCCATGCTGTAGTGAACTTACAGACCTCGGCCTTAATGACTGGCCCGTAAACTATCGCACTCTGAAACAATACCGCAGCGGCAGTGAGTGGCGAGATGAAATAACTGTTGACAATACCAGCAATGCAGCGTAATATGCATTATAAACATGAGGTAGAACATGAGCGACATTAAGTATAAAGCAGGTGATATTGTTATCGCACACAACGGCAAGAGACCCGCTCAGGTTACCTATGCCTATAACAATGTTACCACATATGGTAATACAGGTTATGTGAATGCAAAGTACTTGCATAACGGCACAAGCGTTAGGTTTGATTGTTCAAGAATTAAGATTTACGAGGAGAATGACGTGGCAGACAGCAAGACACTATATAGTCTGACAAGGGAAGATGGTACCATTGTGTACGGTGTGCATGTGGGAACCAACAGTCAGAACAAGTTCCTGATAGAAGTCAAAGGAACCAACGAGATTATCCTTGCTGACAAAGCTCAGCTGGAAGAGGTTGTTCCTTACACTTTCAAGGTACGCGTCAACGGCCGTGACCAACACTTCCAAGGGGAGCCCGGGAAGTTCAAGAAAGGCGATGTGCTTATCTATACCGGTAACGGTGCTGATAAGGTAGAGATCGCTATGGTGACTGCCGTTGATACCAAAAACAAAGGTGCAAACAGCACTTTCAAAGGAATTAAGGTTCTTACTGAAGAACTTTAACAGTGTGGGCGAGAGAGTCGCCCACACCAACAAAGCCGCCAGCAGTGAGCAGGCGCATAACATTTAGAGGAGTTCTAAAATGAAAACAGTACTAAGTTTCATCAGCACTATCGTTAGAACCGATAGCTACAAATTCAGCCAGTGGATGCAATACCCTCCGGAAACTACTCACATCAGCTCTTATATCGAGAGCCGCGGTGGAGAAGAACGGTCGGTATTTTTTGGCCTTCAAGCATTCATGAAAGACTACCTGACCACGCCGATTACGATGGCTGACATCGACCGTGCAGAACGCATTGTTACTGCACACGGGCTCCCGTTTAACCGTGCTGGTTGGGAAATCATTGTGAATGAATACCGCGGTTTGCTGCCTTTGGCAATCCAGGCTGTGCCAGAAGGTACGGTTATGGAAACCCGCAACGTTCAGGTGCAGGTCGTCAACACTGATCCACGGCTGTGGTGGTTGACCAGCTACATCGAGACCATTATGCTGCGCGGCGTTTGGTATCCTTCCACTGTTGCGACCAAGAGCCGCAAGATGAAGGTTGTGATTGCAAAGTATCTTGAACAGACGTCTGATGTTCCGGTTCGGGATCAGTTGATGTTCAAGCTGCACGACTTCGGTGCTCGCGGTGCGAGCTCGGGAGAAACGGCAATCCTTGGCGGCATGGGACACCTTGTCAACTTCATGGGCACCGACACGTTTGAAGCCATCGAAGGTGTCATGGCCTACTACAACACTGATGAAGTGGTTGGCTTCAGTATTCCGGCTTCGGAACATAGCACTATTACTAGCTGGGGCCGTGATCGTGAAGTGGATGCATATGAAAATATGCTTAACACCTTCGGCGGACCCGGAAAGATCCTTGCATGTGTGTCGGACAGTTTCGACATTTATGCAGCAACTCGTGATCTCTGGGGTGGAAAACTCAAAGAC